CCAGGCAGACCCGCATTCGCCGCCCTGGGGAGGAACGCCGCCTCTTGCGCCTCTCCCTCACTGGCCCTGCAGCCCCGTGGCCTTTCCACAAACTCACTTTATTTACTCGCAATCACACTCGCCGTTTCACGCTACACCTCGCAGCCCCATCCTTCGCAGCTGCATTGCTATAAAACTCGCCCCCGTGTTCCACCACAAGACACCTCTCCAGACCTACATAACCATGCGCCCTCACCGTTCCCCTCACTCCTGGCAACAACTTCGCTACGCAGGTCTCCGCAACAGCCCCGATCCTCACTCTCACCGCCTCCCCGCGCCTCCACACCACTGGCGTCCTCATCAACCGTCGCCACTCCAACATATGTCTGGCCTCATGCATGCCTTGCCTACTCCTCCACCACAAACGCCAGCTGCCATGCATCCTCCCGCACATGCTCCCGGAGCTCCCACCACGCTCACTTTGCCTTCCATCGACACGCGCACTCGCCTGGCATCCATTCCAGCGCAACACCACGCTCTAACTAAGGATGAATTCCTGCTGATGGCGACCGCCTGGGCAGATGCGTTCGTTGCCAACACCACTGCTCGCGCTACTCGCAAATGGTGCCAACGACAAACTGGCCAACTGCTGCCACTGGGCCGCCCAGCCAACTTTTATGCCGTGGTCACTCCGCGGTCTCACATGCGCGATGTCGGCGCCACTGATCTACGGCAACTTTCACCGACCGACGACTGGATTGTCCTTGTCGCCACCATAGTGCATGAAATGAGCCCCACTCCACAGGACCCGCCAACGCTGTGCCGTCATGAAGGCCTGTTTCTCGCCATCGGGTGCCACTTTCGAGTGTTTCTTTTCGATCTCCCTCGCCACACTTTACATCTCGCGGCTACTGATGCCGATGACTTCTTTCGCCACGGCATTGGAGACCTCGCCCGCGTGTACGCATGCCCGACGCTACCACCCCTCACCGTCCACCCTCCTGAGCCTGTTGAACTGCTGTCTCGCACGTGGCCCAGCGCATCTGCAGCTGCGGCGGCTGTCGGTCACAGCGCAGCTGGCCAAACCATTTGCTTGCAAACTCCAGGCCGCACTCCCCAACCGTGGTTGCTAACTACATGTTGGGAGGAAGTCGAGCGTTGGCAACCTTTCTGTAAGTGGCCACACGCCGGTTCCATCGTCGCAGCCATCCGTAACTTTATTTCCGAACGCCTGTGCTGCACGTTTCACTTACTAGGTATTGTGACAACTCATCCATGGCTTGAATATCTGAGCGAGTGGGCTGCTGCTCGCGCAAACTGGTTTGACACACGCTCCCGCAACCCCAGTCGGGAACACGCTCGCCTCGCCGCCTATCAAGGCAACACTGTCAAACGCCGACCCAAACCAAACAAACATTCACGCCACAACGCCCCCGCCTCAGACGTTCCAACTGCACCCGCACCAGCTCCAGCCGCTGCTACTGCCACACACAGCCCCAAATGCCATGCAGACATGCCATCTGATGAACGTGCGGAGGTTGACGAAGATGGTCGTTTATTGGAGAAAAACCCTCTGGCTGTTATGCTCATTATCATGGACGAACTCGGAGTTGTGTATGGTTACTGTACGTACGATGGACTCATCTACCCCCTGGCTGAGGACTTATCCCACTTTTTACGTGTCGGGTTGTTAGCTGCTCTAACTGCGGGCTACGCTGCCGCCAGTCCTGATCAGGCAGCTGTTCGCCTCTTGCCCGATCAAGACTCTTATGTCTGGGAACGCCCGCGACCGGATGCTTTGTATTTGTGGCCACGTCCCTCCGGTGGCCCCCGTGATTTGCCCAGTCAATTTGCGTTTTTAACACGCCCGGGAAGATGGCGCTTGGATGCTGACACGTCCACCTGTCAATCAAGAGACGAGGACGGCTGGCGCGTTCGCGATGCGCAAGCTCTTGCTCTGCCAGCAGAAGCCGGTCACGAACCCATTCCGCAGAGCGACCAAGCGCTTGTATCGCGCGCGCTGCGCTATGATTTGCGCTATTGGAAACTTCCCAGCGGCCCCGAAGAAGACGAAGATCCTGGCGAAGACGACTCGTTTAATCTTTTGCCGTACCGCACCTGGGCGGCCGGTGACTACAATCCCCATTGGGATCCCCAGAGCGTCCGCGGACCTAATACGGTCATGCAACGGCGCATCTGCAACCATCGCGCTCGCGCCAATCGTCCGTTCCGACGACCTTTACCCATTCAGCCCCGTGACCGTGACCCTTCCGTCTTTCCCAAGTATTCCACCGATGGTGTTCTCCTCACCCCGTGCTAGAGACTATAACTACAAGCCTACACACTTGTCCAGCACACTTTATTCCAAAGCTTTCCCATTGGCAGTGGTGCTCGCTTGATTGCTCTTCCTAACAGACATGGGAGCGCTCACAAAATTCCACAGAACCCTCCGCCGTGGTTGGAATGCCTTTCTGTCTACGTTCTGCTGCGGACGGTCACAATGCACGAACAAAGCGCAGGGACAGAGACCTCCGGCGCCAACTAGCACCGCCGAAGACATGCTTCAATCGTGTTGGGACACCTGCGCTAACTATCTTCACCAGGAGATGAACACTGACACACCTTCTCCCCCTCCTGCAGAAGCCCCCCGAACGATGGAAGCCTACTGGCAGGCCATGAAAAGCACATTCCATGACAACCACTTTGGGGATACCAGCAACACACGTGGATTCGGAAATCCCTGCTACCTGGACATACTACCTGGATTCTCTCCAGTTCTCAGACGCCAAAGCTGCTAAGATATAATATGTAACTTTCCTGTTTTTATACTCATACACTGTTTGGTTTTCTATGTCTGCTCTCGAGCTTGAATAAACATGCATAGACACTATGAGCGTATACGTAGTTTATTGGTTTACACAACGTCGTTTATAAAAATACAATAGTCATGATAATCACCAATGTGACCCAAATGCCCATACGAATGTAGGACGTAGAGCACATGCTGTTTGTTTGTCGGCAGAATCTGCTAGGTGGCGTTTGTTCTTATTTCCACAGCCAACTGGGCGGAGGGCAGGCTGCCTGGTTTGCCGCCAGGAGCTGTTGACCGACGAGGACCAGAGCGCGACCCAGGAACGAGGTTGAAGGGCTTGTCTGTGGCTGTTCCTGGTTCTGTTCAGCCTGTTTGGCCTCAGATGATCCGGCCGTTGCTGTCTCCTGAGTCACAGGCCGCCGTCGGCGCCGAGCACACAGCATAGAGATACGGCAGACAAGGTCTGACAGTGCGTTGTTCAGAGCGCGAGCCGCGCTAGCGACACCACTTGGTGTATGGACAGCGATCGCGTGCCACATTCACGACGGCACCGAGCCAGCTGTCACTCAAGTGAGTTGCCTCTGCAGTCCCTTGGGGGTACATGCTTTATAAACCCTTCCAACTGATGTCACAGTCGCCCTCCCACATGCTTTGTACATGCTTGCACAACTTCGTGACGAGGTTACACAGCGGTTTCCCGGTACCTTGGACGTACATCCATGACGATGGGGCAATCTTGTGGCCTGTGTATCTCTATCATGCTCGTACATGGCGTTCCCTCCGATCCCGAGTCCGAGTACGCGGGCGTTTCACGTTCAGACTCAGGCGGCACGGGAATATCAAAGAAGTCATAGCTGTGTCGCCATAGAATGTTCCACTTGCGCAAGCATTTCCACCACACGAATGTGTTTTCGGCTGATTCACCCGATGATGACGCTGACGATCCGGATGACGAGTCTGTGAAGCGTCCCCGGCGGTGCAGCGCGTGTTCCCGCCAGTTTCCGCACATGCACCAGAGGTTGTGCAACCTGTGCATCTGCCTGCGCCAGCGCAGGGCGGTGCGCTCTTGGCGACTGCGCCACCGCAGTTGGAAATACGCATCGTCTACGCACTCCACATGTGGTGTCCAGTCCCCGCAGTTGCACCACAGGGCATGAGACTCGGTTAAAACCCTTCGCCATCTGAGTTCGGTTTGGGTGCACGGGTCATGAAGCGTAGGGATGAGATCCCGCGGTCTGTTCATGATTGTTTCAAAGCGTTTTGCCTATGTATGTGTTTCAGTGCACTTTGTTATTGGCAAGAAGCGACACGGTTACAATGAAGCCCTGTACACGCGTTCTCTTTTTTATCGACACACGGGTCGTCTTCATTACGGATGAGGAGCGCGTTGACATTCCGCTTGTCGAGGCGTTGGTGGCGTTACGCGGTACCATTGCCAGCTGTGACTGCTGATGGTGCTGGCACCGCTGCTGTTGCTGGCCGTGCTCGACCCGCGGCCACAGCGCCCTTTTTTTCGAAAACTTTTGAACACCCGAGTGAAACACGACAGCCTGCTGTTGTGTCTGGATGCGGTGCTCTTGGTCTCCATCGCCGCGGGTAGCGTAACCAGAGAAATTCGATTTTCCTCGAGGCTCAGGGCATGTCCCCTCCAGTCGGTGCAGCGGCACCACTTGTCGTGAGTTTCTCGAGAATTGCGCATCCAGCGCATGGTCGCGTCTTCCATCCAGTTGCTGCAGGCCACCTCTTCTGAGTTGGCCTCATCGCTCACGACAATGTGCGCCTTCCAGTGTCCGCAGATACACCATAGGCTATGCGAGTACACCATGAGACCCCGCCAGGTTTCCTCCTTGTCCATGTCTCCCGTTCCAGACCCTAAAGGCAGTGACCCGAAACAAGGGACAAAGACCACATCGATAATGCACAACTCTCTTTATTGGGGAAAAGGAGGAAACACAGATGATGAGGAATATTCTGGGGGTGTGGGTGATGCAGGGGTCGCTGCTGCTGACTGGTTGCTCGCCGTGGCGTCTGCGGTGCTCGGCGGGGACCAAGGCTCGTTGCAGGCGTAGCGAGGCGGCACGCTGGAGACGGGCGACTCCGAAACGCCGCCGTGTCGCGCTCGTCGCCTTTTCCAAAACATTTCTCGCTCGTTGCGCAGGATCTCAGCCCGCACCGAGACCGGTGTGCGGGTTTTGCTGTTGATCTTGTGAATCCACTGGTAGGCGTTGATAATGATGTCTATTGCTAACAGGCACATAGCGACCCACCAGACAAAATAGCTGAGGACGTTTAACAGGCCCCAGGGCTCTGTCTCGTCCAGCCCACTGTCTCTGCCAACGGTGATCTCACAGTGGCGTGCGGGGACATGTTGTTCCGAGATGAGACGTAGCTTAGCTTTTTGCTTTACCCCACCCTCGAGCGTCGTGGCTCGCGAAAACAGGCGCCAGTAGACAGATTGGTCGAGAACGGTTCTGTTATTGAGCTGCAAACCGGTGATGTGCAGCTGCAGCCGTTGCACGGACCCTAGTCTGTCCTTGGTGGAGAAGGTGAACTCCAGTACGTGCGGTCGATGGCTGTGGGGCGTCAGCTGTCCGGTGGCCAGTAGCACGTTTCGCTGGCGGCACTCCTGTTCCACGGTGGCGTCCTCGCCAACCTCGATATGACAGGCGTTAGCAGCGATTGCGATCGTGCTCGCGATTATGATCGCGTTCCAGAGCGGCCTGAAGTAGCATCGCCTGTACGGCATTGGCATCTTGACGATAGATTATCGGAGCATGCTCCGCTATCACTTCTATGTAGTCAGTGACAGGCAAAGTGACAGGTGGCAGGTTGTGGCTCTCATAAGTACCGTGTGTGGGATTGTCGTCGGTGATCTGGGACACATTGTGGGCGGATGACGTGGGGAATTGTAGAGACGGGAATGACATGGTGCGCCTGAGGCGGAATGGGATCGGGGCCAGCAGGACGGTATGAGAACATGGAAACGGCACTGTCCATGTGCGGTTCGCAGCCGCCTCGGAGGGCTTTTTCTGGTGTTCAGTTTGTCTGGAAAATAGAGAAGCCAGATTCCGTTTTACCCAGCGGTGGAGACGAAATGTGGAGGGAAAAGCGGAGACTCGCCGCCACGTCCCTATGGGATAGCGAAACGCCTGACCGGGAATGATTTCCATGAACAACAGCATGACTAGCGCCAGACAGACTAGAATGTCCAGGGATAGTCCTCGTAGCTGTTCATCCCAAAAGGTCCCAGGTCGTCGAAAGGGTCGAACGGCGAGTACGGAGGGACACCGGCGTACATCCACCACTCCGAGGGTGGAAAAGGCCAGCTGGGTGGAACATTCCAGACCGTAAAAATAGAAGCGATGCGATTCACACCGGCTCTGAAGCCCCTGCGTAGACGTAATCTCCAGCCGTGTGGGAAACGGAATCGCAGGTTGTGTGCAGTTAGTAGTCGCATAATCCACACGGAGAGCATGACCGTGGATGGCAGGGCCATAACCGTTAACGAGAATGATGTACGCATTCTCTCCGTGCGCTAGACGGCAGCATCCGCCGTAGTAGGAGGTTTCTCCCAGGGGTTGTCCTTTTAAAGTCCACTTTCGAACGCCTTCGAGCTTAACGAAGCTGGGTGTGTTTTCGCAGCTCGTAAACACTAGGTTGGTCGTCCAATGGGTGCCGGTGATGCAGGTGTAGGGTTTTCTTTGCTGTTGACGTCGTCGCCTGTTGAGAGCGTTTGTTCGCTGTCGAGTGGGCCCCGCGGCGCTGGGCTCGACGTATGATGGTTCTGACGGGTCGGTAAAGTGTGTAGAGGAGGGGGATGTGATAGGCAGACGTAGCGACGATGGTGGTGGTGGCGGCGATGCTTCATGAACCACAATGGAGTGTGCCCCGACCGTGGCTGTTGTCAATAAAACTGTTACACTCACGGCCGGGGCGCATCCCAGCGTGATCCACCAGATATCGATGTACCACGGTCGGGTTAGCATGTTGGCACTCGGCTTTGATAGAATGTCCCATGTGCACGGGTTTTGTGTTGCATGTGCAAACGAGTGGCTCGTTTTAATAACCTAGCACCTCCCCAAGAAGAGACACGGACACGCAAGCTATGATACATTTGTTTATTGAGCATTTGTCATGTTCTGTGTTTCAAATTAAAAATTGCAATTCATCATGCATATCGTTGTCATCATCCTCAGAGGATGCGGATACCTGTGAGTGACTGAGACTGATGGAGACAGTCTCTGCACGTATGGAGCTCCAGGATCTGTGTGGACATAAGCGCGTAAAGCAACATCGCAACAAGTGACAGAACTCGCTTCGACAGCGAGGTCCGAAGAGCAAGTAGATAATGGGGTTGATGCAACAGTGAGTGAGAGCGATGGATTCTGTAATAACTAAACCTCTTCGTAACACTCTGTCAGATTCACAACCCCAAGGGATCTGCATGTGAACTAAGCTATAAACCATGAGCAATAGATTGTACGGCAGCCAAAACAAAGCGAAGACAATGAAAACCGCTAACACTATGTTTAGGGATGTTAGCCTATAACGCAATCGTTCATGAGTTTTCAGCGCTTTGGTTAGTTTTAGATACCAGTACATAATGGCCGCAGCTGGCAAAATTAGGGTACATAGATTCACCTCAGTGTTAATAAACACAACATAGAAATTGTTTAACCCTTCTTGATACTCAGCCACACATACGTTGTTCCCCTTCTTTATAAAGATAAAATGGGGTAATGCTAAAATGAAACATAAGCCCCACATGAGTAAGCATCCAGACATGGCATTACGCAGTAAACGCTTATTTGCCTTTTCTACACCTAAGAGAATAGCGTAACATCTGTCTAGAACAATTAACATGAGAAAGACAGTGCTGGCAAACAACGCGCAATAAAAAATGGCTGTCATTGCTACACAGGATGCATGTGACATGACATCGTGATCAAGAAGATACATTATCCAAAATGGTAAAGTACACACAAACATGAGATCGGAGATAGCTAAGTTTAAGAAATAAATGTCCACTGCGAAAGTGATGCGACGGTTCCAGACAATAGTCATTAAAACGAGAAAGTTTCCTAAGAGACCAAGTATGAATATAATTGTATAGAAAGTGACTGTTACCGACTTGGTGCTATGGACGATGTCTGTCATGTTGCATGCTTCTGCAGCGTCGTCGTAATCAAATTCTGTAGTGCTTTCAAAGATAGTAGTAAGTGTACTAGCAACAGTTGTCAAACTGCTTGTGGTGGCATTGGCTGTTGTAGTAAGAACCGTGGTTATGTTCGTTGCGATTGTGGAATTGCATGTCGAATTTGCTGTAATGGTAGAAACCGTTGACAATGCACTTATGTTTGTAGACGTGGTTAATGTGGAACTTAAGGTAGTAGCATTGATAGTTGCAGTTTGGTTGCCGGTAGTGCTTAAATTAGACGTTATGCTGGTGGAGGTTGTTGAAATTGGAGTAGTAATGTTGGTAGCGTTAGAAGTTGATATCGTTGTCAGGGTGGACGTAGTGCTAATAGTTGTATTGCTAGGAGTGTTCGTCTTCGTTGTCATCATGGTACTGGAATTCGTGGTAGCATTCATTGTGGTAGTAGTAGTCATCTTTCAACGGTCTAATGCGTGGCCGTATGTGCCCTGAACAGAATCTCCGAGAAGCTTTTTATTTACATCATGAGCCCGCCCAAAAGAATGACACATAGACCACATGTACAATTTTATGAAAATAGTTTATTGGCTTTAAACATTTTACCAGAAGCATTCTTCTGGCTGCGGTACATTGCTTTCCGATTGTCTAGCATTTCTATTTCTACTTCTTCCCTGGCTAGTGAGTTCAATCATGAATTGATTGGCATCGGGGTCCAAATCGCTATACGGCTGGCGTCTAAACAGAGAGTAAATCTCTTCGCGAAATCTGCCACTAATTCCTACATAAATAATGGGCGCTGTAATACCGCGAAAATAAACGATGGCTTCTGAAATCATAGCCATGATATGTTTAACTTTCTCTACATCGCAATTAATGGTGTTACCATAGTATCTCTGTAAAATATTGTCAACAACCAACATGATATTAAACGGTCCCCAAAAGAACACTGTCATGACAACTAGTACTACAAGAATGTCGCTGTTCTTTTCGTTTAACCTAGGATTGCCCCAGGTCGTTCGTCTCATTTTGACGCTTGCTATAATGGTTACCAGTACTGGGGCCAAAAAGGTCCATACTATGATCACCACATCCATACACGTGTGTAGCGGTTCGTTAATGTGCCAAGTGTAGTTTCCTAGAATGCATTCGTGTTCGTCGTGTGAGTTTCTGTATGCGTAGTAGGGTGATGCCACGAAGGCAGATACGATCCAGGTTCCTATGCAGTGTTTAAAGGCCGTCTTAACGCTAATGGGTGCCATCCACACTAAGTTGGAATATCGCTCCATAGCGATGGAAATGAGTAACCAGGCCTGAACAAAAAGGGGAACATAGAAAGTCACCGAAAAGCTGATACAGGCCTCCCGGGAGAGTTGGGCAAAGTTGAGGACGTAATGTAGCCAGAGCGGTAACATGACAGTGCTGACGAGGTCGGCCATAGAGGCGTGGAGAAAATAAACATCGCTGGAGTATCGCAGTTTGCGTTTCTTGACCAACACGATACATAACAGCAGGTTTCCGATCAACCCGATGCAGATGACAATGCTGTACATAGCAATAGCTATGTATCGGCTTGGTGCCGATGCGTTGAGGGTAACGTTGAAGTTGCAAGATATGTTATTCATCTTGAGTGGCGACTATCCAGCATGTCCGTGGATTCGGATGACTTTTAAACATAGATTCCAATCTGTGATTTTCTATAACACAGATTCATATTCACGAGGTTTAGGATCGGGGACATTAGCATTTCTGTTTTTTAAATCAACCATGAGTTTAGCGTGTTCTGCATCTAGTGTCTCGTAAGGTATTCGCATAAACAAACATTTTATTTCTTGGCGCAATCTGGTACTCACACACATATACATAAAAGGGTTGAATATAGCGCGCCCGTAAACGAGGGCCACACCAACCATGCGAATAAAGTGTTCTTGTTTAAGATATGTGCAGTCTTTATTTTCTTCCGATGTATCTGCAACTATGTCTCGAAAGATGTTCAGGTTGAAAAGTCCTCCGAAGAATAGCATGCTAATCACCATGGCCTCTAACAAACCACTGGCCCTGGCATTCATTTTTTTGTTACCTGAAGTACACACGTAAATGCGTCTGGCTATTAGCAAAGTTGTAACGGCCGGAACGACAAATGACCAAATGTTAATGGATGCGTCCATGGTGGTGCGGAAGGGACTGTTCATATGCCAGGTGTAGTTTCCTAGAATGCAAGAGTTCGTTTCGTGTTGCGACCTAAACATGTAGTAAGGTGAAGATACTACAATAACAATGATCCAAATACACGCGCAGCTGACGCTGGCTTTTTTTACGCTGAGGGGTTTGTTTTTCACCAGGCTTCGGTACCGCTCAATGGCAACTGCTACCATAAAGTCAGCTTGAATAAAGATAGAAACGTAAAAAACAAATGATAGGGCAATGCAGGCGTAGTGTGAAAGTTGTGTGTAATTCAGCAGGTAGTAGACCCAGGCAGGTAACGTGATGAAAACAAGAAAGTCTGTAAAGATCATATTGAGATAGTAGATGTCATTTGCGAACCAGTGTATGCGTCTTGTGAATAGAACCAAAAGTAGTAACAAATTTCCCGTGATACCGCAGATTCCCGCAATGGTGTATAGGGTAATGGTGGCGGCGGGAGCGATTCCATACGTCGCGAGACTTTCGTTTATGTGACAGTGTCCGGTGTTGGTCATGTTGACGCCGTCGTGTTTGCTACCGGCCGTGTGCTAATTGTTCGCCGGTTATTTTCTGTCATCGCATATGCTCCACAGGAAACCGAGTCTTTTGTGAGGCCAACGAACATTTATTGTTTGATAGTTTACAAAAAGCATTCGCAGTCATGCGGCGCGGGGTCGGCCACTGCCACACCTTTCGCTTTCAGCTCCATGGTTTCTGCTAATTGAGTCGTGTCCAAAGCATCGTACTGAGTACGCTTGAGTAGACTGCGCACCTGCTGCCGAAACTTGTAACTGATTATCATATAAATATAAGGGTTAAAAACGGAACGTAGAAACACTAGGGTTTCGGTCATCAAGCTGCACAGGTGTCTGAGCTGTAAGTACCAGCAATCCTTTTGAATGTGGTAAATCTGTCCTGCCACGTCTTCTATAAACATAAATAGGTGAAAAGGTCCCCAGAACCCTGCTGCTACTGTCAGTATCAAAATAAGGATAAGACTGGTTCTGCTGGTGAGGTTTCTGTAACCAAAGGTTGACCACCTGGCCATTTTGAAACTCAGAGCTAACACGGTAATCACTGGTATGATAAAGGTAGTGGCCGTAACTAAGAAGTCCAGAGCTATGTGCCATGTTGTGCCAACGCACCAGACATAGTTCCTCATGATGCATTGGTGTTGATCATTTTGATTTCTAAAAGAGTAGTAAGGCGCGGCCAATAATATGGAGATAAGCCAAAAGAGGACACAATTCGCTATGGCTTTGTTTCTGGTGATCGGCGCGATCCATACTAGAGATCCGTATCGCTCCACGGTGACCAGAATGAGCATCCAGGCTTGGATGAACAGGGAAACGTAAAAACCAAACGTAAATGTAATGCACGAGAACTTGCTAAGTTGGGTTGAGTCCAGTGCATAGTTGACCCAGGCGGGTAACATGCACACGGCAAAAACATCTGCCAAAGACGCGTTGAAAAAGTAAATGTCATTTGGAAACTTGAGCTTGCGTTTCAGGACGAGCACGCTGAGCAGCACAATGTTTCCCAAAAGTCCGATAACCACGAGTACAGTGTAGGCGCTGATGGCTACTGGACGGGTGATTTTAAAAGTTTCGAGAGTTCCGTTGAGATGACAAGTCGTATTGTTAGTGTTGGTCATGACGGCTGTTAAAAGATGTATCAGCGGATAAGTAATCGACGTTACGTTATTTAATTAACCCTCCTGTTTTGTTGAGAAGCTGTTGGGTTATTTGCACTTACCTAGTTCCGCGGATTTCGTTAACTAGACAACAATCAGTTGGGTTGTCTGAGTTGTGTGATGTCTAGTACAAGCTTTGGGATGTGGAATATAACAGCGTGGCATTGCCAAATGTAACCACGTCACTGGAAAAAGTGGCGCGGTCACTTTATATAATGTTTGAGTAAGCGTTTTTACCGATGTCTAAGTGAGAAATGTATACGCGACTAAGACAGAGTGCTGAGTATGTTTTATTATTTATTTTTTATTCGTTCAACAGGTGCGGTAACTTGTTATCCATCGGCTCGTCGGGGATGTTTAAAGGTTGTGTCTTAATCGGAACGTAGCCTCGCCGCGTTTTGCCCGAAATCCAGTTGAAGAATGGACGCAGGGATATCAGCAGTTCGCGACGTACGGTGGGGCAGCATGTGAAATACACTAGCGGGCTTATGCCCGCATATACAAATGTAAATGATTTACAGGTAACGACGATGGATGCCCAGTGGAGAGCGCTAGAGGGTTCTACATGGCTTATGCTAATCAGGGCGTCTATGAGTAAAGCGAGATGGAAAGGAAACCATACGATAGCGTAAGTTGTGATAATGGTAATCAGTAAACTGCATCGGTAAAGTTCGTGGAGTTGGTCAGGCGATGCTCGGCGTTTTGCTTGGTAGTAACAGTTAGCCGACATGATGAGCGGTAACCAGAAGGAGCACAGGTGCACTTCCAGGTTGAGAACGGCAGACGATTCGCTGGGTATGCTGCCCATGTTGCCCAGGCATTGTTTCACACTTCCGTTAAAAATGGAGAACGGTGATGCTGACAGTACGGCAACCAGCCAGACAGACAGGCCTATGACCTGACTGTAATTCAGGTTAACGGGGAGAGGGTGTCTACAGATGATTACGCTGTATCGGTCCCAGATGAGGAGCAGGTAAAAGAAGGCACGAGCGAATACCGTCAGGTAAAAAACGAAGGTGAGACTTCGGCACCACGAGCCCGGTAAGTTGCCGTGAGTAGTTAAGTGGTACGCCCAGACGGGAACGGTGAGGGTAAAGACCTCTTCGGTGATCATGAGATGTCTAAATAAAACATCACTGAAACTGTTTGTCCGGTGTCGTCTCTGATGGTTTTTCCAATACAAGTAAAAGTGTCCCAGAATCCCGAACAGAAAAACGCACGTGTATCCGGTAATGACGGGCCCTGCTCCAATGGAGAGAAACACGCTTATGTTGTGCTGGCTCGAATTCATGTTGCGGGCGAGGTTTTTCCGACGTTCTGGCGGGTGGCTTGCGAGCAACTGAGCGGGTTTCGCAGGATAGCGACCATAACTAATAAGCCGTCAGTCTGGCACACAGGTACGACGTCATGACATGAAGGGTAATAAAGCCCGTGAAGTGTTGATGTGCTCGGGCACATCAGGATGTTACGCCAATCCTATCGTTACGCCTCAGGGTCCGCCGTTAGGCGGACACTGGGGGCATTGAAAGATTTGTTTAGTCATCAAGAGTCTCAAAGTTCTCTGCGCATTCTGGTATCACTGAAGGCAGAATGCCGTGTGAGTGTGCCTATTTCTGCTCCACCCGGTTGGCGGATGGTATTTGCCACTTTTCCCAGTGTTTTTGGGGAAGACACGCCGTGCCAGGGACCTGGCTCTCCCTGGAGCAAATTAATTTGTTGCGAAGAGCCTTTGGAAGTGTTGGGCGTTCTGCAGCACTGGCCGGGTCGCCGCAATGAAGATGATGGCGATTCGTCGGACGAGGACTCCGAGGACGAATACTGTGATGACAGCTGTCTGTATGTGGATGACCTTCTACCACCCAGCAAGAGCAAGCGTGTAGTGCTGATGGGGCGGTATGAAAGCCTTTGGCTTTTGGACCGAGACCAGAATGTGCTCTACTTTTTGGCCAGTGGGTTGGATGATTTCGCGCGTCATGGACTGCTTCACTGTGAGAGCATCTACTCGGGCAAGTTTCGTATGCCCATGTTGACCACCCAGCCTGATGACGTGATTTCCCATCTGCGGATGAATGATTATTCTTTATGTCAGCTACAGCGTGCCATGGCGCGTTATAGCGGTCAATGCATACCGCTGCGTACCCCAGGAGAGATGACTCGTCCCATGTTAATCTGTGCGGAAGCCGACGACTTGAAATCATGTTGGCCTTTTTTGTGTATGGACAACCTGATGTTCGAGAAGCTTATGCAGTTTTTTAAAGACCGTCTTTGTTGTGGGGTTTTGATCTTTGGCGTGGTGGGTGAGGTTTTGCCCTCGGGAGTTTTTCATGCTGAATGGGTGATTCTCATGGACGCGTTCGGTGAGCTGTTCTATTTCGATGTGTATCGGCGCGACGTGTGGCGTCTGGCCGATGACATCGACTCCCTTCTTACCATGGGGTTGTTGAAAATCTATCAGGCCGGCCGGCGTTTCAGCTTGGCCCTTTCCGATGCCGAGAGGCTGGAGATGCCTCCGCATTGTCCTCACAGAACCTATCAGTTTTGGGACCGCTATCTGTACATGGATAGGGGAATGGGCCATAAGCATCAGGAGACACGATTTCAGTGGCTTGTTCGGCGTGACCGTTTTTGCCGCCTCAACCCTGGTGGCTGTTACTCTCGTAACAGTCACCATGAGGTGTCCGGAGCGGCCGACGGTAGCTGGGAGCCTCATGTGCGCTGCGACTTTCCCCAAGCCACCGAGGTGGAGGCCGCTCACAACTTTTGGCGCCGTCTCTCAGATTATGTACATTCTAAAGAAGTGAAACAGGGTGTTCGGTGTTATTCCATATGGAATCAAATGAACCCGGTATTAGAACGAGCTATTGTAAACCTCAGACAAAGTATGTCTGCCGAAGGACATGCCTCAGAACCTGAATCTGCATCTGCGCCGAATGATGCCAAACCCGCTATGCTGTACAAAAAGCCTCAGGTACCAGAATCTGATGACGATGATCTGTTAGAGATTGATGGGGGAGGAGCGTGCGCACAGGCCGCATCTCTTTCATCACCTTCCAGATCTGTGGAAACAGATGCCCGTCCGCCTACAGACAGTAGTAGCGAAGAGGGAGGGGACGAAGATGTCACCTGCGATTATTATACTCAAGTGTTGATTAACAGAGCGGCTAAGGCTGCCATCTTAGAAGGATGCCCATACCCTCGTCCAGCCGTGCCCCGACCGGGTTCGTATTTACCACCTTGGTTGTAATAAAAAAATAAGACTTTTTTGTAAATAAAACATGAAACCAGTTTTGATGTGTATATGTTTGCGTTCGGAATAAAAACGAATCTTTGTGTGCTTCAATAAAAAAAAAGTTTATAATGTTTCTGTTGACTGTGAATGCGTTGTGGTCTTATTGGTTCTGAGGAAAGAGTGATTGCCTTTAGCGTCGCTATATATCCACGAGGCTGGACGAGTGAACCATCATGGTCTTGGACCGCACGCGAGAGTGGCGAGAGTCTCAAGCCTGGTCGGTGAACCGCTCGGCAGCTCGGACCGAGATTTTAAATTATCGGTCCAAACGCTAGATCGGTTAACAGACCGAGGTGAGTTATCATCGTTGTGTCACCATGGCCGAGTTTTCAGATCGCCCGGTGGATGAATTGCAGTTCTATCGGCAGGTGTTGATTGATTTTAGGGACCTGTTCTTTTGTTTGGACGCGCCCCAGATCGAGCACTACGTGTGGAGATACCGGGGTCGCCGTCTTTGCCTGGGACCTCCTCAGGGGTGGTATGTGGAACTGCAACGCGACCAGCAGCTCGTACAAGCTCAACATGCAGCCCGCAAACTGATCTGCTGTAACGAACCGCTGTGTGCGTTGGGTTACGCCCTCAAACTCATACCTGAACCGCATAGGGATCATGAGCGAGACTATCTGCAAACTGATTTCGTTATCTGCATGGGTCGTTTCTGCCGCATCTACGCTTTCGACCCTCGTGAAAACTACATGGTTCTGGTAGCCCATCACTTGGAGGAGCTAGCGAAATATGGTGTGCTGCGATCGGAGTTTATCTATCGTGACAGTATTCACAACCAGCTCCGTCGCTTGTCTCCGACCCTCATCCGTTCCGGTCCGCGTTCCATACGCACTATGCACATTTTGTTTCTCAATGAAACTACTCCGGACAGTTTTTACGTAACGGCAGATCGAATCCTTGATCATGATGTCAAACTTCACACTCCCGGTTACGGGACGGTGATTATGCGGCTCATGAAGACCGTTACGGAGCTGCGTACCGTTTGGCCCTTTAGCAGCCTGACGGAAACTGAAGCTAAACGCTGGTGGTGGGGGATTAGAGCTAATCTGGCCACTCCCTGGTATCTACTGGGAGTGACAGGCCGTCCGCGTTTTGGGCGCTCGTTCGTGGCCGAGGTCATGGTGGTGTTGGATTGGTTCGGAGCGGTGTATGCCATCCAGCTGGATGAGCCTAACCACAATCTGCGGCGTGTAGCCAACACCCTCACTGAGTTTTTTCGCATGGGGCTTTTGAAACTAGTGTTCGCCTACCGCCGTTTCGAGCCTGAGCGCCAGCGAAAGATTCGCATGGAACATCAGTGCATCTGCCCTCACGTTGAGGAGCGTGAAATGGATCGTCGGCACGAACTTCTAGCTCCTTTCGAGCGCGAAGAACGTCGTCAGCGCTTCGTACAGCAGCATTACGATTGGCTCTGTTTAACGGAGCGTTTTGACCCTCGCCAGGGGGCTTGGGAGAGACTAGACCCTAATGTTCTGGTTCTACACCGCTACGATACGGTTCAGCAGACATACGTGCTCGAATCGGACATTGTCGGAGTGGAAGCGGCAGAGCGCGAAGCGGCGAGCCATCAGGAAGATACCGGCCCTAGACTCCATTGTCTGGTGACTACGAAATCATCTACGCGGGAAAGAACGACCGAGCGCGTTCTGGCTGCTCTGGTGTATCAGTCACGGCTTGTGACGTACACAGATCCTTTCCCTTTTAAGAGCTTGACAGGATCTAGAGAATTTGTCCCAATCTGAACAAACGCCGGACCGTTATCACCATGTGGCGCACCCGGTGGGAAGATGGAGCTCCGAGCTTCACTCGCCCGGACGATTTCCCTTACTGTCACGCTAGATACGATACGTATCTTCGCGTAATGGCCGATTTCAAGGACCTGTTTCTCCGACAGGCGAACATTGACTCGGTTCGCGTCTGGGTACGCGAGCGCATCGATCATGTGTTGTGCCTCGGCATACCTTGTAACTGGTTTGTACATGTGAGGCCGGGCAGCCACATGCCTGAACTACGTGATCAGTTGTTGGACGACATTACCTGTTGTCGCGAGCGAATGGCAGTGATCGGCAAATGTATCATGTGGGTGCAGGATCGTTTTGTGGAAACCGAACTTATCATGTGCATGGCATCAGACACAAAGATGTACATTTATGAACCCAGTCAGGATATTCTGATCCTGGCGGCTGAGCACCTGGACGAGATGGCGCGCTACGGGCTTTTGCACGCCGAATGTGTTTACAGGCAGTTTTACACACCCTATGCCACCCGTGTGCCTCATGATGTAGTTTCTGCCATGTTAACTCAGGCTCATGACGCCGATTCCCTAGCGCAGTGTGTGGGCGCGTACCACAATCGAGATGTCAATCTTCACACTCCCGGGCGTCACGCCGATACACTAAAGCTACTGGCCAATTTCGGTTGTCTGAGTGATTTGTGGCCTTTCGAGGCCATCGACCCCTACCACTTGGCAGAATGTCAAATGTACCTGAGTCTGAGACTACGCTGTCGCTGGTACATTATGGGTGCTGTGGGTACCTATCGTTTGGGAGGATTTTTTGAGGTCAGCAGTATAGTTATTTTCGACCGATTCGGTCGCATCTACACGGTCATCGTTCGACCGTACACAGATCGCACATCCCATGTATGTCTGGCCCCGGGGAACGTGTATCGAGTGGCTGACACCCTTTCGGAGTTTTTCAAAGGAGGTTTGATGAAATTGTATGTGCGGCGCCGGCACGAGCACCATCTTCGCACTATAGCGCGCTTGGAACGCGGGGTGCGTTGCATTCATCTGGATGAAACCTATCGTCTACACTTTACCGCTTTCGATCATGGGGTCTCCCGTGATTTCGTTCGTCAGTATCGCTGGTTGTGTCGCCCGGACCGTTTTCGGGCAGACATGATTACTACGTGGGACGGCTGGGATGCGTTCACTATCTGGCACACGCGTGTACTTCGCGGTGACTTTGTGGATCGCCGTCGTCCACATGAGAATCGTGACGAAGGTGCTCCTCCTCGCCGTCGCCGAGCTCTCTTCAACCCTGAGGATCTGCCTCCACCACCGCCTCCGCCGCCACCACCCTCCCCGCCTCAACAGCAGCCGCAGCCGTCGCCTCCGCCTCAGCAGCAGCAATATCATGAACGAGTGCCAGCGGAGGAGGAGGCGGCGGCTGCTGCTGTTGCACAACAAGAAGTGCCCGCGCCACAACCGCCCGAGGCGCCCGCGTTCCAGGTGCCCGCGCTGCCAGCTCCCGCGCTTCAAGCGCCTCCGCCTCCACCCATCCCTCGAATGCAAGACGACTTTGACGATGTGCACGAGGACGATATTGAGGTCATAGGTCGTGATAACGAAGGTTTTCAGATGGAAGAAGACGAAGAGGAAGATGACGACTGGGAGGATCTTGGCTTTGATCTCGATGAAGACAGCATGTACGATCTGAAAGATATTGACGCGTGGCACGCTGAAAGACAAGCCGCTCAGGCGGACCGCTGGCGTCTCGGTCAAAAGTTGATGGACGCTTATCACACCGAGGTTGATGTGTCAGAACCCGAGGTGGAAGCCCGTAGAGTGCATCTAAATCGTGATCTATCGCCTGACTGGATTAGCAGTTTTGATCTGCGGGCATTCTTCCAATAAAGGAATTGTTCGGCGCGTTCACGTCATCTGTCAGTCATCCGGACAGCCCTGAGGCGCTTGTATATTAAGCTCTGATCGAGACTCATTCATTCATATCGATCTAAACTGTCCGATTGAGTTTGTCGCTGAACACTTTGTGACTCTTTTCGAAAGTAGACATGACACTGCTTTCCAGAAGTGCCGCTGAAGCCTGGGGTACATATCTGAAGCAGCGAGATGAGCGTCCCGAGGACGTGATACGCTGCGACTATGGCGTCTTTAGTTTGCGTAACCTCGTGTTCCAGCGTTGTCTGACTATGTTACAGGGTGTTTATCTACGACAATACGATCAACCGTGTTTACGAGAATATATTAAAAAGAATTCTGGTACTATCATTCCGTTACGCAACCCCTGTAGCTGGTTTCTCGTCCTTCGCTCTGGTATAGATATCCCCCAGGTAGAAAGCCGTTCGTTCGACGAGTACCTTTGCTGCAAAGAGAAATTGGAAGCACTGGGAATATTGGGGGTACAGTTGCGTGATGGCAGCGATCGCAAAAAACTCCAGGAGACTACGTGTGTGGTTCTGCTGGGAAGCTATGGATTTGTGTACGTGTATGACTGGGACAGTGACGGACTCTTTCAGATAGGTACCTCACTCAAAGAACTCGCACATCATGGTTTACTGACATGTGAATCGGTATATCGCCATCCGCAAACGCCCTTCTCCACCACCGAGCCTCGCTTTCAAGTCGAGAAATTGTTGTGTCTCGATCCCACAGACGCACGTGGTCTAGCTAAGACCGCAGAAGAGTTTCATGGCGTTAACGTGGTAGTGAAAACCCCTGGGCGATCGGAGGCCGATCCCTTGCTCCTTCTGGGTACTGTGGAGAAGCTACGTCACATGTATCCTTTTGCTAAGATGAGAGAGGGTAACTTTAACAATCTCATAAAGTATATCAATCAACGCATGTGCTGCCGATGGTACGTACTTGGCGTCACTGGCCGTTATGCTAATTTTGGAATTTTGCTGACCTGTGGAATAATTCTGCTGGACGAGTGCGGTGTGTGTTATGTGCTGAGAATCGACGAAAGTGACGTGTTTCGCCTAGCCGATAACATCCATATGTTGTTCAGATGCGGCTTTCTGAAGCTCCGTGGCATTACGCGATTTGACCGCGGATTGCGTGGCGAGGCTCGTCTGGAGAGTGAGTGCTACTGCAATCACGGTGCTCGTAAGCAAGATCTGTCTTGGTGCTCTATGGTCAATACAGTTACCGCCGAGCAGCTCTGTGGTGCGTACGACTGGCTCACGCGCAGCAATCGCGCTTATGATAAAATACCTACCAGTTGTTGTTGGGGACGTAGTGATTTGATGCCTACCGGAGTATTGCAAGAGAATCAGAATTGGTGCTTTCCGTGGAGCAGTGTTACGGTTCTACAAGGGCCCCAAAGCGGTGCGTGGCAAGAAAACGATGAGTTAACGGAAAAAGCGTCTGATGGTACTGTAATGTTTCGTGTAGACAGAGGTTTTTCTCCCAGAACCGTAAAGTTCGAGGGTGAAAGCGATGACACAGAAGAGGAGGAAGAAGATGATGATAACCAGTCAGAAGAAGCTCCTCAGCATCAGCCCGTTGTCATTGTTTCACAAGAAACAAACGGCAGTGTTGATTCTTATGATGATGAGAGTGAGTCATCTCTGTCCTCAGATACCCATGATCCACCACCCCCAGACATTTTGGCCATAATCCAAAAGGAATGGCAAAACGACGAGCCGATTACCAATGAAAGACAACTTTTACTGCGACGTGCACGAAGAGCTAAATATATGAAAAAATGGCACTGTTCCCTTGAAAGGGTTAGCATCTATGATCCCTTGAATGCTAATATTCACTGCTTTGATTAAAAACTGCATTTGTATTCGATTCTCTAATTCCGGTGGTTCGTGTCATTTCTTCATGTGGTGGGGGGAAACACATTACATATTTAGACGCACATATCACTTGTGTGAAAGCTGAGTCAACAACATGCAATTGTCGGACGAGGTCCGGATCGTTCGATCTGTGTTTCTGTTAAGAGTGTACATTTTATTATGGTTTCAAAGTCTTCTATTTCTGAGCATCTGTGCTCTCTGTTGGCTGGTGCTTCCCGACCGCCTCGAACACGTTGTGTGCAATATGCGCATGATGCTGTTCTGCCTGATGCTGTCCGTCATCTGTCTGGGCATTTTGAATTGGGCTGAGCCCCAATTTCCTAAAAACCTCTTCGTGTCACTCATTTACACATTACTCACGGCCGTGGCCGTTACCACCTCTGGTTTTCAATTCGGAAACCGATCCGCCGTCTATGCTATGCTGAGTACCGTGTTACTGTTTATCGTTTTGAGCATTGCGACATATCGCTTCGCTCGCGATATTGAGTTTTATCGCCCACTGATCACGGCATCCAGTGCCCTGATCATCATTCTCGCATCCATCTTCTACTATTTTCCTGACGAGGTCGGTGAGATGGTGGTAATGTTTGGCGGCCTGGCGGTCATCGTCGCTTCAGTGATCTGTGACACACAAGACACTCTACATCGCATCGAATACGAGAGTTACATTCCAGCCGCGCTTTGTCTTTACATGGATTTGATGTATCTGTTTGTTACTTTGCTCTACTTCGTGTCCACGCCCAACTCCCAGGAAGTCTCACGCGTTGTGTATAAGAGTTAGATCGCCTAGCAAGTAGCGGCTAGACGTTGTCTTTGTCAACAAGCGAAATGGTTGAGCAGGAGAACGCCGAGAACAGCATGGAAAGCGCTCCTTCCGACAGTTCCCCCTTGATGGTAACGCCTGAAGAAGCCGTTGTGTGGTTTAAGAACTTTGTCGTGTGGCTGCGTGTCTACGGCGTTTACACTTTTGCCTTGACCTGCACTTTCGCGATTGCCAGTTTAATTTGGCTAGGCTATCCGCAAAACCAGAACTTGTGCGTTAACAACCACAGCACCGTGTTGACTTTGTTGGTGCCGCTGACTTGCATGGTCACCAGCTACCTTCTGGGCGCGCGCCACCCCAGTAATCTGACCGTGCTTTTCTTCTACATCTGTGTGAACCTGGTGCCCACCATCTTGTTCAACATATGTTCGGAAGGCTATGTCATCGTCACCGCCTACATCATGAGCGTGGCTACTTTCATCGCTTTCACCGGACTCACGTTCATTGCGGGATTGAATTACGGTCGCTGGAAATGGATCATCGGCATGTACATCATCGTTCTGGCCTTGTTTCTGACATCTACGGCCTTTCAGTCTGCGCCATGGCACACGAAACTCACCAATTCCATCTCAGCCTTTTCCATCAGTTTCTTTGCCTTCATCCTGGCATACGACACATATGTTGTGATTTACCAATCCTCGTTCATGTACTGTATCCGGGGGGGTATCCGCTTGTATGTAGATACCATAGCCATCTTCCTGGTGATTATCTTTATGATGTCCATGCCTAAGTGGGTGGAGCACGCCAAAAATAGCACTCTCACTTAATCCCCAGCTACAAAAAGTCGCTAGCTTCTTGTGTAAACTTAATAAAGAAACAATCTATTCATGGGTGCGGTCTTCAATAACGAAACCGACATGGAGGACGAATTACGCCTTCTCGGGAGGCGAATTATGTTCTGGATGCAAGTTTGCGTGGCTATTGTGTTACAACTGGCTTCCACTGTTATCGTTAGTCTGATTATTTGGATAGTTTCTCCGAGTTCATTTCGTGAGTTCTGTAACATTATACCTCGCTACTCTATACTTTCTCTTTTTGTGCCCATGTTATCTCTTTTCATATTACATGTTTGGGGACAGTGTCGTTGTATGCATCAGCTGGTATTCATTGTGATATACATGTTTCCGAACGCCACGGCTCTCATTATGATGGCCACTTGCCGTTCTTTTCAAACCATTTTCATGGCCAGTCTGCTTCCATTAATTATTATGATGTTCAACTTGGGACTCATTTGTTTTACCCGTTTACGAATGGGGGTTAACCGTCTCCATCGATGGTTTTTCCCCGTCATGCTAATGAACAGTACATTCATGGTGCTGGCATTAATCGCGCTTCCTGCTTCGGACACTCTGTGGGTCGGCGGCTATATCGCGCTTCTCCTAACGTTCGTCATCGGATTGTCGATACACGATATCACGCTTATTGGCAAGCAGGAGCTCTTCGAAGATGTGGCTTTGGTTCTCAGCATTCGCATCTACGTAGAAACCCTCGTCATGTATATTATCGGCCTTCTTATCATCGATCCTGATTTTTGGCGTAACACTGCATCATCTCCCTTAGACTTGGATTTCAGCCTAGGACGGTGGTGGGCCGCGGAGGTTAATCTCAATTAATGACGTCAACTCCGAATCCCGGCGTTCACATAAGATAGACTGTTTGCCGAGGTTTTATTTAGAGCGCTCGACACCTCGGGGTTTGAAGAGCAGAAAGCCACAAACAAGAGCTTCGCACCATGAGCTTCCAGGAGCCTTTGGATAGCGAATTGGCCGAAAGCTGGATGCACCAGAACTTATTGGAATGGATAGACAAGTTTCGCAGCATCGTGTCGGTGTACAGCAATACTTTGTTTGAAGTGACCGCCACGTTAAGCGTGTGTGCGCTGTTTTGGTTCAGCTTTCCCAGCGTGACAGAACTATGCCTGCTCTGTGCAGTGCCCACGGGCGCCATGCTGATCCCTATTCTTTGCCTCGGGTTGGCATGTTGCTACCAAAAAGAACTCATCAATCGCTCGGGCTCAGCCACGTTCATGTGCATACTGATTGAGACGGGCACGTGCGTTATGACAGGTTTTTGCTGCCCGCGCCAAAATCTCGGTTTGGGTTTGTCTCTGACTGCAGTGGTAGTCGTGCTCTGCAATTCCATTGTGTTTTATGCCGGCCGTAATGCCGTACGCTGGAGAATGTTTTTCGTGATTTACGGATGGTGCATGTTGTGTTTTGTTTTCTTTTTGACCTTTGCCAAGGCGGCCATCATTTACAAGATCTTCACCGTCATGTACATGTGCCTGATCAGTGCTGTAGCCTACCTTCTGGTGCACCAGTTGCTGCTGATTATCTATCCCACGTCGTCTGAACTGATTCTCACCGAGGCCGCTGAACTTGCTCGCAGCCTGGCTGTGTATACGGCTATCATCGCGCTCTTCAACATCATCAGCATGATGTTCTCTGTCAATCAATGGATGGGAAACATGATCCAACAGATGAATCACACCGAACCTTCTTGGGCTTGGTTCCTACTACAGAACAGTCCTTGAATGGACCAGAGGAAAAATTTCAGAACATTGTGTATATAAAAGTAACTTCCATATATTCGCCTTTTTTATCCTCATTTGCCAATACAAGTCTTAGCCATCATCACCATGACAGGCCATCAAGTCATGCGACTTATCAAAAAGACTCGAATACAAAACCAGTCTCTGAAGCTGTCTCACCGCTGTTGTCTCTTTAGCCTTCATTTGTATCGTACTGTCTCTCTGCAAGTATCCTGTACATTTGTGATCGGTGGGCTCATGATTTTGGCTGCGCCTTATGTAAAGATCCCCGAGAGCATTTGTCAAACTGGATTTCTGCCAGCCCTGAGCCTGCTTATTCCCAACGCCTGTCTTACTATCCTTCACGCCAAGAAGCAGCACTCAAACAGCTGGACCGTGTTAACGATTTACACGCTAGTTACGGCTACGGCTGTGGTGCTGGCTAATTTGTGTGTTGACATTACACTGGTTACTTGGTCTGGGCTGTTGGCGGGAATCTTGTTTGTTACCTGCACGGGGCTAGCTTGTCTCGGGGACCTGCATTATCGCCGTTGGCGCACTCTCGGTCTTATCTTTTTTCTCATTCTTACCATTACCTTGGTTGCGCTGTCCTTGCAACCGTTATCTCTGCCAAATAAAATTCTACTCGGTTACTACGTGATTGTGTTGGCTTTTATGTTGGGGGTGACGGTTTTCGATACTTCTCAGCTGTCTAAAGTCTCTTCTAGCCAGGAGACATGTGTCCTTGGTCTCTGTCTCTACGAGGACTTAATCTATTGCTATCTGCTAGTTCTTCTCATTCTCACTACTGAGAGCTCCCTAGAGAGGCTCACGAGCTGGATGCAACACTTTTCTCCATCCAGCACCCAGAACGAAACCCGTCCAACAGTCCATTCTGCCGCCACCAGCCATGGTTTCGAAAATGATGACTAGACTAACCAACCATGTGATCTGGTTGAATCGCAGCATCCACGTGTGGTCAGTTTATGGTTGGTTAGCTTTTCAAGTCTCCATTACTGTCCTCGTGTACGGATTGGTACGATGCCAGCAGTACCTATTCGACACCTGTACTCAGGAACCCGTGCGACAGATTATGATCACGAGTCCCGCGCTCGTCTTCATTCAAGAATCCTACATCAACCGCGTCATACGAAAAGGCTCTCTTTGGAAGAATTGCGGAGTTGCTTTATTCTGCGTCATACACATAGCCTTTTCCCACGTATGGTTCAGCGGATGCGTCGCCACCTGGACCGTCATCCAGAGCTGGATAGCTACCTTTTGTTTGTTTATCCTGATGATCTATGTGAGTGATGGAAGCAACTGGAAACCCCTCATCGAGCGGCAAGTGCTTTCTGACATGTTATGTGCCGGCGCGTTGGCAGCTAATTGTTTTCTACATAGCGTGACGCGGCCTTCAATCACGCTTTGGTGGATAGCACAGACGTTGTACATCGTCGGGACTGTGGGATTTATGAACGCCATGTGTCTACAGCTTAGTAATGTGCGGCGACAGCAACGCTCTAATGAACGAGCCATGAGTATTTCACTTCTTCTGTACTGTATTTTTCACCTGGTACACTATAACAATGTGATTATGTGGTCGTTTCCCTGGAAGGCGGAGGACCCATGGTTATGAGGTCACGCCTCCTTTGATGTTCATTAAACGAACGCTTGATATATAAACACTGTGTATCTGCTCATTTATTACCATCATTTCCTATCCTGTCTCAACACGAACACCATGGAAAGCGAGTACCGATGGCACCTCAACATGCACTGGCTGAGGCGCTTTACCATGATTTTCCAGGTCTATGCCTGGCTGGGAATGGAAGTGGCCGTGACCGTCGCCATGTACGGCGTCTATCGAACAGCCAGGCCCTACCTAACTGTAGACTGTGTGAAGGACCCCGCGCCTCTACTCATGATGTGCGTTCCGGCTGCCATACTTATCGTAGAAAATACCCCAAAGCGCATCGCCCACACTATAGATGGTTTATTCTGGGAACTCTATTACATGACAGTGTCATGCCTGTTGGTTAGCACCTGTACCGACGACTGGACGGTGTTTCAGAGTTTCTTGCTGACCGCGCTCATGTTCATCCTGCAGAGCGCCGCGGCCGTGTTTGACAACATGCAGATGTATCGGCGCAAAATGCTAGCCATGCTGTTTAGCATGACCGTTTTATTCACCATGAGCCTCATTTATTCCTTTGGACATTTAGCACCCTCCCATATGCTGTTTATTACTATGTATTTCTTGTTTTTAGTGTTGACCTCCATAGACGTTTACATGGAAACCGTAGCCATTCGACATAAACACCCCGTAGATGAAATCAGGTGGCCTTCTATCATGCTTTATGTCAATTGGGTGCTACTGTACGAGGCTAACGTAATGCTCCTCACTCCGGGTCTCTGGTCTGCTCGATGGGACGGCATGTTCAGCTCACTCATAGCTTACTTCAAGCAATACTCAGCTAACACAGCGCATGTTACGCCGTAAGGATGCGGCAGTAGAGGCGTATAAGTAAACACGGGTAACTCGCGAAGCTGACTCTCTTATCTACCACTCCGAGGACGAGGAGCAGTGTGGACATGGAGCGCTCGAGTGTAGCCAGTATCTCTTGGTTACAGCGGACGAACTGTATTTTCAAAATCTACGGCTGCTTCACCTTGGCCCTCGTTGCCACCGTCCTCGTGTATGGCCTCGCGCGCTTCACGTTCCCCATGTTGTATAACAACGCCACCAATTGTCGCGTAGATCCTGCTCCTTCCGTCTTGTTCTTGATTCCCGTAGTGTTGTTCATGGTGTCTCACCTTTTAGAAGAATCTGTCGATCAAACCAGCTCCTGGATCTACAGTGTTACTTTAACTTGTTTGTCTACCAGTGTGTTTCATCTCTGTACAAACGACCATACCATTTGGCAAACTTTTGTTCTGAGTCTGTTGTTATTTTGTACCTACGGAATCCCGGGTATCTGTCTCCACTGGATCAGACCTCTAGCTGGGTGTTTCATAACCTCTTTCGCGGTTGCTTTCTCCCTTATCGCACTGCTTTCTAAAAATCTCAGTATCATCTTGCGCGCTGCCGGTTATGCAATCTTCAGTCTAGGTTTTGTTCTCCTCATCCCTACCCAGTTCTATCTCGTTCACAGGCGACCCGAACGAATTAAAAGCAGCTCTCTGCAGCTGTACACCCTGTTCATCGTGCTTTATCAGGTTTCCATTTTCTGTTGGACCAAGGACATCTGGTCCGCCAACGTTCACAACATGTTTAGCGTTTTTCGTTCATCTACGCTCTCGGCTCACGTTCCGAAATCGTGATTCACGCGTACCTTTATGACGTTTGCTTCGCCAGACACTATGCACGCCACACCATACTCTTTAAATTCTCTGCGAGACGTTTCGAAACACCTGGTTGCGATAAGACTGTCAAGGTCACAGCACTGTCAGCATGCCTTTCGCACCTCGCTTGCAACCCTTCACGGTCCATCGCCCACCCGCTCCTATGATCCAGCTCGATCTAGACGAGCGATCATCGCTTAGCTGGCTGCGGCAACACCTTCCACTCGCCAGCGTCTACCTGTGCTTGCTTTTCGTGATAGCCGTCTGTATCTGTTCCTACGGAGCCTTCAAATCGCAATTCCACTGCATGGTTTTTAATACCGAAATTTGCGGAATCGAGCCGGCGTTTATCCTGATTATCGTTCCCGTGCTGCTGATGTTTGTGTGGAATATGTTTGACCATCGACAAGACGACATAATTCATATTGGCAACGGATTATTGTACATCGTTGTATTTGCCTGTATAGGATCCACTCTCATCAGCTTTTGCACCGATGGAATCACAGCCGGTCTGAGTCTGCTGTTTACGGCAACCTTTTTCCTAACCTGCAGCGGCTTAGCGCTATGGTCTTCGCGACCATTACCTTCAAAATGTCGCTACATTGCGACCCTCGTGAGCACTTTTCTGTTGCTCCTGTTTTACTTCGGACAGCTAAGTCACTCGGTCATGCGGAATGGGCTGTCGATCATTCTACATAGCAGCATGGGAATTATCATCTGGGAAAACATATATATCACAAAGTTCAATTTAACCATGAAACACGTGGTCTCTGCCTGCATAGTGTATGTGGACATACTTATTGTCATGTACTATATGTACGTGTATCTTCTGACACCGAGCCTGTGGACTCTAGATCCTCACAAAATGTTAACGGGTGTGAGCCAACTTTGGAATGGCAGTTTCAACAGGACATTTTGCTCGCCCTCTTCTGTTTATGGATGATTCACGAAAATCAGACTATTATCTGTTTAACATCGCTTCAGACTGTCTGTCCATCTTATTCTCTGAACTCTCATGTACCTGTGGGGGATAGACGACTTCAGATCTGAGGATCATGGAATCCTTTCGATTCCAAGTTCGGTTTAACGAAAGCACCGCCTGGATACAGCGGTTTAAGATCCTCGTGCAGGCGTATAGCTATTTCATCTTCGAGTTCACTGTCACTGCTGTTTTCACTCTCTACATCTGGTTCAGCTACCCTCAGTGGCATAACACGTGTCAAAACGACCCGGCTCCCATTCTTGCAATACTACTGCCAGTCATCTGCCTGGCCTGCTTAATCATCCGATGGGAAAGACAACCCAGCGACCTGTTTACCATGACCGTATATGTTGTCTGGGTTACGCTCAGCATCACTGTCTTCGGGTTCTGCGGCGAAGTCTCTAAAGCCTTGGCCGCTCACGTCATCTCCGTGGCACTCTTCACACTGACGACCACTGCCGCGTTTTTTGACAACTTTGATGAGAACAGATACGATCGACCTGTTCGTCGCTACGCTATGATTCTAACCTTAGGGGCCTCCAGCTTAGTGGCATTGCTTGCGATCGCGGCCTCCAACCCGACCACGGTCACACACATCATGTTGAGCACTTACACTGTGTTTCTGGATCTTTTCATGATACTGTTTTTCTGGATGACGCAACGACACCGCAAACACTTGTGGGAGAAGCAGATAATACAGGGGTCACTGACTTTGTATGTGTCCTACTACGCGTTATTCCAGGTCACGTTTCTCATGCTAATCCCTAATATCTGGCATGTACCTTTCAATCGCGTTTTCAGTTCTTTTAGCTGGAATAATGCCCAGGTTAAAACTTAGAACACTAAAAAGATGTAAAAACTGAAGCTAGTCTATAAGACCCGGCTCGCACATGCGATGTGCCTCAGAAGCTCGGGGAGCATGGGCTATCAGACGACCGCTCGTCATCAGGACAACGACGATGTTGAAGAAGTCATGCGATGGATGCGGCGTTTCGTGTGGCTGGTCAGAGTGTACACGGCTATGGCCATCCAGCTGGCCATCACCATGGGTCTATGCCTTTTGTGCATCATGAGTTCCTGGCGAATCCAGACACCTTACCTGAAAGACACACTGCCTATCTGGATGATGATCGTTCCCACTGTCCTGCGTTTCAACCTTCGCAGAAAGACAACCTACCGCCTCAGCGTATGGCCCGCCGCTGTGGTCTACACCGCCTTGAACACATGGGCGTTGGTGATTTGGAGTATGTGTTTGGAACGCACTGTCCTGTGGCAGGCCTATGTGTTTTCCCTGGTGCTGGAACTTAGCTGCACCGTGTTTGCCTGTGTTCTGGCCTCCACCCGCCCACGCGGACGGCTTGTCGTTGCATGCCTGATTCTCGCCCTGCCGATTTTTTGCGCGATTGTGTACTACCAGTCATGGACGCCCGCTCAGAAATGGATAGCGGTGCTGACTGCTGCCATTGTGGACCTGATTACACTGGCTCTGCTCCACGACATCTTGATAGTGCTGTGTTATAACCCTCGGTCGTTGTTTGACCGCCACGCTATTCGGGCCGCGCTCCTGCTCTACGTGGATCAGGTGTTGGTGCTGATGATGGCTATTGTGCCTCTCACTGCTGACAAATGGTATCCCGAGTACTTTTCGTCCACTTTCCCTGAACAACCTGTTGTCTGAGTGCTCCTAATAAAAACAGCGAAATAAGCTATTAATCGTAAGCCTCAGTTTGTGTTTTTTTTTATTTGCGTCTCCGTAAAGCCCTTCACATGAATCCCATAAATCATAAATGACAGGTTACCATCACTCAAGGTCGTTCAAGGTCATACGGTCGGTCATTTACGAGACACACCGTACCGTCGACCGTTACGACCGTTGGAAATGGCGCGATTTTCAAAAGTACACATTTTTTGGATCTATGACAAGGAGGCGTGCAGGCACCAACCCGGTCATTGCCACGTCACCAAATTACTACATAAGAATGATCCGTCTTGGTGCTGTTTGCGGCAACAGCACCAGGACGGAGCCATCGCGACCATGAAACTGCTAAACTTGTTCGTGTTATCGGGGTTTATAATGTATGTGGCATGGATCGACACACTAATTTTGAGTGTGTCGCCACCGCCTGACCCACCGATGTCTCCGGTGATAAATCCTAACGATATGGGCACTGATGGCAAACTGTCTGATATTTTGCTGTTTTCTTTCCCGTCATTGCCTGAAACGAAACTAGTTCCGAAGTACCAATTGGAAAACCCTCGAAGCCAATGTCATCTGATTAATGATAATTATCTGGATGCGATGTGGACATACTCTGGCAATGCTACCGCTCCTGATTTGTATCTTAGTGCCAACGTAATCACAAAGTTTTCTTCAGAAAGATTGCCTGAGCCTCAGAATGTGTCTACAGAATATGAACAACGATATGTTTTAAAAAACATTAAACTTACAAAACATGTATCGGCTATAAACCTGTACGTCCATCCTTGTGCATACTGTGATGCACATCTCATTACATGTGAGCCTAAGCTGAGGATCTCCTGGTTTCCCTTTTGGGCTTCTATCGATCAACTGGATCGGCTCATGTTTGAGGGTCGACATCTGCATGCCTACTGGGGACTGTTTTTGATGTTTATTAGATGGAGTTTTATGCTTTGCATGCTGATTCAGATGCACTGGAGCCTGACCGGGCGATCCTACTGGTTTTACGGCATTTGGGAATGAGGAACCGGACTGTTACCCGTGAGAAAGGCGGATCCCCGTGTTACAACACCGGGACATGAAGCAATGGTATGTGCGTCAGGTAAAACGCAGGTTGGACATGTTTTACGTAGGGACTTTGACGTATCCATCTAGGATACATATAAGCCGTGCCAAGTTGGCACTTCGACACGCCAGTTTAAACTGCCCTGGCAAACATTTGCTTCAGAAGAGAGTGATTGACGGAGCTGTCACAGGCATACACATCTAACTAGACAGCGGGACTGCTGATCTATCGTTGAAACGATGAGGCTGATTGTGCTTGGCCTGTTGGCCGTGCTCCCTATCGTCATTATCGCCGAAACTTTCCATATGGAAGATGCCATTAATTCCATTAGAGCGTACCAGAACCTCAGTGTCGCGGAAAAGGCTCAGTATGAACGCGAGCTTGATCGGTGGTACCTGAAAATGAAGCTTCGTTTCTATGATGAGCTTGATGCTATGGACACACCCAACAACACTGAGTGCTACCGATGGCTGGCCACCAGATGGATGTTCTACACTTACGACAAGCTGAACGGAGCTGCCTGGTCTTTCCCACGATATCCCTGCCCATACGCCGACGATCAGAATTCTCAGAGTCCTGAGAGTTGTGAGAACGAGTCAACGTGCTCAGCCTGATTAAAAAACTGTTGTATGAAATAAAAATTATACACTGTTTAATTATAATTAAAGTATTATGTCATTATTTGGGAGAATGGGTGCGCGTGATACAAATGAAACTGGGTGGGAATATTCTCACAGGGCATATAAGTAGACAGAAAACACCATTTATTTCACACGTTCAGCCACTCAAGAGCAAAGCGAGCAATAACCCTCTTTTCAATATGCGCTTGCTCGTTGTGTTCTTGCTCGCCTACTTTTGGATTCAGGATATAGCAATGGCAGATGATTCGGATATCGAAGAGGCCAATGCTACCTGCACGATCACGGGAGGGATATTGGAAGTTACCTGGTGTATGATGGGGAAAGCGCTTCCGAATGAAACCACTGTTTTCCCGTACTACGAGAGCAGGGAAAATTCTCAACGCAAACGATGCCTGCCTATGCCGAACACTACATTTTCCAGTAATGACACCATCTGTCTTACAACACGGACACCTGCGCCGGCGGACCTGGGTCGTATCCTTTTGAGAGAATGTCGAGAGTGCACGTGTGCCATCCCGTGTTACCCCGAAACAATAGCCTCCTGGGATTTCTTATTCAATGGGGATTTCCGAAGGCTGGTGCATGAAGAAAGATATGCGACCATTGCATGGTTATGGTGCATGAATATCATGTTGGGAACGGCCATCGTACTTGTTGTGATTGCCATAGGTTGTGCAATTGGAGAGTGCTGCTGGAAGTGCTTCACGGAGCCACGTATACCGTACCGTCCTTTGTCATCAAAAGAGGATTAACAGGGGTGTTTTTGCAGAACTTGTAAGTCATGGAAACAAACATATTGCATTGACGTATACGATTGCAAATTCATCTTAACGTTCAATTATTCGTCAGTTGCGTGTGGTTGTACGCAGTACCCAACGAAGCAGCACACGTCAATGCAAATGTAGTTACGCTTATCCTGTGTTTACTTCTTGTTTTGAATATATTTAGGATGGCTACGTTAGTACTCTCACAGAAGCTTGCGACGTTTATGCCAAAATGTCGCGGTCTCCTAAGATGTACTGCTACCACCTGCCTCGGGCGCTTCTTTTCACCTGCCTTTTACTCATCGTTCCAGCCGAACGTTGTAATAGAATATGTCAAGAGAGACTTACATATAAGCCAAGATCAGGCATACCTGATGGACATATATATGGCTATACAGAATTGGATCCCGAATGCAAGATTGAAGATGGCCGGCTTCATGTAAACGGAATTGTTCTTGGTGACTTTTCGGATCCTACGTGGCTTCATGTGTACTTGATAAACTATTATGATGGAAAATTCATGTTTGCCTTTTCTACAAATTCAGATCATCCAGTAGTGATTATGAATGATACTATGTATAGTCATTTAATTCATCCTATGCAACTTCTGGAAGAAGCTAAAACATACAACAAGGATCACGGTATCATTCATCATGCGCGTCTTGAACATGCCAGCAGATTACGTTACCAGTTCCATTTACCGGTGTCTTATATGTTTAAAGAAGTAGTTATACAAGTGGATCACTATTATAAACCTTTGTATATAAAATGTACACCTGCCCGTGAATGGACTCAACTTTTTAAATTCTACCTGTGGGAATACAAAACATTTCATATATCTAGTTTTGGTAAATCGTATTGGATATGTATTAGTATTGCATATTTGTGTGTTCTCAAGTTAACTATCGATTTTTTATTAAACTCTGTGCCAGTTTGACCGGCCCCAGATACGATGAACTTTATTGTTGCTGCTGGTGGAAAAAAAGGTCTCGATCAAGATTTCGTCGCACCGATCATAAAGTTTTATATCAACTTACGAAATCGGTGTGGCGAAAACCTCCATCGGCCCTGCGAGATGACTGCTTAGCAAACGGAGGCACAGCATACGGTCGTTGAGTGCAGTCCATGGTTTGCGCGCCTCAGTCTTCCTGCACGTGACATCTATCATGGATATAAATCACCGTATAACGTGGCCTGTCAGATTGTTCGTGAGCCATCGGGACATTATGAAGCCTCTCTGCGGCTCATGCGGTTCCAACGAGAACGTGGTGATTGGCAGCCTGCTATGTTTGCTAGTCTTATCTGGTGTCGCCTCCGCTTGGAGGAATGACTCAAATACGCTCCAGAATCAAGACGGCAACATGGACAAAACCTGCGACCGTGTGCCTCAGCCAGACAACGGTCTTCACCAGAAGGAAGCAAGCCGCCATTGCCCGTTTGTGGACCAGGGTCCCGCATGTGATGCGTTCATGAGGCGCTACGAACGAGCCATTCGCATCTTGGGCTGTGATCCTGAGCTTCCCTTTCACCATGGACATGCACTCAACATCCGCGGACTGTTTGGGTGTCCAAAAGCAACACCAAAGGGCATCGTGTTCTTGCTGGAGCGGTATGGAGGAGCTACGCTGATGCTGTATATCATTATGATCCTGCTGTCACTTATGCTTACGGCACTAATGCTGTATGTTATTGAGGACTTGGATCGTGTTCGCTGTCTCAGACGTTGTGGCAGTCATTAATAAACCCAGAATATGCTGTTATATATTTTTATTCATTCTTTGTATTAAAAATATCAACCATACTGACTTGTGTGTTTTGTGATGTGTTTCGAACATGTTTCGGCACGGATGTGCAAGGGGTTGTTATTTATAAGGCATATGTACCATACAACCATTTGCACGTCCAGGTCGTCGCACGCCCGATTAGCGACAGGACAGTTAGCGATAACACGCATTGCTCATAATACCATGCACCATTATATACTCGTTCTCTCCCGCCCTGTTCTCCTTTATATCCCGTTGGGCTGCTTATGCATTCCGGTGTGCGTCTGTAAATTCATCAGATGCAACCCAGCGGCATGCTCATATGGTCTAGATAATGCATATGTGAATGATACGTAGTTGGGTCGAATAATTAGGTATCATCGAACGCAATTATGAATCCTATGATTTCGTCGGCAGGATCTTTGCACTTAGCTGAGAGTAACGACCTAGGCCAAGATCCAGCCGATAAAATCAAAGGGCATAGATCTTAAAAAAATATCTGTATCATGATCCCTCCCTGTCGTTTTTCCATGACCGGGCGTCCCGAATTGCGCGTACCACTTCCCCAGAGGCCAGGCGCCATAGATACTTACTCCAAAGTCTATAGCACCAAGCCTTTGGGAGAGTGAAACGCGAAATGATCGGCAACCTGCAAATCATCGTGACGGACGGACAATCGTCAAAGGCCGTCTAGATATGCAATAGAGATTTTCTAACGTCCCTATAATGGGTGTGGTTACATGTACATGTAAATGTAACTAAGGACGTAATGAAAACCGCTTAACGACGACTGTTCCGTGTCCATATTCGGTCAGTACACAGAATGACGCTATGGAATCTACGTCAATGATTCTGACGTGGCTTTCCTGGGCGTGTTTGCTAGTGTATATATCTGCAAACACCGTTCACTCCATACCGCTCTTTCTGTAGGACAGTTGCGGACTTTCACCCCTAGATTCTGAGACACACTGTCTAACATCGAAATGAAGATTCTTGTTACATTGGGACTGTTATCGGTTTTGCTGGCCATCGATGCAAGTCCCTTGCCATTGTCATCGTCGTATGAGTTGCTTCATTCACGGTGTCATGTTAAGGGTGGGAAGATGGCAGCGATGTTTACTGTTCGGTCTGATTTTGCGAAACTCCAAAGAGTGGAAATAGTTACTTATGATCGGAATAGCATTCGTCGGTCACATGAGAAACAGACACATTCTACGCTTACTACCAGAACATGGGAAGTGCACGAAGCTGTCTCTCCTACCATATACCGCGTTGACTTGCGCATGTATCACGATTATGGATTGGCTAAGACGTTTGCCTGCTATGTGAATGAGGTGCAAGTCGAAATTGATCATACCAGTATCTTTTGGTATGCCGAGAGAGTATCTCGCCGCAATGACTGGATCCTGCTTGCGAGATTGGCATTTTACGTCGCCGTCGGATGCGCAATCGTAACATTCATCGCAGCCAAGTTCAGCGTCCATGTTCGTCTGTTCGGCGAGGTGGCGATTAACAACCACAAGGTGTGAGCAGGTAAACTTTGATGTGTATTATGTTATAGTGTTTCACAATGCGGGTAGCTGATGGGTAATGTCTCACATACGTTGGAACAAAACCATAACGAGTTTTATATGTGTTGCAGATGATGGAACGGGAGCAGCTGACAGTATACGAATCATCGCAGACTGATGATCTGTCACTCAATGTGACACCATGTTTGGAATTGCCGGTTCATAGAAGAGACAAGGCGTGGTGCTCATGTGGATAATTAACCGCAACTACCTCATAACGGACGACATGGCTGTGACACCGTGATAGTGTTACAGTAACATGTTCGTTCATCAAAATATGTGCAATAAAGTGTTTTTATCCATAAAGAATAACGAGTGCTGTGTTTTTATGCGACTCTATAGTTAGTTGCTTAGGCAATCGGGTACTAAGCCTAGTGGGTTGGAGTTGGCTCTCATTCAATATACACGTAACAGCTTACGTGTAGCGCTTTTTGTTATAAATCAGAAACACCGTGCACGATGTTAGCTGCTACGGATCCAGACGTTCGAGATGGCGGTTTCTCTAGCAATATTGGTGCTCGGCGGCGTTGCGCTGCAGATCGGACTGACATTCGGCTGGGATTTCCCGATACCAGAGCTGACCGAAGAACAGTTAGCTGCACGACGCGCGTTATATACCGTTCGACAGACGGCATGTTACCTGGAGGGCGGCAAGCTGTTCATGAAGGGATACATTACTGGCAACATAGACTCTTACCTTGTGCAGGTTATGGTAAACCGTGACAAAGGATTTGAGTATCTCCGATTTTTTGAAAAAGACATTAAACTCAGTTCAGATAAACTGGAATACGATTTACGATACTACGAAATCGATTGGACTACCACTACAGTGAACATGCGATTTTCATTGAACATATCCGACGAGATATGGATTATGTGTGAGCCTCACGTTAAACCGGACTTTTTGGCGCATGACTATTTCTGGACAATGTGCAGAGCTTATTGGTTTAAAGATTGGTGGCTTATATTGTGGTGTGTATTAGTCACCGTAGCGCATTTTATGGTTTGTGCAGTACCTATTATGTGGTATGTATTTCAAGAACGGACGCTAAAGGTATTCCTCCGTGCTTTTATGTGCTAAGCGCGAGGCGGCGAATAAAGGACACAGAAACCAGAACATGTCTTTTGCGATTTCTTTATAGATATTGTTAGGCCTGTTTTTATGGGTAGGTACATACAAGTGGGGAACGGGTGACAGCATGTACATCAAATGACAACACGGGTTATCAGGGATTAGTTAGACAATCGCACTACACAGTTATCAAGACAACATACAACTTTAGACACATTTCGGGTTACAGTCCGCACAGTTAACATGGAACCTGCCGTTTCTTGCGGGCTTGTGGGACACACGCCTATGCGGGAGCTGGCATGGCGCCGAGTCGCTGACGACTCCCACGATTTGTGGTGCGCCTGCATGGACTGGAAGGCGCACGTTGAATACGTGGTGCCGCTCGCGGAAGACATTCTCCCGCGGCCGGAGAGTTGGCCGGCGCAGGTGGAGGCGCAGTGGAGACTGCAAATCAAGGGGGCGCATGACGTGTGGTGTCAGTGCGGGGACTGGCGGGGGCATGCCTTACGGAGTCGCTCGTTGACTCTGGACTCCGACTCGTCACGTTCGTCGCGGTCGTCCACCTGTTCGTATGTCTCAGTGGCGTCCTGCCCCGCTGCCATCTTGGAATGTCCAGGAGCAGCCGACGAAGCGTCGTGGTGGAAGAGAGTTAAGGGTCGGTTCCGCATGCGAGGCTGGTGGGAGCGGTGGTTGCAGCGGCGCAGGCAACGGGCTGCGGAGAAAGAGACGACACAGCCTTCTTCGGCGTGACTAACTACGGATGGATTGTTTTTGGATTATAACAGGGTACGAGCCGAATTAACAGGATAGTCATAGGTAGGTGAGCCGCTACCCGTGAGGCAAGGAAGCTCAATGGAAACCGTGCGGGGACCTTTGAGGGGCAGGTGTAACTCGGGTCGTCTTTTGGGAGGGACGGGGGGAGGCTTGGAAGGGAGATCTGAGTGAGGGGGGCTAACACACACGGTGGGAATGACGGCGGACTGGGTAGGAGGCGGTGGAGGGGGGTGGCTAGGACGCTTGAACACGGTCTTCTGGCGTTTGCGCTGCGGAATCTGCGTGGGCTCCGGTGCGGGGTGCGATAGTGGTTTCGATGGTGGCTTTGGTGTTGGGTTGGATGTAGAGTGCGGAGCGCTGGGGCTTTTTTCTTTGTCGGAGGCGGCTTCAGATGGCCGTTGACAATCGGTCGATTGCAGCCGTTGTTTGTGCAGGCGCGGCGGTTTCGGAGGAGCTTCAGGTGAAGTACAGATTAGAATAGTCGAAGGTATTTCGGGCTGTTTGGTCAACTTAGGCATTTCAGGCGAAAGTGGAACCACGGCGACGTCGGGACATAAGGGCGAGGGCGGACGGCCCTAAAAAGCGACAGAGAAAGGGAGAAAGAGATGATTAGCGAGGGCGAGCGGACGATAAAGCGGTACAAAGTAGAGACAAGTACCTGCGGCACTTGCTGGTCGTCCTCGGGGTGGCAAACGTCGGGGCCGGTGGTCGAGTCTGCCATGGTTGGATAGGCGGTTGTTGGAGAGTTGAGTAGAGGGTCTCACGAAGTGGAGACGTTCAGCTGAGAACGTGAGGCAAGGGAGAGAAGCGGCGAGCTTTATAGCATGGGACGCTGGCAAAGCGTTCGAAGTGGCAGAAAGCCAGCACATTTCCTCCCCTGTATGGAGACTGAGGCCTCGGCGGGGGCTTCGGGTCGTGGCAGCGAGGCGAAGGGGGTGGGGGGGTGTTTTGGGCGGGGGGCAGAAAATGGCAAGTGGGTGTGAGTGTTGGTAGAAGACATTGGCGTGCGGCCAGATGACATTGCACATACGTGATCAGTAAACATGTATGTGAATTGTGAATGAAAACATACGTTCCGGGCGGCGCGCCAAGAAACAAGAACAATGGGCAGAAAGCCAACAGAGAGAATACTGGAGCGCATTGATTGACAGCGCCCAGCGGGAGGCCTATAATTGACAGCGAGCGCAGCGGGAGGTCGCAGAGGAGGGAGGCCGGGCACAGCATGGGGTCTCGGGGGCCACCCGGGGGGTTCGCGGGAGCGGGGGCATGTCTGTCATACATCGCCGCCGGTCGCCGTGTCACGCGGTTTTCTTTTCTCCCCCGGGAGACCTGGCAGGCGGCCAACCTGTCGATCAGGTTTCGCCCGGACTAGCTGCACTCTGTTACTGCCTGTGTGTGCTGTGTCATTACACTGTAACTGCATGCTACACAGTCCTCCGCTGCGTATGCCCAGCGGGTTCGGCCCGAACATGTTCGCCTCGAAAACAACGTCATTGAGAGACGGCCGGTTACCCGGCCCGCCCAGGTCCAGGTGCGCCGGGATTACCTGCGCAGTTCACCTTCACCTGCCATTACCTGCATACACTTGTTACTGCCTGTCAGCGCATGTGTTTACCTGACTCGTCAGGATACACAGTTTCTGTTTCGATCCGTCGGCCTGACTAATGACTATTCATCGCACGCCTCTTCCCGCCCATGCCCGCCTGTGCTCATAAACTTCGCTCCGGCGAGCATTTTGCTCGCATACTGACAACCCAGGGCTTTCTCCTCAATCCTGCAGCTAGCCCTCGCGCCACCATGCTTTCCTATATGTATGTCATGTGCACCTTCTTTCGCTGTACTTTCGCTTTTACAGTGACTACTCTCTTCGTGGCTTTTCTCTTAGCTCTCACCAACGAGTTCTGCCGCTGCTGCGGCTTCTCGCTCCGCCAGCGCACTCGCTACCTTGCCGTGCAGCGTTTGCTTCCTATGGCCGCAACGTACAGGCTGTGCAAACGCGTGTTTCGCGCCGTCTCTGTGCCTGTGCACGCTGTCCTCTCGTCCTTCTCTGCCGTGTCGGACGACAACCCTACGCCAAGCGCACAGCTGCATGCGAATGATCATGCAGCCTTTACGGGAGGTCCCAATCGCGCTGTTCGCACACGCTCGCTTTCACTTTCGCGTGTTTTACCCAGAGGCGCATGCCATCACCCTGTTCATACGCACACCTCATACACGACACATACATCTGCGGACTCTTCTTCCTCCTCCTCCTCGCCATCATCTACTTTCCATTCCGTCCTCCTGCATCATGCTACCGCCGCCGCCCAGGGCAGCCGCCTCTCCCGCCCTCCGCGTCCGCCTCGGCACCACGACAACGACAACGCGCTCAATGGCACGGGCGCACGCCGCAAACCCGCTTCGCGCCACCGTTCCGACTATCATGATTCCTCTCCCCGCCCTGCCCGCTCAGCCCCTAAGGCGTTATAAGGTCTGCGTGTTGGCGCCGCACATTCATCCGACACCTTTATACGAACAAACTCGTCAGCATGGACACCGTGTTGTGGATAATGGACTTTACTAGTCGCTTTTTTCAGATTGCTCTTTGCGTTGTGTTTCTCCTAGGACTTTTGATGGCCTTCCTTCTGTTTCTGTCGACCAAGTGCTGTATTTGGTTGCCTCTCCGCCGTCACCGCAACCGCAAGTCGCTGTGGCCGCGTCGCCTGCAGAGATTGACAGCTAAGAATCCCTGTTCGAGCGACGGCAACGCCGCTGTTGTTGCTCAGGCCGCCTCGGGTGTCTCCGCTATGTCGTCTGCATCATCACCTCCGTCGCCTCCCTCATCGCCTGCCGTTCAGTGTGATGATACCCAGCAACCAGCGACACGCGTCTGTCACGTCAATCGACAGTGCACGGATCTCGCCACGCTGCTAAAGAGACATAGCAAGGAGGCCACCAAGAAGCCCTCTCTTTCCAAACGCTTATTGAGCTTTCGTTGTCGCAAACAGTCATCGGGCGTCAAGACGCCGGGCGCGGGCGCCAATAATAACAACTGTTGCCAACAGAAGGGAGGAACCGAAGGTAGCCAGGTCCTAGCTCTCAGTACTGCTAGGCCCCCTCTACCCCCGCGTCCTCCTCGTCCTCCGCCACCGCGCCGCATTCCCCCGCGTCGCACGGCTACGACGACGTCGAGCAGCCCGTAACGTTTGTGGTGTTGCTCGTGTTGTTTCCCGTCGCGCACGTGCTGTTGGCGGCCAACACGTGCTGCATGTGAAGCAGGACCGTCGCCGTCAAACCCAGTACGCCCGCCAACACCACGCTCACCCCCATCATCTCCCAAAATAATAAACATCTGGTGCGACAATTCATGGTGTGGATCGTTACTTGGCCAGCAGCCACCACATGAGGGCTATGAGTAGACTCACAAGCCCGACGGCTACTGCAACGCCTATTGCGGTTCGCACAGCCACGGCGGTGCGATCGTCTGTTTTCATGCTGTATTCGCGGTTTCGAACTATATTCGCCTCGGAAGCCCCTGCGGAAACCAAGGTGGCGACGGTTTAGCTACCGAAGTATCAAACAGGCCATCTGGGACGGACATGTGTGAAAGTGGTGTCGGTCTCTGTGTTTCGTCATGTGCGTGAGGGTTGTGTGGGATAAATATGATCGGGGAACGGTTCTGCGAGCCTACACGACTCCGATATGCGCTGTTGATCGCCGGTTCGTAGGCTGTATGGCCCGCGCGTGAATATTACTTCTGCGAACCCAGTCAGAACAACTGTACGGATACAGATGAGCCTTAATACCGTGGACATTGTGACTATCTCCATAATGGCCGTCACTTTACTGTGCCTGTTTGGGGTTTGCATATGGGGCATCGTGAAGAAGAAACCCGTGGTTCAACCTTCGCCGCAACAGACAACACAGAACTCGATAGGATTCTTGCAGCTTTTATAATAAAAGTATTTATTGATTTTAACAGTTACAGTTTCCGTCTGTTATTTTAAATCATGGGCTGGGTACTTACTTGAAGGTCAAGAGCACGGCCATGATGCAGCCGGTGTCTCCCAAACATGCGCATGCCTTAATACTGCTCATGATGTGGCCCTCCGGTACCTCTGGAGAAGCGTTACGCTGTGCTTCGAAAGATTATACCAGTAATACAGATAGAAAGTATCAGCTTCCTATAAACATGACCAAGGTTGTTAGTGGTCCAACAAAAAACGAAACGCTGTCAGGTCCATACACGGTAACGTGTCTATTTGTCTCGGGAGAATGTACTAGGGGCATTTATTTTACAGCATGTGATCAAAACTCTACCACACAAGTTTACATGTATAAAAACCATGCACCAATATCTCCAAAAGACGGATCTAAAACTTCTGCAAGTAGTGCTACAGATGGCTTTACAATGCGATGGCCTATATCTCCCTATGTACCTGGGACATATGACTGTTTCTCGTATGACAACGTTACTAACATCATGAACATTACTCAAAGAATCCAGGTAACTCCCATGGGTATTACCTATGCTTCTAAACATTCCACTAACCATAGTGTATACAATGTGTCCTGCAGCTTCAACAGCACCTTCCCGGGAACGGTCACGTTGATTGTTCAGGGTGCTGTGAACGCCACGGTAATTCATAATGAGACTGTCAAACTCTGTGGACAGGACTTATACTGGAACTATCTAGTATTGACATCTGGAGGTACGCCTACATTTCAATGTACTAACAAGGCTACCAATTGTTTATTATCTGGTTACTCCCGCTTGTGGAGTAATACTACTAGTACACCAGGTCCACCCATTCCGATTCTCTATAACTGTAGTACCTATTATCATCCATGGTGGACCACGACGACGCGCCCCGCTACACCAACATCGTTATCAACAACACAACCCACATCGTTACCGACATCAGCGTCCACATCGTTTACATACAATGTTTCGCTCGTCGTCTATGAAGCTCAATACGCTTCCCGAGAACTGCATGGTCTTTGGATACTTGTAGTGTTGATCATATGCGCCGCTGTAGCTTGCTGGCTCCGGCTGCCGCAAGCCGTTGTGCAGATGTTTAGGAAGTGCGTTGCGTCACTGCAACGGAAACACAATGTTTATACAAATGTGTAAAAAAAGTTAGAATTATCTGTACATCTATGTTAACGGAAGAACCTGACATGTTGCATATACAAAGATTTCCTATGCATGTAAATAAATAAGGTTGTGACATGATTTATGGCTTTAATTTGTATAACCATGAGATCTATTTTTAAATTTGTAAATCTCGTGTGTGTGTGTGTGTGTGTGTGTGTGTGTGTGTGTGTGTATGGGGACGAATACAAGACAATGGTGTGAGTACGTGATATACTGAACGTATAAACAACTTCCTGTTACAACACATAATAGAAACAGATGAGATGGTAGTAATACGTTGTATTAACATAAACTATGACACACATTTGTATATACGTGATATACATATTCATCTTACAAGTGATGAAAGAGTGCGTGATGTTGAGTATGAATATATATCTTTAGTACATTTTCAGTATGATACCCATATTACATAAACATAAATGCTAGAACAGAAAGCGAAGTGAATGTGTTGTTATTATGTTTCATAATAACTCATAACTGTTTTTGTATTTTCCACTTGAATAAGTACTATTGCAGCAGGTTAGTATTACATAGTGTTTGTTACTTTTGGTACATTACTAAGTAAAGGCACTTTCATTTTTTAGACGTATGAGCAACTACTAGAAATTGCAAACTACTGATTCGTTTAAGTACGTGTTTTATTTTTGTATCTTTCAGAATGCGTATATCTGCAGTATAACTTATTTAGACATTCATAATTTTTAACTTACTTTTAGAAGCACCCTCCATTTAGTGTTATAAACACTACACAATATTTTGACTCCAGCAGCTTCTCTCTAGAGATTTGACATGGATCGGTACGACATCCAGAATATACAAAACTATCCTAATTCTTAGAGTATGTATTCAGTTTTATTATGCATTAGCAAATATTTATTTGCATGTATTATATTATCTAACTCATGTATGTTATTAGAACCCACAAGGCTTCAAGTTTTTAAATAACTTTCAACCTGAAGAACATCCAAGTGGAAATCTGAAGCACGTAGCAATGACGCATTTTATTGTACCAACGACCTATAAAGGTGTTCCAGACGGAGTCATGATCACTTAGGTGTAACGGCTGTGAAACTACAAGACACGTACGTCGAAACATCAAGACGGCGTGTGAATAAAATTCCAATATGCATTTCAGAATAAGCTACCTTATAAAGGATCGTACTATCTACATTTTCATCGCTATACTTTCTCGTTATGCCGCTGCAAACAATACATCAACAGTAGCAACTACTACTAATGCAACATCTACATTGATAAGCACATCACCTATATCCACTACCAATTTGAGTGTAACATCTACAATAACCAGTACAGCGCTATCCACTTCAGAAACTACCACAAACGTATCAACACCCACTCAAACTCAGAATACAGTAACATCATCCGGTACTGTAAATACATCTAGTACGAATACCTCAATTACAACAAATATATCTACTTCATCTGCAGCTACCGTTACATCTTCAAATAGTAGCGAAATATCTAATACAAGTGGAAACACAACCATTACCACATCAAGTTCAGCTATTACTACACCAACGAGTACACATAACATTAGCGTCACTTCAATCAACAGTACTGTAAATACTACCACAACTCGTACATCCACCGCTGCCGTTCTCGGATACACATTAATAAAAGTTAATGCAACTGTGGGAGAAACTGTAAACCTAACGGCTACTAATTTTTCCCTTACTACTCATCATCATACATATTGGGTTTTAATGCATAACAAGACTGGAAAACCAACTGAACATGAACTTTGTAGAACTTCAGGTTCTCATCAAACAAAACATCATTACGGCACCCTTTGCTATAATTGTAGTAAGTCCACCTTAATGTTATACAATGTTACACATAATGATAGCCGAAGATATGTTCTAAAGACACAAGACAACAGTCCAAAACCAGAGGCCTTTGATCTTACAGTTACATCTGGAAACGGCACTATCTATCCCAACAGTACACCTGACTTTTGTACGTTTGTTAGTTCTGCACCACCAACATCTAGCACTACCGTTAATGTGTACCTTCAAGATGTTGCAGCCCCAGCTACGCATGCCGTTTGGGCCTTGGCACTAGTTATTACCGTTGTCATGGCATTAATGTTTGGACAGGGAAGAATGAGACGAATGAGGTACTACCGACAGCGCCATTCGGACGACAGAGAAGAGCTAATTGTTAAATATCGTCCGGAGAGAAGAAGATTGACAACTGGTTACGAGCAAATGTATATTTCATCATAGTTCGTCCGAACCCACAGAACCAGAAAAGTGAGTTACCGCCGAAATATAGGGATGACGACGAGCAGCTACTGCAACATGAACGCTACATCGCCGAGTAACACCAATTCTGCTGGGAGTGTTTTAGACATGTGGCCTCTTGGCGTGCTGGTATGTGGAGCCGGCGGAATGACATCGCTAGTGGGCCTCATCTACCTGATTTACGACTGGCCGTTCACCTGCAGACTGTGTTACGAGGTGTGCTGTGACTGCGGGCCATGGTGCAGGTGCCGACACGACTGCAGCCACTGTTGTCAAAAAGATCGTTACGAAGTACGGCGGCGATCGCATTGGAGCCGAAGACACCAAGAAGATGAAGCGAACCAGAGAGTGGAGTGGGAGGTGGTAAACACCTGGGACCCGAGTGCTAACAACAATCAGGATGATAAGACTGAAGTGCAGGTCGCTCCACCAAGGCCTACTGTGTTGTGCGGTCCTGTCTGTGCAACTACCGAAAAGGTGTTTGTAGAAACCGAACTGACTAGCAGTGCTGTGTATACGCCTCAAGTTCATAAGTATCGTGCGGTGTTAGTTTCGGAACTGTAATCAGATGGTGATGTTTAAAACAGTTGGTGTAACTCGCTCTATGTTTTGCTTTAATCACTTGCACTTTATCCCAATTCCATGAGGCTGCGCCATTTCACATGACTCTTAGTAATAAAAAGGCCGCTTGGCATTTGCTTTTCCAGTGATCCGTGTCTGTGGCTTTCTTTTGGTGTCGGGGTGGTCGGTTCTTGGGATAAAGATGGATACTGCGACGATTGTTTTGCTTTCTATTGGAATACCAGCAGCCATAATCTTTGATATACTGATCATTCTCTACCGAGATCGTGTATGTCCCTACATTTGGAATTTCTTCGGTAGACTGTGTACGCGCTTTAACTGTCCAGTGAGAATGCTTGATGAGGAAACGAAGCGCGACGTGTCCGCCGGGGATGAGGACGAAAGCATGTGCGTTTGTTCTTTGTGGTGCGCTTCTCTATGGGCAGGTTTTTGTCAGTGCGTTTCCAGATGCGTAGCTTTTATTGGAAGATGTTGCTCGCAGATTTCAGTTAGAAACAAGCTAACTAAAGAAAATTTGGAATTCTACTTTCCATGCTGCTTTACTTGCTTCAACTGGCTCAGTGCCAAGCTGTATCCCACCGAGCCGCCTCAGAGCCGCCGAGGGCAACCCGAGAACAAGAAACAGACTGAGGTGGAGTTTGTGACCGTGGACCTAGAAGGTTTTGAGTGCGAACTGCCAACTCTAGACGAGCCTCCTCGTGCGCAAACACACATCGATGTCGCAGAGGCAAATAACGCCGAAACTCAGGCACTCATTCACAAACCTCCATCCAAACATGGCGTGAGTGAGGCGCCTGATACCGAAGAGGAAGCGGCGCGCACGCCCACGCCGGATTCTGTTCCAGATCCCGTTCCAGATCCCGATTCAGATCCCGAACCCTGTCCCGCTCCCGCACCGACCCCGGAACCCAATGCTGATATACCTGCGGCGGCTGGCGTAACGCCAGAAGTGGCGTTGCTCATTCAATCTACCGTCGAGGCCGCCGTGAAAGCCGCGCTTCTAAACGCACCGAAAAGCTAAGCATGACATGTGTCACAATTCATGATAATATGAACCAGTGCCAAGACACCGCTTGCTCCACTCTAGATCTGCAGCATCTAGAACCACATCCACGCAACGAGCACCGCTGCGCCATCGTGAGGATGTTATCGACGGTTTACAGAACCTTGAAGGGATGGATGCAAAGGTTTCTCAGCATATTTCGCCGCAAACGCAAGCAGAGCCAATGTACTCAAAACACTGCCACTATAGAATCCATGGTGAAAACCGCACTGAGCTACTCTACTTCCGTCTCGGGACACACTATGATTGACATGGAGGTGGACCTGTGTGCTTTCCTCACCGAAAACACATACACGTTGCAGTCGTGTACGTTTTCGGAGGAACTGACCACGCTGCTTGCGGAGAAGGTACAAAGCGTTCTCTTCAGTGTGCAGGCAATTAATCCGTACCAGTCTTCGGCAGAGGCTAAGGTGCTTATCAGCAACTGCCCCGCTGCCCTGGCCGAAATCATGGATGATGAAGGTTTTTCTGAAACCATGAATAGCAAGTTCCAGGCCGCCTTCGAGCACGTTTTGGAATGTGCGTAATGTCTCAGAAGGAAGACAGAGGGAGGTAGAGATGCATCACTGACATAGCCTAGACTGAATATACTATATATATCAAACTCCAATCAACATCCTCACGACAGCATCCACACTAACCACAGTCTGATTCATCAAGATGAGGTTGCTGGCGTCCGTTCGTGCAGCTTTCTGTAAGCTGAAGAAATGTTTGCGAGGCAGGCGCGGCCGCGGGCACGAATCGTGTCCCGCAAAACCCATAATGGTATCCAGAGCGGCGCAAACGGAGCTCACCTACTCAACTCCTGCTGCGAGACACACGCACATCGAAGTACGTGTAGATGTGTCCCGCATACCATCCGAGAAAGCCGGTGCGGTGGATTTGCAGCAGCTTAAGGACCGACTCACATCTTTGATTGACGCGGGACTCAGAAACGCTTTGGACGGCGTCATGCTTAGCGGAATTCTGAAAACGGCCATCTATGTGGAAGTCATATGTTTCAGCTACCCGATTATTATGACAGGTGTCATAGATACCGATAACTTTTCCAGTAACATGGCCAACAGATTTCAGAGAATAACGAACGATGCTGTGCACATTGCATACAACGGTTTGCCGCGGCACGCAAGGGGAACACCGAACAAGTTTCAGAAGGGCATGATTGAAATGTACTGTGCAAGCCGCCCATGTCAAATCCACAGCAAGCGGTGTCATTCTACATAAAAGCATGTTGAGACAAAGCTACGTGCCAGAAGGCTCCGTGCCAACATCGCTCCGCTCAAGAACTGCACTGAAGACAACTAACCAACATCACAACCCGCGAATATGCTGACTAACCAAGAGGATAAGATCATTGTGGGACTCGTTGTCTCTATAGCAATTGTTGCCATCCTTCTTTTTCTGTATCTTCTCATCTTCCATGTGAGACGCGTGGGCAGTGTGTGTAAAGACTTTTTTACATGCTACTGTTTCCGATCACTCGTTACCAGAATCCGAGGTGAAAAGTTTGACAGCGAGTACCGAAACGTGTACCTGCGTGAGAACCTGAAGCGATTCGCCCAGGATTACAAGCGAGTGCTCATCATGTGCCCACCGACGGCGGGTAAGAAAATTCCCACAAACGGAGTGAGCATAGAGATGGATGAAGCAGTGAATACGCAAAGTGAAAAGATTGTCACCGCTGCTTTGCCTGCAATACCCACTAGCCGTTCTCTCAGCCATTCCGACACCGAGACGGAAAGGATCTACAAGAACTGTGAAAAGGTTAACCTGATGATGGAAGGCGAGTATGCTGTTATTACTGAGGTTCCCAACAATACCACTCCCGACCCTCCCTCCTCAAGTCCGTATGCTACTATCTTTGCTACGGATATGATGCAAATCCCCAATGTGACACCGGAGATGGCTGCCGTCATCGAAACCGCTGTGCGCAGCACCCTGCAGATGTTGATGAAGATGCAACCGCAGGTGCCCTCTGAAAAATAGGAGAAGTGCATATGGACTTGCGCATGTTCGCGCATCACAAGTGTAATCTCCAGTCATGTTTCAGCGCATCAGCAGCACAATGACCTTGCACATTTTGCACATCTACAAAAAGAAGCTCCTGCGGTGCGCTTGTCAAAGGGCTGGATGCCAGAGGGCCAGGTGCCAGAGTGAAAGGTACGCGCGGGACTCGGTGCGACGCCGGACGAGTCGAACGAACCAGGTGAGCTCCGATCCGCCGTTTACCATCCACAGCGGAGATGGAAATGATTGTGGTCATCCTGTGTGCCATGGGCGTCGGCATCATGGGTACTGGATTATTGATTCTAACCTTGGTGTATCCGCTGCACATGATGGCTGTCTGCCAAGGTGTGTTCACATGTCCGTGGCTCGGCATCCTTCTGGGCGGTTGCCGAAAAAGCTGCCGTTCAAAAAATTCCGATCCCGATTTGGAGGTCGGCCTGCTGAAAAGCTACCTGAAGGGTGAAGAGATCAGACGCCAGGCAGAGGGTGTGTTGATGGAAATTGACTATCTCAAAGAGCTGAAAACAAAAAAGCCCCGCATCAGCAAGCCCCCCAGATCCAGGTCAGCAGATGGAACACAGGAGCCCATGTCCTCCATTCAGGAGGAACAAACCGATGCGCTTGACGAGGATGTGTTCGAAGTGTCGTCAGATGCGGCACCCATCCTGGGCTCTGAGACTCCCGTCGCTATGCAAACCGTGGTTAGCACACAGCCCGTCAGCGACAGCAGCCATCAATGACGCATGGACTGACGCGAGCAAGAATGGCAGATAAAAAACACCGTCGGCTTTACCTGGACGGCTCGCAGCAGCTGCTTTTGTGCTTGACTGACTGGCTAACTGATTGCTTGTCAGCGTTCTCGCCGCCGTCATGAGTTCTGAGGACACAGAGTTGTACGCTCTGCTCGCTGTTATCGTGATATGCACTATCCTCACCATATTGGGGATCGTGTACATCTGCTACTATCCGAGGGAAGCCAAGGCTGCCATCATGGACATGCTCACCTGTGCATGTGTCGTGAGTTGTTACCGCTACGGCTGCAATTGCCAAAAGTTCAGAACCCTTACATCTCTGAACAGCGGGGAATTGTTCACGATAGGCGGATGGATTACAGACCGATTCAGACGGTGGTGGAACGGGAATGCTTCACCGATTGACCCTGTGCAATACTACTCTCCGCCCCGCGAAGGAGATAACAGCGAGGGGTTAGTACCTGAAGTACAGAATGTGCAGCCCGTGGACACGGTGGTGACCATTGAAGGAAACCAACCCGTAACTCGAGTTGTCAGCGAGCAACCACTGCTTACCCAGGCCGCCGCGCCACAGACACCCGCGCAGACTCACGAGGAGATACAAGAATGCTTGGAAGCTGCCATCTCATCTGCAACATTAGAATGAGCGTAAACAAAAATTAACTGTTAAAAGACCTCTTCCCTATCACCATGGACCCGATAATACAGGCACAGCTGTTGACTGCCATCTTTGTGGTTCTTCTCATCTTTAACGTCTTGGCCAGTATATACCTGTGCTACTATCCGCGACACGCCTGTGCAACCCTGCAATACGTGTTCACTTGCTCCTGTTTTCTGAGCTGGTACCGATACGGCTGCAACTGTAAGGACTTTCGCAGCCTGAGGGTTTTGGAGAATGACGAGCCGGAGACGGCACTGGAGATCATAGTAAGAACATGTGAGGAGTGGTGGTATGGACCAAAGGGCCCGCCTGACCCCGTGCAGTATTACTCGCCACCGACTTCCGAATCCCATGAACAGCAACTTCATGAACAGCAACCCCATGAACTGCCCCGTGTGGAAATCACCAGTAACAGCAGCGGTGATCGTGCCGCAGAGACTGTGGTGGACATTGAGAACCATACGCATATGGTGTAGAGAGACTGGGTGATCCATCGATCGGTTGGGTTGATTGATGTTGGTGGTGGCTGTTGATACACATGATGATGATAGAGCGGACGTGGGACGGGCCGGTGTGACGCAGCTTGTGAAGCCAGTAAATAAATTCTATATCTAACTAGCTTGTGCACTGTCGTTGTCTGATGGACTCTTAGTTTCTTGCGCCATGGAAATTCCAATCGTGGTAGCTACTATTCTGTCTTTTCTTATTCTTATGCTCATCATTATTTCTATCTGTTGCACTAAGCCTTGGAAACGGCTGCGATACTTCACCCTGCCGGCTATAGTGTATCGCAAAAGGCAGGCGGACGAGTCCTCTCTGACCTGGGACCCCACGAGCGGCGATACTATGATGATCCTGAGTTCCAGGACCGCTCAACCGATCTCGTCATAAAGGCCGCGCTCACATTCGGCGGTGAGCACGAGCCACGGCCGTGGGATTGTTGTTGGTCGCTGCACGTCGAAACTGCCGGTATCATGTCGTATACCGTACGGTTTCGAAAAGGCTTCGGCTGGGGGAGCGAGGATGCCGAAACCGTGCAGCTTTTGGCGGAGGGGCAGGAAGGTGCAGACTCCGCGGACGCAGAATCGGCTTCAAAACGAACTATTCATGACGGGCCGCTCCGAGTCAAAGCCTGCACGCCGGTATCGGCGCCGCGAGCCGCTATGTGGGTGAGACGCGCTATGGTGGCGATAACCATTGTAATGGTGAGCCTGACGCCGAGGGTGAGGGGAGGCAGCATAGACCACACCATGTGGGACGAGTGCTACGAGCACAATTCGCCGGCACCTCTGATTATGCCGATCGGGTCCCAGGTGACCGTGCCCTGTTCCTTTCTGCCTCACTCTTGGCCGATGGTGTCTATCCGCGCGCGGTTCTGTCAATCAGAATATGGTGGTTATGAGCTGAAGATCAATGCCACTAACGGGACGGTCGTGGACGATGATTTGACTCACCGCCTGATTAATGCCAGCTGGAAGTTTCACGATTTGGCCATATCTCATTATGTTACCCTGACTATGAACATTAGTGATAACACTACTGGCATGTTTGATTGTGTGCTTCGCAATGCCACTCACGGTTTTCTCACGACTAGGTTCACTATAGTAACGCAGATAGAGACTCTGCACCGACCCGGTGATCCAGACTGCGCGCCTAAATTGGGATTTCATGCCGATGGTAAAAAGATCTGGAGCGCAGAGTACAATGAGTGGCAGCGTCACCAGTGCGGAACCTTTTACGGTTTCGACAGACTATACTATTATTTGGCAGCTAATAATCAGTCCAACACCAAACCGCCTTGCCCTCCGTCCGAGCCCGATCGATGTTGGCCCGTGCTGCAACAGTATGTTTTGGATGGTAACTGTTTCCGTAGCCAGAACTTTCGTCGGGAACCCCCGCTGCCCACAGAAAAAACTCCTGTCCCTATTTTTGTTATAGACTGGCAATGGGTTTCTCTGGGGTTGACTATGATGGTGATTGGCGGAGTGTGCCTGGGGCTGGTGCTAGTTGTTCGGTGTGCGTGCGGTGAGATGTGCAGGAACCGAGAACGCTTCCAGAAAAAGATGAACGCCTATCGACCTATGTCTACGCATTTCATGCGCCCGCCTGGCTATGATGAGTTGTACTCGGTCGCGGATGATGAGGATGAGAGTGACAGTGGGTACTTTGAGAAGGAAGACCGCAGCGAGCCGTACAACGACTTGGTGGATGAGAATGTGTACGATGAAGTTGCCGTGCCGCCTCTGTATAGCAAAATAAAGAGACGCTTGTAGTGAATACATGACGTGATCTGATCTCTGGGTGTTTATCGCGTGTTGCGTGTGCATGTGCGCCGAGTGGGGTCAAAACCAAGATGGCGGCACGGGCTTGTGTATTTACGTGACGGTGTTCGGATGGCAAACCGCTGGCCCGTGATCACCGTGGGGTCAGTCGGGGGCACGGAAGGGTGACGCGACTTGCGAGACACCATGAGCCACCCCGGAGGGACATGCTGCTACTGTCGGTCATCTGGGCCGCTGTCCTGGCAAGTCGGTCCGCCGCACCCGCGTGTAAGCAAGATGAGTACGCGGTGGGCTCGGAGTGCTGCCCAAAGTGCGGCAAAGGATATAGGGTAAAGACGAACTGCAGCGAAACCACCGGGACGGTGTGCGAGCCGTGCCCGGCTGGGTCCTACAACGACAAGCGCGAAACCATCTGTACCCAATGTGACACTTGCAATAGCTCCTCGATAGCGGTGAATAGATGCAACACCACCCACAACGTGCGCTGCCGGCTAGCCAACTCCTCCACTGCTTCTGCGCACGTGGACTCGGGCCAACACCAGCAGGCCGGCAACCACTCCGTGCTCCCGGAGGATGATGCAGCCCGAGACTGGTGGTTCTTGCTGATATTCATAATCTTTCTATTTTCTATAATCCTCCTGGCGCTAGGCTGCCGACTGATCTTAGTGAACACTACATATGGCAAGATGCTCACGGCCTACATGTACGAAAAGATTGCCTAACCGCCTCCTCGCCCAGAGTTCTCCGTTTTCACCGACTCCCTTCCAAAGCACTGATATGCAGAAAGCCAAGAAACCGACGACTGTCCATTTTGATTTTGTTCATACTCCTCTTTCATTGTATACAAAAAGAAATAAGAGATATCTCAGATAGATGTGTATATATAAATGCAGGATGACATTGCATAACCACAATGCACAATAAAAAAGTCTCAGTCACGATGTTGTGAGTCTCATGTGTCTTTATTTTATCGTGGCGTACCTACCTGCGCGACCCTTCTGAGCAGCACTTTTGTATAGGACTCGCAGAACATGTGACGCCGCGTCAGCCGAATCCGCGGAAAGGGTGACGGAGTATTTCCGTCTAACACGCTTTATAAGTTGGTCAGAATCTGTGGAAAGTCCCCCTCGAACATCCATATGGTCTTTTATCAGTACCACAACGCCGTGCAGCTGCTGTCCGCTCGATCTCGCGACGGACCTGGACGATGGGAGCGCCTGACGCATCACGCCTCCTGCGCCGACGACCATGGGGCCTGCACAGTACTGATGGCTACCTCACAGAAACGCTCCCTCGTCCTTCGGAGGCACAGCGCCATAACCGCAGTGACCCTGCGGCTGATCCCCTCTAAGATCCTGAAAAAACTTGAAGAGTCGGACTGGATACCGGGTGCCTGGATTGCTTCGGAAACTTTTCCTACCTCTGATGTCGTTAGCGGACTCTAGGGCGAGTAGGATGCGTGCTGGAAAGCGTGGTCGTGTTCCATCCAGCGTGCTGCAAAGGTTCGGGTTCAGGAAACAATTACCATCATGTCGGATCATCCAGAAAGCGTGTCATCAACATCATCCATCAACATCACCGCGGCGGCTGCGCGGACCAGTGTGCATCTTACGTTTATTTATTTGATCGCCATGCGGTCGTTAGTATTGTTGTGTGTTGTAATTATGTTCCTTTGTGGTACGGTACAAGGCACCGCCAGAGAGAAGGAATGCCCATGCAAAGGTAAAACGAAGCTAGGATTTATTCCTCCAAAATCAGACTGTCTCTGGCTTCACCAGTACGGCTCACCCTGTGGTAACGAGGCAATAGCACATTTCCCGCAGACGGTCATGAACAAAAATGGGAAACCACAATTACCCCTGTGCTTGGACTTTCAAATTGTAAATAGCACCATTCCAAATGGTAACGGAATCTACTGTGTAAAGAAGACTGTTAATGGAACTCGTGAATATGTACGCAATTGTAACCAATGTAATAAATTCGACTTACATTTGCGAATGGATAAGATCTGGCATGCTAACTCGCTATGGTGGTTAGATTGGAAATAGAGAAAGTTTGTGAATATGGGCACCATCATGTTTATCCCAGTAGATTCCCCAATGAATAAACATTCCTCGTTCACCAATACGTGATGCGTGTTTGTGTGGCATATGTATTACTGTGTCTTTCTGTTCACGGTTTGGTTGCGGAACAGCGTTGTCAGTGTATTGGGAAAAAATACAACAGAATTCCACACAAGACACTATGCCTATCAATTGAACATGCGGGTCCTAGGTGCGAAGTAACCGAAGCTATTGCTTCTTTTAATCCTATACATAACAGGCCACCGATATGTTTAAATTATGAAAAACTTCGGAATAGATTTCCAGCGACTCCGGGTACGTGGTGTCGTGTAGGCAAAAGTCTCATAAAAGTAAACGATAAGAACTGTGAAATCTGCAACCGTTTTGTAACCCTAGAGTAGTGTGAATTACTACCATTACTCTATGACCACAGTATCCACCATGTTCATCGGCGGCAGACTTCCTGCGGGTGCACATCGCACGGTTTTGATTTTGATAGAAGATACATCGCATCGAAACAAACATGAATCGCGCGATATTCAACCCGCGAGTGTTAGGAGTGGCCCTGCTCCTGATGACTTTGATTGCTTACCACCAGACCGCAGCTGCGGAATTGCGTTGTCAGTGTCTACAAGTGACGCAAGGAATTAATCCGAAGAATATTCAAAGCATGACCATTACAAAACCAAACGGCGGTTGTGATCGCAGAGAAATTATTGCCACTCTAAAAAACGGACAGAAAGTTTGTTTGAATCCAGAGGCGCCGATGATGAAAAAATTACTATCCAAATTTCCCGGAGAAACATACGCATCGTTTTGGCAACATTTTATGACATTGTTTACAGATTAGATGTGGAAACTGTATAACAAGTATGGATACTAAGAAGATTAGTCTCAATCAAGTTAAACACCAGACGAACCTTTCGAATAGGTTTATTACACTAAACTATGCATCTAGTAAACAAATTCGAAATGCAGTTTAACAAACTTGCATGTAATATATTTGTAGTTACAATGGTATTTATGCTTATATTATCCGGTACGGTTTTTGCAAACCATCCACGCTGTCTCTGCCCGCACACCATGAGAGGCATTAATGCGTCAGATATTCAGGTAGTGAAAATTAAATTACCAAGCAGCGAATGCCACAAAACCGAAATTATGTAAGTAACGGAACATCATCTTTAACAACAGTTATGGAGAATATACAAAGACTAAATATACAATTATATTTACAGAGTTCAACGGAAAAACGGCTTTGAAGTATGTCTGGATCCAAAATCTGCGCTTGGTAAAAAGTTGATGGAAAAATACCTAAAACGTTACGAACAATAAATTAATTTCTCGTTGTAACTAAATTAGTTGTATTGTCTTTCTTCTACTTATAGTAATGCGCGTACTCTCAAACGAAATGAATACTTTTCGTGTTCCTGTTGCTGCAATGCTACTCATATGCCTTATACTATCAGGATTTTCAGGTTCACAATGTTCGGAACTACGTTGCAGTTGCGTTAACTATTATTCTGGTATACCGTGGACAGCGACCTGTGTTTATGTTAAACCAAAAAGTATTGAATGTAATAAGTATGAACTGATAGTATATAATGGATCGCCAAATAAAACCTGTGTACGTGTCCGTAACCAATCGGTGTTCGATCGAATTACAAAACAAAAATGGTTCAAAGTAACAAAGGGAGCAAAACATCAACTAAGTTTGACGCCACAACGTGCTTCGTGTGCTGTATCAAAATAATGCATGTACCGTTGCAAAATGTAAGAGACAGTATGTTTTCTACGGTAAGATATCATATTTGGCAGTACATGCATCACAATGCAGTGTTTCGGTTTACAAACATGCCACCTTAACATTACGTTCGCTATAATTTTGCTAAGCACACTAATAGTCGGTAACGGTACTAAAACAGAATTCTGTGAATGTGCTAACGTCACATTGTTTACATCTATCCCCAATGGCACCCTTTATCTACAACCACTACCTCCTAACGAAAATTGCACCAAACAAGAAGTGATTGCTGTGCTCCCAAACAACACTCGAACCTGCTTGAATCCTCATGCTCTGGCAGTTAGAGTTTTCTTCAACAGACTTTTCTTACGAATCAGTAAGAACGAAGAAGGGCTCTATGAAGTAGTTGACACTCAGCTTGAACTACCTGCCTGGAACATAACCAGAAAATACTATAAGCGGTATTTACAAAAGAAGGTTAATTCCGAAAACGCAAAAATACTAAGCCGCATGATACTATGAAGACCGCTATGCTTTATTTTCTTTGTTTACTTTCCATGTCTCACGCCTCGGACGTCTGTCAAGCTGGCTCGTCAGACTCCTCGTCCGTGACATCATGCACTACTTCTATAAACTCAGGCGGCTGTCTGGCATATGTAGTCTTCTGCCTCATTGTCATTTGGCTGTTTCTCACCTACTGCTTGGTACTCTAGCTTCAGAAAAATGACCCACAACAGCATCTTTCTCGGCTGCCTTATCATCGCACTTTTACTGCATGGTTTTCCAACATCAACCATCGCTAAAGACATGGCAGGCCACGTACACATCCACATGCTTAACGCACCTGAAGACGCCGCTTCTACGTCCGGGCCAGTTATCCAACTAGCCAACGGCTTCATTACCTGCAGGAAATTTACAGAGCTCGGTTGGGCACTGTGTACCAGCTGGGATGATATGGAGTGTTTTCCATTTTGGCGAAGAACCTTTTCGGAAACTAAAAATCTCACTGTGATGTCAGACGATCCATACTATGCCGGCGTTGTATTGACAGTACGGACGCTTATTGGTGAATCCCTGGAGCTTACATCTTACCTCGGGGTCAGGCATTCGATCGCCAATGTGGGCTACTATGTAATGTATCTGTCATATGCCGATGAGCTCCCGGCAAAATTCACCCATAAAGATGTAGACTATGTGAGATTTGCCATATACCTTCACACTGAGATTGACGCGCAGCAAACTCCTGAAAACGACTTCATCTTTACGTTTGCCACACCCGGGACATTTGAAACCACAGACCTCATGAGCAGTTTTGTGATTGGGACCGATGATGGACAGAATGGCACCTTGAATTTCACCACTCTCGGCGGAGGAAAACACCGCTACAACAACGTGGAGCTCAGCTCAGAAATGAAGGGCAACTGTGTCCATCACTCGGCTATTATCCGGAACGTTGCCAGCCCGCGATCTTGGGTGTCGTTTGACTTCTCCCTATATTGGCGACGTACCAAAATTGCATATAGTTACGTGCAGTATTATTTCCCGAAACCACTCCATTCACCTGAACCCAAAGGTCCTGCCTGGCAGACAATCTACCATTGCTTCAGCCTCCTGACGCAGCTTCGCTACGAGACAGTAGCGATCACCGTGGTGCTCATTTTCCTTATAGGTGCACTTCTAAAACGCAACCGTGACACTCATTAATACCGACGCGGGTTCGCAGTACCACCACGTGATTGTGTGTTTATAAACTACCTCGGGGGAGCTCTATGACCAACATGACTGCTAACAATACCACGACTGCCAACAGCACCGCTACGGTGACGACAACCGCCGCCACCACCTCAAATACCACGAGCGTGAGCACCACCGTTCTTACTGCGACAACCACCGCCGAACCAGGAAGTGTATTAACAGAACTCTTGGGTATCATCATCTACTGTGCTTCTACCGTCGCCCTCCTCTGTCTATTACTAGTTTTAGTGGCCGCGCTCTACAGTACTTGTCATACTCGCAAGAAGGTTAAAACCAAATACTCAGAACAGGAGGCCGCCAAACTAATCAAGAGCAACCGGCGAAGCTCGCCCAGTAGCAAAAAGAGTCGACCCAACAAGAGTGATTACCAACAGCTGTGGCAATCACAGTCGGAAACTGATTCCACCAGCGACGATGACGCGGATAATAACGTCTTGTACTTTGACGAAAAAGGGAACCTCACATCCTTCGTCAATCCTCAATACGGACATCGCTCGTCTATGATGATCGAGTCCCAGGCCGATGACGACGAGAACATCCACTATTACATGTCCATCTACAATGAACTCGCTGCCGAAGCCATGGCCGATCCATCCGAATCGTGGGAAATGCCTAAGGTGTTGCAAGTCAGCACCCGAGAAGTGACGTTGAAGGAGCCCGAATATGACAATTAGCTATAAATAACGTGCTGTCAATAAAGAGTTTTTAGAACACAACATGGGTGCATGTCGTGTGTTTATCACTGTCACCGTGTGTGTGTTGTTTTGCGCGTTCACTGTTCAGGGGTCAATCTGTACTAAAGAATTTGGGAATTGGAATCCGAACTACAGGCCGGACGGTTATTGGGATATTTGCTCACGACAGATTGATGCGACACTCCGAAATCAGTTGTTAGAAAAAATAATTAATGCGTCAGTCTCGTATCATTACGCTACCAGTCATAATCATGACGACGTTAGTTTACTAAAACGGTAAGTTACCCATTGCTCGTTAAACATAACAGCGGTGCTCACAACAGCTGTGCTTTACTAATTGTGTGTATATATATTCTAGCATCAACGTCACAGAAGTGGCACTTGTAGTGAACAGCGTTCAGGTGAGACCTGGCGAGATTGATGAATGCCTGTACCGTCAGCAACCTGAAGAAGAAATAAAAAACACAAAGCAACCCCAGCTCACTCGTAGGATTGGATTAATCAAAGATTATATTTCAGCAAAGAAGCTCATCACATTTGCCGCTAGCGGATCTCACACATCCCAATCTAGAATACTGACTATTGCTATTCGCCTGCCGTTAATTAGAAAGGGATGAAAAACTATAGGCAACAACTCTATACCTTCGTCTTGCTGATGCTATTGCGTTACGGCTTCAGTGATACTTCTATCAATGATACTTCTATCAAGGACCTTAAACTCGGCGACTTTTGTCCCATGTATCCATCTCCTCGACAAAATTTTGCTTTGTTCACATCTTATACAACTCATCAAACGGGACCGGAATGTGGCAACACCAGCCTTTACATTTTTCATAATAAGTATAATCAATACCTTATTGAAAGACCATCAGCGTGGTCAAACAGACTGGCGTTCTACCTCAGGTGAGTTTTGTATGATGACGTGTAATATTCATAATACAGGTTATACCAATGCTTTTGGTAAATATATATTTTTATAAATCATTATAGTGCACAACACTCGTCCGTGTTCCAAAAGATTTCGAAAATGGCTACATCGCCTGCTACATCTATGAATATTACGGAAGAAGAAAAGAAAACTTTCGCTGCGCATATGATACCCATGCGTAGTACAACTCTTCGTTACATAGTTAAGGACGGCGTTGACGTGGAACACTGTCAGATGCGTGTCATCACTTGGGCCAAGACAGAAGCTAATTTCATCTCTTTCAAAGTTAAAATAGAACTTTCAAACGCTTACAGAAGACCTAGTAGCATTTGTACCAGGCCTAATATATTTGTCCCTGAACCTGATAAAATCAGCCCGACGGTAAAAACACCAACAGTAACAACTCCCAAGCGAACGGCGAGATCAACGGTGAAAGCAACACCAAAACCAGCTACAGCCAAACCAGCTCCTGCAAAGCCAGCTCCCGCAAAGCCAGCGGCACCGAAGCCAGCAACAGCAGCAACGCCGGTGGCAGCTAAACCAGCAACAACAAAGCCAGCTACGAAACCAGTAGCCGCAAAACCTGTAGCGGTAAAGCCAGCAGCAGCAAAACCACAATCGGTTGCAAAGTCACAAAGTGTATCCAAAGGTCAGGGGAAGCAACAGACGCAGAAGACAAAATCTAAAAAACCAGTATCTACGCCAATTAAGTATAAGCAATATTTTCAATCCAACGGAAAACGAAGGTACCCGCTAGCATCACGATATAGTTCCGCCTGGCTGTTTAGGCACCATCCTCCCGGCTAATATGTTTATATGCTATATCGTTTGCATCTTACTGCTTCTGCCGGCGAATCTTCTTGCAAAATCCTGCTGCTCATTAATCAATATAAACTACACACCACAGGACTGCTATGACTTCAAAATCTGCAACAACCGTACAGTATCGTACGTATCCTTTTCACATTTAGTAACATGTATAACATTAAAAAAATAAATGATACCATTGTACTATATTAATGCGTTTTTATTTACAGGCTTACTTGCCGTATTGGACAAATATGCTATCCACCAAATTCAACTACAAATATGCAGCAAAGTGTAATTATGACATTGGCAAACAATTTAACCAGACACCGGCTTTATAATAATAAGCCAAGCTGTAATCATAGCCCGTAAGTAAAAGTTAAATCGCTTATATAACGTTTTTGATATTCACAGGAAAGTATTTTTTATGTTATTTTTTTTCTTACATTTATATAGGGTTTATGTACATTCCGACGGATCGCTCCGATGTGCTAATGTGCATAACAGTACTGAACATGTGTTGGGTCTAGCACGTAAAATTGACTATACATGGATTGATAATACCCGACTAAGAAGACCCTTTATGGACTTCAATTGGTTCCTTAAGAAGCTCCTAGAATATGGAAAAAATGATACTTATCATAACGGATTTTTGCGAACTGTGATCGCAGTGAATGGCACTCATTCACCCTATGATGATGTGTCCAACACAACTCAACTACCTCAGGTCAATGTGACTGGTGCTACCTCTGCTTCATATACTATGCCACCGACCCCTGTCGCAGCTACTATTGACTCGGACTCTTATCCTTATGAGGAGGATATTGATGGACTACTAGGCACTATTCACATGGTTGAATATAGAAATCATACTCGTAAACTTATTGTTTGTGGGCCATATATAGGCTGAATAAAGTGTATAAAACCAGTATATTTTTCGTGTGTTTTTGTCGGAAAATTGGCATGAAAGACAGGCAAAAATTGACCTGAGAGTTGGGTGAAATTGCTCTGAGAAACGTGTAAAATTGGTTTGAAAACTCGGGTAAAATTGGTTTGAGAGACGGGCAAAATTGGCTTGAAAACTCGGGTAAAATTGGCTTGAGAGACGGGCAAAATTGGCTTGAGAGACGGGCAAAATTGGCTTGAGAGACGGGCAAAATTGGCTTGAGAGACGGGCAAAATTGGCTTGAGAGACGGGCAAAATTGGCTTGAAAAGTCGGGTAAAATTGGTTTGAGAGACGGGCAAAATTGGCTTGAGAGACGGGCAAAATTGGCTTGAAAAGTTGGGCAAAATTGGCTTGAAAAGTTGGGTAAAATTGGTCGGAGAGACAGGCAAAATTGGCTGGAACGTGATGTGATTTTGGACGTTCAGCGGGTCAAAAAAGTATAAAAAATTGGGTCTAGAGAAGGCACAAAAGACGCATTTTCAATATCTGAAAACTTGGCATCTTGCCAGACTTTTCAAAAATATACCCCCCGGGTTATGTGAAAAACCATCGATCGGAGGACCTCCAAATGTCGCGCAACGTGTTCCCCAAGTGTCGGGGAATCCGAAAAAAGCAAAATCCCGATTTTGGCACTGTGCCAAGTGAAATCGAAACTTGGCAATCTGCCAAAAATTCTTGGCACGGTGCCAAATCAAAATGTCCGACCTGGCACGGTGCCAAGAATTTTTGGCTCGGTGCCAATTGCAAATGGCGGTCTTGGCGGTGTGCCAGGGTCGCCATATTGTTTTGGCCGGTGTCCAGATCGGCCATATTGAATTGGCATGATTCCATGAACGCCATTTTGTTTTGGAACTATTCCAATTCAATATGGCGTCCATGGACCTATGCCAATTCAATATGGATGCCCGGGCACCCAGCCAAAACAATATGGCTGACCTGGGCATGAAGCCAATTCAAAATGGAGGATCTGGCACCCAGCCAATTCAATATGGCGGACTTGGCACTGAGCCAAAAAAACTTGGCACGGTGCCAATTGAGGGGTGGTCGACTTGGCACGGTGCCAAGTTTGGGGTGGGGACTTGGCACGGTGCCAAGTCCGCCATATTGAATTGGCATATGGCCAATGTTATTGATCCATATAGGCAATATCCAATATGGCTAATAGCCAGGTTCAATATAATGGCCATAAGCCAATATGGCCATTGGCCAATATGGCAATGGGCCAGTATTGATTATAGCCAATATATAGGCAATAATCCATATTGGCATATGTCCATATTGGCCTATAGCCATATTGGCTTATGGCCATTGCCAATACCATATATGGGCTTTCCTATATACGTCATATGGACCGCCCATTGACGTAATATGGCCACTCCTCCATTGACGTCAATGGGAGGGATTAATATACGTCATTAATACCGCCCATTGACGTATATAGGACCACCCCATTGACGTCAATAGGCCCACCTCCCATTGACGTCAATGGGGTGGCCCATTGCCCATTCCCACGCCCCCTATTGACGTCAATGACGGTAAATGGCCCACTTGGCAGTACATCAATACCTATTAATAGTAACTTGGCAAGTAAATGGGTACTTGGCAGTACACCAAGGTACATTGGCAGTACTCCCATTGACGTCAATGGCGGTAAATGGCCCGCGATGGCTGCCAAGTACCTGCCCATTGACGTCAATGGGGCGGTCCTATGACGTTAATGGGCGGTAGGCGTGCCCAATGGGCGGTCTATATAAGCAATGCACGTTTAGGGAACCGCCATTCTGCCTGGGGACGTCGGAGGAGCACCATAGAAGGTACCGGGACCGATCCAGCCTCCATAGCCGGGAAGGGTGCATTGGAACGCGGATACACCGTGCCAAGTAATGTAAGTAAATGGGGCCTATAGAATCTATAGGCTATATATGACGTAATGGCGCCATTACGTCATATGGCAATAAGCCAACGCCATATATGGCCTATAGGCGTCTATATAAAGGGGGTGGAGCCTATATAATGCATGCTATATATGGGAGGAGGGTCCTATAGCCCAACCCCCATAAGGGGCGGTGCTATTGATTAATGGGAACGCCCCTATTGGTGACGGTGCTTGCTATTGGCCCTGCCCCCTTATTGGTGACGGTGCTTATCTATTTCTTGGCCCTATGCCATATGGTGACGGTGCTATTGGCCCTATGCCCGCTATGGCCCTATGCCAATTGATGACGCTGTGCATGGCCCCTTGCCAAGTGGTGACGCTATTCCTGGCCCTATGCCAAATGGTGACGGTGTTCTTTGGCACGCTTCCAGATATTGGATCTAAGCCAACTGGCTGTCCGCCAGATTTGAACTTTTGGCTCCATGCCAAATTGCTAATAAAGGCATACAACACCTTATTTTGTCTGCAGGTCTTTATTTTAACACTGTTTAAGCACATAAATCCACTGTAGAAGCACTTATAAAGGTGGTGTCCGTATGTAGACGGCTGGGGCCCTCTTCCAGCTCGTTCTCTTCATCCACCTGTGGGCTCCAGAAGGTTGAGCTCAGGTTAAGTCCAATCAACAGTATCACAAGCACCACCATGCCACTGGCGGCCAGCACCGTGGGTAGTATCACCGATGATGATGATGATCCAGATTCAGCCTTGTATTGGGCAGCCAATACAACAGCAGCAACAGCAGACCCAGGTTGAGCAGTAATCAGCTTTGTATCAGAGGAGGTAAGGGGTTCAGTCCCACTCCCCTTTGTTGTTGATGATAATGAAGAAGTCCCGGTGGGGGAGGCTGATGATGATAGTATAAATGTAGCTTGGGCCACCAGGTAGAGGCAAATGCAGTAGATATTTAGTCTCTTTCTCATATTCCAATAGACACCTGTAACCATGGATTCCAGGAAGAGAAAGCCTGAGGATGAGACCCATACTGAGGAAGGTGGTGATCCAGAGGAGGGGACTTCTGGAGGACCTTCTACTGGGCCTTCTCCACCAAAACATCCTAAGTAAGTATATGTTAAACACTTGGATTTATATGCACATACATACAATAAAGTTTTTATATATGAACCCAAGTCTCATGTCCATTTATTTTGATGTGTCAATAGGAAGGACATGGCCCTGCAGCAAGCTGTTGACCTGCTGGAGAAGATGCTGGCCCAAGAGGAAGGAAAGCTGACTGACATCAACCTGGGGGACCCTCTCTTTACACCAGTGAGTGGTGACACAATAAAGTCCATTGAAGACATCATCAATGAGGGGGAAGATACAATTACACTTCATCAGACAATTGGTAAGTATATAGTCTGTGTCCTGTGTCTTTATTTTGTCTTGCACCACATGCACATTACATATACTTACCACCATCTTATCTTTTCACAGTGGATCAAATTAAGATCAGAGTTCAAAGAAACAGACAACATGCCACTGACATCATCAGAAAACAACTCTCTGACATTAAAAAAGTGTTTAATGAAGCATTTGATAAGCTAGAACAGGGTGTCCAAGGCGGTTGGTTGCTTCTGGAAAAACTTAAAGGTCCCTTCCAGGGCATGAAGTGCTTTTTTGAGCTTGCTAATGAGCAGTTCAATGACACTCCTATGACTCCTGATACCATTGATAAATTCATGCTGTGCCTCAAAGAACTAATTGAGTTTGCAGTGAGAACATCTCCTATGATAGAGAGAATTGTTAAGGAGAAGCTTGACATCAGGAGATCTGACCTCAAGTACAGGGCCATATATACATGTCAGAAAGGCATCGTAAGGATTATGCAGGGCCTTGGTGGTCCTAAGACCATTGTCAGTGAGGAGCAAGCAAGACTTTATCTCTCTCATATAGCTAACTATGATGATCTGGACCAGGCAAATGAGGATGGCATAAAACTAATTAAACACTTGGATGATGAGCAGAAAGATGTCATTTTCCACAAGAATAACTTTGACGAGCTGCTCACTAGTATGGCCAAGTCCATGTATAATGAAGGCACTCAGAAAATTGATGAGTGCATGCTTGAGCTGCACACTCCCATTAACATGATATCAGATGCCCTTAAGACACTGGTAACTTTCATTCTTGTTGAAACTGCCCATGCTATCTATACTGATCCTACCAAGGGCAATGATGATATTGTGCGTTCCCTGAAACCTAAAATCAGGGTTGTGATGAATGAGTATTATGCCACCCTGAGAGTGAGCTCAGATCAGATGAAGTTTTACAGCCTTGGTGAGCTCAGAGAGATTGTTAATGATAAGCTAAATGAGGAGAGATTCCCAGTTGTCTCTGGTGTTCCCACAGAGAATGTGCCTGGTGCTGACATTCCACTGGGCTCTGTGGTAATTCAGTCTGACACAGAGGATGAGGAAGAACAGGACACTGAGACAGGAGATGAGGGAGCAGAGACTCAGGCTGAGGAGACAGATGAAGGGACAGATGAGACAGATATTGAGGGCACTGAGAGTGAGACTCAGATAGGGTCTGAGGCACAGCCTGAGGCAGCAGAGAGTGAGACTCAGGTAGAGCAGACTGAGGAAGAGACTGCAGTTGAGACTTCTCAGGAGACTGAGGAGGGAGAGGAGTCAGAAGTGGAAATGACTGTCATTAAGTATGCCAAGCCTCATGTTAAGGAAGAGGAAGGTGCTGGACCCTCTTCTAAGAGCAAGCACCATATGCAGACCAGAAGCAAGACTGACAAGTAAAGAGTTAAAAACTCTGCACAGTTATATGGGCTGGTCCCTATAACTGCATTTATGCCTGATATTGTACTCTGATATTGTAAGTCCCCAGGTAGTCAGGCCCCCAATGATGTACTAACTGTACTGTAACCCCCTGGCATATAACTGGATTGACTGACTGTACTAATTGTATTATTGAAACCATGTTATACTCTATGTTATACTTTATATTATACTCTATGTTATACAATATATACTCCAGATATAACACTATATACTTGGTGTATGCCTCATTATTGTGGGAACCAAGTGTGGGAACTTAGGTGGGAGGCCCCAGTAAGAGAAGAACCCAAGTTGGGAAGATGTTGTGGTGTACTTGTGTTGTGGATCAATAAATGTGTCCCTGTTTACAAAACCACTAAGTGTGTCCTGTGTATTCTTTAACTTAGGTACACCACCTCCAACACCTCTTGACATCCTGGCCCAAGCTGTCAGTCAAGCAGGGATTGACTCTAGCTCAGCAGGAATGACTGCCCCCACCCCATCAAGTTTGATCACCACCACTGCTCCCACCACCACTGCCATCAAAGTTACTGGTATGGAAATCACTACCAGTTTTCAGGGCACCCCCAAACCCAAGTCCAAGCCCAAGCCCAAGATCCCAGCACCACCCTCAGCAGCAGCAGCCCCAGCCCCAGCACCATCTTCCTCCACCACCACCAGCAGCAGCACCACCACCAGTAGCACCAAGCCAGCTGTTTGCAAACCCACTGACAGTATGAGTCAGCGAAAGAAATCACGTAAGACCCAACACCCCATGAAGGTCATTATTAAACCACCCTCACCTCCCACGTGCATGCTGAAGCCATCAGAGATTAAGCAGGAGGGTGAGTCTTTCATCAGGTACAAGGGCCAAGACATCCAACCCACCTCTGGATGTATTGTGATCTCAGACAGTGAAGAGGAAGAAGACACTTTGGCTGAGGTGTCTGCACGTGCCACAAGTGCACAGCAAGGTGTACAACTGAAAATAACCACTAAGATGTCCGGGGCATCTGGTCAAATACCTATGGAGAGTTCCTCTTCCTCAAGCAGTGACTCTGAGTGCTGTGATGAGTGTGCAGGTGACCACTTCTCCTCTGCCAGTACCATCACATCCCCAGTGTCCCCCATCCACACACCTCCACCAGCCCCTGTGTTGCCCAGCACCTCCAAGGGCAAGACCCCCAAGGCCCCCAGAACCAAGAGCACCAAGAGGCTCACCCCCCTGGACTGTGAGAGGGTGAGAAGTGCTATGAAGGAGAAAGCTGGAACTGTATTCAAGAACCCCACCGTGGAGACCAAGCGTGGGAGAGTAAGGGCTGATGAAGTGTCCCGTATGTTCAGAGCGACCACCAGGTCACTGGAGTACAAGAACCTCCCCTTCCTGACTACTAATGTGCATCAGTTGATGGCTGAAGCTGTGAATGTATGCAAGACCATGCAAGTGAACCACAGGGGTATCCTGGTGACCTACACCCGAACCCATGAGGTGAAGGAAGCAGTGGATGTGGGTAGAGTGAAACTTGGGAAGATCCCCAACCTGAGCATCTCTACCCCCTTCCTGGTGGAACACACCATGCCTAACGTGTATCCTGCAGAAGTGGTCCGCAAGACTGCAGAAGCCTGTGCCAGTGGAATCAAGCAGGCCTGGGATCTGAAAGCCGTGCAGCCACACGATATGTGCCCTCGGTCTTCAGACTACCGCAACATGATTGTTCACGCAGCCACCCCCGTGGACTTCTTGGGATGTCTGCAAGTCTTGGTGCCCCTTGTGCAGAGATTCCCCAAGCAGGTGGCCATCAGGATCTTCACTAATGAAAACTCCAATTCCTTCATGCTGCCCATTTATGATCAGGCAGCTAAGATGTATGCAGTGGGCCAGTTCGAGGAAACCAAGGATGAAGACTTGGCCAACCTGAGCATGGCTATTGAGAGAGCCATCGAGGACATGAACCAGGAATCCCAGTGAAGTGCACAGTGGACTTAACATTGCACTGAACAGTTAATAAACAGTGGACTGTGACTAATGGACTTGGAGGGGGTGCCCCTGACCTTGTACATATATGATAGCCTACCCTGCAGTGTTACATTACATATCCATATCAGTATTCTCCATATCATATCATCTCATTAGCATTACCTAATCAGTGTTCAGATACAGATGTATATAAATAAGATTGTATGCAATAAAATTGTACTCATTTGTATACCTGTGTCCTGGTGTGATCATCATGATGCTAGGTTTAGCTATTGTTCTTTTAACAAGTGTGGTGGTCAGTGTCTGTGGTGTGCAGACCCCAGACATGTGTTGGGATAGGAACCACATCAAAGTCAAATGTTTATTGAGGCAACTTGATACCAGACTTTATTGGTTTATGAATGACACCAAGAGGGTATGGGCTTTTGATTATGCTAGTCAGACGCCACTATCAGTACCATACCGAGTGGAGGTCCGTGGGTCCCTGTGGTCTTCAGAGTCTGCTGTGATCCTGAGGATGCCCCCTTATCCCATGACAACTGTAGGTCTGTTGCTGAAGATAGATGAGGACCGTGAAGGTGTATTGTGTGCTGGGGTTGTACCCAAGAAGAGATACCTGAATCCCTGCGGGTGGGATTCAGACCTGTCCCTGTGGTACTGTGTGTGCGTGCTGCTGACAGTGGGTGTAATGATTGCAGGCATCTTGAAGTTAGACTATGATACCACACGTCACTTGACTGACTATAAATCATGGCTGTCAAGACGCACACGGTACTTTGGACCAGCGGTGAAGAGGTGGTAAGATGTTACGTTTTTACCACGCTGTTTATCTGGGTATAGTGTGCATGGTGATTATTATGACGGTGGTATACAGCCTTCCCTTTTATGCAGGTGATCCTCTCGCCCCCCACGTGAAGGTGGCTTATATTTATTATAATGCTAGTAACTTAACTATTTATTGTAATACATCAGGCAGACATTCTAGATTTCTAGCGGGTGGTATTATGATAACCACCAAATACAACACTACGTTTCTCAAAGGTGGGTATCATGGGTATGATAGACACCCCAGACCCCTTTATTTAAAATTTGTAAAGGTGTTGGATACTGCACCCTACGGATTCTATCTGAATAGTACAGTAACTTGTTGGGGGTCCAATGGTACTTATGGGGTCCGCTCTTTTATGGTTACAAAAATTACTAATACCTCTGATAAGGATGCAATAGTATTGGTTAACGATACAGACTTGGTAGAAACTCCAGATGCAGCTCTGAACTGGTGGCCTCGAAGTCAGCAGAATCGAATTGTGATGATTGTTCTGTTAGCGCAACTAGTATTCGTAGTCTTTATTATTAACGCATGCCTTATATGGAGCTGTAAGTTTAAGCGTCACAACTGACGTGGTGGATGTACATATAGAGCTGTCAAAGTCTATTGTCAGACAACAATGCTTGGCACCGGGCACGTTCTGGCCCTCGCGGCCGCCGTGCTCATCACTCAGCAAGTGATCGGTGGAACCAGTACCACAACAGCTGCGAATACCACATCTGCTACAACAACTGCTCCATCTACTTCGACTGTGACCAGTTCACCTACGTCGGTTACTACGTCGGTAGCTAGTTCTAGTGCAACAGCATCATCGGTGACCAGTTCCAGTGCAGCAGCGAGTACCACATCGGGTACGGTCACATCCACCAGCAAGAGTTCGACTGACAGCAGTACCCAGACCAACAGCAGCAACACAACAGCTCTAGTGACGACAGAGTCAGCAACAACCTCCAGCAATGCCTCCAATAATTCTACTGAGAATAGCACCGACACTACCACTGCTGACACCACCGCTGACACCACCAGCGACACCAGCACCACAACTAAAAAACCTCAAGTACCTGATATCTATGTTACATGTGAAAGTGCCTACAGCTACAACTACCTAGTACTGCAGACTACATGTCAAATTCACAACATGTCACATGCTCAGAACGTATCACGAGACCTGATATCTATAGAGTGCTTTGAACAAGTTGGATGCGATGGCAACCTTACCAGCATTGGATCAGTCACCACCAGTAACACATGTAAGTAGAAACATCCTATATCCATTTATTATATGTATATTTGTAAGATGTGTGATTAATCAATTCATCGTTATTACAGCTCATGGAATGTTCTACAACATCAGCACGCAAACTTTTACCATGTACCGGCAGGCACCTAACGTGACCACACAGTACAGTTGCAAATTCATTGCAACAGGGCAAACTCTTAATAAGAGTTGGGAATTCCTGGTGCTGCCGATCAAAGCTGTATTCGCCTCTCCAACAAACGACAGCATGATCCAGCTCCGTGTACTTGTGAATGATCACCCATGTACAAATGAAACCGTGTATTCCAGCAGCAAAGCTTTTGTGTACTTTGGAAACACGAACCACTCTTCACACAAAGTCCAAAACATCACCAGACACAACCAGAGCTTGTGGGAGTACATCTTTCACTTTACCACTCATGATCTCCCCAACACGGCTCACATGAAAATTCTTTTGGGAGACCGCTACAGTGTATCTACGCACGTGTTCATCAAACGCGATCCAGATGATTGGCCAATCATCGGAACACTGGGCTACATCGTCTTGGCCTTCCTCCTCTTCATGCTATTTGCCCTTCTCTACATCACTTACGTTCTCATGCGCCAACGAAATCCATGGGCATACAAACGGCTGGACGAAGAAAAGCCCTACCCCGTGCCTTACTTTAAGCAGTGGTAATCCAGACTCAAAAGGCCGTCCGCGATGTTCTCCAACATTAACATCGTGTACACCTCCCAACGCGTCTCCAAGTCCCTCGCTCCTGCTAATAAGAGAAAGACACACCGAACCATTGTAGTGGTGCCACAGCAGCGCTTTCTGCGGATCCCTCCGGACAACCAAGACGTGAACCATGTTAGGATCATCCATCCCCCACCCTCGTACGATGCGCGCCAGCCACCAACACCACCTAAGCTCACAAAGAGTCTCTACCCGTACGGCACTTCGCTGATTCGTAGGTATGCCAGAGATGTAAAGCAGCGCAAGCGGCTCATCGTCTTTAACACGACTTCGCCCGCAGCCGAGGATAGTCACGCGTCCAGCGGGTCCGGCAAGAAGATGGATCAAGATGTCATAGACGACTTCTTGGCGGACACCTTTCAACGTGATGTGTCTGTGGCCAACAACAGTAGCAACGATGACATGTACATTGACGACCTGTCCCTGTCCTTGTCACCATCGTCTTCACCCGAGCCCTCCCCCTCCACATCTACCGCATCCAGTGAAACCACCTCCATACCGACCATAGACCTGATGAACCACCGCGTCCTGCTGGAGACCGATCGCGAAACCACCGACCTGAATACCACGCCTTACCTGCTACCCAACGATTACCGCTTTGCCCCCAGCTGTGTAATAAAGTACAGATATATTTTTGAGGAACTGTCTCGAGTCAGCCGTGTGTATGATTCCACCGCCATCCAAATCCAGGTCAGCGCCGCGTGCGGCAACGCCTTTCAGAACCTTAAGACCACGCTGTTGAAATTGCACAACATCACCGTCCTGTCCGGATCTCAGATCATTACACAAACAGTCCCGCACACCCCGCAGGCCGTGGCCGCCTTCAAGTATTGCCACAACAGCTCCGACAACGTGCTGGATACCGTACGATCGGTAATACCCAGAGCTGTGTCGTACCACGAAACCGGAGTACACCAGCTGTACGTGTCGGGCGCCACGAAAAAGGATCTAATTAATGCGGCGACGCTTTGCGCGGCGGTGGCCGAAAAGCAGCCAGACATATTTAATATCAACATCTGTGCCTTGTCATATCCGTCGATCGCGGCACCGCACCTGCCGTTGTACAATTATTTCACAGAGTTCCAGCCACAGGCATGCGATGGGTGGCAATGAGGTGGCTGCTGTTGATCGTCGCCACGAGCGCCAAGGCCAGCAGCACCACCGCAGGCAATACCAGCACACCCACCGCTTCCACCATCACCAGCACCGTAACAACCGCCTCTACTACCAATATGTCAACCCCCTCACCAGCTTCCAGCCCAGCTACCACGAATACCACTACATCGAGCCCATCAACCAAATCGTCCACTTCCAGCACCAACACAACAATAACAACCACTGGCACCGCATCAGCAACCACACCCAAGAGCAGCACATCGGTTACCTCAAGTCCCGCCAACAGTACCAGCACAAGTACCAAACCCTCTACGACCAATACTAGTAGTCCTATTACTACCAGCAGTCCCACTAGTAACACGTCTACCACTATTAGTAGCACATCTGCTGTTAATGGCACTAATTCCACAACTGAAACAAACACAACTAGTTTACCAGACACCACAACTGACATGAATGTAACTACCACAGAACCTTACAACTCCACTGGATATGAAAACGTTACAATTAACATTACCACCCCAAGTCCCTATGAACCTCTGCAGATTGTGGACTTGTGCAATGAGACTATTTCCATTGTATTCAAAGATCCCGGAGAGGAAGACGATATTACTGAGTCTAGTGAATATAGTGATGAAGAGCCGGTAGCATCATCGAATGAGGATGATAGTACATATTTTCCTCAATCACCGGGTTATACTCTGACATACGATACTGAAGACACCATTTACTTTCAGGCCACTTGCGACCGCAATGACACATACAATAATATAACCTCCTGTGACTATACTAACAAGTCAGTTAACTCCTGGTCAACAGTGACCAGCGTTTCATTCTTTCCTCCGACGTTGACTCCTTGTCATAAGCCGGTAGCCATCATCAAGATTGGTAACGACAGCTTGGTAGTTAGTGCATCGGCTACCTCCAACCTGGTAGACGCAATATATAAACTTTTAGGGTTACCAGACGTTAACTCGGACTTCCTAAATCAACTAGGGCGCTATCACCCGATAACCTTGCAAGGACAGATAGAGTATCGAGACTGGTATACTACTGAGTAACAGACAACCGATGTGGAGACTACTGGTGAGTGCTGCTGTTTTGGTCACGCTAGTGTTTGCCGAGACCTTACCCCAGAACCTCACTTGTCTTGAACTGACCCGTCGATGCTTTACCGGGGAAACGTTTTCACCCGAGGATGACAGTTGGGCCAAGCCTTTAATAAAAGTCAGTCATCCTGATGGCAACCTCTCGCAACTTCTTCGCTACACTCCCCTCACTAAACATGCTGCGTCCACAATACCCTTGGACGACACCTTCATGGACTTTGTGGCCCTGCTACACAATAACCCCGCTCAGCTGCGAACTCTGTTAACCCTTCTGAAATCTGATGGTGCACCGACTTGGATGAAGATTATGCAAGGCTACAGCGAGTGTGGAGACACCGGATCTATCTACACATGTGTAGATAACGTGTGCCGCGCATACGACCTTCGATATCTCACATATAGCAGCAGCATCTTTACCGAGAATGTACTCGGGTTTGACTTTGGTCACAAAGGACAATTTGCCGCTCTCGTTGTCGTGCGTCATGAAGACATAAAAATGCATCGCCCCGTCCGCATTCCCGTGGCCACTCGAGCGGATCGTAATGGACTTCAGCTGTTCTATGCTCTGTATAACCTCGTGAGAGAGCTTCTCGTACGTCACGACCTTGATACCGCCTTGATCGACCGCCTGGATAAATACTACCTTGATATCCCAGATGACTGGAAACAGCCGTTAACAAACAACCCCGCTTTGCTACATAATGGCCTTAAAGCAGTGGATGTTGGAAAACATTCCTGATAATAAAGCTTGTATGCTTAACCATGACGAACAGACTCGCCTCTTGTCTGTTAGTAAAGAATGGCTAGTCTTTCTGAATATACCATCCCATGACTTAGACTTGCTGCGAGAGACGGTGGATGCTGTCGCGCGCGCTCGTCAGAGCGACACTGTGTACCCGCCACCCGAACACGTGCACCGCTGGAGTTACTTGTGTGCGCCTGATAATGTGTACGTGGTGATTGTGGGTCAGGATCCCTACTGTGACGGGAGCGCTAGCGGTGTGGCGTTCGGCACCCTGCCCGGACAGGTCGCGCCGCCCTCGCTGCAGAATGTGTACCGCGAACTGTGTCGCACCGTGGCCGGCTTCCAAAGACCCATCGGCGGATGTATAGACGACTGGTGCCGCCGAGGCGTGCTGCTGCTCAACACAGTGTTCACGGTGGTTCGCGGCCAGCCAGGCTCGCACCGCCACTTAGGCTGGCAAGTGTTGAGCGAGCGAGTAATCTCCAGGCTGTCAGAGTGCCGTGAGCACTTAGTGTTCATGCTCTGGGGCGCTGAAGCCCAGACCCTAGAATGCCTGATCAATAAAAGCCGCCACCTCATCCTGAAAGCCTGGCACCCATCACCCAAGAACACCAAGTCTTTCCTCGGCAACGAACACTTTGTATTAGCTAACGAATATCTCCGTAAACATCACGAGAAAACAATTGACTGGCGTTTATAACCATATTCTTTATTACAAACAATAACTGTATAAAATACAATAATATACTTTATTATATACATATATACACGCATTCAGTGTGTTATTTCAATTTATGGTCATTTAAAAAGTCAGTCAAAAAAGGACGCGATGGAAGCAGCCGCTATAGCCGCCTCCTCAGCGGCATCAATAATTTCAAGTCCATCCTCTGCAAATGAGGGTGGCACGGTCCTCCTTCGGCTGGGGCCCGGCAAAATCTCGTCCTCAGAGTCATCATCCTGATTGCGGCGTCGCCTGCGACCCGAGGACGTGGAAGCCCCTCGTCGTCCGCCGCCTCCCCCACGAGAACCGTTGCGGGGCCGAGCCCCTCCTCGAGTCCGTCTGTTGGCAGCCGGCTGCTGAGGCTCTGGCGGAGGCTGAGGGGCAGCAGCAGGGTTTACCATATAAGGTCGAATCTCGCATACGGGTCGGGGAGCCTCAGACACAGGGACAGCTGTGGCGGCAGCGGCGGTAGAAGCAGTACTGGTGGCAGCAGGGCTGGCATGAGAGTCGCCGCACTCGGGCGTGCGTCTGGAGGGAGCAGGAGTATCAACCCGATCTCCCTTACCACACTCATTAATTAACCTGGTGAGCGATTGTATAATGTCCTCAAAATGGGGGCTGCGAGGATGATGAGGTGAGAGAGGCGCGGATGAGGCCTGCGAATTCGGAGGAGGAAGATGGCGGTTAGACAGTCCCGAAGAAGTAGAGGGCGTTACATGCTCATCATCACCACCATCATCGGTAGCACTAGTGGGCGCCCTGACCCCAGCATCAGCTCCCGCCTCGGTCCCGCTATTCCCACGTGCGGGAGAAGGCGCCCTGGAGCCAAGCTCCTCAGGGCGCTCCTCGGCGTCGCCAAACCCAGCTGTCTCATTTTGTAATAACGCACCGTCGCTACCGGGATGGTCCGTCAGTGGAGCGTGCGAAGAATAATTTAAGAAAGCAACAGGGTCAGATGCGGGGTTATGGTCCATAGGCATATGCCGCGGGGTATGTTCCGCCGCAGTCTTCGGCTCGTGGTGCGTCTTTGGCCTTTTGTCTAAAGGAGAGCCTAGACGAACACCGCACGAAAACGAAATTAATGATGTGACCCGCCTGTATAGTGCCACACACCCCCACTGCTATGAGATTCCGCACCGCCAGCACCATCCGCGGACGCGGAACGGCCCGACTTACCGTCCGTATCGGACCGGCGGTCTTTGGGCCGATTCAAGACGCGCGGATCACGATCTCCCCCAGACACCCGTATCTGTCCACTGCCATCCTGCATAGAGTTAGCCTGCTGCTGCTGTTGCTGATGTTGGTGCTTTTTGCGTTCATGCCGCTCGACACGGGCCCGTCTCTCCTCTAAAGCGGCCGCTGATGGAACAGAGGCAGAAACGGAGGATGAGGAAGATGGGATGCCGGAGGACAACGAAGCACCAGAGGATGATGCTTGTGCAACTGAGTCCGAAAATTTAGTATGATGTCTGATAAAAGTCACTTGGAGCGTGTCTCCTTCAGATATAACAGTTAACAACGAACTGTCACCATTTTTTCCTTGGCCTACCACAGATGACACGTTCTTGTTATTCACCACCATGCCACGCACAAACAAATTATCCAAATTGTCCTCCACAGTAACGTCCAAAGACATAAATCCCTGTTGCGGCTGTCCTTTAGGAGCATTTGAATCTCCGTTTTGCACCACGGTGCAACAAAGCCACCCTTTACCGAGCGTAGTCGTGGTGCCCTCACCATCCAGGCACCGGACGAGCATGGCACTCTCAAAAGAAAACTGCCGCACATCGAAACCCGTGTTCACAGACTGGTGAAGCACGCGAGCAACGCCCCTGAAAGTCCAATAAGTGCGCGTTGACGTGGTTTCTTCCATGGTTGCAGGCTATCCAGGGCCGCTCGGCAAGCAGTTATACGCGCGTAGGCAGCTTGAGAGAGCTGCCGCGAGTCGCTCTCGCTATTTATACAACATGATACACTCCCACCCCGTGACACTCATAAACAACGTCACGACGCAACGTGGTTAAACAGTACGTTTATTAGAGCTTAACTAGCGAAACGATCCGAGAATTGTAAACCGGAGAACGCTGCTTTTGGCTGCCTTGATTGACAGCTGGCTCAGAACTGCAGCAGGAACGTTTCCAAGTAGTTCAGCAAAAGGTCAGCCTCGGCCGCGGCTTTGGCCGTGCCCCTCCAGGGGTTGAGCTGCAAAACACGTTGAACGGCGTTTTAGGAAACCGGCAGAACAATGGTTTCTGCGTTTTAATCTACCTGGCAACCTTAACTGACCTTGTGTTCCACCTCCAAGAAGTACATCCAAGCTGGCGTTTTGCCAGTACATGCCAACGCGGGCTGCCAAGACAAAGACATGTGTAAACAACGTTTTCAAACCGACAAACAGCGTGTGGGACCTCTCCGGTTTGCAAACCGTAAGCAGCCCCCTACCACCACGCGACCACCCTAGGGTCGACTATCGTTGGCACGGTGCCAAGTCGCGATAGTGGCGATATGTGGCGATAGTCGCGACATGACGGTCATGTCGCGACATAACCGCGATATATTGCGATAACCCGCGATATGAGGCGATATGAAGCGATATTCGACGGAAGGAGGCCCTCCGGAGTGTTCTGGCGCGATATATCGCGACATACTGCGATAATCCGCGATATATCGCGATATAAGATGCGTCTCGACCGGGGAAGGCTGTGACTGACATCTGGTACCACGATATCGCTATTTACGTGTCATATCGCGGGGTTATCGAACCTGAAACACTTACACACTTTAACATGTGCTGATACAGCGCCTGCATGGATGAAGCAAACGCATGTAAGCCATTCAGAGTGCTATTATCGTAGTCTAAATGACTTGCTCGAGGCAGAACACCATCTAAATAATGTTCCATGAGTTCGTTAGTCACGCGACAGCCCATAGGACTCAGCATTTCCTGGAGCACGCGTTCATTGAACAGCGATGTGTAGTACACCGTGTCCTTCTTTTGCTGCAAAACAAGAATGAAGCAATATATCATCATGTGACAGACTGTGACTCCTACGATTCGGACTGACATCTGAGAACTACGTTGCCTAACATACCAAACCTTCTCTAATGGAAGCGTAGATCGCCCGCAACTCCTTGAAGATTCCTGCCAAGTTACCGTGAACGGGATCACAGGCCGGTGGTACTTCTTTGTGTTCATGGACTGAGAACACGACCACCGCCATCATGAGTAGTGTTCCGATAGCGCCGGCGACGACGATGCCGAAAGACCTTCTCCTCCGCATTGTGACCGCCGATTCGTCGTCCTCGTCTCCTTCTCCGGGCTAAACAACAGCACCGGCTGCCGCTGCAACACAGAATGAGACGCCACAGGTAAGGTGGTCCCTTTTTTCCTTTCCTATTTGTTTGCTTTTCCTCGATCCTTGAAGATTTGTAGTCTGTAGCCCAAAAAATAATCAACAATCTGACAGGTCATTGTCACCACTAATAGTAAATAACGATGATAAATGGCAAACGCAAAAAACAAATCTCCTTGCCTTGTCTCCCGGGCCGGGTGGGCAAAATCACGGTCAAACATCTAATTGAAACAACTGTGTGTGCAAAAGGAAATAACAATAGCAACTCGATCTACACCACGGACAAGCTTACGACATACTCTCGAGAAACATCGTAGTCCATTGTATAAGAGACAAACAAAATAAAAAAGAATCTGGTATCTACTGCCTACTTTCACAGATGTAATTGCAAAAATAGTGGAAACATGATTTCGAAGACACTTGTTTTTTTCACGAACTGGATGTTTCTTCGAAGTGTAAATGAGTAGCACCTTCAGAGATTCATTTAGCTTCTACACCCCGTAAAGTTGCACTAAATAAAGCTCTACAGAAGAAGGTTCGAGCCGCTCTCGAGATAACAAACGAACGTCATAAACTTCACATAAGTTTGTATAGAAACTTACACGAACCCTCACTTTGCTAAAAGAAAAAAAAATAACGATATTCGAAATCCTACATCAAGGACCCTACATCATCGCAGGAAGATCAAATTCGATACGCGAACACGGATGTACACGAACCAAAAAGCCACAGACTCCCTGTTTTTGCTGGGGAACTTGAACAAAAAAAAAAAACAAACGCAATCTATCTGTAAGACGATAATAGTTACGGAGAAGCAATTCTGTTAGCAGCATAAGAGAATAATACCTAATACACATTTAAGTTCTCCTAACCAACAGATATTATTGTTACGGTTACCACACCCTACGTCGTGGTATCACACTCACTAAAAAGATGCAACCCCCCCTGAACAATCAAGCCAGACTTGTAACGATAACTATTAAGAAAAAAAAAAACAAACACTTAACTCAAGAAACAAGTACGCATGTGTAGGGGGTAGAAGAAGGCTAACCTTGCAAAAACAAAAAACTCAGCCTGCCACCTCCCCTCACCAACAGGATATCTAATCAAGCATCAAAACGAACAACAACTACAGGGTCCCCCGGCCGAACTCCCCGGTGAGCGCTGGTTCGCGATCGAGGAGTCTGGCCGTGCTGCTGGGCATCTCAACCCACAACAAGAACCAATGCACAGAGTTTGCAACCGCTACGCTTTTTATGCGCCTCGCGGCCGGTCCGCGATGAACTTACTTCTCTCTTGTTTTCGTTTTCCATCCCAGTAACCGCCAAGCGATAGACAAGCCTGCGTGATATAACCATCATCATAGCTATATATTTGTTGTTATGTATGTATAGCCGTATAGTTGTTTAACGATAAGCTAATCTTTCTTTTGTTGTTTGCGTGTTATAAAGTTTTACCTTTTTTTGTTGATATTCTCATAGTGACCATAGGACAATAAGGTATAGTGACAATTTTAGAGTTAACAGCTAAGCTATCATTTAGGTATATGAATAGAGTTTAAGTTCTTGTGTCTCCGCTCCCTAGGAAATCATTAGTGACAACCGTAGTGATAAAAGAGCCATAGCGATAAACACCCTGCTCCCCAATTCCTATAGGGCTACTCCATAGTGCACATACCATAGTGATAAATAAACGTCTAATCTCTCAGCTAATCACAACGAAAAATGGATGGATAGCTGTAAGTCTCACCTAGCTGTGTACATTCATCTGTATCATCTAGTCAACACAACCATGAATGATTTAACAATGTATATCGACTATCATCATCACAAACGTTTAGGCCGCAGCCCTGAATGATGAGTTCATTTTTTGGCCGCCGTTACTCAAGTCCTTCTTGGCCGTCTCAAGATATATATAATTTCCTGATGGTCTGTCTGGTCAGGGTGATTAAGCTGTTTCTTGTCTCTTGTTGCTACTTTTTTCATATATCATTATTGTTATATTATACAAGTAATCACGTAGTATATAGTCACAATAAGGTACAAATTATAGAGTCGTCTCAGTTAAGTTTCCTTTTCTCTCTTTTTGTATTGTAACCATAAGCCCATTTAAAGTAAGTTGCGCCATCCCCATCGAGGGAGATGTCTTTGTCATGCAAGCCAAGCTCATGTGAGTTCTCTGTGTCATCTAGCCCAGAGTTGCTTGCGCCTTGCAGGCGGGTAATAATCCTCACGTATACGGAAAAAAAGAAAAACAAAACATAGCAGATAAGTTAGTTACTTGAGAACGAACAATATTGTACTTTAGGATTCGTACAAAAAAAGAACTGTAGGTGTTGGTCAGCAGTGACCAAAGGATCATCGTAAGTTAGACCATAATGTTGATTTTTTTCTCTTGGAGATAAAAAAAGACACCATAGGATTCTGAATTTACCATGATATATAGCTCTTAAGAAAAATTGCTCTTAGGAGAAAAACTTTTTTTGCTAGGCCCCTTTATCCTTAATCATGAAGTTCAAAAGCTTCCATAACAAACGATAATAACCCGTATCAAAAGCTGGATATCCATGTCAATTGGTCTATATGATTAGCAGACCGCACGCTATATACACGAATCGCTTCAGAAGAGGCGCCGCTGCTGGCGCGCCGCCGCAAAAATAAAAAACCTCAGGCCACGAACGATCTGAACGAGCTTTCTAGACTCGCTTCGTCTCTGCCTATCGGATAGTTTCAGTTGCATAAAAGACAAAGGATGCACGCCAAACGCTACGCTTCCTAACTGTGATTTATTGCGTTAAAGAAAAACACCTCATACTTCTCTCCTCTCATTTATGAAACATTTTTTTTCTGTTAAGGAAATACTTATGAATGTATCACCACATCCGTTAACAGCTCAGCTCTTAAGAGAGCATCTCATTCTTTGAAAAAAAAAAACACAAAAACAATAAAATTAGTACAAAGGTCTCTCCCTGTTCTGCTACGTGAGAAAGATCACATAGCCGTTGGCAAGTTTTCAATACATGTTTTATTATCCTCTCTCTCTTCCACACGGGATCACAGATCTTTATTACCAGTGCATACTGAAATAACTATTATGGAGCAGAATGAGACCCATCGGAGCCACCCTCCGGGCTTTTGCCTCTTCCACTAAACAACCAATGCAAGCCAGACAGGGTGGCTCCCTCTCCGCGTCTCTTTTTTTTTCTTTTTTCTTGTCTCCCTGCCCATTCTCTAGAAAATCAACATGGTCCGTCGGTCCTTCAGCGCGCGGCAGATGTACGGCGTGATGGTCGTGTTCTTCTCGTACGGCAGGCGCAGCGGGTTCACGTTCATCACCAGATACTCCGGATCCGTCACCCGAGACATGGCCACGTAGATGTGGCTCATCTTCAGGTTTTTGGGATGATCGCCAAAATCCACCGCCACCTTCTCCAGGGAAAGTCCCTGACTCTTGGCGATGGTCATCGCCGTGCGGGACGTGATGCCGTAGTCCACCGTGGTACACACATGCAAACTCTTACCTTGTGTGGACTCCACGAACCGGGACACGTTAACATCCAATACAAACAGAAAACCTAACGCATCCTTGAGCACCAGCCGCGACAGTCCCCGCTGTGCCACCTCTTGGTGAATGCGGTGACCGCCGGGCAAGCTCAAAATGTTATCGGTCGTGTAACCCTCGAGCGTATACGTCTGCGCCGGGGACACGTGTGACAACATACCTACGAAAGAGCCCGTCTGTGAGACGATCTGACAATTGGACTTAACCACCACGTTTCTGCGATTGTAAGTGACCATCGGCAAGGCGGCGAACCGGCCTCCGGTGGCACGTTGCAAAATGTGATACCGCTTCAGAAAGATGTCGCGAAAGGTCGTGTAAATCTGCACCGTCTCTTCGAACGACAAGAGACTGATAGACGGAGGCTTGACATACTTGCCAAAGAATGGATCCTCGTACAGACTAGTCTGCGCCAAGAGATCGGAATCGGACACCTCCTCGTTCATACAAGGAATATCGTAAGTATCCTCATCTATCCCTAGTATCATTGTTTTATCATCGTCCCCACCGCCCCCGCTTACCGCTATCCGTGTTTGGGTATGCGTTCCCGACGATACGCCCGCCTCACTGACACCTTTCTCATCCACACAGAGAGAAGAAATGACCGGTAAGTCGATCCGACCCAATTCTCGTAATACCTCCTCGTTCGTGTACGGTGAGGAGTAGAAGAGATACATGGCAGAAAAGAGCAGGCCTGAGACCAGCGAGTACGCGTACCCGGCCTGCTCGCAAGGCGTTCGCTCGATAAAGGTGTCTTTCTGCAAAATTTCTACAAAACGTTCGAAAGTGCCGTGGTACCCCACAACACACGCCCGAACCTTTGAATTGACCCCCACCGAACTGCCCTGGATGTATGTGATTCGCAATGTCAATAAAGTTTCTAAAGCTTCCTCCGTGTCCTCTGCTCGTAAAGTCTCTTTGAGTATTTCGTTCGAGAGATTGTGATCCACAAACTGGGAGTAATTGATAATGCGCGTCAAATTCTGGCGGAACCAAATGTCCACCGGCTGAGGAGAGCCGCTAAGCGGGTCACTCAGATCGCAGAGCTCCTGATAGGCCCGGTTGTTGACCACGCAATAGACCGGGAGGTCAAACAAGCGATGCCGTTCGCTCTGACGGATCTGTTCGTGTAATCTTTTGAAATATGCCTGCACCTCTACGTGTGAAAGAAACAATCTGGTCATGTCAGAGGCGTAAGACGGGTTCCGAATGGAACTAGGGGGTTTTACGAACCGATCTACATATGTTATGTGTTCCTCGGTGAGAGGAATGCCAAACTCCATATACTTGAGCAGGTCACTGAAATCTAGATCTGTGCAACGCTTGTTGTTAATGAACATGACCCAGTTATTTGCGATGTCGCAGTAGTCCATGAGCACTTTGTTCTGGATGAGGGCCGAGAGCACGTCAATGCCCTTGCGAATGTTTTTGTTCTGGGTGATGTGATCGTAGCGACTCTCTAAGGCCTCCGTCTGAGTGGGAGAGCCCACACAGATGATGCAGGGCACACGCCGCTCGCGGTAGAGCGTGGTATTGCAGACGGCGTTGTAAAAGTAGTAAAAAAACACCACCACCTGCAACATGTGCCTGAGCAACAGGCCGCACTCGTCAATGATAATGACATTACTCTCGCACATCTCCGAAACGTCTTCCAGAGACGCCTTTCGTTCCAACATATTTAAGTATTTTTCCATAATGTCGGCGATGACCGGCCAGTAAGTCAAGAGATCGTTCACTTGCAGACGTTGAATGGTGTTTTCGTCGCGCGACTCGCAGATCCGGTACTGCTTCAGAATATCGTTGCCGCCCTCGGCCAGAGGCACATGTTTGCTGTTGAAACCAAAGACGCGATAGATCGTCTTCACCTGCGCCGAGCGCGTGCGGTTGAGGATCGCGCTGAGGTTCTGGGCGGCGATTACGGTGGTCCCGGTGATGACGCAATTTAGGTTCGCAGCCAGCACCTGAATACTGGACGTCTTGCCGGCACCGGCCGTGCCGGTCACCAGAAGCGTCCGAAAGGGGAAGAAGGGCCACTGATCTGTGCAAGGCACGCGAACGTCCTGGTCCGCGGACCGTTCCACTCGACTCATGGATTTGAACCATTGGTACGAAAAGTCCTCCGGTTCGAAGCGAACATCGGAGAGGGACTTGACCTTGTCAACGATCCGCTCGATCTTAGCCGCGGACGAGAGGTTGAGAATCAAAGCGTCTTCGTACTTAACGGGGCGCGACGACGACACGGTCATCGACATCTTTCCCACCGCCCAGACACTGAGCTATATTCGTCTCTTGCACGGCTTTATCGGCACGTGCCGCGGTAAGAGCATTCACCAGGTTCTCCGGGATCCGTGTGTTTTGAGAAAACAGCTGCTGTACGGGCTGTGTAAAACGATCTTTGATACTATTACCGTGCGACAGGTAGCGGACGAATGGAAGATTCACTCAACCCTGTTTCCTTACCAAGCTCTAGACGACGAGGACTTGGAAAACTATCTCTTGGTGTGGAGCGCCTCTGTGCGACAGAGCGTGCAAACCGGAGTCCTCGGAACGCTCCGTGACATTTTATATCAATTCGCGGATAACGATGACTACGGCCTCTACGTGGACTGGTACGTCACGGTGGGCATCATCCCACTGATGGATGTCAAGTCCAAGCCTGCCGAGATTGCGCAACGCGCGGCCTTCATTCGTGCGGCCATCCACAAGTCCACGGAGACCCACCCTCTGGCCCAAGATCTACTCAACAGCAATCTGCATCTCCTACAGCAGGTAGTCACACACCTGTGTGGTGTCCGCATTGTCAACTCACCTGAGTTGCGCATCTTCAAGCGCATCAAATCCGAGAAGATCGAAGCGCAACTGAAAGAACGGACCATCAATAGATACATCGTGACAGAACCCTTGGCGTACGAGCGCAATCAGCTGTTCTTTACCACCCCAATCTCCCACCTTCACGAAGAAATCCTGCGCTACGACAGCCTGTGCCGCCATCAGAAGATCTGTCAGCTCCTCAATACGTATCCCGTCAAAGCCGTGACCACGAGCCGCCATGAGATGAACTGTAAGAGAATCGTGGACATGATGGAGAAACACGACCGCGGCAGCGACGCCAAGAAGTCAATTATGAAATTTTTATTGAACGTCTCAGACAGCAAGTCGCGTATCGGTATCGAGGACAGTGTGGAATCCTTCCTCCAAGACCTGACCCCGTCCCTGGTGGACCAAAGTCGCCTGATGCCATCCCGTACGCCAGGCGGCGGACCGTCCGCCAGCGCACCTCCCGTGACAAACGCTACACAAGACCGTGATATTCGTGATCTGTTTAAGAAGCAGATGATAAAATGCTTGGAAGAGCAGATTCAAGCCCAGGTGGACGAGATCCAAGACCTGAAAAGCTTGAATCAAGCGTGGGAGAGCCGGGTGCGGGAATTGCGCGACCTCCTCTCTCGGTATGCGCGCCAGCGGTCCGCGCAGACGTTTGAACGCGAGCCAAAACTCCACCACCTGTCAATCACCGAAGCGGTTCGCAAGGCGCAAGAGGTGGCCTTCAACCCGCTAGCGATAGAAGACAACCGTGTGGTGGCCAATAGCTTTTTTTCGCAATTTATTCCGAACACGGAAAAACTCGAAAACCTTCTCACCGAGCTGTGGGAAAACGAATACTTTCGCACTTTCCGAATGAAACGCCTAGTCACCGCTCAAGGTGCCGAAGAAGCCATCGTTTACTCCAACTACACCGTCGAGCGCGTGGTGATTCCCTATCTGTTCAGTGTTCTGTCCCTGTCCACCCTCGAGCCCATTCCCGAAGAGTATCTCCACTTGTCTTTTGGAGAAATCGTAGCGGCCGCCTATGACGACAGTAAGTTCCGACAGTACGTGGAACTCATCTGCAACCGCGAAAAGGCAAGGCGCCGCCAAATGACCAGGCAGCCAGTTGTCCATCGGCCTCCCTCAGACGCTGAACGTCCGAGTCAACAACAACAAGATGCAGGCGGCCCCTTCAGACCCTCCCGGCATGGACATCTTGATGGTGCGCGGGGTATTGGAAGTCCATACTGATGAAACGAGTCGCAACGTTATCGTGACCACCCCGCAAATCGTGGACATCACCGTGAGTAACGACCGACTGTGGGTTCACACCGACCATGGCATGCTGTGCTCCATCTCCGAGTACCGCGGCGAAATGAACCTCAAATCTTCGTTCGTGGGCTACTCTACCATTTTTCTTTTGGAAAATGAGGACGCGATGAAAACCGTGAAACTAACCTCGATGCGGTTGAAACACCGTTGCGGCATCGTGAGGACTAGTAACCTGATGCACTTTACGCTTTGCACTATTCTCTCTTGTGTGGAGAACTTAACCCTTACCAGAAAATGTCTGCTAGACTTACTGGGGTACTTAAAGGTCGTTAACATCCGAGACCAATTTGGCACACTGTTGCGCATTAGCTGCCAAAAACTCATCTGTAGCACCCTCTACCTGTTTTTTGATGATAAGACACCAGAAATCGTACAACAGGTTCCAAAAGTGTTTATTTTGTTTTACGAGAGCCGCCAGTCATTTCTCCACACCATCTTGCGGTTTTGGTTCCGCATCACGCGCCAGGATGAGTCTTACAAAGTTACTATGAAACTAATGGACCGTCAAACCCTAAACGGCAAGTTAGTCGAAGTGGCTCTAATCGAGGTGCTCAACTCCAACTTTCCAAGCCTACCTCTATGTGACCCAAATATGTTGTGAATAACTGCTTGTGCTCGTTAATTACACATTGAGCCGGAAGAAACGCGATCCTTCGGTTATCACGCGTTCCGCCGCCTGCCGCGCCTCTCCGCTCAGCGCCCTGAGCCATTCTTCTCGCTCCTCCAAAGGCCCAGGCCAAACCGCCGAAGACGATGAAGAAGAATTCGTCGCAGGCACCACGAGCGCCACGTTACATACGCTCATAGCTTCCATACACGCGGTCAGCATCACAAACGCTCTCTTCAGGTACACTGTGTAACCTATTTCAGCCGCCAGTGCCGAGTCTCGAGATTGTACAATAATTTCACTCTGCTCGGACCAAACGCCGTAGAACGGAGCGCAGTCAATCACTCCGACGTGCGGTCGTACCTCATGTTCCCCTGGATCACATCGTAGCAGCCAGAAATCCACATCGTTGCGACGAGACACGAAGCGAAACAACACTTCGCGGTAAACAGACTCCAACTCCTGTGCAGTGGGCCGCTTTCGAAACAATGCGGGTAAACGCCCCAAGACCTGACCCACCACCGACCACCAGTCGTCCTGCTCGTCGACCCCAAAAGGACTCACAAGACGCATACCGCCCCAAAGCAGTATAATGCCAGGAGCACTGGCTTGCAACCGACACACGGGACCTGGCACGTCTCCAAACAACTTTCTCCAATAACACTCGACCACGGTCCGCACACACATCTCGGCAGAAACCGGTCCGTGAGGCATGGTTCCATCATAAACATAGAATTCACAAAACCCTCGCGATAAGACCCAGAGCAGACCCGCGGAAGTGCACGCAGACGTTACATGTTGAGATATGTAACCCAGTAAACTTTGAATCTGCCAAAAGGCACGACCTGATCGATAGCGCAGATTGTCAATAAACTGTTTGCAAACATTCTTGGTGTGGAGTCGATTATTAAAGCGCAGAGCGGTATTAAAGTCTCGAGCTAGGATACACTTAGCCACTACAGACTCCACCAAGTTCACGATGACTAGGTGATGAAGGGTCGAGTCTTTAGCATGCACATTAGCCGAAAGGAATTCTCCCTCTCCCGCACGTGTACATAGATGGCTAAAAAGCGTCTCGCTGGCTTGTCGAAACGCAGTCCCGTTGATGCGCAGAGGATCTGTGTCCTCTCCACCGAACACGCGCCACTCGTCCTCGGGAACCCCGAGCGAGAGTGTGCTAGGCTGAACTTCCAGTTTTCCCAGCGACCCCACAATATCAGGAAGGCCACACCAAGATATCACTTCGCCCGCGGCATCGAGGGCCGTTTCCCGCAATAAGCACCCTAAGCCGTTAACTGGGTACACTGGGACGGGCGGAAAGCCAGGAAAGAAAAAAGAGCGACTTCCCCCAGCTTCAAAAAGGTCGGGCCCTAGATAATCGCATAGGGGAGCCTGTCCCGCAAAGCCCCGAAACAGTACTTCATATAATCGTGTCCAGGCAGATTTTAATAAAAGACAGCACTGTTCGTCTGTCACCGCTACCGCTATAAAGCCAATGGGGGTGACAATGCGCAAACAAGTGCGGAGGAAAGAGACTTCTCGAATCTCAAACAGACGCGAGACTAGAGCCTCGTCGTCGCGTTCTAAGACATATTTATGAGCGCCAATTCGAAAGGACATGGCGACATCGAAGGCATAGTAGCCTCTGCGCATTTTTTTATTGGCATGTGTCCCATATTCCTCACTCACACGCTCCTCGCTCACGGTAACTGAACGGGGTTCGGTCAAATCAGGGTAGGATCCTATAATGACCATTTTGGCTACATGGAACAGGCTGAGTGCGTTTGACACAGCGGCGGCCTCGATATCTAGCGCCGGCGCGGCTTCTAGGATCTCTAGCTCGTGCTGATCGGTGCGAATCTGCACCGGACTGAACGGGTGAGCCAACACCCGGATAAGAGCACTGCCTTCCAGCAGCACGCGTGCCAGCACGGAGCTACGCCGGTCCAGACTCTGCTGGCGCTCTTCACCGTCAGCTGTGGCCGCCAGGTTTGCATAACCGCCTCGATGCACGACTCGCAGATCCGCTGCCGGCAAGGGATCAGCTCGTACGATAAAAGTCTGAAGCTTCGGCTCGCTATTGTTGCGGCCAATGTGTATAAATAAACACTGAACTACTGGCACTGCGTCTTCAATGATCCCGTACCAGCTGAGATGACAGCTGACACCCGTGAAGGTTGTGCCGGCTGACATCTCGGACGCGGTGTTGTACCCTCGGGGCTGAAATCCGCAGGAGTAGTGCAGTTTCGCCGCGCGGAAACTTCGCCGACCACAGACTCAAGGAGCATCACGCACCATAAGTATTTAACGACTCGCCGGTTTTTCGTCATCGAGACGCACTCGCCTGGCACCGCCTCGACGTCCACCACCGCGGCGGCACCATGGCGACCTCCAAGGTGGACTGGATGAACAGCCGCATCTGGGGCGTCTCCGTCCTAATGGTAGTTTTTACATTTATCAACCTCGATGGACACGTTGTCATGATGAACATCCCAGGAGTGGGCTACCCCTGTGCGTACTTTAACGTGGTGGATTACTCTGAGATGAACATGAGCAACTACAACGTGATGCACCTAACCACTCCCATGTTGTTTTTGGACACCGTCCAGATTATCATGTACGTCGCCTTTAGTATGATCGTGTTCCTGTGTGTTGTTATCTACTATATCTGCTGCTGGATGAAAATCAGCTACCGCAAAGAGGAGGGTTTGAATCTCAACCAGCGGACACGAGACATCGCCTACATGGGAGACAGCCTGTCCACCTTCATCTTCATCCTGGTGATGGATACCTTCGAATTGTTCACCCTCGCCATGAGCTTCCGCCTTCCCAGCGTCATCGCGTTTATGGCCTGTCTACACTTTTTTTGCATAACTATCTACAATGTCAACCTAGTGACCAATTACCAAAACTTTAAGCAGAATTTGTTTAGTTTGCAAAGAATTCATCCTAAACTAAAAGGCACCATTCAGTACCGCACTCTCATTGTTAACTTAGTGCAGATGCTACTAGGATTCAACATAGCAGTAATCTCCATGTCTTTGTGCCTCGGATTCGGTAATAATTTTTTCGTCCAGACCGGGCACATGGTCATGGCTGTGTTTTTCGTGTTTGCATTTATCTCCATCATTTACTTCTTGCTCCTTGAAGTAGTGTTTTATCGCTACGTCAAAGTGCAGTTTGGGTTTCACGTCGGTACGTTCTGCGGCCTCTGCGGTTTAATCTATCCCATTATCAAATATGAATTAGCCTACACACCTGATTACACTTCAGCTGTAGCTGTGGCCTTCGCCATTAATTTTCTCATCTGGGCCGGTTTTACGGCCTGTCGCTGCACCCGCTATTTCCGCAATCATCATAGTGTAAAGTATAAGCATTTGCCCGCCACAGACGAACTTGCTTCTCTCAAAGAAGCCTCCATGGCCACCTCCGACGTGGAGGAGATGGCTTAGTCTCCGCTGAGGAACAAAGTTGATATTACAAAGACTGCTCGGACTCAAATCATGTAAAATTGTATCATAAAGATTTTATTAAAGATGATATGCAAAAACCAAAGACAAAAGTTCCCAAAGTTTGTTTTTATATGTTATTATTATTATGTACTGAGGGGGGAAACAGGGACGCTTAATATACAGACTCATATGAGCCACGGCTTGATGATCGCCTCTGGTTTTTTGGCGTGGGGGGACGCGCGGCGATCTTTTCAGCGCGAGGTGTTTTCGCCTTCGTAGGAGGGGAAGGACGATTATATGTCCGTGTTACACGAGAAGGGGAATGGTATCCATCCTCATCTTCCATTAAGGCCAGAGTTAGTTGTGCTTTCTGGGTAGTTTGTTGCGCCGATTGTGTTTTTTTCTTTTTCTTTTTTGGTTTGGGAGCCGGCGCCATAGAGTCTTGCGAAGTTAGTGACAGTCGATCAGAATTTACACTAAGCAAATCTGCCTCATCCTCTGAAGACGTGTTGTCTATATCGGCAAAAGACCGAAGGCACACCGGTCTACCCATGGTGTCTCTTAAGGGCTTGCCGGACGAGGCACCGAAGAAACAACATATTCGTTTGCAGCATTGGCCACCCATACCGGTAGGTTCGTTTTCCGCGACAGATCACGACTCCAGCGATCTACAACGGTAGAAACCACATGCCTAGTAAATTTGGGATCCAGAACCACAGGTGTGACAATGATTAACAGAGGAATGTGGTCGCAACTGAACACCCGGCCGCCCAGGTAGAGCGGACGCCCCACTTCGCTCTCGTCCCGCTCGCGGAAGATAGCCGAAACCAAATGTGCGTTAGGCAAATCTCGAAAATCGATCCTCTCAGGATCCGGATGCTTCTTTATATAGTATTGGCTCAGTACATACTGCTGAATAAGCAGCTGAAAGTAATATTGGTGACGAGGATTGACAAACACGGGCAGGGAAAAGCGCGAAACCTCGTAAAGGGTCAACTGTCCCAACAGATCGGGGGTGTCTTCATCGTGAAAGCTGCGCTGCGAGCCGCTCTCGGTTTCCACGGCGTCGTCCGCCACCGGCCCCGCAGGGGAATGCGGAGCGTTAATAGTCTCATCCAGATTTTTGGCGTCGAAAACAATTACTTCCGAGCGTTCTGTTTTGTTCAGGTAGAGCAAATCGTGAATGTAATCACGCAAAGCCTCCGGAGGCTTAATCGGGCGTCCGCGTTTCAGGGTGGCCTTGAAAAGGGGGTCGTAGGACAGCAGAAATTCCCGCCCTGAGGGAATATCGGCATCGTGACGAAATTCCACACCAGGAATGGGATGTGAGAGTAGGAACTTGGCCACCGACGCGGGGTCAGCATGCTGCAGCACGTTTTGCACAAAGGGGTCCGTCTTCTTGCGAAGATACTTGTACCGACACTTGATTTCGTACACACTGGCGCAGGGCGATATGTGCAGGCTCGTCCGCGCGTCTCCGCTATCAGACTTGCACACCCCAAAGCACAGGTCGATAGAGGCGCCGATCAGGCCAGAGGTAGGGTCAATCAGCAGGCCAAGACCATCGCGTACCGGTTCCCGGCCGTGCATGACGTGGAACTCGACCAGGGTCTTGACCACACCCTCGTGCTGTAAACCAAACTGGATACCGGGCGACGCCCCCGCTCGAGAGCGCTGCGCCAGCGCATTGGGCATGCATCCAAATACAAAGGCCTCGTAAAACTTGGTGGCCGACACCGAGTCCATACGCAACAGGTGCCACACCATGTTGCGAGACTGGCCTCGCGACTCCCTCTCTAAAATCTGGTACAGCTCCAGCTGACGGTAGTTGGGAGCCAAATCTAGCAGTTTGCTCAGCCATACGTAGTCGTCAGAGACCTCGTCCACCAGCTCCTCTCGTTCTTGGCACTGGGCCACCCTCTGAAGCGAACGGTGAATCTCTTCCCGAGACTCCACGTACCGATTCGTAAGAATGTCACGCAGCAGCTCGTCCTGGGCCAGGGCCGCGACCGCGGAGACAAACTCCTCGGCCACCGCCAGCCCGTAGGTCCGAGCCGCCTTGGTAAACAAGCGGTAGGCGTACGCCAAGCGCAGGATGGAAAAAGATAGATTACGAAAACTCTCCTGCTTCAACAAGAAAGTGTTCATGATAAACATGCTCAAGGGCTCATCGTCCCGCAGGGATAGTAATCGTACCAGGTCCTCGTTCTCATCCCCCGTCTCGTCCCACATACTTGCGGTTGGGGAAGGGCCCGCTTTCCGAGCGTTCCTCCTCCGCAAACCTAGTCGCTAAAGAGCTGCCGACAATCGCCGTCCAAATCCTCCTCGGTACTAATGTTCGCCGCCAGTCGGAACGAATTGTATAAATACACACCGTCCACCATGGCCAGTAGCCGTTCCAGATTCTTTCTGACGTAATCAAAGGGCAAAGCACCTAGGCACTCGTGATAGTAACGTCTGAAAGCCCTGACCCGACAGGACGACATCTTGGCTTCCACAAAGCTAACCGTCTGGCTCACGACGGTAAGGCCGTCGTCGCCCAACAGGCCGGCGTGATAAGACAGCTGCGCGGCCATAATGAGTAAACAGGCGTCGGAGCAAGCCGTCAGGCGGTTGTTTTCCAACGCGTGACAGGCAGTCGCGGCGTGTTTGAACAGCAGCGACTCAGGGCCATTGTGAACAGCCTCTATTCCCCGGCGATCCAACAGTCGTACCAAGCAAAAGGCCAACACGTTCCCCAGAGCGGCCAGTTCGATCATACAAAAGCGCCGCGGGCTATTGCTAACGGGGAAACGTGCATGGGGATTGCAGATCATCAGTTTTTGCAGAGGGAGGGGTCGAAAGGCAGGGTGATAGCACTCGCGCAACCGATGTGTACAGTTGGGGATGCGCCGAGCCGTACCGGTTTCCTGAAATACCACCACGCAACGGTCGTTGCACACGGGATAGGGCTCACTGAGGCTGTAGTCGCAGAGCGCTACATGGAGAATCTCGCTGTGGTAGTGCGGGTTGACATTGATCAGCACATTCATGGGTGAAATGTCAAAGTGACACACTTTGCAGGTGTGGTTGAGAAATTTAATCGCATTAGCCAAGTGGTGAAAGGCACGCCGATAGCTCGGAACCGAGGTCAGATCCCAGTTCTCAAAGTGAAACAAGTCGCTGTGGAAGCGCTGATACACCGTCAGGTTGTGCATGAGACAACAGCCTGTGGCCGTCAGCAATCCGTGATACACACCAGGCATCTCCTCGGCCTCGGGCCCCGCTTTAGTGCGGATCAGACCCGACATGTAGGCACTCAAAATGGTTTCAGTGTGCTTTCTGGCTATCTTGACCACACGCCTGCGATCTATCGGCCAGATTTCCCCAAAAGAGCCACACCCTATGCGTCGACTGGCATCAGTCATGTCTACAGAATAGCACACACGTTTGCAAAAGTTTTCATCCTTTGGGACATACACTAGGAGATAGGTAACTGCCATCTCACAGAGTTCGGGCTGAGTCATTCGTGAGAATAAAGAGGCATCACACACCAAACCCTTGATAGAGGTAGCAATAACATGTTCATTAGAGCAGGTACAATGGACATCCTCGTGTTCTTCGTCCACTGACACCTGAGACGCTTGGCTCGATGCCGCGTCACAATCATCATTGCCGTGTACCGAAGGGGTTATGGAGCGCAAAGGCGCTCGGGGCTGAATAAGTTCTGTATTTTGCGTCGGAGCTTCCTCGTCGTACTCAAAAGACCAGTGCGAATCTTCACAGCACTGCAACTGTGGGTCTGCTACATATAAAACAGGACCGTCAATACTAGATTGCCGGGAAGTGGTACGTCCTCTGGACAACGACGACTGAGGCGGCAGCATAGCAGCGGGGGAAGGCGGAGTAGTGCTTTTGCGAACTGTCGTGACATTTCGTGTCGATGATGCAGCAGAAGCCGCTGCTGCCGCTGCCTGACTCTCTCGCACCGCCGCAGCCATAGCCGCCTGACGCATCCAGGCTCGTCGTTGCGACGTTTTGGAACGTCTGAGGGGCGCAGGCTGCCACGGGCGACCAGATTCTGCAGACGCCGACCGAGGCCGGGATTTGGCTTTGGACCGTGTAGACATGATGCTGGAAATTTAGTTGTGAGGACAAACAGACAGGGATGATAGACACAAATTTCTTACTCGGTATCGTCGCCCTCCAGCAGATCCACCTCGCAGGTGCTAGCCACGGAATCTACAAAGCTGTCGCGCACGTCCTCCACCGTGTCCTTCAATTCAATTAAAGAGTCCAGAGCGTTGTCGACGTCGGCAGCCTTCTGCAAAACCCTAGCACGCTGGAGCTCCCTTTTGAGATCCTCGCGATCCCTAACTACGTTCTCAGTTACCTGTCCCACTACCGCCTGACTATACCGAGTTTGCTCACGTGCCGCCACTCGCATCAGTTGCAAGGAGTGATGAGAGGTGACGCGATGCCGAGGTCCGTAAACGCGTCTCAAAAACTGATTCTGTTGTTTCTCGAGACTCAGGCGCATCGCCTCCTTCAAGAGGTTTTTATTGGCCGACGTCATAGATTTAGAGACACGACCCCGGCTTCTGTTTCTGTGAGCGCGTCCAACAGCTTCCCAACGTGATACACCGGGAAGAGGGTGACCGCGGTCTGTCCCGGCAGAATGTGACTAAGTGTGACGTCAGTCACGGCCGCGGGACAGTCTTGGATCACGATCGGGCTATAGTGCACTGTTTTGGCCTCGTCCCTAGCCAAATCCAAGCACAGGCGGTTCTGGCTATAGAGCGCGCACAGCAAGCAGGTCCGCGACGAGGCGGGCCACGTAGGGACCTCGCGCCCCACGAAGCGTCCACGCACAGCCTTCAGCACCTCTTTGAGGCGATCGAGCGAGACGGCCTTTAAAGGCAAGCGCAGTTCGTCGTCATCACCTCCCGACGACGAATCTGAAGCCGATGGAAAATCATAGCCGCGATACCAAACATACACGTAAAGTTCTGCCAGATTCATATACGTCATATAATCGCGAACAGGTTCGTAAAAGAGCTTGGGCAACAAGGCCGGAAAGGGACACCCGTGTTTTTCCCGACCGAAACACGTGTCCCGCGAGCAGAAGCTGCGGGGTCCACAGTACAACAGGTACAGCAACCCCTCGATATCGCATACGTTGTGATGATCAAGAAGCCCAGGTGTGTAGGCGTTCCGCAATACCGCCTCCACATACTGAGCCTTGTTACTAGACAGGGACAGCTCGACGTGATTTTTGCGGTACAGTACATAGCTCCCGTACACCAGCTCGCCTTCGTAGGTCAGCCTATCAACATTGCGCAATGCATAATCCCGCACTCCACAGGGTGGTGGTAGAGGCACGGACAAATTCGAAAATCCATCCAACACATCATGATGACGTGTCGGGAACGTACGCTCCGCCTCTGCCCCGACCGCAGGCATTTCGGCGGGTTCCCGTGGGATAACATTGGTTACTAATAAGAAATTCTCATCGGGAGTTTCGATTAAACGAAACCGATCGTACGGAGACACAGCCTCACAGGCCACTAGCGCCATATTTACGGCCTCATCGAAGCGTAGCGTCTCCTGCACCTCAAAATCTGCTGGTGTCTGGGTGGAAAGTTCCACCATCCGCTCCACCGCACATAACGACGTGGAGACTGCTGTGGAAGCGGCAATACCGGCTGCAGTTGTCAATCCCACCGACCGCGGCGGAACACCATCCGGTACTACAGACACAGGGGAAGAAGAGAAAGAAAGAGGAGTTGTTGTTGTGGTAGTTGCAGCAGGAGAAGTAGAGGCGGTAGTAGCAGCAGCCGCCGAGGGGGGAGACACATACGCGGCCATGCTGCGCGGGGAATCCGCTTCGCGGATCCAGGAGCGCTACCAAGAGCTCCTAAAGCGCAAAAATCACCCCAGCTCTTGCATCTCTACCTCGTTCACCAATGTGGCCGCCCTCTGTCGTAAGCGCTACCAAATGATGCACCCCGAACTGGGACTGGCACACTGCTGTAACGAGGCGTTCCTCCCCCTGATGACGTTTTGCGGTCGCTACCGCGACTATCACTCGGAAGAGGACAGGCGAACGCTCCTGTTCCACGAAAACCTCAAGACGGCCTTGGATAACCTGAACTTTCTCCCCTGTCCCGAAGATCAGAGGCAGTCGTATCAGAAACTCGACGCCCTGACCGAGCTGTATCGCGACCCCCAGTTTGTACAGATAAACAACTTTATGACGGACTTCAAGAGGTGGCTAGATGGCGGCTTTGCCACCATGGAAGGCGACGCGAAACCCATTCGACTCGAGCCGTTTCAAAAGAATTTATTGATTCACGTAATCTTTTTTATAGCGGTGACCAAGATTCCCGTACTGGCCAATCGCGTACTGCAATATTTGGTCCACGCCTTCGAGATCGACTTCCTGTCACAGACTTCCGTGGAAGTGTTCAAGCAGAAGGCCACGGTGTTTCTCGTGCCCCGACGGCACGGCAAGACTTGGTTCATCATCCCCATCATCTGCTTCTTGCTTAAGCACATGATTGGCATCAGCATCGGCTACGTGGCGCACCAGAAGCACGTGTCCCAGTTTGTGCTCAAAGAGGTGGAATTTCGCTGCCGCCACACGTTCGCTAAGGACTACGTCGTGGAAAACAAAGACTTTGTCATCAGCATAGATCACAAAGGCGCCAAGAGCACGGCGCTCTTCGCCAGCTGCTATAACACCAACGTAAGTATGTCCCCGTCAATCAAACATATATTGTTTTTCTTAATGCACTAAGTTCTTCAGTACCGGGCAAGCACACACAATCATTCGAGACACGGGTTCTTCCACCCTCACCAACTGCCAGGCACTCGTATTCAGCGGCAGCCAGTCTCCGGTTTCATTCTTGGCACCGATATGATAGTCCAGGCTATCTGCCAACGTAACTTTGCTCTTGGTTTTCGAGCCCACGGCGCACAGATAGGTTGCTCTCTCCACATCGCAGAAAAATGCTACAGGGTTCTCATTAGTGATTGGGTTCATGGTAGGAGAATTACATAACGTGTAGCACAAGCAATTCCCCTTGTCTGGCACAGGGCCTATGTAACAACCGGTAGGATCCACGTGTCCTCCATGATCCTTACAGTAGGTGCAACCCACTTGTCCGCAAGCGGTCGCTAAGGCCATCAGCCTGGCCATGGAAGGCGTTTCCTGATCGTTGCCACATACAGTGAAAAGATCATAACACAGTATGTAAAAATACAACGTGTACCCACTGCTGTTGTTCACCAGCCAGGCCCCGGCTCCACCGAGGCTGATGGCCTTTTCCATTCCAGATTCGTAAGAACCCGAGCATCCTTTCACTCGAATCTTCTCAGCTTCTTCTGGAGGCACCAGAGTACACACCTCGTAAAGGAGGGAGGGAGTAATGGAACATCGAGGCACCACGCTCGTCATAGGAGAAAAGGCCGGCACAAAATCAACACGTGCCGGACCTAGCTGTCCCAAAAACACCAATTTGTACGTTGTATGTAAACCTACGAGATCTTGTCGCACTCTCTGTATTCGAGGACAGCAAAATGTCCCCATGTAATTGCCATTACAAGAAAAGCAGATCAGATTTTCTCCTTCTCGCTTGAACAGCAACAGCTGACATGCCAAGCAACTGGCATCGCCCCCGGTTGGGGAAAAAATAGCCGATCTACAGGCCACAGATTGGAACTCCCGATGCTTCTGTCCTCGTCCAACCTGTCTCCAGCAACATTCTTTTTGTAAGAACTGGCGCAGACATCTGGAATCGTTCGAAGTGATCCCTCCCGACGCCATCTAGGCACACTCGAGACGAAATGGCAAAGCCGCCAGGCAGAACCCAGTGAAAAACCAGGCCCGGAGTGGCGTACAGCACGTACGTCTGCGGCTGAGTGATCCACTTTCTCAGCTGTCCATCGCGACCGCGAACAAGCCACAGGCCGCTCTGACTGCACGTCTCCACCTGCACTTCTAAGCCGAGGTTCACCTCCGCTCGCACACAGCGCACCACATCGGCGTACCAGGTCTCTGTAGGGTTCGTTTTGCCTGCCGAAACACTGTTCCCGTGGCTCGATTGTGCTTTACTGCGCAGCTTGTGAGCTAGTGCCTTAATAATGCAGCTGTTGACATCCGCCTGATCCCTCCAAAGTTCTAACGCCCGGTCAAACAGTTCCCAAATTAAAAGCCAGGAAGTTTCTATAGACAGATGACAGGAGAATTTCTGAGCCACCATGCGATCCGACCTGAGCACAGCTTTGATTTCGCGATACACCTCGCGAAGTAACTGGTACTCGACAGAGAGTCGATCGAAATACGAGTCCAAAGTCAGCCGCAAATCCTCCTCGCGGTCTTCGTACTTTAGGCCACGCGACCTCCAAAAAGATTGCGCGTACCAGAGAACGTGAAGGCGCAGACGTTGCCGCACATCCCAGACGGAGCCGAGTCGCAGCACACCACCCTTCTGCCACTCGTCCGTTTTAGACGTGCGGTCATCCTCGTGCGGGCCCGAGGAGTAGATGACATCAGGGTTCACTTCTATGCGAGGTTGCACAATTTCATGGCCTCGGATTTTCGAAGGCGGTTCCAAAGGTCCCGCATGATAAGTTAACTCGGAATCACCGCGGAGAAACTGTATCACGCGACGCTCTACCTGGCTGCTCTCGTCCGCAGCGGAGGCTGATGATGCGTTGTTCCCTGTGCCAGAAGACGGTATCTCAAAAAACGGAGCGGTCGTTGAGCTGCTTTTGGCCAGCTCAAGCATCGCATCCGTCATGAGCAACGAGGGATCGGGCCGATCCGCCGGCTCGGTCGATTGACACACGCTCATCTCTTCTCGTAGCAGATCGCGTACCAAAAACTCCCAATCGCGAAAACGCTCCTCGTTCCAGACCAGACGCAGGTATAGCATCTGAGCCCCCGATAGCCTCTGTTCCGCACAACGGATTCCCAGGGTGGTGAATAAAGCGTGATGGCAAACCACCCGAGCGGTCGGCGCGACCGTCAGGCCGGCGTCGCGCAGATAGGTGAGCAGCTCGAACGGCCGCAGGAAAACGCGAAACGCGGCGCGCCGCCATCTCCCTACGGGGTCCGGGTCGCTGCGGTAGTACACGTACCGCACGGTCTCTGCCTCTGCAAAGGAGAGGTCCACAGGGTCCAAAACCACATGCAGGGGTAACTGCGGGTCCTCCTCAAAGACCTGCTCAAACACCAAGTCCGAAAACAGGTGCGTTTCCATATTCGGAACGCATCTGCTTGAGCAGCGCGTCCTCCCGCTTTTTGCGACTCACTTTGATGACACAGGAATCGTACTTGGTCTGCTTGGAATAGATACCGATAATAAGCTGGGTAAACAATTGACTAATGACAGGCACAGAGATCCGGTTCACGTTCTGCATAGAACGGAAGACTTTATTGAAAGTGAAATAGATATTCTCCTCCACCTGCTTTTTGAGCCGATCCCGTTCCACCACCTCCTGAATGACATCGGCATAGCGAGCCGCGTGGCTCATGAGATACCGATACACCTCAGCCAGCACAGCTCCAATGACATTGACGTCGTCCAGCGACGTCTCCTCGATGGGCTCGAGCAAGTGCTCCCGAGCCACCGGGTACAGAGCCTCATACACCAGTCCAGTTTTCACGCACACCGACCCCTCGAGGGTAGACACGAGGGCACACCCGCTCCCGAGGTCGCACAGGTGAGTCCTGAAACACCGTGTGCACACGTACAGGGAGTGGAGCTGAATTTCCTCTGTGAACACGTTCTGCACGTGCCTCATGTCACAAGTCCCAGACACATCACACATGTCCAGTGCGCCCGCCGCCGCTGCTGCTGCCGCCGCCTTGCTCTTTTTGTGCATGCGGTGGTGCCGCGGAGGTCCCGTTCCCGTCGGGTGATTCATGACTGCATGCATCGAGGATGTCGTTGACACACTCCACCGTGAGGTGCTCAAAAAGCGACGACACTAAATCAATCTTCCGAGGGCCCGACTCTTCGGTCTGGAAAAGAAAACCGAAATTGTGAAACACGTTTTCGGCAAAAGTAAACACATCTTCCGTGGTTACATGCGACACGCCCAGCCGATTTAGTTCCGCCAACAGCGCGTTCATGACCGCGTTCTTGTGCCAGGCGGAAGCAACCTCACCTTTTATGTAGACACCTGACGCGGGCGTTGCCGAGCGTCATAGGCCTCGGTTCCACCCCTGCTAACCCCGCCTTGTTTATTTCTCTATCCCTCAGAGCATTCGCGGACAGAATTTCCACCTCCTGCTGGTCGACGAGGCGCACTTCATCAAGAAGGAGGCCTTCAACACCATCCTGGGTTTTCTGGCGCAAAACACCACCAAGATCATCTTCATCTCGTCGACCAACACAACTAGCGACGCCACCTGCTTCCTCACCCGCCTCAACAATGCCCCGTTCGACATGCTCAACGTGGTTTCTTACGTGTGCGAGGAACACCTGCACACCTTTACGGAGAAGGGCGACGCCACGGCGTGCCCCTGCTACCGCCTGCATAAACCCACCTTTATCAGTCTCAACTCTCAGGTGAGGAAGACCGCCAACATGTTTATGCCAGGTTCGTTCATGGACGAAATCATAGGCGGCACCAACAAGATCACCGAAAGTAACGTGTTGATTACGGACCAGAGCCGTGACGAGTTTGACATTCTGCGCTACAGCACCCTGAATGTGAATGCGCAGGAACATTTTGGAAAAACAATCTACGTGTACCTCGACCCGGCCTTCACCACCAACCGCAAGGCTTCTGGCACGGGGATTGCCGCGGTGGGTCTGTATCGCCACCAATTCATCATTTACGGTCTCGAGCACTACTTTCTGCGTGACTTGTCAGAAAGCTCAGAGACCGCTATAGCCGAATGCGCAGCACACATGCTGACGTCGGTCATCAACCTCCACCCTTACATCAACGAGCTGCGCATAGCGGTGGAAGGCAACTCCAACCAGGCCGCCGCCGTGCGTATCGCTTGTCTGATCCGTCAAAATGTGCAATGCAACAGTCTGATCCCCGTGTTGTTTTACCACACGCCCGATCAGAACAACATCGAACAGCCTTTCTACCTCATGGGGCGCGACAAACGCCTAGCCGTTGAACAGTTTATTTCCCGGTTTAACTCAGGGTACATCAAAGCTTCACAAGAAATTGTTTCATACACAATAAAACTTAATCATGACCCCATAGAATATCTCTTGGAACAAATCCAGAATTTACATCGCATTACCCTAGCAGAGGGCAACACCACCTACAGTGCCAAAAGGCACCACAAGTACTCGGACGACCTGGTGGTTGCAGTTATCATGGCCACATACCTCTGCGATGACATATACACCGCTCGATTCAAGGCCAGTTAGGAGCGTAACACGGCTACTAACTGCTTTCGAGTGACGGCCGCGTCCAGAGGCACCTGGACCTCCATGCGAGAAAAGCTTTTGAACGGAGAAAACGACTCGGAATAATCAGTCAAAAACTTTTGCGCCATAGCTATAGCGCGCGTCTGTATGCCGGCATGATGCCGGTAGTAGCGCCGCAGAGCGATCACCGCCAAGTCACATTCATCCACCCGCTGATTAACTTCAGGTAACCGCTCCTGATGTTTGTAAAAACAGTTCAAAATAAAGGCTATACACGCTGCCACCTTCATGGTTTTCCGATGTAACAAAAACGTAGAGTCCGATTCGGCAGATTTTCCGCATAGCATGCCCAGCAGCTCCTCGCCCACCTCGTCCTCATCCAGTTCATACAAACACACCTGCGCTAAAAAAAAGTTTTCTAATCGAGGTAAATCTAACAATAAAATCTTCTTTGAGGCGGCCAGATTCACACAATGATCTAGTAAACGCCGTCCCGCTCGCGGAAGGTCGTTTTTTTGTAACCGTTTATAGGCACAGCACACTCTCTTATCAAACACCTCAATATCGCCACGCGACAGATTTAGTAGAGGAAACAGCCGATCTTCCACATCTGGCGGGCAAGGGCACAGGTCCTCGGAAAACGGTTGCTTCGTCCAAAAAAGATAGTTTCTGAACAAACTGACAAATGCCCGAGCCACGGTGACACGCCGCTGAACGACCCGAATACCCACTTCTTTCGACCATCGAACGCTGGTTCCCGGCCACACCACGTTTCGTGGCACCACTGTGCCGTCCGAAACACGGATCAGATAAATTCCAGGGGTGTCGTAAAACTGTCTTTCGACGGAGTCCGAGCCAACCTGGCCGCACTCAACCACGATTTTGATACAATGAGTGATGCCAGTCAGCGCGTACACTATCTCACTGTTGTTCTGCCAATATATGGAAAAGACCGACGAAGCGCGATTGCAACGACCACTGGTGTAGAAAGCGAGCTCCGAAGCGAACACACATCCCTCTTCCGCATCGGGTGGCGGCGGAATCATTTTCCGTACAATCTCTGCTACATCGGGATGGTAAAACATATGTTCGCGAACCATTCCGTTATGCATGATCAGGGCGGCATCGCGCCACCCAGGTCCGGGTAATTCCTCGTCGGAAGAGACGGAGACACCGGCTTTGTTTTTATCGTTATCCATAACAAAATTTTATTAAACAGAGGAGGAGGAAGATGCAGAGGACGGGACCGCGCCACAGAGACGCAACAGAGTCTGGCGGATCACGTTCTGTGTATGTGTCGTCTCACTCAAACCCTGAAGAGTGGCCAACACGTCCACCAACACTTTGAGACGGGCACGGGATATTTTGTTGGCTTCCAAATGACGACACACAGTTACGACATTAGCATTCCGCCCCAAATGATCCAACTTAATCTTTTTGTTCCTCGTCAAGATTTTCGGAACGTTGTTGGCCAAACGGCTGCCAATTAAAGCACAAGTGTGTTTGATTTTCGTGTGCGCCGTAATGTTCTTACTATAATCGAACACACCCCGTTGCACAGCCTCAAATACTAGTCGATCCAAGTATAGCCTTTTATCGCGACCGTGTAGTTTTAACAAGCATGCGCGAATAAAAAGAATCAATTGTTTAGACAAAAAAGGAATCTGATAGGAGTTTCGCAATTCCATCTTGGTGAACACACGATGCAACCCGTAATCGATACACACGTCTCGCATGTTTTTAATGCACGACAGCTCCTGGAGCAAAATCGCTTCCAGGTCACAGCCCGATACGCGGGGCACAATAGCCGTAGCGGCCTTGAACCATCCCACATTAACATTGTTGGTATGTGAAATCATACAGGGAAAGTTTGTCGTCCAGTACACTTTACTGCGTTCTGAGCGAATGACAGTCTGGTCTTCAAGACCGTGCACGTCCAAAGACGAATTGCTATTGCAAACCACCGCAGGGAGAAAGAAATGATCGATATTGACATGTAGACGGTACACGCCCAGCGAATAAAGGAATTCGGGGTAGGAGCCGCGAATATTGACGTTTAGAGAGTTAGTGTACACAGCATCGTTCGACACAAAGGTGCTGACAGTGCAGGCGGGTTCTTTGAAAGTGTGTTTGTACATCACGAAACTATGAGTCATATTTTTTGGCAAGCGATTGACACGACAACCTACACGCCCCGACAAGGCGGCTTTCATATTAATCACCCTATTGGTGTTAAATGCGTTGACGGCGATTCGATCGAGACTGACACCCGTAATCTCTGAAAACTCCATACCCCCGATGAACTTTCGCCGACTAGTGGCGTGCCGCTGCGCCGCCAACTGTTTTTGCCTGCGCTGTTGCTGCGCGGCTTCTCGCAAGGTACGACCAGTAAAATCAAACACGTGATCGTGTTTCTCCCTGCGGTATGTCTGTCCGTACCGTACAAACATGAGCCGAGAGATAATGCACACGTAGCGTTTCAAGCGGTCACCGCTCGAATCTCGGTGGGTCGTCACGCCGGCCGTTGTAGCTGGGCCGCGAGACGACGCCGATGACCACCGAGCGGGAAGAGGCTGTGAATGATTGACAGGTCGGGTAGACGACGGTGGTGGGGGTGATGAGCGGGATTCAGAAGAGTTATTCACTGTTCCGAGCCGACCGATTTCGTAATATACGTAAAAAAGATTTCTCCACACAGTATCGTGTTCACCGAACGCCAGGCTCAGACGCCTGTAACACAACACGTTTTTCGCTACCCCCGCTTTGTACTTGCCGTACGTGATTGACAGCTTAAAGTACAACACTTGGCGCTTAAAGCGGCCAAGGGTAAAGTGGCTGAGGTGGCACACAGTCTGCTCGGGCAGCCGTAGGGCCATCATTACGCGTCCCCGATCACGGTGTAGCTGCGAAAACACGCGGCCGAAAAAATCCGCCGTTACTTCGTTGTGATATTCCACCCCGAGCCACATCTTCTGTAGTTCCAGCACAAAAAACTCACACGTCGAAATCAGGGCTAATGGCGCCACGGGCCTCACGTTGACTCCGAACAACAGCTTGTAATGTACTTGCAGGCGAGGCGTTACGGCCTCGCCCAGGTAGTTAATCATTAAACTCACGTAGTCGTCCACCTCGCTGACAGTGAGCACGCGCCCTATCTCCATCATGAAATAGGGGTAATCGTTAATGTACAACGTGAGGTCCCGCGGCAGACAGGCCATGCTGTAACGGTCCCGCCTGTCCAGCGAACCGCACGGACAAAACATGTCCGGCAAGTGTTGGTTCCACTCGCTGAGCGACAACAGTCCTCGAAATACGTGCGTGGCGATGTGTCCTTCCATGACGGTGAAAGCCAGCGCGCGCCCCACGATCGGACAGTGACAGCGACGGTGCACATACAGCAGAGGGCCTCCGCAAAACTGAGGCACATCGACCATATACTCATTCGCTTCCCATTCGTCGCAGTAGCAGGGCACGGCGACGGGCCCCAGTAACAGGCGTCCCAGGATCAGCTTGATGCGGTCACTCTCCTCTCGCAGGTGCGGGGCCGCAGCGCGGTAGAGCGCGCCAAAGACGCCGCGAACGCGCTCCGCGTCCACCGGCTGCGTCTGGCAGAAGCGAGCGTCCTCAACGGACGACAGCTCCTGGGTGAGATTGTACGAATTCACGTGTACGGGGACATTGACGACCTGGGGTTCCGCGGTCGACTCCACTATTAGAGCGTCCTGAGCCGCGCGACACTGAAAGACGGTTGGCGACGAAGCCATCGTCACACGCCGTCATGGAAAACTGGTCGGCCGTCGAGCTTCTTCCCAAGGTCGGGATCCCCGCCGACTTCCTCACGCACGTCAAAACCAGCGCCGGGGAAGAAATGTTCGACAGTCTGCGCATTTACTTCGGGGACGACCCGGAACGCTACAACATCCACTTCGAGGCCATCTTCGGAACCTTCTGCAACCGTCTGGAATGGGTGTACTTCCTTCAGACGGCCCTGGCCTCGGCCGCGCACGCCATCAAGTTCGACGACCTAAACAAACTAACCACGGGGAAGATGCTCTTTCACATCCAGGTGCCGCGCGTGGCCAGCGGCGCCGGAATGCCCACCTCACGCCAAACCACCATCATGGTCACTAAATATAGTGAAAAAAGCCCCATCACCATCCCCTTCGAGCTGAGCGCGGCGTGCCTCACGCACCTGCGAGAAACCTTTGAAAACACCATCCTCGACAAAATCCTCAATATCGAGGCTATTTACACCGTACTGCGGGTCCTCAAAAACACCGCCGACGCCATGGAGCGCGGCCTCATCCACTGCTTCATCCAGGTGCTGCTGCGCAAAGCGCCTCCTTACTTCGTGGTGCAGACGCTGGTGGAGAACGCCACGCTCTGTCGACAGGCCTTGAACCGCATCCAGCGCAGCAACATCCTACAGAGTTTCAAAACAAAGATGATTAGCACTATATTTCTGCTGAATCGCACGTCGGACCGCGACTACATCCTCAAACTGTTGACCAAAATGGTGGAAGCCACCACCAGCAGTATCCTCGAAAATCCCGCCACATATGTCACGGCCTCCGGGCAGCAGCTGCGAGGTGTCATGATCAGCACCGCTCAGGTGATCCAAACTCTCATGACGCTCCTAAAAAGCAACATCAGTAAACAAGGCGTCTCCGCCCCGGCCACGTACGGTAACTTTGTCCTCAGTCCCGAAAACGCCGTTACCGCCATCGCCCACCACTCCATCCTGGCCGATTTCAACTCCTACACAGCTCACCTTACCTCGGGTAACCCCGATCTTACCGGCTCCTCGCTAGAGAAAGCTGGCCAGAACACCCAAACGTCGCTGCCCATGGACATTCTGCAGCTGGGAGAGCACGCCGTAGCCCTGGAACACCACAGGCACGTGTACAAAAACACCGACACCAAAAACCCCCTAGAACGCAACATCGATCTCACTTTCTTTTTCCCGGTAGGGCTCTACATCCCCGAGAGCAGGGCTTACACCACGGTGGAAAACAAAGTCAAACTCACAGAGACCAAAGACAATGCGCTGCCCACCTCCGTGTATCTTCTCAACCGCGACCGCGGGCTCGAGCGGCTCGACTATGTGGACGCGCTGCAATGTCTGTGCCACCCGGTCGTTCACGAAGCGACGCCCTGCCTGCAGGTCTTCACGGAGCGAGGCGTGCCGACCGACCCGGCCGTGGCCAGACTCACCGAATGCCGCTTTCAACAGGAGAGCATGGCAGGGATAGCCAGACGCCTCACACACTTTTACCGCGTGCGCCGAGAAGTGCCGCGCACCCCCAACGAAGTGAAGCAGGACTACACACCTTCTGACTTTTACAAGATAGGAAACTTGTCTCTTTATACCGAACTCCACCCCTTCTTTGACTTTGCGCACCACCAGGAGAATGGCGAGACCGCCACCCTGTGCACCCCCCGAATCGTGACCGGCAACATCCCGGACGGATTGGCGCCCAGCGCCTTTCAAGAACTACGTGCCTCGCACATAGCCGAAACGGTCCGACTCAGACCGCCTCCCGACTACGAGGCCACCTTGCAGTTGTTCAAAAGCACCGTGACATGCCCCAACTATCCCGAACTCTTCTACCTAGTCGACTTGCTGGTGCACGGCAACGTCGACGCCTTCTTAGTTATCCGACCGTTCATCGCCAGATGTATCGTCAGCGCGTTCCAGAACCGCCAAATGCTGGCTTTCGCCCACAGCTACACTATGATCGCTATGATCGTCGAACATCTTGGCGACGGCCTCCTCTCCTCCCAGATCCATACCCATTACCGTACTATTATGGCTATCTTGCGGCTCGTCACCCGCGTGTCTTCCCTGCCGGGCCTCAACAACGGCCAGTTAGTCGAAGAGCCCCTGTCAGCCTACGCCAACGCGCTCCACGACCATCGTCTCTGGCCGCCCTTCGTGTGTCACCTGCCTCGGAACCGCGAAGGCGTGCAGATCATCGCCGACCGGCAGCCGCTCAACACCGCCAACATCGAGTCTCGCCATCATGGAGTTTCGGACGTGCCCCGCATGGCGGCCATGGACGCCGACGAACCCCTGTTCGTCGACGACTATCAAGCCACCGACGACGAGTGGACGCTGCAGAAGATTTTCTACCTGTGCCTTCTTCCCGCCATGACCAACAACCGGGCCTGCGGCATCGGACTGAACCTGAAAACTCTAATGGTCGATCTTTTCTATCGCCCCGCCTTCACTATGCCCACCGAACCAGAGTCGGTTGGAGAAATGTTAACCCAGCTGGTCGACGAGATCGCCACCAACGAGGACGTCAACCTATTTGAGGCCTGCCGAGAGCTCTTCCTGGTTCTGCAGTTCGTGCCCGAGCACGCCAAGGTCTTGGAAGTGCGCGCTCAGCTGGACCCGGCCCAACGCCACGGGGCGACCGATTTCACATCCTTGCAGCACGTCCTGTACAACGGCTGCTGCGCCATCACGGCACCCAAGATCCTCGCCGAGTACTGTATCGTCGTCCCTTTCCACCGTTTCTACTCAGATCCCACGATCTGCGCTGCGCTCAACGACGATATCAAGCGTTTCGTGACTGACTTTCCGCACTACCACCGGCACGATGGCGGTTTTCCGCTGGCTACCGCCTTCGCACACGAATACTGGAACTGGCTGCGGTCGCCCTTCTCGCGTTACACGGCCGGCTGTCCCAACACCTTGCAATCCGTCCTTACCCTGGCCTGTATGCTCTACAAGATTTCCCCCGTGTCTATCGCCCTGATGGCCAAATCTGGCGTTCATCCAGGTTTCGGGCTGACAGCCGTGCGGACGGACACGTTTGAGGTCGACATGCTGCTCTACAGCGGCAAGTCCTGTACGTCACTCATCATCAACAACCCGCAAGTGACCAAAGAAGAGCGAGACATCAACACGACATACCATGTCACTCAAAACATCAACACCGTAGACATGGGCCTCGGATACACCTCGGCTACTTGCGTGGCGTATCTCAACCGTTCGCGCAGCGACATGGGCGTGCGCGTACAGAACCTATTCCGCGTCTTTCCCATGCACGTACATCGACACGACGAAGTGGATCGTTGGATCCGCCACGCGGCCGGCGTGGATAGGCCGCAATTCCTCGACACCGAGACCATCTCCATGTTGACTTTCGGCAGCATGTCTGAGAAAAACTCGGCGGCCAATCTACACGGACAAAAGGCAGCGTGTGAACTCATCATCACACCCGTCAGCACGGACATTAATTACTTCAAGATCCCAAACAACCCGCGCGGTCGCACCTCCTGCATGCTGGGCGTGGATCCGTACGATACTGACGCGGCCGTCAAAACTTTGTACGACCACACGGAGCCCGATGCGCAGACGTTTGCCTCCACCCACAACCCCTGGGCGTCCAACCGCGGCTCGCTCGCCGACATCATGTACAACATTAAAAACCGCGAGCGTTTAGGCTACAACTCGCAGTTCTACAGCCCGTGCGCACAGTTCTTCAATACAGAAGAAATAATCAACGCCAACAAGACGTTGTTTAAGACCATCGACGAGTACCTCCTCCGAGCCAAAGACTGTATCCGGGGGGACACTGACACTCAATACATCTGCGTGGAGGGCACCGAACAGCTGATAGAGTGCCCCTGCCGGTTGATGCAGGAGGCGCTGCCCATTCTCTCCACGACCACGCAGGCTCTCATGGAGAGCAAGCTCAAGAACCCGTCGGGCTCCCTTGCGACGTCGGAAACCCACTTTGGAAACTACATCATAGGCGAACTCATCCCACTGCACCAACACATGTTATTTAACTCGTAAAGATCGCATTCGACTATTTGACAGAGCACGCTAGTCGGGGCCGGACGAACCACCGGCGCCATGGACAGCACCATTTTTTGTACCTTCGAGCAAAAACTTAGCCTCACGGACGTGGGCAAACTCGCTAAGCTCACCGGAGCCATTATCCCTATCCCGCAGCGACATCACCTCATCAAACACCATCATCTGGGCTTGCACCAGTACATCGACAGCACCCGCGGCTATGCGCGCCTTCGCAGTCTGTTACGAAACATGACGCCGACCATCTTGCGGCGAATCGAGGGCAACCAACTGGCCATGCAAGTGCCCACCCACGGACATCTTTATACCGTTCTTAATACCGGGCCTGTGCTCTGGGAAAAGAGCGATGCGCTCTGCCTACTACCCCCGCTCTTTTCGGGCCCGCTCGTGCGCGAGCACCCGGTCTCCGTGGGTAACTGGAATCTCGTCCTCCCGTGGCTGCTGCCAGCCCCGCTCGCCGTGGAAATCAACCAAAGGATCCTAATCATGGCGCTCTATTCGCTGGATCGCTCGTACGAAGAAGTGAAGGCCGCCGTTAATCAACTGCAACACGTGACGTTTCGTGACGCGACCTTTACCATTCCCGACCCCGTCATTGAGAACCACTTACTACTGGACATGAAAACCGCTTGTCTGTCTATGTCCATGGTCGCCAACCTCGCTTCCGATCTCACCGTGAACTACGTCCGCAAGCTGGCCTTGGAGGACAGCTCTATGCTGCTGACCAAGTGCCAAGAACTCCTAATGCGACTGAACCGCGACGACGACGGTACCGGCGGCAACAACAGCAACAGACTCCTCCGAGGGCGGCCGAGCCATGTCTCGCCTGACGAGGAGATTTCTCGACTCTCGGCACTCTTTGTCATGCTGAGACAACTCGATGATATCATCCACGAACAGGTCATGTTCACGGTCTGTGACGTGTCACCCGATAACAAATCCGCTACCTGCATATTTAAAGGCTGAGCCGCCCCACAGCTGCCATCAGTCTCAAACCATGCCGCGCGCCGACAAAACACTACGGAATGGGCCTCGGGGCCGCCCTCGAAAGACTCCACCTTCCCTGCTGCTGGACGAGACGATCCTGACCTTGACAGATCAGCACCATGTGAAGCGACCGCTGCCGCGCCAGGGCACATATCGTCTCATTCAGCTGCACGTGGACTTTCAGCCCAGCGACCTCCAGCACCCGTTCCAGATCCTGCTTTCGACTCTGCTGCAGCTCGAGCCGCTCAGCCCGCACCGCGACCCCGAAGAGCAAGGCTTGCTATGCGCCGTCGCCAACCCCGACTCAGACATCTTCCCTATCCTCAGCCCGTTTCCCGCTCAGGCCGGGAGTTGCAATATCATTCGAGCCATTATCGAAGAACAACTGACCCAAATGTCTATCGTGAGACTGTCGCTCAACATCTTCGCCCTGAAAACCATGCCGCCCCTGAGGCACCAGCTGCCGCTGCGGCGGAAAGTCACTCAGCACAATGCGCTGCACGACTGCGTGTCGCTACACCTGCCGGATTTAACCTTTGTCAACGACAAGATTAGCAACACCTCCGAGCTGACGATACCGGTCAAGTCCGCCCTCTGCTGGCACACCGCAGAGGGAGGCATTTCGGGACCGCGGGGCCTCGCCAGCCGCATCTCCGTCCGACTGTCGGACGCCACCATCCAAAACATGGGCCCCGCCACCTTCGGACAGCTGTACACAGACACCGACTGTCCGGACCTGATCCTTTCGTCGCTGATCCTGTATCAGGACAACGTCTTGCGATTCAACGTGACCTTCCGAAGCGCGCAGCACCAACTTCCATCGAACCCCATCGTCTCGTTCAAACTGCGCCTCCGACAGCAGACCGTGACACGCCCCTTCTTCTCCGACACGCCGCTGCCCTACTTTCTCCCCAGAAAGCAGCCCGGCGGAGGTCTCGACGTATGCCTACCATACGACCTTTCCCTCAAAACGTCCCACCTGATCCGCATCTACCGCCGTTTTTACGGGCCGTTCCTGGGACTCTTCATTCCGCACAACCGCCAAGAACTGAACATGCCAGTCACCATCTGGCTCCCACGGACTTGGCTGGAAATCAGCGTCATCGGCGACAACACACACATCCCCAAAAACACCGTGCTAGGGCAATTGTACTTTATTTCCTCCAAACACAGCCTCAATCGCGGCCGGCTTTCCGCCTTGGCCAACCAGGTCAAGTCGTCGCTGCACGGCACGCCGCACCAAGTTTCCCTCTTAGGCGCCTCGTTCAGCCTACAGGACCTAGCCCCCATGCGCGTCTCTAACCCCAGTCCAGAAACGACACCACAACAACAACAGCAATCGCCGACCAACAACAACAAACCGGTCACTATCGCCATGGTTTGTAATCAGCGGCAACCGCAGCAGCAACAGTCACAAAATTCCGCCTCTCCCCCATAATAAAACCGTTTGTACATAATGACGTTGTATCATTATTTTTTTCTGGCGCCATAACATCTAAATAGCTCTATGAACCAAGTTGCGCAGCTCAGTTGGCGGTGTCGCCAAAGTCAGACGACATGGCCTCGCGACCGACTCGGTTTCCCGATTTGGTAACCGACCTTGGCCCGACATCGGGCCACCTCGTCAAACTCATTTTTAATGCCAACAAAGAACATTTGAATCCGCACACCACCTACATCGCGGACACACACCTCAATGTCAGAGTCAATCAGCCGTCAGTCATCATGGCCACACAGTTTACACCCGAGTCGCAGCCTTGTCAGCGCTATGACACAAACCTTCAGATCAAACATACGGCCTTCGAGCCTCGAAGTTTGGAACCGCTTGTCGTGCATGTACACAACCCGACCGACAGACCCATTCCAACCACCACCGAACCGCTGTCTATGTACGTGTATGCCTTGCCGCTAGATCCTGTCACCCCTCCCGAGCTCATCCTACGCCAGGGAGAAAGTCACAAGCGCCGTGGTACACCAGATTGATGACAAAAAATGGCACACCCGCCTCACTGCCTCCCGTCTGGTGTGGAGTCGAAATCAGAGTCGATACGCAGCCAGCAGCGTTTATCACACGACATCGTTTATTTTCAATAGTCAGCAGATGCCGCTGGGTTCTATGAATACAGCCAGCGAGCTCGTTTGTTCGATACCGCACACCCACGTGACGAACATTCGGAAAATAAGCAAGGATGAAGTTAAAGTTTATCTGGAATGCCTTCAGGAAGATACTCCCGAAACAAAATGCTTCGTTCATCTCGCTTGGGAGAACGGCAATCACGATGTCGTGATGAATCGCAACCCCAAACCGTATCTGAGGGCAAATGACAGAAACGGCTTCACCATTCTGTGTCCGCAGACACTTCATTTGAAGCCAGGGAAAACCTCACACCTCATGTTCGACGTTTGTTTCGAGTCCGACAAGTATGTCGCCATCATCTGTCCCAGAACCATCCCGGGAATCAGCATGTCGTGTAACCCACTGTTGCCGCTACAAAACTTGTTTATGGAGATTAAAGCCGTTCACGAGAGCCTGTACATCGAACAGTACGAAGAACTTGGCTGGTTGTACTTTTTCGATCGCAAAATGATTCTCACCAAGGGTACCGCCGCAGAGCCTACCCAGGCGCGTTTGGTCGACCAGCACCGCCTAATGGCCAAGCTGGAATACCATCACGTGTACGGGGACCAGGCCGACGATGAAAGCGGCTCCTCCGCCTCAGACTCCGACATGGAGGTTTTCCGCCATCCGCCCAGTGGTAGTTCTGCGCGACGACCGTCTCAGCCGCCATCCAGCAGCAGCAGAAAACCATCGTCGTCGGCGGCAGCGACATCGTCTACCATGACGACGCGCAGCAAACACCGCGTCACCAAGGCCGAAACAAGCGACGAGTCAGAAGAAGACGATGACGACCGCGAAACACTCGTTTTCTCGTGGCCAAACTGGCAATGCGGCATCAAATCTACGAGCTTGGTTCCCATTGTGGCTAGCGCCCACGGCGACAGGCTACCCTACCAAGATTTCCCCTGGGGAGAAGGCGATGACTATCGCACCTTTTCGGGTATAGAAATCGATCTCCAGCCCTATCAAACACAAAGACGCCGTCGCCACACACGCTTAGAATCCATTCCAGAGTCGTGCACGGTTTCGGTTACTAAAAAGCACCGTAGTTAGGTTATGAATGACGTCATGTGGACGCCGCAGGCAGCTGTCAGTCGCAAAAGCACTCGACAACAGTCCACATGGCTCTATCGCAACGTTACCGGCTCGATTATGTATCCGAATTGGGGCCCATCGCCGGCAAAGTCATCCAAAGCGTATTTGATGAAGCCCGTGAACCCGTCAAACCGCACGAAACCAAGATTGTCAAAACAGGCCTCCGCGTCCAGGTCCATCGGCCGTCCATCATCTTTCTCACACAGTTTGCTCGAAATCTGAAACCCGATCCTCGCTACGAGCACAACACCCTTCAAATTAAACACACGACGTTTGAGGACCAAGAATTGAAAGATGTTTATTTGCATGTGCACAATCCTACTGACAAACCCATTACGCCTGCGGACGAGCCGATGTCCTTTTTCCTCTATGCCCTGCCGCTCAGACACCTCGTACTCGCCGACCTAACACTCCATCCAGGCGGAACGTATAATCCCGAGTTACCCACTTACGATGCCGCTGTCCAGGCGTTTGCCCAAGGGTATCATACCCGTTTTAACGCGTATCACCTCCAATGGACCCAACGATACAACCGCTGGATGCCACACGGCGTGCACCACACCGCATCATTTTATGTCAATACAAGCCCCATGCCGCTGTGGAGCATAAACGTCGCAAATGAACTGGTGTGCTCTCTGCGCAATACACACGTTAGAAAAGTCCAGCTCGTCGATAAAGTGAAAGGACTGGTACGAATATTTTTGGAATCTTTCCAAGAAGAAACACCAGATGACAAAGTGTTTGTTCATCTCGCCTGGGAACAAAGCAACGGTGTTATCACTATGAACCGCAACCCCAAACCCTTCCTTACGCCGCAACAAAGGAACGGCTACACTATTCTAAATCCCAAAAGGCTCCACTTGAAACCCAGAGAACACGCCAACGTCATGATCGATACATACTTCGAGTCGGACAAGTATATTGGCTTTATTTGCCCCAAGAGCGTTCCCGGATGCAGTATATCATGCAACCCGATTATGCCTACACAGTGTATCTTTATAGAAATCAGAAGCCTGCACGACAGTGTGTACATCGAGGCGTTCCAGGCCATAGCCTCGCTCCATTTTTTCGATCGCAGCTTGTTTTTTACGTATAAAAAAACTGATCATTCCATTTTCAAAGATCAATACCGCGTTACGACCAGTTTTGAATATCATCAAGGCAAAGGCGTTCCTATCGTCCAAGACTCCAGCGAAGACGATGATTCCAGCTCCTCCGAATCGGAGGACATGGACGTCTTCGAGGTCGCATCCACCACACCACACGCCGGAACATCATCATCCTCATCCGCATCTAAAAAGCGCGAGAAACTTTACAAACCACTCGTCCAGCGCAAACGTTTTACCGAAGATGACGGAGCAAGGAAAAGCAGCTCCGACGACGACAATGACGACTTTTTTCCCACTTTGTTCTGGGGAGTATGGCAATTTGGTGTCCGAGCTAGCGAATTAACTCCAATGATCGCCAGCGTATGCGGCGACCAACTACCTCACCAAGAATTCTCCTGGGAAGGCGACGACGACCTCCGGATCTTCTCAGGCCTCTCGGGTTCTTGGCACATGTATCAAACCCCCAAACGTCGCCACTACTCACCTTCCGAGCAGCTACCGTCTACTAGTGGCGAGTCGGTTAGCAAAAGGCCCTGTGAATAAGCCCATAACTATATAAAACCCCCAATCCCCCGAGACCGCACACATATTTCTTAGGTAAGCAGTGGGTGCTGTATTTGCGGATCACGTCATTGACACCGGCCTCCAGCCAGCTCTCGCATTCTCCGCATCATGGATCGCCCTCCCGAGGAAGAAGAAGAGCCCAGGCCGTCTACCTCTCGAGCCCTCGCCCCGGCCGTCACCTTCGAACGCCTCACCTGCCAAATCCTGCGCCTCGTCTGCACGCAACACAGCCCGCTGGAAATCGATGCCGTGCAGACGATGAACTGGCACACCTCAGTGGAGGTGGCCAATCGGGCCGTCATCTGCGCCTTTCAAGAAATGAAGTCCTCTCGCGACGCGTTGCAGCTTACGGACCTAAATCTCAAGGGGCACTGCAGTTCTACGTTCCGAGACTCGCTGCGCACGGACGCGTGCAACTATGCCAACCGGCGCCTCTCACCCGGCTCGCAGACGTCGGCTATGCTGGTTTTCGCGCTCCCTGTGGTACGCGTCCCCGTGACAGGCATCCACCTGTTCCGCGGCCGAGGAAACAGCCAGAATCGACCGCCGAGAGCCACCGCCCGCACCACCATCCGTCGAGCCCAGTATACCTGGACTGTGAAGGTGAATGTGAGCGCTATCACGTGGACTCGTAAACGAGACCAGTACGTTGAAGGCGGTTACACGTTTACGACCGACTTTACGTTCCTTACGGGCCTCATACCTCTCACCTTAGTAGACGCCATCGACCAACTGGCCTGTTCCAACGGTGAAACATATGTCCAGAAAGCCGAGACCATAGGCGAAGAGAATGTAATCTTAGTGTCGCTCGTCCATTTCTCCCTCCACCCACCTACAGAGGTGTTTTTGCAATTATCTGTGTACGCTCACCGCGCTGAGGTGATGTGGCGCCACAACCCCAACCCGTTCTTCGAGAGACACTCAGAAAACGGCTTTCTCATGAAATGCCCCCTGAGCGTCACTATTCCCCCTCATCAAACGTATGTGGTGCAATTCAACAACGCGCTGGAAACTCAGGACACCTGTTACGCCGTGTTCTTTCCCCTGGAGCTCCCGGGAATTAGCATGGACGCGGGTCCCCTGCCCAACCGCACAAAAATTACCGTTAACGTGCAGAATTTGACAGCTAACGCGATAACCTTGGCCCACATGCAAATGCTTGGATTTATCCACTTATTTCGCCGAGGCTCGGTCGGCGTATTGCCCAACAAGACCGAAACCCCGAGATGCTCTCAGATCCGTCTTCGAGCCGGCTTAGTTCCCAGGGACTCCATTTTACGCGGCATCTCCGAATTCGCCCAGCAATCCAACAATTCGTCTTCCAGCGAAGACGAGGAGGAGGAAGGCCCTCCAATTACTCCTCCTATTATCACGGAGGCCATCTTTGACCCCTTCCAAAGCGAAGACTCGTCCGAGGACGAAGACGACGAGCCGCAAACCACCATGGACAGACTGCGAAGAGAAACCCAAAAAGCCAAACGAGAAGGCACCGCGCCTCCGATGACTCATCGTGAGAGATTACCCAAAACGGCCATGCTGCTAGTTGTACCTTCATGGAATCTGTATATTCACCCAGATCTGCTACTGCCCCTGACCGCCCGAATAGCCGAGGAGGCGGTGAAAAATACTTCGTATCTCCGAAGTGAACTGGACGGAGATATTTGCACCGCCGCCGACCTCAAAACCACCCTTCAAGCCCTAGCACAAGTCCCCGGCCGTCGCTCCCCCAGCGGCCGACCGCAACGACCTCGAATTTAAATAAAAAAAGGAAAAGAGACAGACAATAAATTGCGTACCATGTAATAATATTTTGTTGTACATAATAAAAAAAAGAGCTTTATGAACAAAGAAACATCACTGTGTATGTGTGATTTATTCCATCTTATTCAAGGCGGCCACAAACAAACGACGGTTCAAGTCCACAATGTCCTTCACGGGTGGTGTTGGACCGCCATCTTGTGGTTGTACAGACACACCGCACGATGCGTTCACTACCCCGCGATCGGCGGACTTGCTACTGTGAGCCGACGGTGGCGACGACGATGTTTGAGGCGGTTCACTAGTCACCACATCAGACGGGTGAGACGTCGTTGTAGGTGACGACGTTGGGACCGTCAGTTGAGCAGGCCCGAGAAGCGCCGGCGGCGCAATCTGCCGCACGGCCATCATCTCGCGTCTAAGTTCCTGCAAAGCTTCTCTGATTTCATCGTAGCGGTGGTCACCCTTGGCGTCGGAGGAGTGATCTCCCCCTCCACCTCGCGTATGGTGAGCCTTCAACCGCTTCCGAGCTTTACCGTGCTCGGCTTCCCCTGGAAAACTCATGTCCTCCTCGTCAGAGGAAGATAAATCTCGGTCCCTCCGCCTCTTGTTGCCGTTGTTGTGCGAACCAGTACCGCCGTTTCGGCCACGCGACCACGAATTACCACCATTATTGCCATAAGAGTCGTAGTTGGAAGGATGCGCGTACCCGCGCTCCCAAGCCATGCGATCACTGTCATCCATCATGGGAAAATCACGTCGACGATACGGCGGCAGATGATGAAAGGGAACAGGAGGGTATTGGGGATGTCCCGCGTCGTACCCCGCCCTCCGCAACCAGGCAGTGTAGTCAAAACTACGGGAGGGGTCCTCATAATTCATCACCGGATACGCATGGTGCGGAGGTGCAGCCGGATACACGGACCGCGCTCCCGCCGAGTCGGTCGCGTGTCGACTGGCCCCGATGAGCGAGAAAAAGGCGTCTTTAGGTAAATAAACGCCGTCATGGGCCAGTGCCAAGGACGCTTGAGAGGGCGCGACGCTCGAGGCCGCTGGAGTGGCCACAGAGCTCATGGGGTGAGACATGGACTCGCTGGGTGCTCGGCTGTGCTGTGACTCGTTCGGCCGCTCCTTCTCCACTTTAATATCGCACGCCTCCTGCTCGGCAGGTGAAACACTGGCTTTCACGTACGACTCCCGAGCGGTAACCCCTACCAAGCGCTTGTCGTAGCGCAGCTTGGGAAGGCGCTCCTGAATGTAGAGCGCATCGACGCTGTTGCCCAACAGGCCGTACGAATCGGACTGAAATGGATCCGCGTCGGGCCCCTGGGACTTATTGTTGTTGTTCTTTTTCCTTACAACGTCGTCCTCCTCCTCTCCCCCCGCGACCGCTGTTGTCAGCTGAGCTCGCAACGCTTCCCTATCGGCCTCCGTGAGATCCGGGAAGCGTTCCATGACCCAATCTGGCTCGCGGCCATAAACGGCCAAAGTGCCCCGTCTCCGCCCCACGCTGCAAAGGGCCACATGCTTGAAAGACGCTGTTTTTGCATCGCCCGAGGCGCTATCTGCAGCGTTTATATCCCGGCGGCTGGAGAGTGACAGCCCGGAATAACTGCCACTGAGAAATTCTAGCACGCCGTCGGGCTGCAGAGAAGACTGGGATGGAGGTCCGCGCGACACCAACTCAGACTTCTCGGAGGCCTTTTGGACAATGTCCAGAAATTTAGGCGACGTGACACGACCCAAACAGAACAAACCAGCTCGCACATTCTTGAGCCCGGCCACATGACCCACGGTAGCCGACTCATCGTGATTGACATTTAGCGGCAGCGGGCCGCGTGACTCGCGCAGCCATCTGTCAACCACGTCGGAAGGCAAAACCAGCTCGGCCTCCTCGGGAGCCTCGTCGTAGCGCACCAAAAAACCTCCCACATAGACGGGAGCTGCCATGTCCAGCCCGACGGATGAGGCTCGAGTGCGAACTGGCAAATTCTCTTTTACGTGTGCCAATCATCTAATATTACAGATTAGCGAAAAGATGTCACGGGGCCAGCCGCTGAACACTCTGCGGCTAGAGGAACTCAAGATTCTGAGGCTTATCTGCGTGTTACTGTTTAACCGCGGCCTGGAGACGTTGCTACTCCGCGAAACCACCAACAACCTAGGCGTGTCCGATAACGCCGTTCTGAGCCGCAAAACACCGACCTCGTACTGGCCCCATCTGTACCAGGAACTGCGACGCACGTTCCCTCAGCTCGACTTCCACGTCATTTTCCATGAGGAACAGGCCGCCCAACTGAGTCAGAAACTGAGCCAGCCGCATCTGAGCACAGCGTTACTAAGCCGCTTCGTGCAGCGCCACACGGGGCTGCTGATTTCCTTTCCCGAAGATCTGGCCCGCAACGGCAATCTGCTGTTCTCTCTGGGCACACTGTACGGGCACAGATTGTTCCGTCTGGCCGCTTTTTTTACCCGTCACTGGGGCACAGCCACGTATGAGCCCCTGATTCGCATCATCTGTCAGAAAATGTGGTACTTTTATTTGATCAGCACAGGCAAAATGACAATCAGCAGCGAGGCGTTCGAAATTCAAAGGAGTCGACACGAGATGGGCATTTTCACTTTTATTATTGAAGATTACAAAGCTTTTGCGGGCACATTATCATTGACCCCGCGAATGACACTGAATCCCGAGGCCGTGGCCTCAGCCAAAGCCCTGCACACGCCCACGGCATGCGGTGACATGTAACCACACTGATGTACATGCACACATTCGCCGTCCGATATACAGAGTCATAAATCATCCACCCGACCTGTCAGTCACACACGCAGCACAAGAGCACGTTAGACTGGAGACACCGTTCCTCCAGTGCTAAACACAGCCGATGAATTTGGGGTCACCGTGACCTCAGTTGGTAGCTGATCACTGCCTGTTGTTCCAATATCTTCAGCATTATCTGCTAAATTGGCCCTCTCGGCAGAATTTTCCCTCGTAGATTTAGAGAGAGTGCTTATATAATGTTTTATCGATTCAACCAACTTGACACAGCATGTGTTGATTGGCAGCCTTCTTTCACCCTGGGATGCTTCTGACCGACTTTGCCTCTCAGCATCGGCCCTCTCCAAGCATTCTCCCAGCGTTTCAATTGGGTTTATGGAGCAAAACAGGACAATGAACAAAGCAAACACCACCAACTTGAAACTGTAAATCACTTGAGTGAACATGTCCAGATAATCAATAAATGTCGATTCACAACCGCTGCTGCTCTTCGTTTTGGTTTTTATACCAACCAAAGCAAAATCGCTCTGCATGACTCTGACGAAGTAATAAGGCACCACCATGACGAAGCAGGCCGTGTAGAACATGAACACGCGTCTGGCATAGTACCAGATCCTCTCCCGGTCACGATGATAGGAAGATTGAATGATTACAGCCATGATCAGCACCACGGGTGCCAACAGCACAAACCAGAGCTTCACGATCATGTCAATCGTGGCATATGACACTGGAACTTCGCAGCGTTCCCATCTGGAATTGTGTGCAGCCACAGCCGCGCTGGGAACAGCCGCACCCATTCCCAACACCCAGCACAACAGAATAATGTACACGCTTGTACTCAGATTCTGCTTCGTCGTCTGCTGCCTCCAGAAAAGACGCCCGTTGAGAAAAGCCGCCATGCGATCCAGGATCATGAACATGAAGAGCAGCGAGGTGACATAGAGGCCAGAGTCTTCCACAAAGACCACGATGCCGCAGAAACCCATGCCGGCCGCACTCGTCATGCCAACAATTTTCGACGCCAGCATGGAGAAGATACAGAGGACCTGAGCAAGCACCAGGTTCCCTGTGTAGTGTCCAACGGCCATCGGCATGCCAGCGCGATCTAACATGTTCAACCACATAACAACCGCGAGGAGAATGACCAAACTCCCCGCGGCCGTCATGCCCGCGAGGATGCCCGCGAGGACGCGCTCCGTAATCATGGTTTCAGATGAATGTGAAGCAGCGGCAGTACCTCACAACGACCCGTTCAGAAGGTGTTCTGATGTGGTTTCTAGCCCGCACCTGCAGGACAACGGTCCTTTATGCTGCTCAGAAACCACAAGTACTTACATCACTACGACAGCCGGAAGAAAACCTAAGACACTAAAGTAAATGAATTCGTAAATATCGTTGACGTTGAATAATGACGATCCCAGTGCGAAAACACGATGACGAGGCAAAGCCACCGACAAAAGACGTCCCAAACCGTGTTCACAATGAAACAGCAATGCGTCATGCAGTTCCAAACGCTTCAGTTCCCCGTACTGCTTGGAACTTTGTGCGAACATGAAATCGGCCACCGGATTGACCTTACTGATTTGCATCAGCACGGTCCCGCTGCCGTCACCGGCCTGTCCATCATTGCGTCGCGCAGGATCCCAGCCACTGCGCACGCTCTCGGTGATGGCCAAAAGCATGATTCCGGGAAATAATTGAGAAATCGTGACAGTGGGATCCCGAGTATACCACGGCACGATGTAATGCTCGAGGAGGAACTCAAAGTTCCTGACCCTATGCCCGTAACTGTAGCTGTCATCCTCCGAGCTCGTCCGCGGGAGGGCGTCGTTACCCAAGATATCAGCGAGCGTAAACTTGCCGGCCCGAGGCGCAAAGACGCTCTCGGAGTTGACAACCTTCCAGATGAGCAACAGAGCGCTGATGCACGTCAACCCAGAACGAAGGTATTGTTGTTCGTGCACGAAAATAGGTACATCACGACCCACCTTGCCCGCCAGTAGGCGCCTACACCACACGGAAAGACCGTCATCCCGCACCTGTCCCGACATGCGTTCTTGCACCACTGCCGCAGTTTGCGCCCCATATCCCGGCAGGCTCTGGATGACCTGTCTCCGGTGAAACACGCGCACCAACACATGACGATCGAATGTTCCCGGGGAATAGTGACGCCCGCTACTCAAGGGCATGTAGTACTTGAGATCAGGGGGGTCTTGATAGGCATAGTAATTCGCGGTGGCCGTACCGTCCCAAGTGGTGATCTCACGACCCACCTCATCCGAGAGTTTATTCAATAAGTGAGGTAGTTCCGTAAGGACCCCTTGGATAGAGGTCGGAAGATCACGTCCGTCCCAGTGATTCTGTCCATAAGCGGCTAAAAGGCACATCGCGGCCTCGAGATCGGAGAGCACGCAATCGTAGATGGGGTACACGGTTACGTTTTCCAAAGCGTTCACCGCCCCCACCAGCAACTCCTGAGAGATGGAGAAGTTTTCCATCTGCACCAGGCGGAACGCTTTTTTCCATCGCGGTTGTGTGTACAGACTGCGCTTCAAGCGATAGTACCAGACTCCGAAAGTAAATGTCCAGGTGGATGCGTTTTCGAACATAGTGTTAATGAGCTCCCCCCGAAAATCAGTATGAAACCGGATGAAGGGGTCGTTTTTGGTGATTCCAAAAAAGAGAACCTCTTTTTCTTGATCAGAGCATTGCGCCACCCAGGTTGCGGCTTGAGCGCGGTCCGGACGCGTGACCTTCTGAGGCGGCGCTTCGGGCCCACCGCCAGAACTATAAATCTCCTTTGCGGCGGTTGCCGCGGCGGCGACGTCCTGACACGGCGGCGGATCGACTTCGCACTGTTGTTTGAGCAGCGCCTCCGCCTCGGACACGCGACTTTCCAGGTCTTCGCAGTACGTCTGGATTCTTTGGTTGAGATCGCTGAGCTCTTCGCGCAGGTAACGCTTTCTTACCTGGTTGGCCACCACTTCCTCCTTGCGCAGCCCCGCGACAGAGTCGTCCACTAGCCTTTGTAGCACGTGAGGAGGACACCTGAGAATGTTTTCGGCATGAGGCTCGAACAGAACGATGGGTAGCCGATAGTAGGGTTGCAACAGACTCATCCTGCCGCCGTTTGAGGTAGTCAATGACCGAATCTGTTCGGAGAGCAAAGGGTGCGGAGCGGAAAGCCCGAGCGAGAGAGGGCTGCGTGGCTTGCTGCTGGAAAAAGATGATGGTGGGGATGACGGACCAGGAATCCCCTCGAGGCACCTTCAGAGCCTCAAAATCCGTCAGAGCACCCTTGAGCTGCTTGAGACCCTGCACATACTGCAAGTTATGCGTGACGTGCTCCCGCACGGACTGCCCATCGGCGTCCGAGCAAGTGGTCTTAAACTCGATGACGTAGCATAATACCCGTCTGGGAGCTTCTGGTGACACAAAGAGCACCACACAGTCTGGAATCCGCTGCGTCAAGCGGACCTCGAAAAAAAGCCACCGACGATAGTTTTTGCAGTAAGTGGGGAAAAGCCCCCCGAGAAGCCGGTTAAACGCCACAAAGGACGGAAAGGCCCGCACAATGCGGCGATAAATATCTAAATGCTTTTTCTGTCCGTTTCGCTTGCGAAAGTTGGGTAATTCACCCAGAGAGGTGATCGCCCCGCTTCCTAACGACATGACGCGTCTTTCATTGCAGGACAAGAGCTCGTCGACGCGACGTGCCCGCAAATTACGTCGTATTAAATAGGCCAGGTCGCGACTTTAAGACCCGTCCTGGTTTTATTTGTCCATCGAACGCCGAGACCCGCGATGCGCCGAGGCCTGGCACTGTGTGTCCTGGCAGTGTGGCTCCTGGCATGCCACGCCGATACCTCATCCGAACCTTACTCACATCTGACACTGGAACTCACCGGCAGACCCATTCAGTTTTTGAGACATAACAGCACAAAATGCAACAACAACGGCACAAGACGAAACCTTACTTTAGTCAGAGAGAATGCCATTACTTTTAATTTTTATGAAAGTGCAAACCATTACACAGTATTTCAATTACCTCGATGCCTTTTCACTGGTGAATTTGCCGACAACCTACTGAACCAAGTGGATCTATCAAAAACATTTCAACAATATGCCAGTACTCTAAACACATACGCTACAGTTTCTCAAGACAATATTCAGTATAAATACTATGGACAAAACCTGAGTTACCAGAATAATCTAAAAGAACAAGCATCCACAGTACCTCCTCCGGAAAACCTCCGCCTCCAAACTACAACCTCATATGGCAAACCAACTACTGTAAATGCATCTAAAATACATGCACCAGCCTTCAACGGCACATGTTACCTCTTCAAAGACCATGAACTGCTTTTCACCACTCGAGAATCATGCTTATACCAGTCTTTTTACGTCACTGAACACGACTATATGACAATAACATTAACAGAATACTTTGTCGTCTTAACTGTGGTCATTAGAGAAACACCACTGCTTCTCATTTTCGGAGACACTAAACGGATAATGTTCAAAGCCCCCTACAGACGAGAAAACTTTATTTTAAAACAAACAAAACATCATCAACTAATTGTTTTGGTTAAAAAAGATCATATACATTATCACACATATATCAAGTCAACAGATTTTGCAGATAGTTTACTTTCAACAAATTATATGGATCTAGATGTTCTCCTTTCCGTTTGGAACAGGCACGCGGTAAACGTGCTTCAAAATGGACAGTGTCGTAGCACAACAAAGGCAACAGTGGAAACGGCTTTAGGCTACGGAATCCTTCTTTACATAGCATCTACGTCGCCAACAACACCAACGTCCATCGCACTTGCCATAGATCAACAATCTTCTATTCTCCTGGCTGAGGACTTCATCTCCAGTTGCATGTCAAAAATACAACCACGAACCACGCTTCTCATGTATCCTAACGCAGTACAACTAGCCAACTCCACTCTGAGAACTACGGGACACATCTCAAGCGTCCTTACAATTTCAAGATTAATTTATATTTTGGTGAAACAACACCACCAAGACCTTGTCAGCAAACACGACATGGAACAAATCCGTAACCTCATTCTACTCCTACACAAAACGCATATATCGTCGTTCTTATCCCGATTTGCTCGACAAGAACTCTACCTCGCCAGCGGTATTATTCATTCGATGTTACACCATGCTACAGAAAGACGAGCCATATTTGCATTTGAAACAGGACTGTGCTCTCTAGCTGAATTGTCACATTGGTCACAACTAATCGGCAGCGAAGAACACAATCATGTAAGCGATCTTTACAGTCCATGTGCTGGCAGCGGCCGCAGAGACCACGCCTTAGAACATCTTCAAAAAATGTTCCCCAGAGCAACCAACTCCCGAACCATAAAAACAGCTCTATCTGTTCTAGAAACTCTTCGACCACAGACACTGGCAACCTTTCCAGAAATCAGCTGCGTATCAACTACCAAATCTTTTGCAGCCTTTACAGTTTCACATGCAACGACATATTTAGTATCTACTGAGTACATTGCAAAAGGAACCTCTTTCCCAGTGCTAACAACCGTAGTCGGTCGCAGCATAATCATAACTTACATTCCTGCCAACAGCACGTGTTCACCCAGTTCCAGCAAACACGATACATTACCCATTGTAATGATTCGAAACATCACTTTAGAACACTGTGAATTCTGCCAAAGCACACTGGTGGAGTATGACGATTCTGAAGGTATAGTAAATGCCATGTACATCTACGACACAGATGACCTGCTCTTTGCACTGAATTATGATAACCATGTCATAGCAAAATCTCCAAAAACTCATTACCTCATGTTCCTCAAAAACGGTACAGTGTTTGAAGTCACGGAAGCAGTGGTTGACCAAACGGACACGCACATCGTACTGATTGTAATTTATATTTTGGCAGCTATTGTTGGACTCTACCTTTTGTACCGCATTGTAAAACTAATGTAATTAATCTAATTAAATAAAGACACTGACAATGTACATTGTGGTGTACTGGTATTTATTCAACGAGACGTATTATACAGGCCTTGTCGGCACGCTTTGAACACCATCCAGGATCGAGTCACGATGTCATCTTGAAAACCGATGAGGCAGCGATAACTAACCATTAGAAGCGTCGTTAACAGCAAGGCATAGACAAAACACACCAGTATACCAGTTGTCAGAGACGTCATGGGTTCTGAAATAAAAATATGGTGTATCTGGTTAGTTGTTATTATTAGCTGCAGTTATCTTACCTGCAGTAAGAAAAAAGCAAAAACCACAACATACAGTCCAGAAATGCTACAAGCACTTAAAAATCCCACTTTTCGTAGTTACGCATACACAATTCCAATGCCAAAATTTCCAGACAAATACAGAATACTTGCTGGTCCTATTAACAACCAGAGTATTACATACTTCTGGTACGATTTCAACGCTCTTCAACATCGCCAACCCAGTAACTATATTATGTGCAAATTCAACCATACTAACTCGTCTATGCTCCTGGTACCACCCCCATGCGGTTCCATTCCGTCCATGAATTGTTTATCTGAAATGATTAATATATCATTACACAACGACACAGGAGAACAAGCATGTGATGTCAATACCACATATAATCCAATGTTATATAACGTTCCACGATGGACCACAAGACTTTATGTTGGAAAAAACATCGTTGTCCTCGATAGTCAGTCCATTTACTTTTTAGGACTTAGTGAAGTTATATTCCGAAACTTACTTAGATACAACTGTTCCAAAAGTTTTTACCTAACTAACGCCATGAGCCGTAACCTTTTTAAATCCCCTCACATTACACTTTGGAAATTAAAACAAGGAATGAGACGTTTGCACCGCCGACGAAAACCAAAAAAGAATAACACACAAAAAAGATCTCGAAGATCCGCAAACAACACCACCACAACTATTATGCCTACAGTAACAACTAAATTGTACAACAACAGTCAGGAAAGTGTAATTGTAGACACATCAGAAAATTATACACTACCAATTTTTGTTACACAACTCCAAGACATGGTAACCTGGTTATACACTACCATAAGATATAATCAAGAACCATTTTGCGATAAATCTAGAAACAAAGAGCGTCAATCAGCCTGGGCTAACCATACACGGCAAATATTATATAACGATACTGTCTGGAGCATTCACGGTACCGTGAATCTCACCACTTTGTATGAAATAACACCACCCTATAGCAACACCACCCAAATTAATAACAGTTTATTCATAGATCCTTTATGGGACCATATTGATAGTCTAGCTTTTAAAGAAGAAATTCGACGTAATACCAGCATACAAACACGCCTTCGACCTACCAATTTGTCTCTCAGTATCCTGCCACCGTAGTTGTAGTAAAATTTTGAAAACAACAATGGCGTAAAACAACAAAAAATGAAATTATCAAAATGACCACGTTCATACAGATCCAAATGGAAGCAAATGATCTCAAAGAAACTTGATACATATGCGAAGTACAATGCGCATTATAAAAATCATCTTCCGCATGCTTCCTTATAGGTTTTAAGGTTGTCACAGTAGTAGGTTTACTCGTCGGTGACGCTGTAGATGTATTGTTGGCCACACATATTACAATCAAGCACGCCCATAAAAACAGTCTCATCATCGTCTTGCGATGCATGACTGCTCCGCCACGCTATCCCAGAGCACAATGCTCAACGTGCTCTCGGACAGGCTAGATCAGCAACTGAGCCTCGTGAAACAACACAAATCCCGCTTCCAACGCTTGTGGAGAAGAGCATCTTTAATAAAGAATGGCGAACGTCAAGAGCCGCAAGACGAACACAGCGTAAATCTCCGCTACTGTCTACTGTTCGCTAGCAACCTCAACTTCCAAAATGTGTTTCGACATCCGGAATCCAACATCTATTCCCCACGCAGAAACGTTCCTTACAAATGGATTCCTTCCAGCTTTATCGTTCGACAGCAGCATATGCAATTGGCCTTTTACAACAAACACATTATCTGGCTCTCCGAACAACCCAATACATCCACTCCACTGGGCATCAATCTCTACGTTCCTATCGGATACTTTGGAATCACATTCTACAAATGCCTGGACTCTCAATTCGTCTGCATGCCGGAACTCATCGAACCCGGCCTCCAGAATCTCAGCATGGACGTGATTAACTTGAACTATACGTTCCAAGCCATCACGCCGGGCACCATCGAGGGCGATCTTTGTATCTTCCCTTGTTTCTGTCCAGAACCTTGGCAAGTCATGAACATATCGCCCCCTAACGAAAACTATTTTTTTGCTCTACGTCTGCATCAACGCATAATAATTCAACCGGGCCACACTCAAACGGTGTATCTGGACGCTGCTTTTATCCACGCGCCCAGCACTTGCGCCCTGATAGTGGGCACTCGCCAGATGAATCAACTGGGGATTATCATTCGACCCGTCATCTGGTTACCGGGAACCGTAGCCACAGTCACACTGGTCAATACCTCCGGTTCATCCGTCTATATATCAGGCACTACATCTGTCGCTAAAGTTGTGTTCACCACCCGCCGTTTCGTGTATCTTTTGGTCCATAATCACCCCATCGGCCAACTCTTAGTACCACCGACCCCAGACACCGGATTCACCCACATGCCCGAACACCACATCCTACAACAACTCCTTGCGTGCGAAAACGAATAAATGATACAAACGCACAATTATGTTTATCGTGTTTTTATTTGTATTGCGACACATTCACATCTGTCAATCAAACTGACATATGTACTGCAGTAGACTTTTTTCGCTTAGGTTTTGAGGGAGGCGGCATTGGTATAGGGGGGCACACCTCTTCCACAACAGGCAGTTCTTCCTGAGGCGGGTGCGGAATCATTGCCAAAACGCTTTCATCGATGCCGCCTTCAGCTACCGCAGAACAGTTTTCTGCATTGGCGGCAGCCGCTGCTGCTGCTGCAGCATCCAGAATTGAGGTACTCTGATCGCAATCCATGTCCACCAGGCCCATAACCTTCTGCACCTCACAGAGTGCCACCTGATCTGTAGAGAACTTATTGAGCAAGACCTCCAAAGTATCGTCCTCAGACATGGAGAACTCGCCCACCACCAACTTTAAAATCATCACGTCTAAAGCCTGCATAATACGCTGCGATTTTTGATTCTCTACTTCGGCGGCAGGCCGCGTATGCGGCTGACAACTATCCGCGAGGTAGTCCTGCAGCATTCGACACTTGACCTGACAGTGCCGATACAAAGGAATAAGCTTGAGTAAGTGCTTCGTCACTTCATCGTCATTAGCAAACGCCTTCAAATCCTCGGGCGTGATCCCCAGCGTCCCAAAGTTCTCCTCAAAAAAGGACTGCATCTCCTGCATGTTCACATCTTCGCTGGGCCGTAGCAGCACATAGTCTGCTCCAGCTGAAGCTCGCCGCTGGCAGCTGAGAAAACCCCAAAGGCGCCGCGCCAGGTCCATCCTTCACTGACAATGACGCTGGTTCTGTTCGCGACAGAGTATGATTCTGCTCATATAGTCGCTAACGTGCTTTCAAAATCTGTGTCTGAACACTGTGTGTTCCCCTTACTGGTCAAACACCACGCCTCCAACCTAGTTTACTTCTGTTTACAGACCCAAAAGTGCACTGACTCTCAGCGCGTGGCGCCGGTGTTCGTGGTCAATAACGACGTCCTGAACCTCGCGCACTACCTACACACTCACCAGCCCATCCCGCTGTCGGCTCTGGTAGACAGTCTCAATGAGGAGGAGACCAAACCCATCTACAACCACCTGTTTCGCACTGTCATCTCGCCCGAACACGGCGGCGAGGTGCGCGAATTCAAGCACCTGGTCTATTTCCACCACTCTGCCATCGTGCGTTACCTGAACCTCATCTTTCTCTGTCCCACTTCCCCATCATGGTTCATCAGCGTTTTCGGGCACACCGAAGGTCAGGTACTGTTGACCATGTCCTACTATCTGCTGGAGCGCCAGTACAGCACCATTCCCACCGTCGAGGAATACGTACGCAGCTTCTCCAGAGATCTGGGCGCGATCATCCCCACTCACGCCACCATGACCGAATTCACCCGCATGTTGCTCGGATCCCCCTTTCGGTCCCGCATCCCGCAATTCGTGCAATACGCCATGGCACGCAACCAGCGAGACTACGATGAGCTGGTGCACGTTGACAGGCAGATTAACACTTTTCGCGAGCAGGCACGCCTACCCGACACTGTCTGCGTGCATTACATCTATCTGGCCTACAGAACGGCACTTTCCAGGTCCCGCCTGATAAAATACCGCGAAGTGGTGGCCTACGACGAGGGCGCGCGCGAGGAACAGTGCAGACAACAACCATTGTTCCTGGGCCGCCATCTCGCGGATGATTTATTGAGCGTCATGGACAAGTACTTCTCCCTGCCCAACTTCTTGCAGGACTACATCGAGACACACATTCTATCTACCGAAAACTACGATCTCCGACTCTCGGGCTACAGCCACCAGACCACCGGACCCACTCTCACAGGATTTTTTGGCACTTCGTCCCAAGTGATGCGCAAACTGGACACTATCAATAGCATGTCCGACTCCGTGTTCCCTGTACTAGAGAGATCCCTGTCCGGACTGCTACGTCTGTGCGCGTCCCTGAAAACCGCCAACACCTACGCCACCGGCTCCCTCGCCCAGTACTCGCAACGCCAGTTTCTGATACCCAAAGAAACTCGCTTTGACGGTCCCATTCCCCTGTTTCGTGTGCAATTGCCCAATGATCACCATGTATTCTGTGCCATTACATGCGAAAACTGGCACCAGAACCTGTTTCCTAGCGATCTCTTGAAACACGTCCCCGACACGGAGTTCACTGACGAAGCCCTGACGGACATGATCTGGCTCCATGACGATGACGTGGCTAGCTCTAATGCCGAGACTCAATTTTACTACACGCGACATGAAATTTTTAACGAACGCCTGCCTACATATAACTTTATTGCAGATTTTGATCTGCGACTACGGGATGGGGTGACTGGGTTATCTAAGGAGGTTCTTTTTGAAATCTGCCGCGGCCTCCGTCGTGTCTGGATAACGGTCTGGCACAGTCTGTTCGGCCATATGAATCCCGACTACCACCCAGTGTACTTTTTCAAAAGTGCCTGCAAAAACCTCACCCCTGACTTCTATGATGACGATAACCCGCCACCTTCCTACGAAACCCGAACAGATTATTGTAAATGTTCAGAGAAGTTGGGACTTCGTATAATTTGTCCCTTTCCGGAACGCACCTTAGTCATTCGACCCTCGGTGTTGCGGTCCATTGCACAGGTGCTGAACCATGCCATATGCCTAGATACCTTGCTACATCAGCACCTAGATCCGATTTCTCACCCTGAAAGCAGTTTAGATACGGGCATTTATCACCACGGACGCTCGGTCCGCCTGCCGTTTATGTACAAGATGGATCAGGAGGACGGTTACTTCATGTACCGCCGTCTCCTCCCGATTTTTATCGTACCTGAGGGGTTTAGGGAACATCCCTTGGGATTCGTGCGTGCTCAGCTAGACATTCGCAACCTGTTGCACCATCACGCACCGCATTATCCACCGGGGTCACCGAGACCACCAGTATCGTATTCTTCCTCCTCCTCTTTGTCCCCTGACGACCATCCCTCCTTGCCGTTCTCATGCACCCGCATCATACTCGGTGTGCGTGACAAGTTGTGTCCTTCCCCAGATATTAACTTTATGGAAACGCGGTCAGTAAATGTGACGCGTTACGAAAAGCGCACCCTGTCTGACGTGATCGGATACCATTTACGTGGCGAGGTATCTGGACGCCCCGACTCCGATCCCGCAAGTGACCTTAACGACCTCCAGAGGCTGGTAGTGACGCGCGTGTGGCCCTTGCTACTGGAAAATCTGACTCAACACTACGAGCCCAAGGTGAGCGAGCAGTTCGTCCCGCCACATACGCTAACATTCAAGCCCCATGGCCCCCACTGCGTTTCCGTCAAGCGGCTGGAAGGCTCACGCACCAAAGACTTCCGCTGCCTAAACTATACCCACCGCAACCCGCAGGAAACTGTGCAGGTGTTCATCGACCTACGCACCGAACATAGTTACGCGCTGTGGGCCAGCCTTTGGAGCCGCTGTTTTACAAAAAAATGTCATTCGAACGCGAAGAACGTGCACATCTCCGTGAAACTCAGACCGCCCACGAGCGACCAGTAGCCACACACCCCGAAGGCACACGTCACAGGGCCCCGGCTCCTTCGCATATATACACCGTGGCGGAAACCCCGAGCAGACACCACGTTGCCAGTCATCCCTGGCAAGACATGGATCTGCACAAGAGATACCGCGGCGGGCCCGCGCTCTCGCAGCTCAGCGACCGCGAACGCCGTGCTCAGCGGGCACGGCGCTTCTGTCTGGACCACGAGAGCGAGCACGCGCCCCCGTTCAAGCGATCCAGGTACGAGGCGGCGTGCACGCCGCACCATCATCAACCGAAGCAGAACTCGCCGCCGGTGCGCGACTCGCCCGAATCCCCACCGCCCGGCCCCGACTCGGGACGCCGACCTCAGACCACGGTGGTGATGCGACACCATCATCACCACCACTCCCACCACCGCCAGCACCCCGCCTCCAGCAACTCCAGGGGCGCTCACATTCGGCAGCAGCAGCATCATCATCAGAAACACCGTCACGGCGGCGAGGAGGCGGTGACCGTGTCGCCGGCCACGAGCAGCAACCGACACATGATGGCGCTCATCAACCAGGAGCTTGATAGCATGGACGAGAACCAGCTGCGTCAGCTGAGCCGAATGATTGAGAAAAAGAAAGAGGAGCGCCAGAGACTGAAGGGCAGCGAGGTAAGAGGAGACGACTCCTCGCAACCCAGCTCTACCACCTCGCCAGTGTACGACTTGCAAAGGTACACGGCCGAGAGCTTGCATCTTACTCCCTACCCTGACGATCTCAAAAAACCCACGGCTTTCCCACAGGACAAGGAGCAGCCGGGACGTCTGCTGATGTCGCACGATGAACTCATGAACACTGATTATCTGCTGAACATCCGCCAGCAGTTTGACTGGTTGCCCGCGTCCCTGCTACGCCGTCTGGTGATTGAGAAATCCTTCTCCATCTTCAACGCTCCCAGCATGCACGCGCTGCTGGCCATGGTGGACGAGACCCTGAGCTACATGAAATACCACTTTGTGCACGGCCTGCCTGTCAACCCGTACGACCCGTACATGGCCACCGTAGCCGGGCTGCGGCAGCTCATGTTTAACAAACTCAACAACCTTGACTTGGCCTGCATCCTGGATAACGGCCAAGAATGGTCGAACAACTGCCAGACGCTCAAGAATTTGGTCAGGAAACCCAACCAGATGATTGACGAGTGCACGCGCGACACCGCTCTGGAGCTCCAGAAACGGCCGCCCGAGGTGTTTGAGAACCCCATCCACCGCGCCTTGGCGTATGTGTGTTCTTTTTCAAGAGCCATCCTGGCGCTGCGACGGCGAAGCAGACAGATTCAGAACACGCCGCACTTTCTGGACCAGTACGACGACAACGGCGCCATATGCTCCTACCGCTGCGGTATGGTGGCTGAACTGATCCTGAACGCCCTGCACCAACACCAGTGTCAGAATGAACTCTGCGAACTGCGCATTCAAAAAGCGCTGCAGGCCTACCAGTTTATGTTGGCCTATTGCCCGTTTGACACCAAGTGTTTGGTCGACCTCACGGTGTTTCAGAAAGACGATGACCCCCAGGAGACACCGATTCCTTCGATGATGGCAGTGTCGACACCGCAGCACAACGAAACGGCAGTCGTTGCCTTTTCTCCTGCCTCATACCAGGAACCCGTTGTTCCCAACCCTGTTGTTGTGGCGACTACCCATACCGCCACCCCTCCTCGCCCCGCCTCGGGTGTGTCTCCGCTCAACCGGGACCGCACAGTTTTCGAGAACAACAGTGAAAGTCATGGAAATATTCAGGCTGTTGTGACTGCCGCACCCCAGGCCGCTTCGCCACAAGCACAGCAGCAGGCAATTCTCGGTACGAGTACGGACATGGCTCCTGCGGCACCCGCGGTGATGTCTGCTGGACATGAGATTAACTTTGCACCACCCCAGGAAATGCCGCAACAGCAGCCTCCGCAGCAACCCGTTGTGTGGCCCACGCCCTTCTCTACCAGCTCTCCGGTGATTGACACCGGTGGCGCCGACAGCATGATGTGTGCTCACATTGAACCCTCAGGAGAGCCCGACTGGGTCGCGGCCATCTCCGCCCTGAGCACTCTGTCTGACTCTTCTCCGTGCCCTTCGGGGGCGCAGCAGCAACAGCAGCAACCACAGATGGCGCCAGCAGCGGCGACAACGGCCATTGAACTGTTTGCAGACTCGGCCGCGCTGCGCTGCCAGACACCAGAGTACGAGGACATGTGTTATAGCGATGAGGATGATGACGACGATGAAGAGGGCTATTTGTAGGAGCGTCGCTGCAGGTGGCGCTGTTGTATCTTGTATGTGAGTCCGAGAATAAAAAGACGTCGGAGACGACTATTGGAATGTGAACGAGCTTGGTTTTTATTTTGTCTTGTTACTGCTATTCTGGATGAGTGAGAAACTGAGTGTTGTGTGAGTGACAGGTTAAAATAGGTGACTGCGCACATGGGGGGAAAGAGAGGCAGGGGGCGAGAGTCGAGTGAGTTTCTTTCACAGCACACTTTTAAACAAATAGGTCGATAACACAAGGATGAAGATGAACTTACACTTGAATATATCTGAGTAAATATAGTATTCAGGAAAATGACTACACAAATGACTCAAATGTTTCGAAGATCTCGAATGGCAGATGAGGCACATAATCCAAGACCATTTAGAGAAAAGGCGGAAACAACACAGGCAACAACACACTTATATTTCAACATGTCATCTAAGAAGCAGCGCTCCCATCGCACAAAAGGGCAACACGATGGCGAGACGACTGGTTGGTTGTACAATTATCATAGATTGCTATTATCATGATTGGTGGCCATGACGATGCGGATTTTAGAAACAAAATACTATCATGTCTTGTATACAAAGATCAAAAATACTCACTGGCTTTGGCCCGATATTTTTGTAAGACAGACGATTTGTTCACACAGTTAAAGCACATGCTAGTGGGGATTGCATCATTGCGGTAGAGAGCTATAGTCGTTTTTCTCTTTCTCCGCGCCGTGAAAGAGGCGCTAGGTTGGCCCGCCCACAGTCACACACGGCGTCTGCAACCTAGCGCCTGATTCACGCCCAAGAGAGAGCGCACCGCGACCGATCGTCGACGGCTGTGGCAGTGATCTAACGAAGAATACACAAGAACAACGAGCAAACTAACATATCGTAGTAATATCTGTATGATGGACGTGCGGGCTCGGCCCCGCGGCTTTTTATTAATTCTTTTGTTTAGCTTTATTTTCTTTTATCATTTAATTATTGAGTCGTGATGTTTTCTCTAGATGAAGTGAATGTTTTTTGCTAAATAGACTGGCACCCAGGACCAAGACGATATAGAGAGACACTCCTGGCATCCCGAGAAGCCGGCCTTCCTGTGAAAGGGCTTTTAAAGGTTCGTAGACATTTCACTGGTGCAGACACATTGCTACAAATATATCGTCAAACAGTTCCAGTTCTTTTTTTTCTTTTTTGGGCGGTTACAAACTACAAGTCTGTTTTTTGTTTTTTATTATTTCGCTTTCATAAGGAGCCGATTCAATCCGGCCAAATGGAGGACGGACAGACAGTCCGACAGAATCGTCGAACAAATAATGTAGGTACGCGTTCTGACGTAAGCTAGATCTCTGACGTGTTTTTAATAAAGCTTCTATCCTAGATGTGTAGTGTAAACAGTTTATACGAGTCCAATAAATCAGTGCAGTCAATCATAATTAGTGTCCCGAACGTAGAACGGAAAACAACGGCGCTGGTTTTGTTGCTTTTGTTTAGGTTTCGCTTAGGTTACGCTTTTACAAAACACAACACAAAATATATGACACCCGAAACGCGATTTAAAATCTAAACCGACGTCTAACCTGGAGCCGCGACCCGCATCCAGGTCGCCTCCAGGCCGCCGGCTATGCGACGGCGACATCGGCCGCCACCACGGACGAAATCCGAAACGCCGTCCAACGTCCACGGTGGTGGCAGTAGCAGCGCTGAGAACGACGGCGATTGTGGTAGCAGGAGCAGCAGCTCCTGCTGCTGCAGCGGCAGTAGTAGCAGAAACGGCAGTAGCTATGGCGTTGGTGGCCTCCTCGTCCCGGGCGGCTGCGAACCGCAATCGCTTTGGCGATCGCTGGAGCCGGCATCCGGGAACGGGGGGATTTTCGGCGGCATCCGGGCCGTGTAGTGCAGCCGCCTGTCCCGATCCAGCACTGCGTCCAGGGCTCGTCGGGGCAAGCCGGCTGCCTACCCGACGTCGGAGCGCCAGGGCGGCCCGGACGACGTGGAGCCGGAACCGCGGCAGGCCCAGCGCGGCCGTCCGCGCACCGCAGGGAGCATACCCGGCCAACCCGGGGACCGCACAGCTCGCAGGTGGGGGCGTCGCGAGGCCCAGCTGGGGTGCAGGGGCGCGGTTCGGGGGGAGGGGTAGCGAGGTCTACTTTTGAACCGGCTCCGCCCCCCCACCGAGGCTGCGAGGCCCCGGTGGGCGGGGGGGTGGGCGCAGTGACGGCTATGCCCAGGTCGCCACTGGCGATTGCCCGGACGGCGCCGCGGACTGCGCCACCGAGCTCCGGGCAGGCCGGCTTTTAAAGACGAAATCGGAAGTTCTCGAACGTTCTAACTCCGCCCTTTTCCTGCCAAAACCGCAGCGTCAGCGATTTTCTGAGCGTTTTGCAAACCGTAAAGCGGTGCATGCTGGGTAAAAAAGAGGGGGAAGGGCACCCAGCATAGGGAACCAATGCAGCCCCGATGACCCAGGCCGTTGGGGGAGGGGCACTCCCACAGCACAGCATGCGAGGTGGGGGCTGGGCATGCAGATCGCTCCCAGAATTGAGTCAGGGGTCCTCGACGTGGGGGGATGGGAAAACAGACCCCAGACCCACGAAAACCCAAAAAGTGGGGGCTGGGCACCGAAAACACCGTCCCATTCAACTACATTAAAGTAAGGGCACCGCATGCGCACTGTGCGGTGCCCATCTTCCGGAACCCGCCTCACACGGCGTCAGAAAACGATATGCGCATGCGCGAAAAACCGGATCCCCCCCACACTGGGGAGAGGGGGGTTTGGGGGGTGAGGGGTTCTAGATTATCGTTATTAGGTTTTTAATCTTTTATCTTTTATATATGCACTGTCGATGAAACGTCTGCATTGACTAGGTCTGAGATCATAGCTTTCCTCAATGACGTAGGTACCTACGTCATCATAAAAGGGGCGTGGTTTAGATCGCCATATTGAATGTGGGTGTGACTATGCATGTAAATCAAGGGGGCGTGTATTTTCTACTACCGGATACGCCCCCTTTTCGGCCACCGATACCTGAAAGCTTATGAAACTGGGCGGGGAAAGTACACGTAATTTTTCCGTATATTCGAATATTAATTAGCATATGTTTACATACGAATATAATTACCGGATGTCAATTAAGCCTTATAAGGTATCGCATTCTAATGAGCCTTACCGTATTCCCCGTTACCAGATTTGCCGTATATACCCAGCTTGATTAGATACAGCTGTATGATGACGTCATATCAGTACAGCTACATGCGCATATACGGTACCTACGCACCCACCCCCTAATGCATATGCAAATTTGAGCATCATAGCTGATTATCATTATTCATAACGCGCGCGCGAGACGGTGTTTTTTCGGTCACGTGGTACAAACACCGTTTCGACGGCCACTTTCAGCGTGTCGATCGCAGCTTTCGGCTGGTTCGAATCACGCTGTTTTTACGGCACATGCGCACGCGAGATTCACCGTGCTGTCGGGTGCAGTTTTGACGGTGATTCTTGGCTGCGCGCCGCGGAATGTGACTGTAAACGCCGTGGAAACACGAACAGAACACACAAAACACCGTTGTGAGGGGATGAGTTTATTCACGCTGTTATACATTCATAAACTGTCGCGCGTGCTTTTTAGATGCTCGGCCGAGCACAACGGCGCTTTACTTATAAAACAGCGTTCGGAACGTCATTTTCAAAATAAAACACCGTTTTTAATGAAACCTGTCAATCATGTTGATTGACAGCTGCTTGCGCGCCGATGCAAACACGTTGTTTTTCGCGGACACCAGGTGGCGCATGGATGGCCGCGAACCATCACGCTATTTTCGAAGGCGCCTATCAATAACAGTTCGCCGGCCTGGCGGAGGGTGGCGCGGAGCCTGTTTGGGTCGAAAAGCGGTCGAATAACCGTCGAAGGGGGCGGCGCGCCAGGCGCACGGTGCACATTTCCGTGCTGGTGGTCTACGTAATGCGTCAACCGTGACGTCTTAAGTCCTCCTGAGTATAAAGTTCACTTGGTAGGAGTGCAGACCGTTACATGAACACCATGAGCAACGAGGAACTTAGCGCTATTGCTCCCGTGGGGCCGGCCGCCTACCTGTATTTCACAAAAACCAACCCGGAGATGAATGAAGTTTTAGCGACGTTGTCGCTGTGCGACCGTTCGACGCCAGTGGTGATTGCGCCGCTCTTGATGGGGCTCACGGTGGATCAAGATTTTTGCACCTCGGTGCGAACGCCGGTTGTGTGTTATGACGGTGGGGTGCTTACTAAGGTGACGTCCTTCTGCCCTTTCGTCATGTACTTCCATAACACGCAAGAAATAATACACTTTTCGGAGCCGCACGGGGAGGTGCAGCGATTATGTGACGAAACACGGCAGAAATACTCTCTGGAGACCTACGTGCCTGAGGAGGGCCGAGCGCCCACCGATCTGGCGGCACTGTGCACGGCGGCTGGTTGTGATCCCCAAGAAGTGGTAGTTCATGTGGTGGTGGGTAACGGCCTCAAGGAATTTCTCTATGCGGGGCAGTTAATCCCGTGTTTCGAGGAGGCCGTGCCAACTCGACTCAATGACTGTGACGCCGTACGTGTACCGCTGTACCCTCCAACGCTCTTTGGCTCTCTGCAGGCAGATGCCGATTCTGATGAGGTGTCTCTAGATAAACGTAATTCCTTTGTGGAGTCTCGGGGTCTGTATGTACCTGCTGTGAGCGAAGCCCTGTTCTATTATGTTTACACTTCGTGGTGTCAGGCACTACGTTTTTCGGAAACCAAGGTACTCATTGAAGCAGCTTTGAAGCAATTCGTGCACGATAGTCAGCAATCGGTGAAGCTGGCGCCTCACAAGAAATACTTTGGGTACACGAGTCAGAAGCTCAGCAGTTTGGAGAAGGACCAACTTATGCTAAGTGATGCGGTCATCTGTGAGCTGGGTTTCAGTTTCGCTTCGGTGTTTCTGGATTCAGCCTACGGAGCTTCAGACTCTATGGTGTACTCCGAGTGGCCCGTGGTGATGAACGCCGCGGACCATCGCGAGCTCATCAAGGCGCTCACGGAGCTCAAGCTGCACCTCTCAACTCACATTAGTGCGTTACTATTCAGCTGTAACTCTATTCTCTATCAAAATAGGTTAGTCTACCTGACATCCAACAAAAATGCTAGCGGTACCGGGGCCAGTCAAGAGGCGCTGCTCAAGTCCATTCATTTTGCCAACGGGCTTACGGGGTTGTGTGAGGACACCTACAACGATGCTAGGAAACTTATCAAATCTTCCGGTACGGTTGTGAAGGACGAGCGCTATGCGCCTCATCACCTGGCCCTCATCTGCGGTACGTGCCCCCAACTCTTTTCCGCTTTAGTTTGGTACCTCAATCGAGTTTCTGTTTACAATACCGGGTTAACGGGTTCATCCACTCTGAGTAATCATTTAATCGGTTGCTCGTCTAGTCTGTGCGGGGCTTGCGGCGGGACATGTTGCCATACGTGTTACAATACCGCCTTTGTACGGGTTCAAACCCGCCTTCCCCAAATTCCTAGGCTGCCTAAAAAAGAGCCCTGTGTGGTGGTTATGCAGTCTCGCTTTTTGAACGATGTGGACACACTGGGTACGTTTGGGCGTCGGTACAGTGCGGAGTCAAAGGAGACGAACCTGGACACCAAGGCGGACGAGGGTTCAGCGCCGACGTCCAATCGCAGTGCCAGTTCGAGCGTGGACCGCACGCATCGACTTAACCGTATTCTGGACTATTGTAAGAAAATGAGACTCATAGACTCAGTGACGGGAGAGGATACCATGACTATCAACGGCAGGGCAGACTTTATTAACTTGGTTTCATCGCTCAACAAGTTTGTAGATGATGAGGCCATGAGCTTTGTCTCCGAGGTCCGCATGAAAAGCAGTCGGGACGAAGTGTCTGGGGCCACGCAGGCTTTTAACCTTGACCTCAGTCCCTATGCCGTTGCTTTCAACCCCATCCTGTCCTATGAGTATTACCGTGTAATTTTGGCTATCATCCAAAATGTGGCTCTCATCACGGCCACCTCATACATTGTAGACAACCCCCTTACCACGAGTCTGGTTTCCCGTTGGGTTACACAACACTTCCAGTCCATTCACGGGGCTTTTTCCACCACTTCCTCTAGGAAGGGTTTTTTGTTTATTAGGAACGTGAAATCCTCTAAAAATGTGGATCACGACCGCCTGCCGGACTTTAAACTCTATGCCCGTGGGACGTACTCGGTCATCCCCATGGAGATTAAGCTCTCTCGGCTCTCTGTGCCTGCCCTTCTCATGTTCAGAGTTAAGAATAGGCCCATCTCCAAAGCCAGTAAAGGTACCACGGCTCACGTGTTTTTTCGCCGTGAGCATGTGCCCAAAAAGAACCCGGTGAAGGGCTGTCTCGGCTTCCTGCTGTACAAGTATCACGATAAGTTGTTCCCTGATTGTGGCTTCTCATGCTTACAGTTCTGGCAAAAGGTCTGTGCCAACGCATTGCCCAAGAATGTGAGTATCGGGGACATGGGGGAGTTTAACAACTTTGTGAAGTTTGTCATTTCGGTCACCGCCGATTACAATGAGCACGATCTCATTGACGTGGCACCGGATTGCATGCTCAACTATCTCGAGCATCGGTTCCACAACAAATTCCTTTGTTTCTATGGCTTTAAGGACTACATCGGTACCTTACACGGCCTAACTACCAGACTCACGTACCAAAATCACGCCCAATTTCCTTATTTGCTGGGGGAGACACCCAATTTCGCGTCACCGGCTGATTTCGCCCTGCGCTTGAAGGATCTTAAGGCGGCCGGCGTCATCGCACCGTTAGCGGCCACAGTCACGCGAGAGTCTCTGATGCGAACCATCTTTGAGCAGAGATCTCTGATTACTGTGAGCTTCTCGGTGGAGAAGTACGCTGGGGTCAACAGTAACAAGGACATCTATCAGTTCGGGCAGATTGGGTACTTTTCGGGTAACGGGGTGGAGCGGAGCCTCAATACAAACTCTATGGGAGGGCAAGATTACAAATTCATGAGACAGCGCTGTATTTTGGCCACCAAGCTGTCCGATGTTCTCATTAAGCGCTCGCGGCGCGAGAACGTGCTTTTCGATGAGGACATCATAAAGAACAGAGTCATGGCGGCTTTGGACTCTGACAACCTGGATGTTGATCCCGAGCTTATGGCTATGTACGAGATTCTGAGTACTCGGGAGGAGATCCCCGAGCGGGACGACGTGTTATTTTTTGTGGACGGTTGCCAGGTGGTGGCAGACTCTCTGATGGAGAAGTTTTCCCGGCTGCGGGAGATGGGGGTGGCGGACTTTTCCCTGCCTAATCTCCAGCAGGTGTTAGACAGTCGCCTGGAACCTGGCGGCGGGGGTGAGGTGCACGACCTGTCTGCGCTGTTTACGGCCCCCGCTGTCGGGGAGGCGGCGGCCAACTCGGTGGGTGTGAATGCGGGCGGGGGAGAGCATGCCTTTGACGACGACTGTGGTCTACTGCCGGCCAAGAGAGGCCGTCTGTAATAAACGCCGTGAACGCCGTTATATATTAACGTCGGCGTTCCGGCAGACTGTGGACTGAGCGAGTTATTTGTGTGCCGTCCCTATGTCTCTCTCCGAGCAGATAACGGAGGACGCCGTCTGTTACGCGGACGAGCAGGGCGCGGGAGATGAATTTGTTGCAGAAACTGTGCGTAGTGTGTTCCAAATGCAACGAATACGCCATGGAACTGGAGTGTCTAAAGTACTGCGATCCGAGCGTGTTACTGGCGGAGTCAAGTCCGTTCAAGAAGAACGCACTGGCTATCGCCTATCTGTACCGCAGGATCTACCCGGAGCTGGTGCGCCAGAACCGTACACAGACTTCGCTGTTGAGTCTGTACATGGAGATGATTTTGAAGGCTCTGTACGAGGATACGGAGCTGCTCGACCGCGCTCTCAAGGCGTACTCCAGGAGGCAGGACCGGGCGGAGTACTACCGTACAGTCCTTCGTTTAGATCGGTGCGATCGGCACCACACGGTGGAGCTTACGTTCACGGACAACGTAAAGTTCAGCGTCACGCTAGCAACGCTCAACGACATCGAGCGCTTCCTGTGCAAGATGAACTACGTATACGCGATCCTGTCCCCGGAGAGCGGACTGGAGGTTTGCTCGCAACTCCTCCAGCTGCTGCGTCGCCTGTGCGGAGTGTCGCCGGTAGCTTGCCAAGAGGCGTACGTGGAGGGAACAACGTGCGCCCAATGCTACGAGGAGCTGACCATCATCCCCAACCAGGGGCGCTCGCTGAACAAGCGCCTGCAGGGCTTGCTCTGCAACCATATTGTGGTCCACCGGCCGTCGAGCCAGTGCGATGTGAATATCCAAACGGTGGAGCAGGACCTCACGGAGCTGACGCAGCGCATCCCCAGCCTTTCTGGGGTCCTCACGGCCCTCAAAAACCTGTTCTCTTCTTCTTCGGTCTACCACAGCTATATCCAGGAGGCGGAGGAGGCGCTGAGGGAGTACAACCTGTTTACGGATATACCGGCACGAATATATTCCTTGTCGGATTTTACCTACTGGTCCCGTACCTCGGAGGTTATAGTCAAGCGGGTGGGGATAAGCATGCAGCAGCTAAATGTCTATCATCACCTGTGCAGGGTCCTCATGAACGTCCTCAGCAGGTACCTGTACGGGGAGGACGTGGAGGACATTTTCGTGCTCGGGGAAAAGCTGCTTTCTCGCGAGCAGCGTCTTTTCGTGGGGTCGGTCTTTGCCGCCCCCAGCAGGATCATCGACCTAATTACATCCCTCAGCATTCAAGCTTTCGAGGACAACCCGGTTTTCAACAAGCTCCACGAAAGCAACGAAATGTATACCAAAATCAAATGCCTCCTGGACGAGATCAGGCGCCCCGTGCCAGATGGGGGGGCGGCGGTGGCAGAGGGGGTGGGCGCGGCCATTCGTGGGCAGGACCCCCAGAATACGTCCAGTAACGGCGGCCCCCCCGACGAAGACAACGAGTTTCTGGACTACATGGACGCGCGCACGCGGATTCACAACGTCACTCGGGAGGTTAACATCCGCAAGCGCGCGTACTTGCAAAAAGTGTCAGAGGTGGGCTACGCCAAGGTCATCCGCTGCATAAAGTCGCAGGAGCGATTGACCAGCAAGCTCATTGATGTTAACCTCATCGGCACCGTCTGCCTGGACTTTATCTCCAGACTCATGAATGGGTTCATTTACCGCACTCGATACAGAGACAATCCCGATGTGGTGGACGTCTCGCAAGTGCTCAGCTATGACGAACACCTATACGTAGTAAACAACATAATTCACAAAAGTCTCCCTGTTGAGTCCCTTCCTCTGTTAGGTCAGCAGATCTACCAATTGTGTAACGGTCCCCTGTTCACACATTGTACGGATCGCTACCCCCTGTCTCATAATGTGGACATGGCTTATGCTTGTGATAACGCTGGGGTATTACCTCACATCAAAGATGACTTGGTAAAATGTGCGGAGGGCACCGTGTATCCTAGTGAGTGGATGGTGGTCAAGTATCAAGGATTCTTTGATTTCAGTTCTTGTGGGGACTTGAATATGTTGCAAAAGGAGATGTGGAAACATGTCCGAGAACTCGTTCTCTCGGTCGCACTATATAACGAAACCTTTGGAAAACAGCTCACGATTGCGTGTTTGCGTGACGACTTTGCCACCGATCACGATTTAGTTCTGACGTATAACAAAGAGTGGCCTCTCATTTTGCGTCACGAAGGCACACTTTATAAATCAAAGGACCTGTATCTCCTCCTCTATAGGCACCTGGCCAGGCCGGATGAGCAGAACAGCGTGTTTCGCGAGCCAGACAGTGTGAGCGTGCCAGTGACTATTTCTCGGCGAGCGCGAGCTTCCAGGAAACGGCCTCGGGACGCTTCTGTTTTGTTTGACTTGGTACGGGATCAAGATGAGCAAGAATTGGTTCCCGCTTCTTTGTGTTAGTACTTGGCTTACGTTTTGTATAGCAAATGCAACTACAAGGTCATCTGCTACGGCGACGTCAGGGGCTGACAATGGAACTACTGCGCCTTTAATTCATAATACAACCGTGAGAACCAATGAAGTTTTCGATGCTGACACTTCAAAATTTCCTTACCGTGTTTGTTCTATGGCTCAAGGGACTGATTTCCTCCGATTTGAACAGAACATAGAGTGTGAGTCATTCAAACCCACAAAGGAAGACTTTGATGAGGGTATTATGGTTGTATACAAGCGAAATATTCGAGCTCACACATTTAAAGTGCATGTGTACCAGAAAGTACTGACTTTCCGGCGGAGTTATTCCTATATTAATAGTGATTACATGTTGGGATATTCTGTGGAACACTTGCCTATTCCAATGTGGGAAGTTGGATATATTACCAGACTGAATAAATGTTACAATTCGGTGACTAGAGTTATGTCAGGTAAGACATATGTTAATTATCATAAAGACAGTTATGTGAATGAAACTATGTCATTAATTGAAGATTATTCCAACACCTACACATCTCGTTTTGTAACTGTGAAAGAATTGTGGCATAAACCTGGAAGTACTTGGCTGTATACCACAAGTTGCAATGTGAATTGTATGGTTACTGTAACTACTGCTAGATCAAAATATCCATATGATGGTTTTGTGACATCGTCTGGTGATGTGGTGGATATATCTCCCTTTTACAACGGCAGCAACGGAAAACATTTTGGTGAAAATAAAGATAAGTTCCATGTTAAAAAGAACTATACAATGTTGGCATACTACGGACACGGAGAAAATGTGGAACTTGTTTCACATCCACTAAGGGCATTTTTTGAGAGAACGGATTCTCTAATGTCGTGGGATATTGAGGATGAACAAAACAGTACCTGTCAATACATCTTTTGGGAACAATCGGAACGTACTATTCGTTCGGAAGCTGAGGACACATTCCATTTCACTTCAAATAGTATGACGGCTACATTTCTTTCAAAAAAGACATTGGTTAACGAATCTGATCCAGCTTTAAAGTGCATTAAAGAAGAAGCGGAAGGCAAACTGCAGGCAATTTTTAATGATACCTATAATTCGAGTTATGTTCAGTCTGGTAATGTGAGCATATATGAAACTAGTGGTGGGTTACTTGTTTTTTGGCTGCCGGTGAGTGAAAGATCTATTTGGGAAATGAAGCAACTGGCTGATGGAATTACAAATGCTACTGAGACCAGTCGTCACAAGCGCTCAACTGATAGTGACCTTTTGAATAACACCGAAGTGTTGCACAGTATTGTATATGCTCAACTTCAGTTTACATATGATACATTGAGGAATTACATTAACCGTGCTTTGAGGCAAATTGCTGAAGCGTGGTGCAAGGACCAAAAACGGACACAAGAGGTGCTAAAGGAATTAAGTAAAGTTAATCCCACTGCTATGCTTTCTGCTATCTATGACAAGCCTATTGCTGCTCGGTATACTGGAGATGTTATTAGCTTAGCAAAGTGTGTAGAAGTGGATCAGAGCACTGTTCAGGTCATGCGTGATATGCATGTAAAAGATGGTAGCGGACTCTGTTATTCTAGGCCTGTTGTCTTATTCCGCTTTTACAACAGTTCACATGTTCAGTATGGGCAACTTGGGGAACATAATGAAATCTTGTTAGGACGACATCGCACAGAAGCATGTGAAACTCCCAGTTTAAAAATATTTATAGCGGGAAATACATCTTATCAGTATGTGGGCTACATTTTCAAGAGACAAATTCCGTTGGAAAACATTCCAATTGTAAACACCATGATTTCATTGGATATCGATCCGTTAGAAAATACAGATTTCAAAGCTTTGGAATTGTATACAGAGAATAAGATACGCGCTAGTAATGTATTCAATTTGGAAGAAATTATGCAAGAGTTTAATACCTACAAGCAACGTGTCGTCTCCGTGGAAGGCAAAGTGTTTGATAATGTTCCAACCTATCTTCGTGGATTGGACGACTTCATGAGTGGCCTCGGTTCAGCAGGAAAGGCTTTAGGTGTGGCCATCGGAGCTGTTGGTGGTGCAATGGCCTCTTTTGTGGAAGGCGTCGTCAGTTTCATCAAGAATCCTTTCGGTTCTTTCACTGTGATTCTCTTTTTGCTTGCGGTACTGGGTGTTATTTACTTGATCTACATGCGGCAAAAGCGCGCGTACGAGAAGCCCTTCGAGCACTTTTTCCCGTATGTCGTTCCACCAACCACGGTAAAGGAAGCTCCGCCTTCGTATGAACAAAGCCAGTACGAAAACATAAAAGAGAAAGCAGCCTCCGCAACCAAGGAATTCAGTTTAGAGGAGGCCTATCAGATGCTTTTGGCTTTGCAAAAACTGGATCAAGAAAAACGCAGAAAAGCAGAAGCGGATGACGAAGATTTCGCATCGAACGGTCAATCCGCCGGCTTCTTGGACCGCTTGCGCTACAGACGGCGAGGGGGCTACCAAAAGATTCAGAACGAGTACGAGGTGTGATTGACAGCCGCTGCAAACATGTTCTTCAATCCTTACCTGAGTGGTGCTCGAAAACCTCCGAACCTGGTCGCCAAGCGCTCCGTGGCGAAGACGTTTCTGGAGATTGTGCCTCGCGGGGCGATGTACGATGGACAGTCGGGGCTCATTAAACATAAGACTGGGCGTGGGGCAATTATGTTTTATCGGGACATTAAACATGTACTTGAAAATGACATGGCCTGGCCGTGTCCTTTACCTGCGCCACCGCCATCCATCGAGGCATTCGCTAGGCGTTTGATGGGACCGCTCAAGTTTCACACTTACGATCAGGTCGATGGGGTTTTGACTCACGACACACAGGAATGTTTGTCTCCTCGCTACCGTCATCACATCACACCATCAGGGAACGTCTTGCGATTTTTTGGTGCTACTGAACAAGGGTACAGCATCTGCGTGAATGTGTTTGGACAGAGAAGCTATTTTTATTGTGAATATGCAGATGGTGACCTCCTTCGGGACCTTCTGGCCAGTGTCTCAGACTTGGTATCAGAACCTCGCATGGCCTATGCTCTAACGATTACCCCAGTGCAAAAGATGTCCATCTACGGTTACGGGACGTCACCTATACCCAATTTGTTTCGGGTGTCGCTCAGTAATTGGAGCATGGCCAAGAAAATCGGCGAGTACCTTTTGGAAAATGGGATCCCCGTCTACGAGATTCGTGTGGATCCCTTGACGCGGCTTGTCATCGATAAGAAGATGACAACGTTTGGATGGTGCTGCGTGCACCGCTATGAGTGGCGCACCCATAAATCATCCACTTGTGATTTCGAGATAGACTGCGACGTCGCAGATATTATGGCTGTGTCCGACGACACGTCGTGGCCGGTCTATCGCTGTCTGTCTTTTGATATTGAGTGCATGAGTGCCAGTGGGGGATTCCCCGCGGCCGAGCAAACGGATGATATTATCATCCAGATTTCATGTGTTTGCTATAACACGGGGGGCACTGGGTGCGAGGAGAACACGGTGTTTGGGACTTCGGGATTGCATCTGTTCACCATAGGTAGCTGTGCACCGTTAGCAGGGGTTGATGTCTACGAGTTTCCCTCTGAATATGAAATGCTTTTGGGCTTCCTGATCTTTTTTCAGCGTTATTCACCGTGTTTTGTCACGGGATACAACATCAACTCTTTTGATTTCAAGTACATTTTGACACGGCTGGAGTTTGTGTACAAGCTGAGTCCAGGTCCGTACAGCAAGTTGCCTGCACAGGGCCGTTTCAGCATGTACTCTCCTCTTAAGAAGTTCGTCACTACCACCACCACTAAAGTGTTTATCTCGGGGTCTGTGGTGATTGACATGTATCCCGTGTGCATGGCCAAGACTAGTTCTCCCAATTACAAGCTCAACACCATGGCCGAGTTGTATCTGAAACAACAAAAAGAAGACATGTCTTACAAGGACATTCCCGTCAAATTCATTTCTGGGTGTGAGGGACGGGCGCAGGTGGGCAAGTATTGTGTTCAGGACGCTGTACTTGTCAAGGACTTGTTCAACACCATCAATTTTCACTACGAGGCGGGGGCCATCGCGCGGTTGGCGAGAATCCCTATGCGCCGTGTTATTTTTGATGGACAGCAGATTCGCATTTACACGTCTCTGCTAGATGAGTGTGCCTGTCGGGATTTTGTAATGCCCAATCACAAGGGGGCAGACAATTCTTCGGAGCCCACTGATGTTTCCTATCAAGGTGCCACGGTGTTTGAGCCCGAGGTGGGCTATTACAGCGATCCCGTGGTGGTGTTTGACTTTGCCAGCCTGTATCCGTCAATTATCATGGCACATAATCTGTGCTACTCCACGTTTGTGGCACCTGGGGGCGAGTCTCCGCCAGAGAGCGATGTGCTCACGGTGGAACTGGAGAGCGGGCTGTCGTACCGCTTTGTCAAGAACACCGTGCGCAACTCTGTGCTGTCCGAGCTGCTGACAAAATGGGTTTCGCAGCGGCGAGCGGTTCGCGAGACCATGAAGAGCTGTCACGATCCCGTGAAGCGCATGCTGCTGGATAAGGAGCAGCTGGCGCTCAAGGTCACCTGCAACGCTTTCTACGGCTTTACCGGCGTGGTGAACGGCATGATGCCCTGTCTGCCCATTGCCGCCAGTATCACCCGCATAGGTCGCGATATGCTAATGCGCACATCGCAGTTTGTGGAAGAAAATTTTGCGGAGCCGTGCTTTTTACACAATTTTTTTAATAGGGAGGATTATTCGGGGGATCCGGTAGCGGTGAAGGTGATATATGGAGACACCGATAGCGTCTTCGTGTGCTATCGCGGTGTCACGGCCGCGGCTCTCATCGAGCGCGGTCCCAGTTTGGCCCATTATATCACCCAGTGTCTCTTTGTGGATCCCATCAAGTTAGAGTTCGAAAAAGTGTTTGGGTCCCTCATGATGATTTGCAAAAAACGATATATCGGTAAGATAGTGGGGGAGACGGAGCTCAGCATGAAGGGAGTGGATCTGGTGCGGAAAACGTCGTGCGAATTCGTTAAGAATGTCACACGTGACATTATCCAGCTCCTTTTTGATGATCCGGAAGTTTCTCGGGCGGCGGTTCAGCTCTCGCGCTTGACTTTAGACGAGCTCAAGCTGCAGGGCGTGCCTCCGGGATTTGGGCGCGTTATACAGCGCCTGTCCCAGGCTCGGGACGAGCTTTATACGTCTCGAGCGCGAGTCGAAGAGCTAGTTCTCTCCTCTGTCTTGTCGAAAGACGTTTCGCTGTACAAGCAATCCAACTTACCACATATCGCGGTCATTAAGCGATTAGCGGCCCGCTCGGAGGAACTGCCGGTGGTGGGTGACCGTGTGTTTTACGTGCTCACAGCGCCCGCTGACGGTCGCAGTAGCGGGGTGCGCAATTACGAGATCGCGGAGGATCCCACCTACGTGCGCGAGCACGGGGTGCCGATTCATGCCGATAAGTATTTCGATCAGGTCATTAAATCTGTAACCAATGTTCTCTCCCCCGTGTTTCCTCCCCAGACACTAAGAAAGGACAAGTTTTTGCTAGGCATTTTACCGCATCGCATCTATCTGGAGCCCTCCTTCCTGCCATATTGCGTTAAGGCGAGCGAGTATTGTTGACATGGCAGAGTTCGTTCAGGAGGTCCTTGTAGCGCTCGAAAGACTCGCTGACGTCGTTCGGGATGTCCATTTCATCGATCTTGCGTTGCAGAACGGTCACATCGATCTTCACGCTGCTGAGGGTCAGGGTTTGGCACAGCACGCTGATGACCACGTGGCCTTTGACGATGTCGAGGGTGATGTGGTAATCGTCGCGCGCCGCCAGCAGCATCTGCGACACGCATTCGCACGGAATGTGGACGTCGGGGTTCTCGAAAATGATGTGCATGTGCAGCCGATCGCGGTCGGTAGACATGAACGGAACGATATCGTGGTTCGAGGCGTGAATGATGTAGTAGATTTGGAAAATGGCCGGCTGGTTCGTAGACATTCGCAGCAGTTCGCTGCTTTTACAGAACCCATAATAAAAATTTCTATTCTTCATAATGTTTGAAGTCTGGTTAATGAATGCGACCATGGCGTCTGAAGCGGTGGGGAACACTTGGTTCTCGCTACACGACGTACAGGCAATCTTGGAGATTTGCTCGTTACCGTAGGGCGAAATGTCCAAGCACGTGTGTTGCCGGTGGGAGTGAAAGTTAAAGGGCAGGCAAATGGATTCCTTGCCCGTGATGGCCATTTTCATCATGTTCAGGTACTTTATTTCGAGGTCGGGGTGTTCTTGGAAAATGTCGTGTAACTCGTGCAGCGTCAGCCGTGGTCTGGGGGTCGCGATTCCCGAGGGCGATGAGGCTGTTTTTTGATTAGGGGGGGACAGAAGACTGCCGCGTCGCGGCCGTCGCTTGCGAGTCAGCGACCGCAGAGCGGACCGCCGCTCCGTGGATCGCACGCCACTAAACATATTTATCGACCACAAAGGCTGGATCTACTAGTTTTATTTCGCAAGCTTCCAGGAGCTGCGTGAATTCGCGCATAAAATCTGACAACTGGGTTTTGGATTTGTAGCTCCGTTTTGTAATCTGGAAGGCTTTAAAAATGGTAATGTAGAGCCACACGCGTCTGGGCAGCTGGCTTATATAGTAATTGTCGTGGCAAATCGCGAGTTTCACTTCAGTCAAGTGTTCCAGATGGAGTCTTCCGAACAGAACCTCTTCGCGGGTGATGCGGATATTGCCTGCGCACTGTGGATCGCAGAAAAAATGCTTGTAGATGCCGGTCACACCTGCCTGTCGCAGAATAATACAAACGATGGGATCTGGGCGCACGGGGTATTCGGAGAGATAGTTTGCAGGGGGTGGGAGACGGGCGTAGCGCGATATGTCCTCGAACTGAGAATGCATGGGCACCGCACACTCCCGCATCATGTCTGCCAGCGCCAGTTGAATCCGATCCACCATTTTAACGTTGTTTTCGCAGTACAGGGTGATGCGGTCGTACAGGTTGCGCAGCACCAGATTGTCGTAGTGTGAACAAGCCATGAGTTCGCACAGCAAACACACGGTGTTGGTCTGGTTTTTCGTCTGAAACACGGGGACGGGGGAGAGGTAGATGGGGCCGACATCTTTGTTAATCTCTGGATCATCAGCGTCCGCCACGCTATCGAGCAAATGATGCTTGCTCTGTGTGAGCTCCGAAAGTCCCGTGGTTGCCATGACTCCGGTACCCGCCCACATGTAAAACAATAGGTAGGTGAAGCGTTCGGGAGTCGGCGTGCTGTGTTCTGTGAATGTTTGCAACAATTGTTTGGGGGCCTCGGGGATTTTGACTACAATCTTCTGCTTGTGGTGGCTAAAACAGCGGTGTTTGGCGTACGGCACCATCTCGTCGCCCATGACTAAGGCTTTCACCACGGCCACGTGACTCAAAGTTATGTTTTCATTTTCTACCGCATCACCAAGCTGCTTCTCGAAACAGCGGTTGATGAAGAAGTGCAGATGAAAATCAAACACCGTCAACACGTGTTGTCGAAAAAGTTGGTCAATGTGCAGGTCCGGGAAGTGTTGACGCAACAAATGGGTCAGTTCGGACATGACGATCAGTAGGCTGAGGGCGGTGCGTGGAGCCGAACTGCATTTAAAGCACAGTAGACTGTAATCGAGCAACCACGCTTGATCGGGGTCTTGCTTCAGGCAGATGGTGATGATGGCGCAGAGGTTGCATCGCGTGTCGATATTTAGCGGGGTACATAGCTTCTTGAGTCGTTCTGTGTCGGAGAATTCGAAAGTGGCCAGTTCCGAGTCTAGGTCGCAGAACTGGCCGCTGCCGAGGCCGCCGAACAACTGGTCGGTACATTGGGACTGGGTGAAGAGGAAGGGATTGTTGCTGGCACGGTCCCCTCCGCTACCAGCTGTGATCGATCCAGTTTGCGACGTGCCAGCAGCAACGTTAGCGGCAGCAGCTGCTGCTGCTGCCGCTGCTACAGCGGCGGCTTCAGGTACTTGACGAGGGTGCGCGTGCCATAACAGTTCATTCGTAATTTCGTTGAGTGGCTGTGTCAGATCTAATTCCCAGCCGGTGTAAGCGTAATTGTGGGAAGCGGGGTGGTGATTCATGTTGACGAGGGGAGGCTAGGGGGAGTGAGAAAGGTGTTAAGAGGGCTAGCGATCTATCTATGGCGTCGTTTCGCTCGGCGCGGGTGGTACACGGGGAGGATCCCGATGATGACGAGGATGGGACTCTGGACCCAGAGGACGAGCTGGAGGTTTCCTTCGAGCCGATGCTGCCGCGCGTGTATGAACTGATGTTGCCCTCACTGGACGCGAGGTTAAATTTCATCAACGCGGGCCAAAAGTACGCGGCGTTTCTCAAGTACGTGCACGGGGAGTGTTCCTCTTGTAATCATGCGCAGATTCTGAACGAAAAGACGAAACTATTAACGGCTATCGTCAACAAGCTCATGGACATTAACGGGATATTGGAGGGAAAAGAGGAATCAGCGGGTAAATAAAACGCATGTACACAACGCGCGCGCCATGGAAATCAGTAAGGGGCTTCATCACGATCTCGTTTCGGCCACGCGCCGGATTTTGAAACTGGGACCCACCGAGTTGCGTGTGACTGACGCAGGGCTCATCTGCAAAAACCCCAATTACTCTGTGTGTGATGCTATGTTAAAGACCGATACGGTTTATTGCGTTGAGTATCTGCTGAGCTATTGGGAAAGTCGCACAGATCACGTGCCGTGCTTCATTTTTAAAAACACCGGCTGTGCCGTGTCTCTCTGCTGTTTTGTCCGAGCGCCGTTGAAACTCGTCTCGTCTAGGCACGTCGGCGAGTTCAACGTGCTCAAGGTCAACGACTCGCTCATTGTGACTCTCAAGGACATTGAGGAGATCAAGCCCTCGGCCTACGGGGTGCTCACCAAGTGCGTGGTGCGCAAGTCTAACTCTCCTTCTGTCTTCAATATCGAACTCATCGCCTTCGGACCCGAGAACGAGGCCGAATACGAGAATCTTCTAAAGGAACTCTGTGCCAAAAAGGCGGCGGCCAACGGGGCCGTCATTCGATCCCGTCTGGCGGCGTTGCGACACCACCACAGCAACAGCAACAGCCGCAAGCGGCTGCACTCGCCGCGAATGACGATCGCTCCGCCGCCCTTTCCACCGCCCACACCTCCTCCGCCTCCGCCAGGTGGCTTCTATGGCATATGTCGCTGCAGGACGGCGGGACCCAGCTGCTGTAGTGGCGGCCGTGGCAGCGGGCAAGAGGAGGAGCCGCGTATCAGTGCGGCGCAAGGGGTGCGCTCGCTGGCGCACATGCGGTGGGCCTCCTCGTTTCGTGTGGACCTGCGCTACCTCACCATCGGAGTGGTGATGGGAGTCCTGCTGTTTCTCATCTACCGATATGTCTCGTGACTTTCATCGCGCGCTCTGGAGGCTGTTTGCTCCTCTGTGTGCGCACGATGAGCATTTTCACGTGCAGATGGTCATAGGCCGTGGCGCCTGGCAGACTGAGGAGCAAATTTGCGCCCTGCAACTCTTTGTCACCGACAAGCGATTTCTAAACCGCGAGCTCGGGGATCGCTTCTACCAGCGCTTTATGCACGAATGGCTGGCATGTGCACCTGCGGAGCGAGAGGCGGTCACCATGTTCTTTCAGCGCATGGTGATGACTAAGCCCTACTTTATGTTCCTGGCCTACGTGTACAGCATGAATTGTTTTCACGGCGTTTCGAGGACTGTCGCTTTCTTGCGTTTCGAACGCTACGATGCGGACTATGTGTACATTCGTTTGCAACAGTATCCCGCTGAAAAGCTCAGCGCCTTGCTGGATGGAATGACCTCATCTACCTTAGGGGATTTTCATCGTTTTCTGTTCGGGGTGGACCTGCGGCTTCCTGTGCTCAACCAAACCAGTTCTCCCTGTCTTTCCCTGTTGCGTGCCAAAAGGTTCGACGGCCGCGCCGACTTGGCTGTGTACCATCGTAATGAGTGGGCGCGGCATCGCAAGTCGCGCTCGGCGCAGCTCGAAGCGCTCGTCGCGGCGCTGCGCCGCCACTCCGGACCCGTGCCTTGCGGCAACCCGCTCTACGTCATGGCTCGACAGGCCATACAATCTTTCTGTGACACCTGTCCGCGGTACCTGGTACCGCTGCGATCTCTGGGGCTTAATGACGAGGTTCGCGCTCACAAACAATCGCGACCGCTAGAACCTACCAAGATTGTCATGCACGGACTGGCGGTGGCGCTGCGTGGAGGCTTGATCGGCAGCGTCATCGAGCTCCCGCTCTGGTGCTTATGTCGCCTGAAGTGTGAGCGCCATCTAGACTCCAGGTCGCTGATTGCCGTGGTGTGTCGTCAATGCGGACACTGTCTCAACCTGGGCAAAGAGAAGCTGCAGTGTGAGCAGAACTTTCCCTTGAACTCCATGTTCTATTATAGAGACCGCCAGGAAAAGAGTGTCATTTTCAATACCAACGCCGAACTCGTGCACTGCTCTCTTTGCGGAAGTCAGCGTGTCATTAAAGAACGTGTTTACGAGGTGGTGTCTGAGACCATTTATGGGCATCGCTGCCTGCGGGTCGGCTGGAAGGCGGTGTTGGGCCTCAACGCCGCGTGTGCGGTGTACGATCACGTCGTGACGTTTGACATTATCTTGCCCTGCTCGGCGCGGACGTGCGACTCCACCGTGGTGGTGCGCTCCGTCAACATCCCACGGTTGCTGCGGCTCACGTGGCACGGGCACGGACTCTTGTGCTCGCGCTGCCAGTCCGGAGAGTATCGAGACAGCTGCCTGGAGCTCGAGAACTGCGCCACGCTCTGTCGGGGTTGCACCTTGGTGAAACAGACGGCCTGTCACGGCAGTCATGTCTAGCTCGAGCGGCACCGGTCCCACCGTCAAAAGAGATGAAGACAAGCGGCGGCACGTGTGCACCAACGTGCTGGATTTGCCGCAGGAGAGCATGGAACACCCCGTGACGAACACCATGCTGGCTAAATACGTTCGGATGTCCAGCTATTTCACAGACAAATATGCGTTCAAACTGGACCTGTTGCGCATGTTGGCGGTAGCCAGAACTCGTCGTTAGCCGTGGTTTTTGTATATGTTGCTGTTTTCTTTTTCATTTTGTTTTTTGCCTTCTCATCCTACTGGGCCTGTTTATAATAAATAAAGGAACCGTAGTCGGTTGATGGTTTCATTCACTGAGCGTGCCATTGATCTCAGGTCGACGCGTACCGATGACAAGATTTGAATGGCACTAATAACATTCTGTGTGAGTGTGGTGATGGGGGGATTGTTAAAACTAGAACTGGCGGCGCTAGGGGACACGGTGGTCACATCTTCCCTGCGAACGATGGTTTGCAGAGGTCTCTGACGGAACACCGGCTCAACAAAGGTTCGTGCGGAGGGTAGCGATTGCTGTTCTTCCTCTGAAGGTAAATGGGTAAAGTCTTCTCCCTCTGTTTCATCACCCGATGTTGTTTCGCCTTCGGACACTACTTCGGGGACGTCTACGGATGAACCTACAGTGTGCACTCGAGCTCTTTCAGAAGAGGACGACGATGACGGCAACTTTGAGGCTGCAGCGCCGCCTTGTGTAACTTTAGATGGTTTGCTTTTGCTGCCTCTACTGACGCCGCTAGCGGTGCTGCGGTGACTTCGGGGACGGGTTACGGGAGGCGGGTCTTCTCGGAGAAAGTCCGTATTAATGGGAACACGGGTAAAAGAGATCAAGTCGGACTCGGGTACGTCTATCAAGGGTACGGTGGGGAAGGGGTTTTCTACTATAATGCGAGACACGTCTCGCTCGGCGGTGGTCGGAGGACGGAGAATAGAGTGGATGGTTCTGTCATGTGCGTTGTAGATTATCAGGGGAATAAAATCGAGTTGTAATGGGGTTCTGAGGTGTTCTCTAATGCGTTGAATTTGAGCTTGGAACCAACATTGTTCCAGCGGGGTGTTTGTCCACGTTTGGGTTACCAGGTAATTCAGATTCAGATCTTTAGCTCTCTGAACGTGGAGAAAATCTGGGTCGCGACTTGTATATTCTAGATGACGTGCCAACAGTAATCGGTTGCCGCCTAGAATGTCTGCTACGTGGATGGCGCAGCACACCGGAACACCGAACACCCAGGATCCCAACGCGTAATCCAGGGCGGTTTCAGTTTCAATAAAAATGTCTAACAAACTCTTTTCTGTGTATTCTTTGTGTCGGATGCTAATGGTCTGCATAATGGGTTCTCCAGTGTTCAGATGTGTGTTGGTGTTAGACTCACGGGCGATGTCGTACTCGTGAGTGAAAAGCATAAACAGGGTTTGGAAAAAATCAAACATGGTCGCAAACTCTTCCGCAAATTTAGGCCTCAATTCTAGCCAGAGGCATTGTAAAAGATCTTGCGGGAAGATAAGGATAGCTACCGCATACTGCCAAAGTTTTCCGTTGCCGTTTTTGCGGGGACCCACCGCACAAATTTGTCGTACCAGGTTGTGGTCCCACAAGACGCGGCTTAAATTCACAGATGGCCAAATTTTGGGATTCACGCAAAATCCTTTGATTTCGTCAGCACTATACGTTGGCGGCATTTGGATCACATTGTTAATTGCTTCTTGAACGATATCCTTCTTTAGGGCACGCACAAGGGAGGATAGGGTGTTTTGGATGGGGTGTTTCACAATGCCATAGATGTATTCTGGATAAAAGGTGGTGATGGTGATGCAGAGGTCCTGAATGGGAATACGAACGACTGGCCCGCTGATATCCTGTGACACGTCGATCTGCAAGTTCCACGCTGAAACAACGATGTAAATAAAAATTTTCAAATTCACAAGACTGTTTGTTTCTCCTAAACCCAGTAACGGTTGGCCCGATAACAGGGGTTTTAGGTCATATTGGGAGATCTGGGTCCAGAAAGATTTGATGGTCTGGGCTACGGCTACATTCACAGTGACCACTTTGTATCTGCCTGTGACTACATTTTTCGCTTGGGCGAATTTTTTCGCCAAGTGTTTTTCGTCATGATGCAGGGCCAGATACTTGAACAACACGTTGCCGTAGCTTAACAGGTAGTGCAAGGGAATGCCTGTTCGTGACATGAGCTGATGGAGGCCGAATGCATCAATCACTTCGTAATAAGTGTCATTCTTTTTACTGAAATTCAGACGTTTCAAGCGGTCTAACGCCGCTTTTTTGTGATCGATGTCAGTGGGTGGCAAGACAGCCGGAATGTCGTCTATTCGCTGACAAATAAGCGGTTGGCGGTTGATACACTCCGTTAGGTATTGATACCCGGCTAGCACATATCTTTCCAGGGCGGCTAAACCTTTTGCGAAAGACAGAGGTGAAGCTACGGTAATGTCGTTCCCTGGAATCGGAGGCATGGGGAAAGGCACTTCTTCAGACGTATTCAGGTGCTGTTGTTTGATTAAGTCATTGAAACGTGCTTTTAAGTCTCTAATCTTTTGTAACTGCACATTAAAGTCCAGGCTGTAGCCAAACGTTTGGATAGAGCTCAAGAGTTGATAGTATTCAGTGGCTAGGGTGTCCTGCAGTTCTACATCTGAGAGCGATTGTTTCATACGGAGCAGCAATTCTTGGACTTTGTGGTACCGAGCTTCTCCTCCGGCGATGCGTTTGGGTTCGAGGGTAGCCCACACAGTCTCTACCGTCATAATGGTCTCCCTGTCCGTAATCGCGCCTCCAGATTCATGCTGCGCTACAAAGTTTTCGCATGACGCGTTGTTATTCACGTGAACGCGCACCGTGTCCAGTCTGCCCTGGGCTTGTTGGATAAGAACGGGAAAATTCTGGAGTTGCGCGTAACAAGGGTGTCCGGGATGATTTTCAATTTGATTTTTCGCTTCGTGTAAAAACAGCAAGGCCCACGCGAACGTCTTTTCGGCGTCCAGATACGACATCTGCGTGGAGGCTTTGGCCAAGAGCTCGGTTAAGGCGGCCACGGGGTTTAGGATCAGATGTTTGGCGTCTGGAGTGGCGACCTCCATAGCGTCCATCTTCTGCCGCGTTACCAAGTCGCTCCATTGTTCCGATAGGGACGTCATCTTGGCTTGCCTCAATTCATTTTCAGATTTGAGCTTAGTGTTCATAAGCTCCGTTTCGTCCTTCAGGGTTTTTTTGTGCGTTTCCAGTTGCTGATTCAGCACAGTGGCAAACACGGATCGCTGGAAATGGCCCGCGGATTCGAGGTCCAACTTCTCTGCCAAGTCTTTGCCAACCGTTAGATTTTTGGCATCCACGCGCGCGTTAGGTTGGTGCAGCGCTCGTTCTGCCGTGGTGGCCTGACGGTGCAACTCCATCCTGGCTTCTTGGACCTGCAGTTCCAGCTGCCGCTGTCCGGCCCGGTAGCGTTGGTAGTCTTCGAGATAGTCGCTGTTGGAAAACACCGTCATAGCATCGCGCAGTTGGCACTTTTCTACAAACATTGACTGTAGAACCAGATTGGATAATGTTCTTAGGGTTTCTTGAGACAGCTGGCTCCTCATCATAGTCCCTACGTACGTCAGTCCTTGGCGCATTGCCCTGGCGTCTTCCTGATATTGTTGATAGTGCGTATCCTGACCTGTTAAGACGTCTTGGATACATAAGGAGACGCGTTCGTCCATGAGTTTCACCAGATTGGAAAGTGTAGCCAGCAGACTGCGGTCAAACTTCTCCAAGATGTCTCGGGCTCCCGAGCCCAATGAGGCGATCACGTCTTGAAGACTTTCCAGTTTCAGGCTGGGTATGACCGATAGGGTTTGGGCCTTGATCGCATCGGTGATACGAGCGAGTTCAGAGGTCACCATCCCCTGTCGTTCTTTGAAAACATTTTTGCGTTCTTCTTCTTGTTTCTTCGCTTCCTGTTCTAGGAACGCCTGCAGTTTGGCGCTCAGTTCGGGCCGGGCTAGCTCGGCGGCCGTGGCGCTGGGGGCCGTCTGCATGAATTGGTGAACCATTTCGGCTGACGTCACGGTCAGTTTTTTCGCATCTTGCAGCCACTTGTTTTCGGCTTGTTGTTTATGCTTGTCTTCCAGTTCCATCTTCAAATTCTCATACAGTGTTGGCAGGGTGTTTTTGCCTACTTGCATGCTCATGAGGTGACTAAAAACTTTGCCGTTCGAGACAAAGTACTGTACGAGCTCGGTGAGTGCGTTTAGGCGTTTGTCCGGAGGGACTTTGCTTAGGGCCTCTAGCTGTTTGGAAAGTTGGCTGATTGCCGCATTAGCGGTATGGAGGTCTTTAATGATGGTAGACGCATGAGGAATCTGATTAATGAGTGCGTTAATCATGTCAAATGCTTGTGCTTTAGGGAACGTCTTGTCAAATAACCGCTCCAGTATGGTGTTGAAAATGTCCAGGATCTTCTCAATGAACACTTCGTGCAAGTTGTCATCGTCGCGTAGCAACTCCGAGAGACGGGTGTATCGCTTCATCGTCTGATCGTTTGGTAAGTTTTCGTATTTCAGGCCATGGACAAAAATTCTGGTCGCTTGTTCCTCTTGATACAGCCCATGTAATGTCTTTTGCACCTTTTCCAGACGTTTTGCTATGTCCGGCATGTTGCCGCCTCCGAGTTGCTGTAGCTCGCTGAGTTGTTCCTGGATCATGGCCATGGTGATGTTGGAGCTGCGGCTCGTGAGGTTTTGCACGGTATCTTCTATGTGAACCATCAGGTCATGAATTTTACTTTCGGTATCTTCTTTAGTCTGGGTGGCGTAGGTAAATTGCGATCTTAGCTGCATCAGCTCATCGGAGAAGGACATAGCGTGCGACGAGGACGCTTGTCCCGTGATTAGGTAATCCAGTTGATTGGAAAGTTCTCTGAAAGGTATCGTAAAGTTCACATCGCAGAGACGTAGCTCCGACATTTCTTGTGCCAAGTTGACAGCTTGTTCCAGTCGCCGCTGCAGAGCTTGCATGTCTTGTACAGGCAACGTGCCGCTGATAATCTGGTTGTGCTTGCGCTCCAACAGGTCGCTAATTTGACGCTTTAGATCGTCTTTCAGCTCATTCATTTTGGTGTTACCCCTTTGCAATAACGTTGTGCGTGATTGATTGTCGAGCTTCGATAGAGTGTCTTTTGTTTCCTTGTCGTCGAACGAAACTCTGTCCAGATAACGACTGTCTATTCCGTAGATAGCGGCTGACAGTTTTTGCAGCGCCTGCTGGACCTGTTCTTGCTGTTGAGTGGTGATCTGTCGGCGGCTGTTGACGGCGTTCACGATTGTCGAAAAATCTTGTTGCTTCAGACACACGAAGGTTTCGTCGATGTCGAGCGGGTGTTCTTCAACATATTCCATTAACCGAATGGGAAGGTGAGTATAGTTGACTTTCTCTGTAGCCTTTAGAATATCCTTAACCCACCGGACCACTTTTGGACCTTGGCTGGAGCTGTATTGAGCGAACACGGCGCGCAGTTTGTCTAGCATGGCTCTCTGTAACACGGTGAGAGACGACGTATTCACATTTTTGAGGGCTTCGTACATGTCCAGTAAGTGAAGGTCGTTTTGCAGCCAAAGAGTCAAGAATCGATCAATACTCTCCGAAAATCCTCGAAGTTGTCGCACTTGTTGATACATAGGGGTTGTTGGACGCCATCGGGTGTGAAGACAAGAGGCGTGTTCGATGCTTGACATGACAAGTTGTTCCATCCGGTCTGTAAGGAACGCTTCGTCAAATGGCATTCCAGAACTAGAAAATAATATCCATCCAGCGGTTGGTGGGGCCTTGATAGTGATGTTTTGGATTTCCTTTTCGGCTTGTTTAATCAAACGTTCGTAGCGGGTCAGGGCGGGTAAGGCTTCTAAACAATTGTAAGGGGCGGTCGTAGACACACGAGACGAGGAGGAACCCGGGTCTTTGAACTCCGCGGCCTTCTTTTTGCCGCCGTGGGAGGCGCTGGAGCTTGATTTTCTTTTCTCGGGTGTTTTCTTGGGTGTGGATTCTGGAGGCGGTAGGCTCGGGATCGTCTGGACGGGAGATCCTGGTGGTGCGCTGGATGCGGGCAACGCGATGTCTGGGTCTCGAAACGACGAAATAATGACGCCGTTAATGTCCGCTTCTGGTACCGGGTGGATGGACAGGTCAAGCATGTACACAAACAACGCGTCATAATAAAAATCTCCCAGGCGCGCGCCGAAGTAGGTGAGAAGCATGACCACATCATAGAGGGAGTCGCACTGGTACACCGCGGCATAGCGAGACCGTTCAGACGCGTGAGGGTCAAACACGAAAATGTCGTGATCGAGAAGAATCACCGCGCGGGCTAGAGCGTTCACAGTCACTAGGATGTACACGGGCCTGGTCTTTTGATACGCGTACATGAGAAAGTCGAAAATGCCGAGGCAAGTGTAGCCATCGAGGTCCCGGGTCTCCGCGGTCCCGTTGAACGGTCGTGAGAGAGCATGGGCGGTCTTTCCAAAGCTGCTGGTGATGATGTTGGGAATCTCCTCACCTAGACGAAAGGCAGGGAGTTTCTCACCCGGACGCTTTTGCTGTAAGATGGTTTCCACCAAGCTGTCCAGCTGAGCGCCCTCCGTCAATATCAAGTCCAAGGTGTCTTTACTGAGCGTCGTGTGCGCACCGTGCAGATGCAGGGCGTGTAGATACATAAAACAGTTGGAAACACATTGGCTCCCCGCCCGTGGCCCGAATCGGCTGTGGGTTTGATCGAAGCGCGCTGGATAGATTTTCATGATTCACACTCGTTGGATAATTACTCATGCCGGGCCTCTGGGTAGATTGAAGCCAAGATGTCGTTTTCCGCCTGATCTTTTGACGTAATATACCAGTTTAATAGGTCATTTGTTTGGTTGGATGGTTCATAACGGTTTGTAAAGACTTCGGTAATGGGGATTTGTTGCTGTATATCCGTGTTGCCGCTCATCTGAAGCGGACTGTGTTCCACGCCGGCTTCCCGGAACCCCTTCAGAAAGGCGCGTAACTGCGACTCCGCGTTGTCTGGCAGGTAATCCACGGCCGAAGGGGGTATGGCGGATACGGACCGATGCGTGCGCAGCAGGCCCCGAGATTCCGCGATACAGTATCGTATGCCGTGTTCCTCGATATTCTTGCTACTCAGCACCATACAGGTTTTCTCGATGCGTTTCAGAGAGTTAATGATGAGTTTGTTGGATTTTTGAGTCTGTTCCATAATTAAAATCAACCGCTCCTCCAAACTCTTCAGCTGCCGTGCGGCCTTTCGTAGACACTTTACGACGTCGACCGCCAGGGGGTGATTTTTTGAATACTCATTCAATTGGATAACATCTTCTGTAATTTGTTTCATCCGCTGTTTAATCTGCTGTAGTCGATCGTGGATCCTGTGAAAGTTGTCTGACAGTTGTTGATCTTTCTGGATGAGGGCTTGTACCATTTTTAGAAATTGAGTGATACTGAGTTTTGCAAGTGTTTTGGACTGAAGAGTGAGCTCGACAGTACTCATGTCTGTAGAGAGTTGCCCTATGGTATGTGCAAATGAGTAACATAAATTAGTGTGTTCTAGATATTTGGCAACGCTGGTGCTGTTGTTTTGGATCACTTCTTCGATGAGGGGGTTCACCGTGGTTTGTAAGTTGTGGGACAGCGATTGTGCCATTAGTTCGACCAGTAGATCCAGTTCTGGACTCACTGGTTCGCCGCAAAGGTTTTCCAGTAAAGCGGCAATTTCCAGTGTTAGACTATAGATGGTGCGAAATACTCCGGCGTCAATTTCTGAGACAAAGGTAGTTAAGTTATAAAGAGAAACTAATTTATTATACAACGCAATCTGATCTGGTGCCAAAAGGCGGCAGGCCTGAGCCAGACGTAACAAACGGGGAGATCCCATAGTGAGGAACTGGTTGTGAGGGACTGTAAGAATTTGTGAAAATTCAGGCACGATAACTAAATTAACAAATGTGTCGAGGAAGCTGGGGTGATGAGTGAGAGGTAGCAGGGTCTCGTAAGGTACATTAACTTCGGATAAATTAATCATGGCGCAACGTTTAATTACGTCTGCGGTGGTTACGTTCTCTAGTGAAGGGGATTGAGCGTCGGGCGTGAGTTTGGGCTTCATTACGAAGAGAATGTCACCCCACTTGTTCAGTAGATCGCGATAAAGGTAATCCTTTTCCAGCTCCGTGGCCCCTTTGGTAGTAACGTTGAATTCGTCTTCAGTGAACATTACATAAAAATCGTGTTGAATGTTGTTAGTTACGTTGTCCCAGATAAATTGAAGTTCGCGGCGCGATCCTACGAGTGTGGATCTTTGTTGTTCGAGGATGATCTTTCGTCGGTGGATGAAGAGAAACGTTGGGCTATACACCCACAGACACATAAAAAATACATAGGTATTGTAAATCGCAACGATAAGTTGTTGTCGAATTTCGAACCACATCTCGCTGCCTTTTTTAGGTGTCGTTCGGCTAGGTTGAAGCAGTGCCATTTGGGCGTATGTCCTGGACGTTTGGCGATTCAATCCCAAGGATGTAAATTTTCGTATACGTATCATTAGGTCTCGGAGTTTGACAGGTTTTTTAGTAATTGTGCGAAAAAACTCATTGCTAACCTGATTACACATCTGTGCTATGAGATCTAGACGTTGCATTTCACTAGCACTTGGTGTTGACTCCTCGCTAAGAAGCCTAAAAACTAATCCTGGATGATAGAATAGATTAAGTACCGCCATGTGGTTTAGAACCGATAATGTGGTTAGCAGTATGGGGAATGCCAGTCCTGTCGTGTCGCGGTCATTTAGGTTGGCGTTGAATACCTTGAAGCTTAGATCTCTAATGTGTTCTGCTCCAACTTGCTGATCTCCATCTGCATCAGACACCATGAAGGGTCCGAGATTTCGCTTGTCACTAGTGATGAATGTCTGGAATTCGGTGTTTAGCTCGCTGTTGACACCTTTGTAGTATTTGTAGAAGAAATGCATTTTCAGAATGATATCTAGTTCCTGATCGTGCTTTTCTATAAAAGCGTGGTATTGCATGAGTCCCATGGCCCATCGGAGTGTGTTGTGATAAAGCAGGTCTATAAGTTCTGCCACTAGGCGGCAGTTACTGAAAGGTCGAATATGTTCTGTGGCTTCTTCGATCTGTGTAAACACGCTTCGTATGAGATATTGGGTTCCGTTATCACTGATATCTCGTGGTTTTTGATTTTTGCGGTCTGGGACGGTGGCTGCTAGAAATTGATTGGTATCGAAGAGCTTTTGGAGATCTTGCATTTTATCCATAAAAGTTTGCAGGTGGGTGAGCGTGGTTTGGTTATTTAGATATTCGCACGGACTGGTTATGGCATGGCGTTGATTGTGTTTCTGCAACTCTTTGAGTAATTCTTGAGCGGAGCTGAGGGAATCGCGGGACGTTTGCAGCGTGCTGTGACTCAGTATGTAGTAAACCACATTTTGCTGAATAAACGTGAAATGGTATCCTTCTTGCGGTATAAGCTGCAGAAACTGTTGTATTTTAGTTGCATTCACTGTCTCCACATCCAGTGCGCCGATCTCTATTTGGCTTAAGGTATTTAACACGCCCTGAATATCCGTTGATTTCTGTTTTAGCTCATTGAGAATCACCTGAAAGTCGACTGTACGTTTTCGCATCATGGACGCGCGGGAGATTGCCAAGCGACCGCGGGATCCAAATGACGAAGATAACGAACTCGTCCTCGCTGTCAAGCTGAAGCGGGAAGTAAATACACTAGCGGTGCGTTACCTGTACGAGGCGGATCATCAGGCCATCACGTCTCGCTTTTTCGTGCCCGAAGGACTTGTGGAATTCGAGGTTCATCCCGGTTCGCTCATGTTTCGTATGGAGACGGGCGCCGAATCGCCGCGCTATCTCTACATTAGCCTCTATCTCATGGCCATCAAAGCTACCAACGTGTCTATGGCTGCCAAGTGTCAGCTGGAGGGAATCTACACTTCGGGACCTGCAAAGGCCGCTTTGGCCTGGTTGGACATGGGCAGTAAGGTTCTGCATCGTCGCCTGCGCACCATTGGCTGTGTAAAGTCGGTGTCATTGGGCATTACGTCGTTACTCACTTGCGTACTCAGTGGCTACCTTTATAACACGCTAAAGACAGAGATCTTTTCGTTATGGATTCCGAAGGACATGTATATGACTTTGGAGGAAACTCAGGGAAGACTGCAAAATGTGTATTTAATCATGGTGTACGACTACGAGGTTTTGGAAACTAAGGTGGCGATTTATGTGGCCACGTCGAGTATATCTAATCGGCACACTCTAACGGACTTGGTGCGCCATAAATTCATTGCGGAGCGGTGCAGTTTTGTAAATAAAAGAATCACCAGGCCACGACAAATCTCTTTATGTACTGGGGTCATTCAAAAACTGGGGTGGTGTCTTGCTGATGACATTCACACCTCCGTTTTAACCCACCAAGAGGTTAAATTATCCACGGTGCGTTTGGAACACTTCAACGTGGAACTCGGAGAGTTCATAGAGTTTGTCTAGTAGCGGGTGAATGTCGTTATGGCTCAGGCGTCTTTGAGGAACACCGGCGCCGGCGGGCTCGAGGCGGTCATGCAGGAGGGATCCGAGGGTGGTGATGGTGGTACGGAGGAGAATGGTGTGGAGGCCATGGAAGTGGCTACATCGTCGCCTGATGCAGAACAGCAACAACCACAGCAGCAGCCACAACAACAACCTCAAGTCGGTGTTCATGCATGTTGGTCGCTTGCCGATCAGGGTACCGCCACATCATGCAGGCCAGATGCATCGTCTTCTCTGGTGCAACACATGCCGGCCATGAACACTGTGCAGCTGCTTATGGGCAAAAAGTGCCATTGCCACGGTCGTTGGGGCAAATTTCGCTTTTGTGGAGTGCCGGATCCCGTGAAACATGTAGAGGATCGTGCTACCTTGTGGCGCGATATCGATTCGGCTTCTCGACAGTCCGGGATCAGAGGCGCATATCGTCTTTTCCAGATGCTTATGAGATACGGTCCCGCACTCATTAGACAAATTCCCCGTTCTGACCTTCTCATCGGCCGTTTCTATCTCAAGGTCAACTGGTTACGGGAAAGCCGAAATGCCCTGAACTATACCTCATCCATGTGCGAGGGCCCGCTACGCGATTTTGTGATGCGTCATTCTGAAGACCTACCTAAAATTCTGGCAGATATCACTCGATATCTAGACCTGGCTGGCTGTTGGGGATTTTATGGTGCCATTGTGTTGACAGATAAGGTGTCTCGGCAGATTTACGGCCAGGATGAATCACTGGGGGGAATTTTTCTCAGAATCTCTATGGCAATCACGTTGGCCATAGTCAGCAGCCCGTGTGCTCGAGTGTATCGTTTTCACATGGATTGTAGGCACGAATGTGAGGTTCTGGAGAGTGTAGTGAAGCGGTGTCGTGATGGACAGTTGTCATTGACCCCATTTTCCATGTCCAATATTGGATTTGTGGAGCTGCCCCAGTATGACTACCTCATTTCATGTGATTTGTATTCTCGTGAGGTGGACTGGTTGGCTCTACACAAGTGGCTGTATGAGAATTTAACCCGGGGAGTGTCGCTGTCAATCAATGTCACCCGATTCAACGTGGAAGCCATCAGTGTCATTCGATGCATTGGTGGTTTTTGTGACATGATCCGCGAAAAGGAGGTTCACCGGCCCATAGTGCGCATCTTTGTGGACCTGTGGGACGTGGCGGCTATCCGAGTTCTGAACTTTGTGTTAAAAGAGACGGACATTATTGGGATACATTATGCTTTCAATATCCCCTCTGTACTCATGAAACGCTATCGCTCTCAGGATAGCCATTACTCCTTGTTTGGGCGCACCGTGTCTCGTAAATTATCGGAGTGTGGTAATGAGTTTGCATTTGAAAAAGAATATGTTCGATATGAGACGACGGTACCGAAAGTCACGGTGAAGGCCAGCGAGTTCATGCGCAACATGTTGTTTTGTGCTTTGAAGGGAAAATGTGCCCTGGTGTTTGTGCATCATATTGTCAAGTATTCTGTATTGACGGGCAATATTCCCTTGCCACCGTGTTTGAGTCCAGACATGGCATCGTGCCATTTTGGAGAATCTGACCTGCCTTTACAGCGGCTGTCAATCAACCTTACACGGTGTTTATTCACGCGCACCGACGAGGACGCGCTGTGTCGGGACAATGTGGTTTTGGGGAACACGAGACGTTACTTTGATATGCGGGTGCTTCGCACCCTGGTCACCGAGGCGGTTGTTTGGGCTAATGCCCGCCTAGACGCCTTGATTCGTTCCGGTGATTGGCCCTTGGAATCGGCTATCTGCAAAATGCGGAGCCTGAATATCGGGGTGACGGGACTGCACACGGTGTTAATGAGGTTGGGCTTTACATACTTTGCGTCCTGGGACCTCATCGAGAGAATTTTTGAAAACATGTATTATGCGGCGTTGCGCACCAGCGTGGACTTATGTAAATCTGGACTGCCGCCGTGTGAGTGGTTTGACCGCACCATTTACAAGGAGGGCAAGTTCATATTTGAACTGTATCGCAAGCCTCACCTGTCGCTCCCGGTGGCGCAGTGGGAGACTCTCCGAACTGAGATGCAGGAGTACGGGGTGCGTAACGCTCAGTTGTTGTCCATTGCCGCCGATGAGGAGACTGCTTTCCTGTGGAATGTAACGCCATCTATCTGGGCCGCCCGGGATCGCATCTTCGACGAAGAGACCCTGTTGCCCGTCAGCCCCCCCAGCGATGAATGTTATTTCCCAACTGTGATGCAGAAGCACCTGAAAGTTCCTATCATTAATTACGCTTGGATTGAGCATCACGATGAGGTCAAGGCCAAAAGCATAACTCAGGGTACCGTTCAGCGCGCGGACGTGCCCAGCTGTGTCTTTCAGCGGGCGGCTGAACTGCAGGCAGACGTGGAAATGGCCAGTGTTAATGTCAGTATGTTTGTGGATCAGTGTGTCCCCCTGCCTTTCTATTACGAGTCTTCAATGACTCCAGATCTTTTAATGAAGAGGATGTTGAAATGGTACCACTTGCGGTGTAAGGTTGGAGTATATAAGTATTGTGCCTCCTAGATGGGACTTGTAATGCTGGTCTCGAGATTCGCAGAGCTGTATTAAACGTGATACAACCTCGCTGTGTGCGACTGTGGCTCTACTTTCAGCGTGCGCTTTTTGTGTTGCCGTGTGTCCTCTATAAAAGTCAATTATTTAACGCCTTTCAGCTTATTTGACTGTTGGGCACGGACGAGGACGCATCTGGGAGCTAGCAGTGAGTATCTTGCAAGGCTGCGGGTTCCCGTGCGGTTAACAGATATGGAGAGGAAAGCGCGTTTACCTGAGCCCCCGACGCTGGCTTTGCGGCTCAAGCCCTATAAGTCGGCCATTCAGCAGCTCCGCTCGGTCATCCGTACCCTCAAAGAGAATACCACCGTCACTTTCTTGCCCACACCCGCGTTGGTTCTGCAAACCGTGCGCAATCAGTTCGTTTCAAAAATCACGTTCAACAGTTCATGCCTGTACATTACTGACAAGTCGTTTCAAGCCAAAACCATCAACAACTCCACTCCCATGTTGGGCAATTTCATGTACCTGACCTCGAGCAAGGACTTAACCAAGTTCTATGTGCAAGACATCTCTGACCTGTCCGCAAAAATACACATGTGCGCGCCCGATTTTAACATGGAGTTTAGCTCTCCGTGCGTACATGGCCAGGATTTGATGCGCGAGAGCGACAACTCGGCCGTGCATGTGGATTTGGACCACAGTGTGGTCAGCGAGCTCATTAAGTGGATCTCCCCCCACACGCGGGTCAAGCGCAATCTCAAAAAGGCCCCTTGTCCCACCGGTACGGTTCAGATTCTGGTACATTCTGCTCCCCCGGCTATCAAATTCATTCTCAACAGCGGGAGTGAGTTGGAATTCACGGCTAACACGCGCGTCAGTTTTCATGGTGTCAAAAACATGCGCGTTCACGTACAGCTCAAGAACCTCTACCAAACGCTCATGAACTGTGCGGTGACCAAGCTGCCGTGCACGGTGCGAATCGTCACCGAGCATGACACGGTGGTGCACGTTTCCAGCCATAACGGTCTTTTTGCGGTGGAAAACTTTCTCACGGAGGAGCCTTTTCAGCGCAGCGATCTCAGCTTTGACAAAAATTTCAAACAGCAGAGGGCGGTGGCGGTCACCAATTCAAGCGCCATGCATGACGACGGCTGCGGCTCGGGACTGGATTCCGAGATGATGTCCGAGCCTGTCAGCCGTAAGCATGAACGCATGCCGCCTCGGAAATCCAGTGAGCACGATCACAATTCCAAGGAAAAGTACGAGCAACACAAGATCACCAGCTACCTGACAACCAAAGGAGCCGCCAACTCTGGAGAAAGAAACTCTAATTACTTTAATGATGCCAAAGAAGAAAGCGATAGCGAGGATTCCGTGAGTTTCGAATTCGTACCTAGCAGCAAAAAGCAGAAATGTACATAGAAGAACACATGACGCACATGCAGATTTTGTGGTTGGCGCGTCATTTTGGCACAGGTATATTTTTCCTGGGCATTTTGCCATTCCTGACTCTGTCCAACGGTGTTTGTTTGTCAACAACATGATTCTCTCTGAGATGGAGCGTGCCGATGTTCTCGTCCGTCACACCTTCATATGTTCTGTGAGCAGCCAGAAACCGGCCAAGCGACTGATTGAGCATGTTCGACAGATGAGCGGGACCACCTTTCCTATCCGCTGGCCCAGGGGATGGATCTTCACCTATAGGAATTTCCTGCGCCAGGGAACTTTTGGACGTCTCAATATTAAAGATTTGGAAAAGAAGTACCTATGCTGCGATAAGTTTTTGATACCTGTGGGCACGGTGAGCAATGGCGAGGAGGCCTTAACCTCTGGCAATGTTTTCATTCTTTTGCTCAGCGAGGGGGGGCGCGTGTATGTGCACGATAAAAATTGTGACAGCGTGCAACTGATTTCGCGCACCGGTTTTCATTCTCTTCTCACGGAGGGTCTCATGAAATATCCTCCTCTGAGGGAAAAACTGGGACCCGTCCGTTACAGTTTTGGTGATTCGCTGGCCCTTGAGTTTGAAATTCCTACTGATCTTATGGGCGTATGGCGACTCTGCCAGAGAAACGCGGGAAAGGAATTTTCCTGGACGTGCACCGAGAACATTTACCTCGCTGAAGTGGTGGAGGGAGAGCGTACCTACGAAAATCCGGCGCACCAGGAGTGGATAAAAGATACTGGCTCAGTCAACGTGCTGCACATTTTCGTGCTCTCCATGCTCTGGCGCCAGAAATTGATCGACATTCCCATTGTGGTCAACGAGCAGCTCAGAGTTTTTGCGGTCAATCCAGACACCAAGCGCGTTGAGTACTTAGCCAGCAGTCTCCCGGCGTTCTTCAGGGTCGGCGTTCTGCGACTGGGAAATCAGCAATACTTCTGTCGCCAGTGCGTTCGCCACAAGAAGCATTGCAACATTCCGCCATCTTACCTGTGTAACACGTGCCCTCGGGAACCTTTTTGCCGCAAGCAAACTCGCAGCCAAAAGCAGAAGGGAAGATTTTTCTGTCCCGGTTCAAAACATGTCAGCGACGAATGAATCATCGCCCCGTAACGACAGTGAAGATGTTAGACCTCCCGCTTATGATGAAATCGTGGGCTCGCCGCCTCGTCCTCGTGATTTACCTACTCAGCCGCGCCGCGATAGAAGAGGACTCATAACAGATGCACCCCCTGACAGCCCCCCTCCTCCGTATCATGCGGTCGTCGGGGAAGTCCCTCCGCGTCCTGATAATTTTCGTATGGACATGACAGAGTTTCCAGCTAACATGCACCCCCCGGTAGAAGCGTACTACGATGATGGATGGAAATGTACTATAGTGGTCTTCGTGGTCTCTCTATTAGGGATCATCTTGATGACCGTTTTGGTTTCCGTTATTTTGGTTTTGAACAAAGGTAGGGGTAGCACTTAAGCTATTGAAAATCAAACCGGACTGTGCTTGCCTGTTGCGTCAATAATACTATAACTGCCACTACAAACTGTCTCTGTGTCTTTTGTCACTGGGGAATGCGAAGGCTGAGGTCATCGTGCCACTCTTCAACATGATGCTTTTGTGGTGTAATGCCAGTTTCACTGAACTCCGACAGAACTATTTTCTACCGTGTCCTTGGCTGGTGGGGGTGGGGTGTTTTGTCTTGGGGCTCTTTCTTTTGATATTTGCCTGTCTCATGAAGACCGTGTGGTCTCGGAAAAAGTATCAGCATTTACTAACCACGGATGAGGAAGAAGAGGATATAGTGTGGGAAAAGAAGCCGCTTAGTACTAAGGACATTGAGTTCTGAATCATTACTATTGTGCAACTTTTTGGAACAAGACTTTTTAAGCGCTCGTACTTGGCATCCTTCACTCACAGCGCGCTATGCTGCTCACCGTGGTGATGGTGATGGCTCCTAGGACTCTGCTTCTGGTGGTGGGATGCCTAAGTCTGCTGTTTACGGTGGCTTTGGGGGTATCGCAGCCGATAAATAAATACGGATATACAGACTGTATGCCGGCGTACTTTGGATCGCTGTACATACCCGGAGTGAATGAACCCCGTGTACTCAATGTGCCTCTGACAGGACTCTACTGCTTATCGGGAATTACCTTGGAGTCTTCGGTCACCAACTACACTGCGCGAAACGAAGACCGCTGTCAGAATGGATCGCTGTCCAGTGCTATCGTCAGCAGTGTGCGGCATGCAAACGGACATGTTCCTCGGACTACATGCAAGGGGGGCATCAACTTGCTTTCTTGTGAAGCAAACTCCAGACTGGTGGACTTTATTCGCTATTTGGGACTTTATCCTGCTGCGTCTCTGGGCTTTGACTCCCTGTGTGTGTATATACTGGCCTCACTGTACCTGGGTGTCTTGAAAGCGATGACTTCTGAAATGATAACCATTCCATAAGCTAACCAGATTTTGTTAATAAAAAACAAGCATGATTCTGAACATTGGTAATGCGTCTGTGTTTTATTCGCAAAATTATAAATGCGGATTGGGGAAATGGATACATTGAAAACGTGTGTCATGCTTTACTTACCGTTGTTACATACAAATAGACGTAAACCGAGTATTTACTGTCGTGTTTGCGGTCAATAGTGTGGTTTTCATACGTAGGGTCTTTTCTATCATCACCTTTTCCAATCCGTCAAGTGTCATGTGCCTCTTTGTTGTGATCAGCGGCCGTCACGTCCGGGATGCGAGACCTGTGTGTATATAAGATGAACAGTGTTCACTGGTCAGACAGGCTTTCACCATGCCTGTCATCCCTATTCAGTATGTGAACTGCGCGGGTGCTCTTGGTATGGTGGCTTTTGGCATTCTTAGCTACCAGTGGATTGAGCGCAAGCGAAATCAGGGGCCTCCTCTGCCTCCCTGGTTCAAAGAGTATCTGAGAGAAGTGAAGCGGCAACGAGGAGAATTGGAGGAAGAAGAAGAGGAACAAGAGACTGCTCTGTCCCCCGCAGACGGTATCGCCGGTCTGGTCCGGGAGGCATTTTGTGCGCTGAAGAGAAGTCTCGGTCGGCTGAAGCGCAGTGAAGATTAATTACGCGTCACAGACGAAGTAGCTGGTAAGGAAACATCATTATGGCTACTTCTGCAGAATATGATCAGGAACAGAAGATGCAACAGAATCAGATGAACATAGGTGCTCTCATTCAGGCTTCCGTGTTGGGCAAGACCGCGCTCAGGGCTCAAGTGAAGAAGCTTATGGCGTGTGATGCACATATTAAGCATGAATTTGGTGTAACCGTGTGCATATGTGATCATACGTACACGTTTCTGGGAATTAACCTTTGTAAAATCGGTTGGTTGGAGCGCAATTGTCCGCCCCTGAGTCATGCCTTAACTATGTTTGGAGTTATCGAGGCTTGGGACGAGGCTGCACCTCGACCCTCCAGACAGGTGGTGCTGTTTATGAGTGATAACTATGACATTTACGCCTATGATACTGGAATCCTGTTCTTCATGGCACCCACTATGTCCGAGTTTTGGACAGCTCCCATCGTTTTTGAGTACTGGAATGGCATCTTTCCCTTAGAGGTCAGGCACCGGGTTAGGCAGTATGCCAAATCTGTGGACGATCTCATTGTGATTTTCAACCAGGTATACCACCAGCGAGACGTATTGGAAGCCCGCAGACAGAAGAATCAGAACAGTCCTCGGACGTTTGCCAGATTTCTCTGCGGTTATGTGCGAGCCCTGCTGGACGCCGAAAGACGTGTCCGGGAGGGCAAGATTCCGGTGCCGTTTGTGGATAGAGATAGCCTGATGGCCAACGTGATTCCCGTAACTCCTCCGACTCCGAGTGTCCAAGAGCCTGAGAGGGGCGTGGACAGTAAAAAGGCACTGACTCGGCAGTGTTCGCTCCCTACCCCTGATCCGAAAAAGGTTAATGCACATCCTGATGACTCTGATAGTGATGAGTCTATTGTGGACCTGACGATGGAGGGCGCTGCATCTCTGTAAAACGCACTGTTTGTTTCTGGCTTGTAGACACGCCTGCTGTCAATCATTATGCACTGCATTTGTAATAAAGCACTTTGTTCTTCACCTGCATTCATGTGTCTCATTGTTTTGAGTGATGATGGGAAGCTACTGCGCTTGGCAGGTAATCTTCACTTTGTGTGTCATGAATATGCGTGTGTGAAAAGTGTTATGTGGCATTGACTCCATTCTTTGACTGTAGGTTTGCCTCGCTCTCCTGGCGCTTTGGTGGAGAGTCAAAGGATTGTCTCTGGAATGCCAGTATGGGGGTAATGTGAATGATACCATGAGATGTGAATTGAACTGCACTTACAATGGGACGCTCATCTATCAAGGACCTTGTCACTTGGCGGTGGATAGACTGAGACTCAACATGACATTCCCAAAGAGACGTCGTGTTTGGCATAGTACGATACTGAACATTGGTCTTCAATATTATCTAGGCGGGCGAATTATGTATCGCCTGTATATGCTCAGCAATCTGTCTACATCTTTTACGGGAATGTTGCAATGTATTTGTAACGATTCCAGTCGCAACGCGACACAGGGCAAAATTGTGTTACAAAGTGAGGCCTGGGGACAGCATGTGTTATCGGCGACAAGCGCAGATCGCCGAAACACTAATTGTAAGTGGCAACAGGGGAACTCTACAGAAACTGAAAATTCAACTGTGAAAGGGTATGTTTCTACATGGCTGGAAAGACATCTGGACACTGATCGTTATTTTTTGAGTGACGTCTGCATACGTCTTATATACCGCCTGAAGAAGTTTGAAGCAAGTCCGGTAAACATCACTGATCAAGACTACGCGGATAACGCCACTTACGGCGTATTGGAATGGCCTACGTGGACACAAGTCATGCAGCTGTGGTCTTCTAAAGTTGTCTCTTCGAAACTGACATTGTGTGCCTGGGGATTATTCAGCATTTCTTCTGTCGCCTTGGGTGCTTTCATTTTGGTGGCTCTGTTTGCTGGGTTTTTGGGACGCAGTCAACGGCATATACGAGCCGATATCCAGGAGATGCATGCTGCGCGACGGGAGGTTCGCGCGGCTCAGAAATCTAAACTTTTCTACATTAATGAGTCAGCAGATTTTTGTGACTGAGCTGGAGAATTATGTATAAATAGTGAGAGATGTCGCTTGGTCACAGTTCAGTGAACTCAACGTGGTTCGTCAACAAACATAATCTCAGCTTTGTCGTATGAGTTATCGGTTGATGTCGGGCATGGACGATCTTCGGGATACTTTGATGGCATATGGCTGCATCGCAGTGCGCGCTCAAGATCCTGCTAGCTTATACACATTTGTGGATCAGGAATGTGGAACCAAATTGCATCTTGCTTGGCCCGACAATGGCTATGTCCAGCTCCGTCCCCGCACTCTCATGGGACCATTCAGCTCCAAGTATTACGATGTGTGCTGCCAAGGTGAGGATTGTTGGTTAGGGAGGATGGGGGTTAAAGGGGTGGTAATGGAAAACTAACAGTACTTTTCTGTTATCAGGAAAGTACGTGTGCTGCAACGAACTCATGGAACCGTTTGGAGTGGTGGAGCTTTCGAAGCTAAGTTTCTACCAGCTCGTCATGCTGATCGGTCGGAGCGGTGCTATCTACTGTTATGAAGAAACCGAAAAGTGCGTGTATTGTCTGGCACCTGACATGAAGTCCTTCATCCAACTCGGACTACGTCGTTGTGACTATCTCCAAAAATTGGAGCTTTATCAGGAACCTGTGATTGAGTGTGATGACATTATAAAGGAGCTTATGATCTTCAACTGGGATGTGGACAGAATATCGGACGTGGTTGCGAAGAACGGTTACCGCGTCTACGATATTAGGGATCCCCTGGGTGAACAAGTAGACAGTCATTTTGCCTTGTGGACCAGTGACAGCGCAGTGGCCAATTTTCAAGACACTTCTTTTAGTCTCATGTCACCTTCAGGGCTGCGCTCCTTTGAAATCATGGTGCGTTGCGTGCCCCGTATAGTGTGTGTTAATCAGTTGCTCGGGGTGCTAGGTTGCTTCCGGAAAGAAAAAAATGAGTTCCTAGTTAGGCTCTATGTACTAGTTGACAAGTTCGGTACAATTTATGGCTTTGATCCCGCCCTAAACTCCATCTATCGCCTAGCTGAGGATATGCGAATGTTTACCTGCATGATGGGAAAAAAGGGTTACCGGAATCACAGACATGATAGAAAACGCGCAGCTATCGTTAGGTTGGAAAAGGTCCCGTATTGTATGCATGGTGAAGAACCCAGTGATCCTATGATCATGTTCAATGATGACAGTGAAGACGAAAAACCGCCTAAAACGGAGGCCGATGTCGTTGTGGGCATTTATGAAGCCATAAAAGCCGATATCAGATTCGGCGTGGACATGATGATGCGGGACTCGTTTGTCACTCAAAAGTTCTGGCCTCAGCATCTCGAAGCCCTTTCCGATTCACCTTTGCTACCTTCTCTGATCTACGACATGGAAGATGTGAGATCAAAAATGCTCGGCAATATTGCGGACATGCGAGCTTTTGACATGTCGTTTGTTGGAGTCGCGGAAGACAACGATTCAGACCGCGAAGAAACAGTCCGAGGATATCTTTTTGATGACACTGTGTGCACACGGTGTGTGTCTAGTCGGCGCCTCCGACTGTTTCGCTCCGGACGCGGAATGGGTCGTGCTAGAGTTTCCTATGTGTAACATGTTTGATGTGTAGCAATAAATCACCACATAACGACAATATATACAAAATAAACTTTTTATTACATATCATACAAACGTGTTTGTAAAGTTTCTATGCATGCCTATACACACACCTACAATTGTTCCAGTTCTTCTGCCAAACTGTCTCTGGGGTCCTCGCCTCCAGAAGCTGAGGCCGAGGCAGCAATGTCTGGTCCTTGCCGCGAGGTGTGAGCCGGTCCTCTAGGAGGACGCGGCCGCCGTCGCCGATGATGATGACGAGCCACTGAATAGGGTGAAAAGTTGCTCAAACTGAGATAACGTCTCTGACGAGGCGGTTGTTCAGGTCCGAGTCTGCTGGGAGAGGGTTGGCCGGAGGGGGCGGAAGACGTTGAAGGTGTTGACAATGAGGCAGAGGACCCTGAAGACGGTTGTGCGGGTCGAATGTCCACATCGGCAAACAAATCGCTATGATCCGCTGCTTCGGGTTCATCGTGCCCTAAGGGTGCTTGTTGTAGAGCTGCCATAAACTGTCTGGCGTTAGTACCCGCTTGTCGCGAAGCGCCTTCCATAATAAGGCTGTACAAATTTCGCATTGGGAAAGACTCTTCAGATAATGTCCCGTTGTGGAGTTTATAGGATATGTAGGTTAAGTTGCTACGGTCTATCCACGCGTTGCGGCGAAGGTAGCGACTCGCTTGTTCTGGAATACGAAAGATTTCCGAATTTCCAAAAGGGTTTTTGGCAAAGTAAAAGTTTTGTAAAGGGGTGGAGGTAGGATCCACTTCGAGGTCGAGGTCTCCCTCTCGAAAGCGTCTTAGCAGAGTGTCTCGGTCTTCTGCTGCTTCCTGATTTTCAGAATCCGAGTCTGAAGAGTCGCCCTCTCTTACTCTGGACACTCTCCGTAGCAGTAGAAAGATGGCGCTATGTAAATATTGGGGGCAGAGGTACACGTTGGCTTCGTGAAATGTATTCAAAAGGCTACAGAGGTTATGTAGTAAGGGACGGAATGTCGGATGGCGTTCTTTGCGGACGACTTGTAAACCGCTTACAAAGTTACAGAAAGTGCCGCGACATTCCGGAACCTGGACGTATGCGAAATACAGGTCATTACATAGGTAGTTGCATTTATTCACGATCCAGGTCTCCAAGATCTGTAGCTCCAGTCTATGGCGAAATTGTAAATGTCGGGCCGATAGCAGAAACAGTACATCGTTTACCACATAGTCGGCTCGTTTCGATCTGTTAATCTGCGTCTGCAAGTTGAACGACCGGTTAATGCGTTTTGTTAGATCGCCGAGATTTTCGCTGTATATTTCTACAGCGGCGGCGCTTAGATACGGCGGGGGAAGGTACAGGAGGTTGTAGCTGGTGAGCGTTTCGTATAGCGGTTGTAAATTGGGTTCTCGATGTAGGTCCAACGCTTCTGTGAGCGCACGCATCTGCGCCAGGCCCTGTCTGTACACACCCATGGTTACGTCCCCGGCATCTAGCAGTTGACTTACGTTTCGATACACATCCATCATGTTTGTTTGGCGACATATTCTGTGTAGTCCGCGATATAATCTCTGTTTGTTCGCGCCTGAGTTTATTTCGTCTAGGTTAGCTTGCAAATCTACCAGTAGATCCTGGCTGTTTTTTAGATAATTAGCCAAGATACATATTCTGATAACGCTATTGGCAATCTGCTTGATTTTGGTATATACCGTTTTGATTTGAAAGTCAATCAGAGTTTCTAGTACATAGCTAGGCATGGGAAGTCCGTAACACAACAGACCCACGTAGCCTCCGCAACCCTGAGTCAGTATATCGACCAACAAGCGGCGGTGCTCATCGGAAAACAAGTCCGGGCGAAGGTTTAGACTGGCGTCTACGGGCAGGGCTGGGATCGACGGGGGGAGACTCATGGTAGCTCTTTCAAAAACGAAACCAAAACTTATTTATTCATAGAAAACATTTTATTATTTCATTAAATACACGGCGGGACAGGTGTAGCTTCAGTTTCGTTTTCGATGACAGGCATAACGTTAGCTGAATAGGTAAGAGAGCGAGGCGTTTGATTCGTTTTGTCGATCTGAAACAGCAGCCGGTATGCCTCGCTGTGGTAGCAACTCTCGAAAATACTATCAACCTGGAGTCCGCTTTCCACCAGAATGTGTAGAAACCTCTGCTGCAAGTAATTTCTTAATCGGCCCATAAGGCGTATCGATCGGGCCCACATGTGGGGCGTTTGGTGCAGCAAGCCAACGAGTACATGGCACAGTTCGCTGTGACGGTCTTGGTCCAACAGTGAGATGAGTTGATAGATGTGTATGCCCAGCGTGGATTTGTCTCCGCAGCGCCGGGTCAGCTCGTCTCGTGCGTACAGCACGACTCGCTCGTGGTTCTCGCAGTAATGTCGAAGTTGGGCCGTGAACACCAGCTGATTGAACAGGGTACAGACGTGCGCGATGGTGTTCTGAAGTTGTCCGGCAAATAACGGTGGATCTTGATTGTGCGGTTGTAAGCGACATTTTATGTTCTTAGTCACGTTCACGATGTCCGAGGGGTCTACTTGGCTGCGGGTGCGCTTTAACTGCACGATGCCCTGGTGAAATTTTCGATAGTCCCGGTCGTGGCAAAAAATGAATAAATTACTGTTGCGTCGAGTGCACCCAGGTGCGGCTGGCAAGTTGCGAATCAGCAATTTCTTCTTGCCCTCTGCGCGGATCGTACCTCTGTAAGCTTTGGAAATGGAATTGGCGACGCTGTTGTGGAGTTCCGCCGTCTCCACTACAGATTCGTCGTTGGAGAAGTCTCGGGTAGTAATGATTATGTTCATCGTCATCTCGAATGCGGATATCCTAACGTTTGAGAAAAAGACTCACGGCAATCTATCAGAGTGGCGTGTGGCACCAGCCGGCGTTTCGTTATAATGCCGTATCGCCACTCCTACCCGATGCGATTGGCCGTGGTGTCCGCAGTAAAGTGATCAAGTGTAGCAAGTACCGAGATATGTATGTAAACTCGCGGAGGCAGCCTCTAGGAAAATTCACGTCAGACGTAGGTTTTGGTGGGACATGGAAAGCCGCTTGGCCTTGGCTTTGGCTTTTTTGGCCGCTGCGAGTTCGGAAGATGCGCTGACGCTGAAAGATACACCGCGTTTTACGTGCGGGTCTTTTTCGGCCTTATTGACGATGGCGGGTGTGGCGGGTTGTTGACTGACAATTGTAGGTACATCATCTGAGTTACGGGCTTGTTGCTTGGAACGTAGAAAAGTTCGACGATTCGTGAGTTCCCCCCGGAAGCATTGTCCCACTTTGGTCACAAAGTCATTTCCCATTAGAGCGTACAGGATGGGGTTGACCACGCAATGTAGATTGGGGACGAGGCGAGAGAATGTGTTGATGACTCGGCGCTTAGTCAGATCCTCGCATTCCAGCGACCATCCGACGGTGGCATATGTGTTAAAGATCATCATTGACACATAGGGAGTTTGGATGATGATGAATGACAGAAGTAGGACTTTTACGAATTTCAACGTGCGCTGTTGTTTTTTGGCTGTTCTCTGTACAGTGTTGTAAAAGAAGGCGTAGAACCAGCTCATCATGATAACTGGCACTACGCCCCATACTAAAACAATTAGAAGTTTCCAGACCATGAGGACGTACACATCATCGTATGCAAAGTGCATGATGCAAGTAGTATGTGCTTTGGCATCATCTCCTCCGTCACGGTGGGATACAATGGTTGTGTATACTCCTCCTGGGGTAGCGCAAATAAAACCAATTAGCCATGTTAATCCTACTATCAGATATGTGTTGCGGTAAGATTGGCGAGCTTGAGTTCGGCGATGAATCACTCGGTATCGGTCGGCTGCGATCAGTGCCACTGTAGCGAAGCCTACACTGCAACTAGAGTAGTATAAGAGGGAGAGAAATTTACAGGTTATCGCACTGGCAGTCAGAAGGTGTTGGTTGTTTAAAACAATGAAAGGTAGCACTATCAAGGTGAGAAAATTGGCAGAGTAGAGATTGGTCATGTAGATAATCGGGGTGGAGTATCCATGAACTCGGTTGGCCAATAGCTGTGTGACAAGGACGATGGCGTTGAGGGGGGTACCGAATAAAGATAGCGCGCTGTTAACGAGGGCCTCGCCTAGCTTGGCGGCGTGAAGCGAGTCGGTCACATTGCAGGTGGTGTTGATGTTCAAAATACCTCCATTTTCTGTCTGTGAAAAAACGAAACTTATCAGCTTCCGAGACGTTACGTGTGTTGGCTATTAAACTGCCTCAAATGTTACTCACCGTTCGGTTGTGAAGAATGGTTTCCATAACCTGCCTGGACGGATAGCAGAACGCTGAAACAGCCGTAGCTCGTAAAATTTCCGGTTTCTGTGGCTGACAATCATGAGTTTAAAGTTTATCGGGCTGCCGCCTCGTAAAGTGACTGCCATCACTAACTTTTTAAAGACCTTGCCGACTAAAGAGAACGTAGATTTAGAGCAGCATCCTAAAATCCTCCGAAAATGCGGCCAAAAATTTTTACACAGACGGAGCTGTCTGTTCAATCAATTAGTCCTCTGGTTGGCCTACTATCGGGAATTACGCTATCATATTCCTGATTTATCATCGCTTTTAGATGAGTTTGAGGTTAATGCTAATGCTGTCACTCGTCGAGCACATATGTATCCCTTCCGAGATCCAGTAAAGGCTCGGCCTCACCTGCGAACTTTGGAGGCCACCGTTTTTGGCGACGATTCTCGGACGGATGTTGATGTGATTCAGAAAGCCATGGTGGGTGCAACGGCCTTAGCAAAGTTGTCTGAGTGTCAGCCTTTGGGTACTGGTGAGATAGAATTTATCCAACTTCGTCAGAAAGACGTCATGGCTTTAGAAGATTCTTTAATAGCTATATCTAACAATATGTTCGAAATACGGCCAGTGAAGCTTCATCTGGAGCGTCACTCCAATAGTTCTTTGGTAAACGCCACTAACAAACTCATCTATCTCGGAAAAGTGATTGTTCATGTCAGAACCTCCTGGGACATGTTGGCCGAAAAGTGTCTCATTAAGATTAAGGAGCTATGTAAGACACTGATGAAGGAGCTGCGATCTTGCAGGTCCTTTGAATCTAATTACTGCTCCAACATTATCAAACATAAGGTTTCGGACGGTGAATCGGCCGATATGTTGCTGGAGATGCTGATGGAGGATTTTGCAATTTACGAGGATATTTTCCCACAGTCTGTCAGTCAGGCCTTGGGCGATCCCTTTTCTTTAGAGTATGACGACGAAGAACTGCATCGCGAGTGGGAAAAGTGGTTGAGAGGTGGTTGGGAAGGGCGAAAGACTAAAGATGATGATGACGACGATAATCAGTTGTTTACCACCAAGAAACAAGAACGCAAAGTGCCAGATAAGAGTGAAAGACAATATGCTTTTAGCCTTTTGTCACCTACTAAACTGACATCGTCCCAATTGTGGGATACGAAGCCTAAAACCCCTCACCCTGTTAGTAAACGTGTAACGTTTTGGTCGGACGATGAAAATCAGGGTCGCACGAAAGGTGAAACTGACGATGTAAAAGTAGACACCTTAGTAGATTTTGATGGGGGTTTAGGAAGCCTAAAACTTGACGATGATGATAAACCGTCTACATCTACATACAAGTTTGAACTTCCGAAATTTATTCAGACACCGTTACTAAATTCCCCGTTTGCTACTCAGTTTTCGAATCCTTTATTCGCAACGGGTTCATCAGAAACGATACCTGGACTTGAGACTCCGTTAAAAGAGGTTTCCGATCTAGATAATATGTCGGATCGTGAGAGAAAGACACCACCTGGTTCAGATTACAGTGATCGTGAAAGTAGTTTTTCACCTAACAAGAGACGCGAGGTGAAAAGCGAAGCAGAAATGAGTGAGAGTGAATATGAAGATATTGCTTCTGGGGATGGTGACGAAGAAGGGGTGTCTGATGCCGAATCGGTGGTTAGTGTGGCATCTATGCCTCCTGCTACTCCCGTTCCTCCTGTGTCAGACCCAAAGGCAAAACGTCGGTTAATTTTGAAGCCAAAAACCAAGAAGAATGTACCAAAGCCTAAGCCTAGTTTGGGTCCGTTTACGTCTGTCACGTCGCCAAGTACGAGTGTTCTTAAACCTAGAAAAGTAATTAAGGCTACGCCTATTACGTTAGATGGCAGTGTCATTAAACCTGCGAATTTTTCTGCGCCTGGGTCCGGGAAAGATGTAACTATCGTGAAGGTCCCGACGACAACGCCAACTCAAACGTTCACGCCCGGTTTAACTACCACAACATCAACAAAAACACAGACTGCCTCTTCTACTGAGGTTCCGGGTGGACGCGCACAAAAAATGAAAGCGGAGCCTTTAACCTCACCTAGAAACACTCCCAAACCTACTGAGGAATCGAAGTTAAAAGATTTGCTAGATGACTCATCAGGCACTATACCCGTTCCAGATAGCGTTCAAGCTATTATAGAAAAAATTAAAGAAGACTCGAGAATAAATGAGGAATAAATTTTATATTTCAGGGCGAGGTTAGGAAGTTATTCGTAGGGAGCTTCAGATCGCTAAGGTAAAAGGCCGTGCTTTCGGCGTGGTTCACTTGACGGAAAACCGTGTTGTGATTATACGCGTACAGGTTGCCATCCGTCTCGTTGATTTGATACAACACGGCAATGGGAGTCCCTTGGGGAATAATGGTGGTACGTAAGCGCGACCAGAGAGTTATCTTCAGTGCATCCGCCTGCCACACGCACATGCCGGTGTAGAAGGAGTCTTCGTACGGCAGGTTGGCGACCAGAAAACACCGTCCGCCCGTGTGCGCGTAGCGAATGTCGATCTCCACCGTCTGCCGAGCGTTCTGTCCAAAATTGATGTCGTAGGGAGCGTGAACTGTTAGATAGAAGGGACTGGGTTCGTTCAGCAGCGGGCTGTTAAACCCGTCGCCGCTGAAAAACAAATACGGATTACGATTGAACTGTACAGTACATTGTTGTTGATTCTCAATCAGTAAATAAAAAACGAATGATCGAGGCATGTTTCTGGCTGTTAATTTGTCCGCCACACGGTGGCAGTAGGAACTCGAGATGGATCCGATGCATTGCCCGTGATGCAGATCCAGGCACAGGGTGTCGATGTTGATGGTAAAAAGCAATCCCATGAATTCGTACTGGATGTTCTTGGAAGATGTCCAAACATGAGTCCCATTAAGATACGTGTCTGGTAACATGCCCTTGAATTGAGCCGTGTATCGTGACATTTTCTTCTGTCCATGATTAGTAATCCTCTTGCTCGTCCACGTTAAGTGTTCTACGTGGAACAGCATGTGATCGTTGTAGCGCGTCAGCGTAGCATGACCGAAAGGCGCTTCTTCGATCCAGCAGTAACGCATGTGAGTTGGTAAGGTCAGGAAGGGAACGCCGTACGATGGGAATGCGTGTGGAACAAAGGGAATCATGACCAGTTTGCTGTATACGAAACCAATGTGTTGGGGATTGGTGAAATTACTGGCCGTCTCGTCGGGATACACCACCATGGATGCGCACGTGCCTCCTTTGGTAATGATAGGCTGAAAGATGGCCGGGCTTTCGCTGGTAGAACATAGCAGAAAAAACAGTTCGCGTAGCATGGTTCGCGGAACCGCTACGTTACTCCAGTCATGTTTGTACATACTTCCCTGTGTGTTGTTGTAAATCACAGGAAATGACAGAAACAGACAGCCGTGCAGATACGAAGCCTTCTCTGTCACGGAAGGCGTGCCGTTGTACTGATCGGTCAGAGCGATGAGGTACGGCTCGTACGCTGTCAAGTGGTAAGCGGTGCGGTGCGTTTTCGCATGTCGCACGCAGCGACCAAAGTTGTCTCTGTCTGCGGTTTTGAGAGTTTCTAGCCATAGCCGCACCACTCGAAGGTCGGGTAATCTATAATCTGGATCTGGGCCAGGTGCGGGGACAACTACGATGTTTCCCGGTTGCGGTGCTTGGGGCAATAGTTGTTGAGACGGCGGCTGTATTATTTTGGTGGGCGAAGGAGATGAGGAAGATGATGATGACGACGATGAAACGACAACGGTGGATGGTGATGAGGGCTTGGGCGACTCCTCCACGGCCGATGATTGGGTTACGGGGTCGACATTTGCAGGGACGGACATCCTGTTATCTATATAAGCTCAGGTTCCAAATCACGGGTAGCTTTCCGACTTGTAAACGTCGTTCCAAGGCTGTCAGCACGGCCGCTCGAAGCGTTCAATGGGTGTACTTCTGGGATATGCGAGTGAGATGGTGTCTTAAACCCCAGCTAGATATGGACGGTATCGAGGCCTTTTGCGAATTTTATAGCACTCTGTCTATTCGCGACCAAGACGATTTCAATCGGGAGGTGGACTTAGGAGTACAGCATCGACGTTTGCAGCAGCTGAGACGGGCGCGGCAGAATCTGAAGCGCGATTGCATCTGCTATGGAGGTTGAAATGATGTCGGAGCGTCAGCGGCATATGGAAAGTTTGAAGCGTTTTATGCGGGGGAGCGTAGCCGTGGCAGATGCTTCCCGAATGCTCGAGTATTATGATACTTTATCTTCCGAAGATCAGTCTGTGTTTTGGGATACGGCTCGACATGAGGTTGATGCAGAGTTAAATAAAGATGAAATGCTAGACGAAAAAGTTCAAGTGTGCTGTTGTTTGTTTCGCCTCTGTGGGATGATGATGGGCTATAAAGGTTGCTAGTGTCGCGCGGATCCTCGCTCATTTGCAGTTTACACTTTTCGCTGAGCGAGCCGAGGTGAAAGGCGTGTGCAACATGGGTGACGAGAGTCGACCGCGCTTGGTTCGACGGAAGAGAGCGGCGGCGCCCGAAACGTTTTGTTCGCGCAGTTTGTCTGAACTCTGTATGAGACGTGACTCAGAAGGCCTCAAACGTTATCTCATGCGTTTCGAGGGCTCGTGTGTGTCGTTGGGATGGCCCGCTCAGTGCGCGTTTGTGGTCGGCGGCATGTACTCGCCGTACGCCATTACAGAAATTGATCTCGAGCACTGTCAGAATGACTTTTTCGGGGAATCTCGTGTTCTGCAACCCCTGGGGACCGTGTCGCATTACACCAACAAGTACCCTGTGTTTCTGGATCCTTGCGGGGCTGTCATTGTTTATGACGCTAAAGAGGACTGTCTGTACGAGGTGGCTTCGGATCTCAATGACTTTTTTATCAGGGGTATGATTCGATGCGATCCCGTGCACGAGACCATCTGCCGGCGCATGCAGCCGGATGTTTCTCCCTTGCCATCGGCGCAAAAAGTCGAAATGTGTGAGCGTTCTCGCATTAGCACGCGCGAACGTTACTTGCACTCGTTGTTGTGTTTCAGACAGCTCCTGGACTGCCCCGACAACGAGCACAGGAGTCGGTATGTGGAGGAACATCGTAACGCCAAGCTGTCACTCATCTGGCCGGAGAACCATTATGTGTTGGTGGCCAATGCTCAGGATTTGGAAATGTCGCCTATCGCCATACGGCGCTTGCAAAGGTTTAGCTATGGTCGTGAACCCATTTTGCTTCTGGGGGTCATTGAAGGGGAAGGGAATAAAACATTTTTTCAGCGGGTCAAGGTTTTCTGCGGAGATTCTGGCATTGTGTATGTGGCGCTGGTGGGTCAGGAGCGCCTCACGCGCTTAGCGCGTGACCTGAAAACCTTTGTGCGCATCGGACTGTGTCCGCTGATTGATGATTATCGTTACGAAAACATCGGACCCGTGGATCGTCATACGCTCTACGAGCTCTATCCGGGCACCACGCTGCCGTTCAAGAAGCGAAGGTAGGGACAAGAAACAATACATGGATAAATTTCATTTTTAACAAAAATCTCGCAGGGAAATAAAATCCTATCCGATGTGTGGTTTTTGCTAAATTTATTGAAATCTTGTATTGCTTCCTTGTCCCCTACAGGATGGTGCTGGGACACTTTGAGCCGCTGACGGCGCTCTATCTGCGAGGACAGCCTAGGTTCACCGCGTATTGGCGAGGTCTGCGGGACGCTTGGATCAACACACGCGGACGGTCCCGAGAGCGCCCCGGCGGTCTGCATCTTCAGCGTTTCGTCCGCGCGAATGCGGGACGCTGGCTGCCTCTCGCTTGGCCCCCCCTGCACGGCATTCTCCTGGGTGATCTCAAGTACTTTGGGGTAACGCGCGATAGGAAGACCTATCAACGCTTCTGCTGCTTTCGAGAAGCTTCTAGGTTATATTTCTTGGGTGTCATCACAGTCTATGAGTGTTTACCCCAAGCGGCACAGTCGCCCGAGGTTTGGGTTTCCAATCAGGGACACGTGTTCTGCTACATGCCTTTGGAAGACAAGGTTTATGTATTGGCGGTGTCGTTCCACGAACTCTTTGAGACCGGCCTTTTTGCCGTCTGCAGCTACTTTGAACGGGAATATGTGGACGAGATCGTGGAGGGTGCTTGGTATGAACACAATTTTACCAGCATGTATGATCTGTCTCAAGTGTTGCATGACCGCAAGGCCGTCGTGCGTTTCTGTCAATTGCATGCTGGAACCAAGGTTCGCTTGGGTGGTCGGCCGGCATGCACTTTCACTTTCGGTTCCTGGAATGTGGCCGAGGCGAACGAGGCCAACCGATTTGTGATCGGGATTCTAGAGAGGGCCAGATACGCTGTCATTGGCTGGATCGAGCCGGTCAATAAGGCTGTCTTTCTGGACACCAATGGCTGTGTGCATGTGCTGCTCTACGGCACGGTGATGCTGAAATTAGCAGAAACGCTTCGGGGCTTTATCAGACAGGGCTCATTCTGGTTTCGCTGCTCTCGTCGCTTCTGTTTTTCTCCTCTGGGCTCCGTGTCGATGCCCGTCAGCAGTCAGAAAGCACAGTTCTGCGACGTGAGTGAATACGTTTACTCGAATCGCAGTCTGTTGCACGACGAATCTGTAGCTGCGGCACCTTGAAGCGCTTTTTTTGTGGCTTGGCAGACATCCCAGTTACTTAGGGTATATAGTTAAGATTCACCACTACGCCGCGAGCGCGCAAACATGACAGCGAATCCACCGCTGGATGACATTTACTCTGATCAGCATGCCGCTTTCGAGTTTGTCGCTGACTGTCCGGACGATGATTTTTGCCACAACTTTGTGCGGACCTATCTCACGCCGGTGCGCAGTCTGCGCGAGGCCGCTCTCGCCGGCTTGTTCCCTGTTGACTCTTCCTCTTTAACCAAAAAGCCCCGCAATACACGGGTGGCCCAAAATGCGGAAAGTGCTAAAAAGTGTCCCATTATCTACATACGTCGCAGCTTTCTGGTGAATTCCAAATTTGCTACGGCACACGGCAAGTACAATATTCGAGGTCTGAGTCTTCAAACCGATCTAGCTGTCTGGGGTCTGTTACGCGGCGTGCCGCTTAGACCCGATCCCGGACACTTTTACTGGATGAACCTCATGCAGTTTCGAAGGCTCGTGGCGGCGGGTCCGTTTCTGCCAGAGATCAGCAAGAGCGGAAAGAGGATTGCGCTAGCCGTAGCCACTGGACAGTACGCTGTGTCTACCCTCCTAAACTACAAAGTGTTTGGCAATAAAACTCACTATCTGCGCCAGCTTTGTGTCATTACCGAAGAACTGTTTCGGCGCCTGGCGGGTACTGTGTGTCTGTTTTTGGATGCCGGTGATAGGGATTTAATTCAAAAGTGTTTGCCCTCTCATCTATGTAAGAAACTTCCTGTTAATTACCGCGTCCAAAAGAATGCTGTGTTTTTTAATTCTCGATTTGGTCTGCGTGCCGAAGCCGCATTACACACTCTTTACGCGCGCTTTTGCACGTGCGGTGACTGCCATGATTTGTTCGCAGCATCATCCGATACCCAAGCAACACCATCGGAAGATGAGCCTTCTCCTCCCCAGCCTCGGCTGGAGGACGCCGAGCTCACTTTGCTTCACAATGCTCATCTGGGAAAGTTCCATCTCCCGGCTATTCGTCACCTGACAGCTGCTGAGCAGCTGCGTGTGCAGCAGAGTGTGGCTAGGGACCTCGGCTTTACGGACTGGTCACACACTCTGGTAGACGATTACTTTTTATTGCCGGTGGGGCTGTCCTGCGGCACTCCCTGCGAAGGCTATGCTATGTACTTGATGTCTAATGCTGTTCTGGCTCTCAAAGTCATCAGGCTACTTTATATCACTATTCGCCATGAACATAGTGCTTGTGTACGTGCTTTGTGTAAAGATGTCGCTTTCCTTATCAGGATGTTTCGTTACGAGGCGTCCATCATCCGCAAGGGGTTAGCACAGAACGCGGCACAGCGCATGGAGCTGTCCCGCTTTAGGCGGCACATTCACGATCTGAAGCACATTCATTTCACCGTGTCCAATTTCTTAGAGACCTTTTGTGATTTCATTAAGATAGTTAACAAGATTCCTGACTATCAGTGCATTTCGCTGACCATCAAGCGCGAATTGGTCCTGCTGCATCTGCTGAGACTGCGCCGCGTTTATGAGTGTCCATCCGCGGAGACGCGGAAGGGCGAAAAACTGGCTTGGTATTATTTTCGTCATGGTGACGTGACTTTGGATCCGGGTATCTTAATGACTTTCGACTCGCTTCTGGCAGATTGCGAGCTCAGTAACAACGCCAACCGTTGTCGCCGCAAGGCGCCTTTTGAAATCCCGACCAGCGCCACGGTCACGGTGCGGTATCAGGGACACATTGAAAAGCTCCACCGGCTGTATGTTCGTCGTTTTCGACCACACGAGGTGGGCGGTTGTGCAATATGAAATCAATCAAAAGCAGAATGATGTCATTGGCACCAGAACAATCAGGATGGCCACCAGCCGAGAAGCTGGGTGCGTTTTTAATGTCGAAGATTATGTGCGACGGAATAGAGGCCGTCACTTTGACTTGCCCTACCCTAGAGGTTATACGCTATTCGTCTGCGACGAAGATGATACCATTCTCACTCCCAGGGACTTTAGTTACTGGAGGCTTCTGCCGCTCATGAAGGGACAGTTGCGCGTCATCGGCACCATTGGCACTGATGAGATGTTCACTTGGGACCGACCGGTGGCCGCCATAGGCGGGTGCGGTGGCATTTTCTGTTATGAGATTGGTGAGAACAACTATGTGGTGAAGGCGGCCAATTCGTTATCCGAATTGCTCAAAGAAGGCGTGCGAGAAGGCTACTTTGATGACGTAAGGCGAGCTCGAGCGGGAGCGTTGCAGCACTCTCAGCGGAGAGGACTCAGGAGGGGAAGTCGTTCGGAGAGCGATGTGTCGGCTTCTCTGGTTACCCGACCCTGTTTGAGGCGACAGAACGCGATGGTAGAAGGGGAGGAACCAGAAGAACTCACGCAAGAGATGTTTGCCAGTGGAATTATGTCATCATCTTTATTTACACCAGCCCTTGATTATTCTCCTCTTCAATCGGAGTCGGGTGCGCGAAAAAGCAGCGGCAGGGCTGGAACCTCATCCTCGTCATCTACATAAAAAATGTTGTATACATATGTGTATATTATTCATGCCCAATCAATAAAGATTTTGTTATATTTTTTATTGTAGCTGGCTCATGGGGTGATTGCCATTGGTTTCTAAGAACGATCGCAACGTCAGATTGCGGTGACTGTTTACTTCCCTCTCTTCCGTGGAATTACATCTTAGGTAGGGCCTGTTGAGGGAGGCGGTGGGTACGAGCACGTGCTCCACGGGAGTCTGGCGGGAGGTGGGGCGCCCTTGCATGCGTGTGAAGCACAAGTTACGAACCAAAAGTTTGGTTTGAGTGTCCCCGCAACGTATGCGTGAGTCTTGTATTGCCGGATCATGAAACATGTAGTCTGTGATTGGATTGTCCTCGTGGACTGTAGTCCACTGACGAAGGGCACACATCATGTAATCTGGACACACCACGGCTTCCAAGTTTCTTACTGCCCTGAGATAATCAAACAGCCATGTGTTGACCTGAAACAGAGGTTCATCGCTATGACTAGTAACGGCGCGGTAGATGGCCTCGGTTACTTGAATGTAGTCGCCCCGAAGAGAAGGAAATTGTACATATATTATGTAAATTAGAGTAGCCAGGTTCTGGAGATGGTGCACTATGTATGCGCGGAGGACGTGAAGTGTTTGTTCAAACTGGACAAGCATTAATTGGGCCCCAATCATAAATGCCAAGTCATTCACAAAATGCTCTTCATTTAGTTTCTCGCTCGAGAGCAATTTTAGCACATTCCTGTACCCGTTAGATAATTTCTGCAAATTGTTGCGGTACAGGTACAGTGCCCCCCGGTTAGTGTATGGGGCTATGGGAAATATTAGATTGTAATCGCGAATGGTCTCTAGGATTTCTAAGGTGCTGGGCGACTCCGTGACGCGGCGTTTGCGGAGTTCCTCGCTCAGTCGCCGAAGGCACGCCTGATATTGTTTTGTCATAACCGCTTTTTGAGGCATGAGAAAATGAAGAGCTAGGGCGGCCGCGCGCCCACCTGGCGTTAAATTAGTAACATAGGTTGCTATGTTATTCATGGTTTGCCCATGGATGGTAGCGTTCAGAGAGTATTGCATGCTTCGAACTTTGGTCTTGGCCTGGTAAAAATAGTTTATCAAGACCGCATGGGTGACGATTCCGCGCGTCAGATCGCGCTCGCCAGCTGAAGTTGTTTTCGCGATGGGGTTAATGAGACTCGTGAGCAGAAAGGCGGGCATGGGTATGCATTGATTGACTCGGGTGACGTGTTGCACGGAAAAATCGTACAAAAGGAACTTGAGGAATTCGGTGTTTGGAGGGGAAATCAAGGTGGGTTCGAAGCCCAGGTTACGCGCTAGTGAACGTTCAAAGTATATCTGACGAAATATAGTGACCGTACGTTGCCCTAGGGTTGTTTCCTGACCCTCGTCAAGGTCGTCTTCTTCATCGTCGTCCTCCTCCTCTTCCTGGCTCTGTGTGATCGCTTCCTCGTCTTCGCTGCTGACTGCATTGATTACTGGTTCGCTGGCAACGCGCCCCGTTGGAAATTGTGTTGTTGTTTTATTTCTACGGGGGGGCTTGGCGGGCTTATTGCGACTGGCCATCCCCGCGCGCCGACCGCGCTCCGCCTCCGCTTCGGAGCCGCTGTCTGTCTCTGAGACGACTTCGAAAGATGATTTGTTATCGGATTGACTGCTGGAAGATAACAAACCGGCTTCCATCAAGTCCATTTCGTCCAATTCATTGGCTGGGGCGCGGGGGATTGGGTCAAGAAACACCTCATCGTCCAAATCATCAAAGGTATAAAGCCGCCCGGCTCCCTCGTGTGAGCGACGCTGTTGCCCACGCTTGGTGTACATTGCGACGTCCAGGGTGCTGTGTGGCAAGCGTCTGAGGCGTTATATAGTGTAAAGTCTTGCGGCGAGATGGCGTGCCAACCCATGAGCGATATAGAAAGTCTCGCTATGAGTGTTGAGTTCGGGCTGGGTTGCGTGGAGGCCTACGTGCGGCTCAATTCGGGTCAGAAGATTGCGCTCCCCTGGCCTCGCGGTTGGTACCTGGTGCTGCAGGAGTTGGAGGCTGATGATGACTACACTGCCGAGGACATCAAACGTCTCGGCTACTACCTCTGCTGTCAGACGCGTCTGGCGTTCCTGGGGCGTGTCGTTGGAGAACCTGTGCTGGTGCACGGACAGCGAAAGACCACCCTCATCATTCTAGTATCAGAAGAGGGACAGGTTTTTTGCTATGTGGAAGAAGATTTCTCGCTGTACTATGTGGCCAAGAACCTCTCGGAGCTTCAGCGGGTGGGTCTCCGGGCCGTGGATGTCCTTTACTGTCCTCGTCACGTACGCTCATCCGCCCTCAAGCGCTCTTTTAGGCGTATTAGGAATGCTTGGAAATCTGGCCCCGAGGCCGTGTCGCGTTATGTAACGCGTAATCACGGCAATTACCTTCAGCTGCCTTATCCTGAGGGGGCCTGTCTGAGATTGTGCAATCTCAAGTGTTTTGAAGTGACCTCGACCAGCGGGTTCATGCTGCGCTCGCTTCGGAGCCATTTTGGTGACCAGGTCATCTGTTTGGGTACCGTGGATCTGAAAGGCGAGGTGCCCTCGTCGCCATGCTATGTGAGATGGCCCGTGACCAGAGTTCCCATTGTCCTGGTGGATGGCGGCCGCGTGTTCTGCCTCGACCTCGTCAATCTCCGCTACATTCGTCTCGCCGACGATTTGACCGCATTCATGTGTTTGGGGCTACGGCAGCTGTTGAATAATCGGCGATTCACTGGAGATCGTGAATTACACGACACTGTGCCCGAGTGTCCCAGAGGCCGCCAGCACGACGATGACTGACATACGTCAGCTGGTTGCACAATGGAACACGTCTGACGTGCTTGTATAAAGCAACTATGCCAGCTGGCTCCTTTCCCTCTGTGGGGCTCGTCACAATGTTTTGCTGGTACACTTGGGGTACGTGCTGCAGAGGAAGCGGCGCCAACAGAAGCAAATGGAAATCGGGCCAACGCATACACCTGCCTTGGCCTAAAGATCGTGTTCTGGTCGTTCTGCGTCGTTGGCGCTCGGTTCGAAATGCCGAAAAGGAGGAAGAGCGTCTGTCACAGTATCTGTGCTGCCCTGAAAGACTACACTTTGTCGGCAGCATCTGCACCAAGGCTTTTTTGAAGCATCGTGAAGGCACTCCGCCTTCCGAACTGTATGTCGGACAGTCGGGTAACGTCTACCTCTATGTGGATGTGGTGTACTCCGATGCTCTCACGTGGATCGCCGATGACATAGAGGACTTTCTGGTGCACGGACTCAGGAGATGCAGTTTCATGGTCGTGCCTAACTCCAATGTGCTGAAGAAGAAAGAGACGCGACGGCTGGTCGTCTGTGAGAACCTCAATGATCTCTGCGAGTGGCGCGATATGCACGCCAGCAGTTTGATGAGACTGGGTGATGGGAACATGTTGTGTGTGTCTCTGCCTACCAGTTTCAGTCGACTGGATCTGTACTACTGGCGACGCATGGTGGGTACTACCAAAGTGGAGCCCGTGGGTCGCATAGCGATCGCGGACAGGCTGATCAGCATCTTTGCGGATTCGTACCTGCGCATTTACGCTACCACCGAGAATAGCGTGTGCGTGGTGGCTGACACGGTCATGGAGTTTGCTATGCGCGGGCTTGTTCGATACCGCTGGAGCACCGTTTTCTATGGTGATAAGAAGATGCGCAAGCTAAGCGGGAATTTAGTCTGTCCTTATGGTAAAACGCATATCTATGATCGAAAGAGCATTTGTCGTCGTTCCCAGCGCATCAGCTGCAGCTCCGTTCACATTGCCACATAAGCAATCTTGTTCTGATACTCCTATCTACCCCTCTTTTCATGCAATAAAGAAAAAAACGGTACGCATACTTGTAATCAATAAAGATTTATTTTTTTTATAATCATTCCATTTGTGGCTCATCAATGTCTTCCGGGTTCCTCTTATGTGGCGGGTCAGGATGAGTAGCTGGAAATCCGTAGCTGCACAATAGAGAACAGCAAAGTATAAACATTGCACTTTCAATAACAGGTCGTATTTCTAGGGCAGTTTTTACTCACCTGTAAAGATTGCATATTGCTAACATTATAATTGCGATAATAGCTAGCACCGATCTAGCTCTGCTGAGTTCCGAACCAGGCATAGTTGTTTGTAACCATGGTAAATGCTTCTTGCGGATCATATTTGTAGGTAACCGGCGCATGAAGGGACATGACGACGCATACACAGACATTACGATAGACATTTTATTAGGTGGTTGTCATACAAAAAAGGGGGGAACTGGCAGCACTGCGGTTAGTCTTCTGTAGAACCTTCGTCGGATTCTTCAGAGTTGTCTCCATCATTCATTTCACCTTCAATGAATACATCGTATGCAGGGATTTCATCTCCACTGCCTTCTTCCGTACTATCTTCCCCTGACGGGAGGTCGTCACCCTCAAGTGTTATGGGAATTTTAGACACGCCAGAGTCGTCTCCCTGGGTCCCGTCTGGATTTCCTACATTTGTCCCCGTTATTCCATCTTTGTCTTGTGTGGTATATCTGTCAAAAGACAAAACGTCACTTGTACACGAAAAACCATGTTTGTACTCTGCAACATCTATCCGTATTACGGTTCAGTAACTCACCTGGGGAGGGCGTGCACTGCCACCAGACCGATCGCCAGTAGAATCGCTATCAGCTTCATGTCCTGCATGATGCTGCTGTTGGACTGGAGTCAAATGAGGCGGTTCCTGGCTCTCGTCCCATTAAATACCTTGTGTCAGGGGACCAATGACGGGGCGTAGCTTTGTATAGGTACGGTTTTGCAGGTGAAACTGGCGATATTTCACCCTGACGTCAGACCTAGAGTAGTATTTAGGAACGGTGGTTTCTGAGGGCTGCCATGCTGGCGTATCATGGGTGGCAGCACCGATCCGCTCCTCACGGAGGCCATACGAGGGCTTATGCCCTCTATACGAGTATCTTTTATGCGAGTCAATCAACCCGCTCATCGTCCGCTCGGCATGTACGCTCCCCGGGCTCGCAGACGGCTGTTTCAGAACTATCTGCAACGACAGCAGATCCAGATTCAACCGCTACAGATTCCCGAGGTGGCTGAGGTGGTGGAAATTCCTATGGAGCTAGATGATGACCTGCCACTTATGGGGGAGCCCATGATCCTCGTTATGGAAGAGATTCGAGCCCAAGTCGAGAATCGCAATCCCAGACCCCGATTCGTGTTTCGTCTGCCGGACGCCAATAATGAAGCGCACGCTTAAATTTGTATATTATCAAATATAACTTTATTTACACAATTATACACTATATCTATCTTGCAATATATTGTAGTGTCAGTCTTTTGTGCGGCTCCGATCATGTCAGGTCACAGCCACCTGTGCGGATTTACATTCCATGGGTCCAGTTCTGCAGGCAGCGATTCAGATTGCTGTCTCCATGAGGAATACTCTACCGGTGACATCTGACACTTTCTGTCCCACGGAATCATTGTAGGTGCCCGTGGTGAAAATGTTGTTTGCCGAGGAGGCGGAGGCAGTCTTGGGGCGTGTGTAGTCCTGGGCAGTGTTGATGGTGGATGTGCCAAAACAGGAATACGCTTTGGTTTAACCTGTTGTTGTTGGGATATTTCTTCTTTGTGCTTTTGAATGTCCTGCTCGTCAAACGTAAACACGTCTGGTTTTGGAGATTGAAGCGATGTAGGCTTCGGTGGCGGTTTTGGCAACATGCATGGTTTATTGAGAGCATGCATCACCTTGAACTGAGAAGATACGGTTGGTGGTTTTGGTGGCACAGATGGTTTCTGGACACAGGGTTTTTCAGAAGCAGATAGAATGGGAGTGATTTCTGAAGACTCTGGTTCCACGGGACTGTTTAGAGATGTGCTGTCTTCTTCGGGTTGATTGACACTGTTCTCCACGATGACGTCTTGACACGTAGGAACGGCTGAGACGTTAGGAGGTAGTAGGCACATACAGGGGATTTTACCGCAATACTGGAACCGTATCCAAACCACAAGACTGACAGTCACAATACACAGCAATGCGAATATTTGGGCAAGGTTCCAACATAATCTTGAGATGTACACGTATCTCTCGACGATGTCAAAGGCCAGCGCCTCCACCAAGCTGCATGTATGTCGAAGAGGGAATAGCTGGTGATATTGCCGACCTTGATTTTCCAATTCTGTGTCGTTGTATTGTTGGATAGTGGTGTTAACGGAGTATGTTTCAGGAATAACGCACCGCACTTCAGATGTATTCAGGTGATCTTGACGAGATTCGTTGGCATTGCTGTAATTAGTCCAGATGTTGCACATGCTGCTCAAGTATGTAGCTAAAGATGATTTACATGTGTCATCACTTTGATTGTATCCATTTCCTAGATACCAGAAGTCCGTCACTGATGTATCTTTAGTGCAGTTGAATATCCAGATCATCGACACGTATGTTTCAGTTCGCGTGAGACATCCGTCAGACAGTTGCGACACGCTGCCATTTCCGTTGGATGAATTATTGGTAGTTGTGGCATTATCTTGATTGAAGCTGTAATTGGATAAATTGCTAATCTCTGTATCGTTAACGCCGCCAATGCTGGTCCATGTTAGTCCATGCGAGCGGGTCAACACAGACACGTACACATAATCACTGTGCAGATACACGAACAGCGTGAGGAACACAAGGCAGCTGGCCAAGGTCCTCAGCGGCATGTTGATGCAGTGCATCTTCTTGACGGTGTTTTGTTTTTAAAGGTCATTGTCTCTGGTATTTCGAAATCTCCATTGACGCACATGAGTGACAAGGCACATCGCATTGCCGTTTGCATTCCGTAATCAGTCATTGTGGTCCATATCGTCCTGTTCCGGATCATCCTCAGATGACTGGAGTGCAAATCGCTGCAACGACAATGCCAAGGCCGTCTGGGTGGTCTCCGAGGTGCTGGGTCTTTCTAGCCTCAGTTTACCATGATCCACAACTAGCAGTGTTCGGTGTGTGCTGGTTGCCATAGACGTCATCTTTTCTGTTTTGCCGGTCAGCGCTCTGCGGTTTAGGAAAACCACACTGTTTGTTGGTTTCCTAGGCAGCTGTCGTTTAAAACATTCGTATAGCAGCTGGGACATGATGCCTGTAGATTCACAAACCCACCAGCAGGTGGCGCAACTATTCTGTTAGTAGTTAATTTGATAATGCCGTATGAATGTTGCACGGTGATATGAAACGATTATGAAATTCACGTTACATTTATATCAGACCAGGTAGGAGTGGCCGTCGGATAGCGTGAGCGTGCTGATTGCATATTTACGATTACAATCACACTCATTTTCTAATTCAGACACCAGAATTACACCCAAATAAAACACACGAATGCCAACATGATTGAATCAGGCGGATTTATTGTATAAACTCAGAAAGGCGCTCCGCTTCTTCACCTGTCAATCATTCTTTGATTTAAGTAAACAAACGCCGTATTCTGGGACTGATCTCAACTAATTTTCGGGGTTTCTTTTTGTGCGTTCTTGGAGATGTTGTGAGCGTCATCTTCTCTTCTTCGGCTACCATCAATCTCATCTGCAATGGAAGGAGGCGGAAAACGTCTACGATGTTCCAGGCTGCTCGGGTCGTCTGCGATACTCGTGGCGGCACTTGCGGTACCCGCGGGATCGGGGGGTATTCTTCATCATCATCACACTCGTTCTCGGATCTCAGCAGGGAGTGCCTGGAGACACTTACGCGGGGGCGTCCGAAGAAGTGGTCGAACAGAGCGTGCTCCATTTTCCCCGTTTGGTGATCAGGCTGCAGCGGCTTGAATCACGGCCAGGCTACGGGACTTAATATTTTTATAGCGTGCTTCGGAAATCAGATTGCATCACGCTGTAATCGCCAAGTTCCTGGCGGTCGCTGATTCGGTAGTCCCCCGGATCACGTTTCCACTGCCGGAAAAAGGTGTGGGGGATTCGCATGCCCCACAATAGAAAAATTAACATTATCCCGATGGCGGCCAATATAGTCGCCATGCGCTCGCGGGGAGGAGGCATTTCTGGGAAATCAGATGGCAGGCACGCCTCGCTCTCATTCTGAAACACTATCCCTTACGCAAACCCGTTTCGCGGAATAGGGATTAGCAGTTCCCGGAATGACGGACGGGTCTGGAACGAAAGAACCACCACATTCTCTGAGGGATTCGAAAACAAAAAAACAGCACCACGGCAACGCATAGTATAAATATGCTTATGCGTTCCTGGAGACTGTCGTTTTCGGTTGCCCATGGCGGCAGTGGCGCTTGGACCAAGTTTATGCGCTCCTCGGATGACAGGTTGTCAATGCGCGGATAAATATTATCACCTGCGTTTGACATATTATTCCATTTGTGTACCCACGATAAATTGTCCTGGGAAGGTTTATGTAGGATCATGATTTTGTGGTGATAGCCTTTTCATAATAAAAAATAACGACAAACACGCAGAGTTTCTTTAACAGTATAAATGTTTTATTTAGGAAATAAATCAACACATACTTCCCCCTCCCACATTCCATGTCCCCGATCAGGTTAGATTCACACTTTCACATTATAATCAATATCCCGTCACCTTTGACACCATGATTTTTACATAGCATTAAAAAAAATCACTAGCTTATACAACGCATGGCTTTTTCTAGCTACCTCATTTATTCACTTTCCAAAACCCACAACTTAAAAAAAAATGTCAACTCCTCAGTTTCTCTTTTTCAACCTCCGTCTTCTCGTCTCCTCACTCTCCAGATCGTGACTCCAGTCAAGATGTCTCTTGTATCGGAGTCTCAAACACAGTGTCAGGATGCCCACGATACATACGGTGAACATGCCTGCCATACACATCCAAAACCAGTCCTCCTCGAGCGGCTTACCGCGTAGAATCATTGCGCGTTTCTCCTCGGCAGCCCTCGTGCAGTTATTGTCTCTCAGACTCTCAGCCACATACCGATGACACAACACCATATCTCTGTTCACTGTACAAGATGGCTCCAAGCCAGACATACCTACCGCGTAATGTACATGTTTTTGCCATAGACTGTTCCTTTCGCGAACCTCTCCACAGTTTAGCAGCCTCACCTTATCAGGGTTGGGGGTCCATAGGTATTGCAACTGGGACAGATGGCTGAACCTGATATCGCAGTACGTGTCAGGTCGTCGACGTAGCTCCACATCTGCGATAATGATCACGGTCTTCAACACCTCTATGTTGATTCCAGTTAGAATGGTACACCTGTAAATGCCAGATACACTGCTGACAACTATAAATGACACAGTGAGTCTCTGTACGGGGCCGACGGTCTCTAATTTCCACTGCAACTCCGGCAGATGATTGTCACTTTTGTTTTTAAACTCCCCGTTAATGTCCTTGGGTGTTACCATGAGAAAGCTGCGGCAGCTGGGATGATAGCAAAAACGAATCTGCAACGCCGCTTCGCTCCAATCACCGGTTGGAAAGTCACATGTTAGGTTGAAGCGATCCCCATACGGTGGCATCAGGGGAGCCGATACTTCGCCATTGTCCATTGATGGATGCAGGAATTGGTCCCAGTAGGCAGGGGGGACGCAATCAATAGTTAGTATAGTGATCAGCAATACAATAATGAAATACATACTGGTTGTATTTGAGTGCGGTTGGTGGACAAAATAATCTATGTTCGGTGAAATCTTAGTGTTTTCAATGTTAGATATATATTCTATTCCAAAAGGTTAGGGTGGTGCTGGGGCGGGACCCAATGAGCTAATATGCAGAGTTTACTGGCAGCGATGTCCTTAGCATGATCACCTGGGTGGTGCAGATCACTAGGTTAGAGAGAAAAAAATTCGAGACCCTCTCCCACCTTCACCGATTCACTCACCTCTGGATCATGCAATGTGTCAAGGTGATCTTAGGACGACTTACGGTGATGCCGCATCCACATACCGGAGAGCCAGAGAGCTATGCTGGAACCCAATAGCGCTCGACGTGGAGTTTCTCTGTCGCATGCATCGGTCACTTCCATGGAGTTTCTGCTGCATAGTTGATTGGATGTCAACACATGTTGTTGTTCATTCGCTCCCGTGTTGTGACATGTAACCACAACTTCTCCGGTCTCGAGATTCACTTGTACGGATTCTGATGGTGAATGGGGTCTTGATTGATTGATGTTGTTGCGTGGCTGCTCTGTCGATAGTGGTCTCACCAAAGGTTCATTGCCGCCCCCTGAGCTTCCAAGACGCCAAGTGTATGTGCGGTGCACATGGCTCTGGATCCATGAGCGGGTTCTTGTGAGAAGGCTTGCTCGTTCTCCGATAGATGTGACTTCAGATTCACCGTCATTATAGATCCAGACGGGGTCATTTTTAGGTCGCACATGCCACTTGTGCCTGATGTTCTCATGAGTGCTGTGTCTGCGAAGCAAGTCGTTTAAGCGCTCGTTCAGGGTACGTCTTTGTGGAACAGGTGATGGTGCTGGTCGGAATTCCATGGGATCCGAAATTGTTGGTCTGGGTGGTGGTATGTGGGCCTTTCTTGTGGGTGAATGTTTCCCATGATGTTTCCAGCGATAGTATCCTTTGCGGTGACGCCTTTCGTAGCTCAGGCGCAGTCTTGTGAGATCCAGGGAATCCGTAGATCCCGTGAGAGTGATAGCATTGCGTCTTTTGTGTGGAAGACGCGGTCCGGGACTCGAATTGTCTGGACGTCTGTTGCGGACAATTGTTACTCTAGGTTCCTCGGCTTCTTCTTCCATCGGTGTTGGTCTTGTTGATGCACCAATTCTTTGATTTGGAACAGGCCGAGAACCCGAAGCAGAGCGTCCAAAATGAGCTGGAAGTCCGGCTGGAGTACGTTGATCAGGATTCCAGCCTCGAGCTTGCATCCGGGACTGGTGCAAGCTCATCAAAACTTGCAGCTGTTCATGTTGCCAACGAATGTTACGTTGCATGGTGTCTTCATTGCTGCGTCTCGGAGGTCTTGGAGACCGAACATCTAGCCATGACGGGATAGATGGCGGTCTGCCGTCAATCTCCTGTCGTCGTCCACGAACAGGCGCAGCTGCCAATCTTAACGCCATCTGTCTTGTTGTTTGCATGATTATCTCCTGTTCTTCCACGTATTCCTCTACAATTTCCAGAGCATTGAGCAAGTGTATCCAGCTTCCCAGAATCACCGTCAGCCACAGGAGCCAGCATTTATGGCATCTGTGCCTGGCCATCGCCCTTGGAGGCGGCCCCTGGACGGGGTGGAGACGTTGATTTGAGAACGGTTTCTTTAACGGAGTGACAATATGTAGTTGGCGGGTTTCCTAGAGTTCCTGGTTTCAAGGTCATTTAGTAGAACTGCCAATCATCGCTCAACGCTACGCCACCATACTTTTGTTCCTGATAGTGTTGAAATAGTCTTTGCGGAATCTTATTCCACCACAAGATGATAATGATTATAACTACAATTAACAGGATAACCCAAAAGGCGTGTGTGACAGCATGGTGATGATGAGCGTTATGGTGTTTAACGTGTGGAGACTTTGTTTCGTTTTGACTACTTGTCGTTGGTGTAGGAGAGTTCAGGAGAGGCGTGGTTGTTTGGTAGGAGGAGGTCTGTGTGTTTCGCTGTTTTGTGGAGGTACTAGTTGACGTGGTGTACCACCTAGTGGTGGGTAGTGTTGTGGAAAGCGTAGATGCGGTAGCTATTGTTGTGGGAGGTATCGTAGAATAAGTTGTCGTGGGTAAGGTAGTTGCGGGTTTGGTATTTGTTAGGGCAGTAGTGTTCCCTTCAGTAGTATATACACTAGTAGTTCCAGCATTTTGGATATTGGAGTGCGTTTTGCTGTCGGGCGATGCAGTCTTAGCGGTAGTAGTCACAGTAGTTAATTGCACTATGGCAGTGCTTAATGCGTTATGTGTAGTAGTCACAGTAGTTAATGCAGTATGAGCGGTAGTAGTTACAGTAGTTGAACTAGTCAACGGTACTGTGGTAGCAGCAGTAGTGGTTACTGTAGTTAGCAAAGGATTACTTGAATGTAGTGCAGTCGTACGGGCTTTAGTAGAACCGAGCTTCTTTTTTCTATTTTTCTTAGTCCGTTTTGCTTTAGTGGTTATGTGTGGTGCAGATGTTTCGTTACTAGCTGTCATACTAGTTGATGGAAATGTGCTATTTGTGGTTGGTAACATAGTGGTTGCATTGGTTGCGAGTGGTGTAGTTTGCACTGTCGTAGTTAACACGGGCGTCATCGTGGTAGTTGGTACGGTTACCGTAATGGTTGTTGGGCCAGATGTGATTATCGGATGTTGGGTGGTCTTAGTTAAGGTATTACTAGTTGCTAAGACAGTTACATTGTAACATAATGCATCTTTTGGTTTTTCGTTTTTGGGCATGGCCATCAGGCAGTAGTTTCCAGCACTGTGACTGCTCACGTTCAAAAGGGTTATTGTGCAATTACGATGGCATATGAATTTCAGCAGTGGACGTGAAGCAGATTCTGCGTTGTTGGGAGTACATCCACAAAGTATAGTTTCGTTATGATACCAGTAGCCAATGCCATTTGATAGTTTTAGGGTGGCATTTAAAGTAACATTGTCTCCCGCTGTAACGGTAACAGGTATGCCTGTATATGTCGAATAATGTAGGTGAATGACAAATGCCAGAATTGAGATAAATACAAGTTGCCAGTTGTATGTGGCACGGTAACGCCGTTTAACCATAATTTGAGATTGTTAGGGATGTCCATTGTTTCTTTCGGTTTAAAAACCGATTTAGTAAAACAGTCAACTGGGGTTCTAGGAAATCATGGCACGGTATGCTTCAGGTTCATCCACCTGTATCCACCATATTTGGGGCACGTGGTAATGTCCATGCTTCCAGTATGAATGGGCATTTTTGACTAAGTATAATATAATTATAAACAGTACTGAGGCCACAAATACGTACCATATTATGGTTGATTCGGACATAGAAGGAGTAATCTGGAGCGCTTGGCTGATTTGTGTGGAAATAAGTGCTTCGTGTTGTAATGTGGAATGTACCTGAACTTTGTAACATATTTTTTCTCGAATACAGTATAGATTAGGTGCACCGAGTGTGTAGTACATTCCTGAGGCTGATGAATCTGCGTTGAATATGGTTAATGTGTAATTTGTGCAGGTAAAATTTAGTTTGCCTTTGTACGCGCTTGCTTTCATTGCATGTGATGCATTATATTGACACATGCCTTCGTTTACGCCTTTATACCACATTATGAAGCAGTTTTCCAGTGCTTGAGTGGCATTTAAAACGATATCGTCGTGGGATGTAGCATTAAAGAGATATGTATTTTTACATGGTTCTGTACTTTGAATGCATGTTTGGATTAGTGACATACCTATGTTCCATTGAATTAGGTATTTTTGTATGTAGATTGTCATGTTACACACCCTCAAATAGCTCTGTTCGCAAGCAAAACAATACAACAATAGTGATGAAAAATAGAAAGCCTACAAGTTCCAATGCGGGTGCGAGGTCATCATATCTGTCTCGTTTGTTATTGACGCTTCTTCCTAGAAATCTTGAAGGTGTTGTTACATTTGATGTTCTATGTGAGGATGTTTCCTGTTGTGTTGTCATAACTTTTGGTGTTGTTGATTTGGTGTTAGATATGACCGTCAAATTGTAGCATTCTCGATAGCTCTCTTTCTTACCATTCCTTGTAGTGGATATTGTCTTACAGTATTGCCCTGAATTACCGGGCGTTAATCCACGTAAATTCAACATGTTGGACTTCTTCTCGCACATAAATGAAATAGATCTATTAATAAAAAACATTTCCTCGCTTATTGATGTTTTGTTACATAACACGTCTTGTTCGTTGTTACATGGTGGTCGGTGCCAAACGATATTTCCTTGGCGCGATGAGTCTCCAAGTCGCACATTAGTACCAGATTGTGTTGTGACAACTTTCGTTATCGTACATTCTAAAGTCCAAATCATCTGTAATTGATTCGATAATAATATAAGACGTGTCCATGTGAGATTCATTGGAATTTGTAATTTATGATGCGCTTTAAACTTCACCTGTACTATTCATTACACAGCTGGTACAGGTGATATTAGTAACGAAGAGAAACGATTACGTGATAGCAGATAATCGTTTCGTGTACGCTTGCTATTGGACTTTCCTATATTCTAGTAATCATAGTCCCGTTCCAAAAAAGGCGCACGTGTTTTAGCATTACGATGCTTTCTCCATAGTTTTTGTGGAATTTTAAATATGAAAAGAGTGACTATGCCAACAAACACAACTATGAGGACCACAATAGTTGCGAGGTGTGTGACATTTTGTACCTGTTTCTCTGGAGTATGCTGCACTACTTCGTAACCTGGTGTGGTAGTTAAAGATGGATATGATTGTAGTAAAGTAGTTATGGTCGTGTTTATTTGCGTTTTTAACGGTGGTTTTTGAAGTGATGGTTTGTTATGTGACGGTGGGGGTGTACCATATATATGTGGCTTTTTTATCACTGGTGTGCTGCGAGTCTTCAATTTGGATGCTAGTGTAGTTGTGGTTGTCGTCTTTTTTGTGGTTTTTTTCGTTGTGGTCGTTTTTCTCGTCGTGGTTGTCCTGGGAATAATTGTTAAGTTAAAACATGTATGAACTCTATTTATTCCATCATTGGTTGGTGTAAAAACACTATGACAGTATATTCCGGAATGATTTTGCCATGCATTACACCACAGTAGCTCAGTACTGTTTTCCAGACATATATATGGTATGTCTTTATTTTGTGCTTTAAGCTCAACCTCTCCACTGGGTGTTTTGTAACATAACATGTCTCGGGTCGTGCAGCCTGGGCGATACCAATAATGGGAAAGTCCTGGACCAGGTTGTGGTACTGTAAATTTAACACAATCATCTTCTAATTCTCGATGATGTTCGGTTGATTTGCATTCAGTGGCCATATTAACATATATTAAAGAGATTAGTACTAAAATTGTTTTCAACATATGTGCGGAATGTGTTTTGCTAGGCAGATGGTGCACGTTTACCTTTGTGGTACTTTTCCCACAGTTTTTGGGGGATCTTTAGAAAGAACAAGATTATGATGGCGATAAATAGTAGAAGTAATATCAAAATACTGGCAATGTGTGCCGCGTCTTGTTGCTGACTTTCATAATTACCTGGCTGGCCACTTGAAGGTATTTGTATCTGAAGGACGGTGGTGTGATGATTCCATCCTGGTATTGTTTGAAAAGGGACAGGTAAAGGAGATGGAGCTGGAGTTGTATGCAGATGTATAGTTACGTTAAAGCAGATGTCGACGCTTCCATTCGATGTAATGGTTCTACTACAATATTGACCAGAATAGTGAGCCGTAACGTTAATAAGAATTAGTTTTGTTGAATTGTTCATGCAAGTAAATTTCAAATTCGTTCTGTTTGATACAGCATTGGTGCCAGTAAACCCTGAGTAGTCACACAATCTATCATTGCTGGTACAATTGGGTTTGTACCAGTACAGTAATCCTTTGTTGTTAGGGGGTGGACTAGTATTTAGAGTGACGTTAGTACCTACGGTTCCAGTTTTTGGTTCTGTTTTTGAGCATTTGTTACCTGATGTGTCGATAAGTTGAGTTACCACAAGTAAACACGTTATGCCAATGTATCCGAACCAACCACACTCTCTCAGTATTGGGATCATGATTGACAGGCTGAGCTACCTCCATTTTCAACGTTCAAACAGTGTTTTCAACGTTACTTAGTCATACACAAAATTACTTCAATATGGTGAATTAACCATTGTCTTTTGGTAGCCTTCCCAACATCGTTGTGGAATTCTAAAAAACAACAAGATAATTACAATAAACAATATTACCAATATGATAACCGTCGTTGTGTTTGCGTAATCCTCGTCGTTTTGTCCTTTTCCATGAGATCCGACCGGGTTAGAATCAGCATGTGCAGTATGTACATTTGGTACTGCAATATACATTTTGGATGCTGTAATTGCTTCAAATGTCGGGGTGTCTAAGCTGGTATTCGTACCATTATTATCAATTTCATATTTAGTATTTGTCACATAACATATATACAACTGTGGAATGTGCCATATAATCCATACAAAAGATCCTTTTGTGTTCATTGCTAATGCACATCGATGTGCATTAGCATTTTCGTTAAAACAGTGTTACCTTACAGTTCGGTAGTTTTTGAGTTTGCAGTGAAAAAACAAATAATTACTATTAGTATAGGTAACAACAGCCATATCGCATGTAGATTGGTATGTTCACGAATCTGCAGTTCGCTTGTTTCATTTAGCGCTAACGTAGCTTTAGGTTCAGAATCTGAATGTACATTAGTATTAGGACTTTCAGTAGTAAATGTGGTTTGTATAGTTGTTGCCGCGGTGGCGGTGCTGGTTGTCGACGTTGTGGTAGTTGGCTTTCTGGTTGTAGTCTTTACAATTTGCGTAGTTGTCTTTACTGTTAGTGTATAACAAGTAATGGACATTGTTCCTAATCCTAGATCTAGCTTGACTGTATAGTTACTATTGTATGATACTGTTACATTAATCAACAACAAACTGTAGTTGCTGAGGCATTGAAACTTTATTCTGGCGTTCCTCTCTTGTTTATGTGGAACGTATCGGCATAATTCGTTCGTTCCTTTGCCTATCTGTCGATACCAGTAAACATATGTAGTGTGATGATTGAACGGTGGTGGGTTTAGAGTCACGTTGCGTCCTGCGGTGCCACTAATTGGTATACAAGTTAATTTTTTTGAAGACGATGTATCGGAGTACATGATTCGTAAGAACAAAATGCTCAGGTATATGGTTGATATTTGTATTGTTGATGAATACTGTACCAGCATAGTATAACTAGAAAAATTAGTATTATTAAGGTTAACCAGTGCATGTAATCGTCTTCTGCGTACACAATAATCAATTCAATGTTGAAGACATACATGTTTATTATTGTTAAAGTTATATACAGATAAGATACAATGCGTTGTGAAATAAAACATTTTGCAAAAGCAAATTGAGTTCTATATTTCCTGGAGATTTCCATTAGTATTGTATTCGTGTATATTCTCTGTGACTCTTTAATCGGCCGTACTTTTTAGGCATAAAGTTCCAAATTAATACAATAGAAATGGTTATTATGAATGGTAAAAGCATCCAAGTATATTGTATATTAGGTGAATGATTTGTATACGATTCGATATTTGTTATTCGTTCGTTGTTTACATTTTTATTTTTTACAGTGTTCATATTTATATTCGATTTAGGTATACATTCTATGGTTGTACGATTTATCAATGTTTGGGATATGTTCAATTGTATATTAATCGTTAAATTATAACACAGATCTGCGTACTGATTATTGTCATTTAGATAGGATAAGTAGTACAAACCATTGTAATGTGATGTAACATCAAGAAGTAATAAAGAGTAATTTGATAAACATCGATAACATATATCGTTGTACGAGTTACAATTTGTCGAATCTGAATATTGACACAAAAGCATCGTTCCCTGAATTGTTTTGCGATGCCAAGAGGCGGATCTGTCTTTTGTCATGTTTATTCCCAGGGTAACATTTTGTCCCGTATAGGCACTTTTGTTTTGTTGTGTACAGGTTGTCGAACTTCCAAAATCGCTTTTACACCTTAGGTATGTTGATACGTCAATTAACAACGTTTTAGTAACCATTACACATACTATAATCATTACCAGGTTTAAAGTATACATTTTTATTTATATGTTTTGTATACTAATTACAATGTGGTTACATAGTTTCTGAAATACGCACACACTTTTTGATGTAGACGGAACTCAATAGCCACCCACAGGAAAAGTAACGCGACAATGACAAGTCCCCAAGCGCCGTGGACCGTTACAGTCTCATTTTCAAAACTAGTTACGTTGAATTGACTCGCAAGACGTTGTGGTAATAGAGCAGTTATATTTATGCTCGGGTTCACGGCAACAGTCATAGCAGTGGTAGACCGGGGTTCAATTGTAACATTGTAACACGTAGACATAAGTGGCGATGTAGTGCAATTGTTTCCGACGACGTAGTATGTTCCTGTTGACGGCAGTTGAATGTTGAGAAAAATAAAAGATTGACGTGAACATGTACTGGAGATGCGTTCTTTAAAATTAGCAGTTACAAAACCTCCTGAAAATTTACACAGTAGTATATCGCTATTGTTTTTATACCGATACCACGCAGTTTTATTACATGTAGTTGGTACATTGGAATTTAACGTAACTTCGTCACCTACATAACACGTTTTCAAACTACATGTAGGCAAGTGAATGGTTTGGGAGTCGCATATTACAAATATAAGCATCATTAGTATTTTCATAATTATAATGTTTATTGAAAATACAACACATGTACAGTTTATTCCGTGTGTTAATGCTTACAAAATTTGACCAGGTATTTTTTCGTAGCCGCGATGCGTATTTTTCCAACGATAGAACAAATAACAGAATTTTTGTGGCACACGAAACACTAGAGCGAGGGTAATTGTTGATCCGATTACAATCACACCCAACCATCCAAACTGAAGTACATATCCAAGCAGATTACTCTGACTACTGTCCCGAAAGTTCCTTCGTGAGTTCAAAATGTCGTCAATGTTGAGAGCACTATCACTCGTAGTTGAAATTTCCACTGAAGTGTCGTCGTCTGAATAGTATTCTCTGCTGCGGTAGCATTTCGTCGTGACTATTGAAGGCTCCGTTGCATTGGTAGCGTCTGCAGTCACCGTTAGATTGTAACAGATGTATGTAGAATTATATGTGGTCAATGACATTTGGCGTTCACAGTAAATTCCGGAATATTTTTCCGAAACATTCCACAGTGTGATGTTGTTTTGTGTGCATGTAAATGTCAGATGGTCGTATTTCATTGAATCATTATCGTTTTCAAAGTAGAAGATGCAGAGTAACTCAGTCCAAAATCCTAATCGAAACCATAGTGTCTCGGTGTTATTCTGCTTTTTAGTACTATTCAGTGTCACGTTGACTCCTGGAAGAACGCTTAAAGATCCACAATAACAGCCGTTAACCCATAGCGAAAAGTATGTGCTCTGTATTTCAATGGGCCAGGGAGGCAAGGTGGTTGTGTTGTCATCTGCAATAGTTGTCCATGGTGGTGCCGCTGTGCCGTTTCGATGTGAACCATTGCGATATCCACTTGTCGGTTCGGTCGTTAGTTGTATTGTGGTTGGCTGCGATGTGCTGGTCTTATTTGCCCATAGAGTCGTTGTTGCTTTGGAAGATGAATCGCTCGTCTGTCCGTGTATAACTGCAGCAGCCCAGAACACAGCTAGAGATGCATAAACCAACCTTGGGATCTGCATGGTGATAGCTGTGTTTAATCCAAAGAGTCCATTTATTGAATATTGCAATATATACACTTGGAGAGATTTGATGTAATACAATTAAAGAATCTGATTAGATGACAGTCTTTTGTAACCTCGACGTTGTGGTACAAAACTGGATAAGAAGCACAGTTTTTGGGGGAGTTTCAAAATTATAATGAGCGTAACCGTTGCGCCAACCACAATGCCGCACAACCATCCGAATCTGAGTACAAATTTAAGCAAGGAGCCTCTCAGACCGCCCTTGACACTTAACGATTCCAAAATTTCTTGAATACTTAATTCTTCATAGTCGGGGGTAATTGGATGAGCTTCAATGCTTGCAAAGTCGGGACGATTTTTCCATGGTGGGCGGTGACATTTCGTGCTGGTTATTTCAGGATACGTGGTGTTAGCAGCATCTGCTGTGACATTTAGGATATAACAGATATATGTAGAATCGTATTTCTGTCTATCTGTTCGTCGTTGAAAATAAATCCCAGAATTGCCTTCCAACACGTTCCACAAAGTCATAGTTTCTGACGTACATGTATATGTTAAATTGGTATAATCCATTGTATAATTTGAATCAGCAGTAAAGATGCAAAGCCAATCACTAAAATATCTTGCTAAAAACCATATTGAGTCGCTCTCGTTAGTTTTTGTTCCATTAAAGGTTATATTACTTCCAGGGAGGACCTTCATATATCCACAATAACAGTTATTTACCCATAGTGTGAAATAGTGTCCATGCATTTCAAAGGGCCATGGGGGTGGCGTGGTTATGTTTATTTGCGGCGTACTTGTTCGTGAGGTCGGTGTTGTGTATGAAATGTTTATTGATATATTCGTCGATTCACTTGATAACGCAGTTGTATATGGTGTGACAGTTACGTTTGAAGTAAAAGAGGCATTTGGTGATGTATGTGATGTGCTCGTATCCGTCGTTGACATAGGGGGCGTAGTGTTCTCTTGCGAAGTACTTGCCGATCCATACGTCGTTGTCCATGTTGTATTGTTGAGACATGAACTATTTGTCGATCTGGGTGTCGTTGATACCGTAGTTAATTCAGTCGTCGCGTTGACATTCGACGAACTATTTGTCGAATTTTCCGCTGCCAGAATCGGCCAAAATATCATGGAATAGGCGCACATCAGTTGTTTCCATACATAGTCAGCCTTTTACACTTCGAGCTCTTCCAAGACCTCTGCATCGTATATCGCCAGTCTCTGAAAAGGGCAGCAGCAGTAATAGTTGCAAAATTTCTGATATGCATGCAGGTACATGAGATCCAGTATAATGCCCATGATAAGGGCGACAAACGAGGCTACAACGGCGATAACAACGAATACGACTTCGTTGCCCATTGTGAGAATCCCAAGAATTGCGATTCTCGGATGGCTCATACTGGAAGCTCAATCTTTAACAGCGTGTTGATATAGCGGCAGTGGGTGGGGGGTAGGTGCGTAACGCGTGTGGTATCAAATGATAATCATACGAGATTGCTGTTGCTGCTGCTTCATGACGAGGGCGGCGCTGACTGCACTTGCCCATCTTTTCAGTCGGTAGCAGATGCAGCATAGAATGCTCAAAATGATAAGTAGCAGCCCGAATACCAAACTGAACATGAAGCAGAACACCACAATTACGATGGTGAAGTTCGTCATGTTCGTTTGCTGATATTGCACAATGCTCAATAAACGCTTTCAACGGTTTTCGGCAGCTTTTGCTTCCATCATGGCGCGCACGGTGTCTCATATTGCAGCGGTAACACAATGTCACTCACACAATTCCTTCGTGCTGTTCATATCGTTCAAGCAGCTTCTCGCAAAATCTGTCAAAGCACTCACATCCAAAACTCATTAACATACGCGCGATGAGCAAACACACAAAGATAAAAAGAGTTGCGAGCATATTGGTATGTCGCAGCTCGAACAATGTCCAAAAAAAGTCACTGTTCTATTGCACTAGTCTCCATAGGGTTCAGTCTTTTGTATTTGTAAAAGTATTGAAGCATTCTGTCGTATAGTTTCCAAAGGCAGAAGGACCCAAAAACTATCAGAGAGAGTCCGCCAATGACGCCCAGGGATATGAAAACTATCATGATTGTCCCGGTCATCTTGTAGCGGATATGTGCAGTTTCTGAGCTCTGGTTTTTATGGAAAGGTGGATGTCATTTATTGGTTTTGCTTCTGTACGTGCTTTGAACAGTAGCACTGAGACGCCTTTGCGTAGCAATAAAAATGAATGATGCATTGAATTTCCAGAATGATTGATAGGATAGCTAGAATTAAAAGTAGTATATAGATGGCGTCAACATCTGGTGCAGTGCCAAGAAGTATAGAGTTCACACTCGGTGATGTTGGATTTGTTGTACTTGATGTCATTGTTTAATATATAATTGAATAAACAGATAGATTTATTAGTAACGACAAGGGACACTGGAGAGATCTAACGATAACGTTAGGAATGCATGGTGTTTTATATCGGACTGTTGTTTACAATCGTCACAAAGGCTTTTGTAATGGCTTTAGGGATATCTGGTTTCGTCTAACGATACATGCTTATGTGTATGATGCTTCAGTGATCTACGATGCTTTAGATATCCGGCTCCTAACATGAGTAGTATAAGGGCTATAACAGTTAGTGTGATAGTTACATGACTATAGTTGGTATTCGCATGTATTTGTGCGACTGCTTGAAGATATGATGGATGTGTAGTTCTTAGCTGGGGGGGGGGGTTGGTGCTAGTAATAAAATGTATAATGTAAGTTGTGTTTCTATCTTTTATGTTGCCTTTACCGGCGCGCTGTGTTAGTGTATAAGGAGTTGGATCCGTGTCTTGTACATTATACAGATACAATCCTGTAATGTTGCACGTAAATGTCGGCGGATGGCAGATATTTGGAAAATTAGTATAACTTTTTGGTTTGCTATCACCCGCAGTTTCTTCGCATAACTTCATTATTGGATTATTACATGCATTAATTCTGCTGCTACAGAACCAGGAATGTAGTTGGAAGGATAGGTTATCGGGTTTAGATAATGTAACATTTTCCCCAATAGATACATTATAGACATATTGTAAAGTTACAACCCTTGTAGATTCTGTAATATATGCATACAGTATGAAGAAGCAAAGGCAGCTAATGAGTGTATGGTATACGTTCATGACCTGTGTTATGCGTTTGGTCTTTGTGGTGATATTGCATATACACTATGACGGTAATGACAATTATCAGTATTACAGTAGCAATTATCGGTGTGTTATAAAGTGAACCTCGTGATGCAGAATTAGCTTGAGAAGGGAGTACAGTCTCTATTGATATGATCTGCAAATTATAAAATGTAACATTTTGTTTGCGAGTGACAGTGTTTTTTACTAGCTTATAGGTAGTTGGTGCCTGTGTGGTAATGTTGTGCAGACTTAGAGACGTGAGGTTGCATGTGTGATTGAAGTACGTTGGACAGGATTCTATTATGGTAGATAGATCTGTGTAATTTATTTGGTAGTAGACGCCACACAGTTTCGTAAGTGCATCACTTGCCACAAATGTGTTGAAACAACTATCATTGACAGGCTGAAAGTACCATGTACCTTTAGTAAATCCACTGTATCCAGTGACATCAAAGAATGTTACTGTACCGCCTGCAACCGTTGAGTAATTGTATATAATGTGCTCTGTATAACACATTTCACGAAACAGAAAGGTAATATTGTAAAGCACATAGCTAGAACAGCGCATTATACCAATGTTGATGTTGATCTCGAGATTTGTTTAGGCAACAATACAATAACAAAATCATAACGAAAAGCATCGCTAGTACACCGGTTACAACAATGGTTGTTGTATAAGATGAATTATCTGAAGTTAAAGCACCTGGGTTCTCTGGGGGGGGGGGGGATAACAGTGGTGCTTTTTGGTGTAGATGTCGTGGAAAATGAAATTTGCAGATGGTAGTATTGAGTAGTCGTTGTACCGTTATTGTAAATCTTTGTCAATGAATAATCTACAGGCGTAAATTCTGTTATATTATGGATATGTAGAGCTGTCATGTTACATGAGTATTGAAAAACATCCTTGCATGCCTTGATTAGTTGTATTGTATGATGTTCTCGTGTATGATAATACAATCGACATAATTGTCGGCGGTTAGCGAGAGCGCTCATTTCTTGACAGTGTCCTTCAGATTTCGTGAAGTACCACGTACCGTCTCGAAATCCTGTTGTGTTAAGAAAGTCTACAAGTGTTACATCGTTTCCAGCGGGGACTGAGTAGTTATGTGTAATTATGGTGGATGCAGTAGTGTGTATTAATAAAGGTATGTAATAAAAACTTGTGAGCATCTTATGTAATTAGTTTTATGCGACGGTGACGGTTGCGAACTTTCAGCAACCATTTGCGGAGAACCAAAAAAGTTAGTGGTAACAGATCAGTTTCTAAATCATCAGCCGCTAGTACAGCCAGGTAGACAATCTGAGAGAGGCTCAGCATATCTCAAATAAACGTCTCGCACTTAGCTCCCACGCATTCTGAGTATCATAACTGGTGATGGAAAGCACAACACGCCAGCCAACACTGACATCGTTTCACATCGCCTTTATTTCTTGGAAAACGACAGTCATTTCCTGGAAACATACACACATTCACTTTCCATTTTCACCTCGACAGCCACAGTGTGGCGGGTTTATCATCGCTCACCGCCGATAAACCCACAACCGTGCCATCTTCACTTTTCGTAGGTTCGATAACAGTGACATGAGGGTGTTCTTTCATTGTCCCGTCCGGAAAATCGAGCTTCTGAGGCGCAGGGTCCTCATTCAGCGGCCGATACTTCTGAGTCCAGGCGCGCACGGACCGCAGGCACACGCAGCCGGACAGGACCACCGCTACCCCGAAGCACGCCAGGGCCATGGTGGCGAACGAAATGTGGACCATCCACGTGTTCCAGGTGTTGGGGGAATGTTTCTCATGACCTAGAGTGATACCCGACAAGTGCGCGCTGCTGATCCTGGTCACCGTAGGCCTACTGTGGGGTCCGTGCGTGACAGGCAGCTGTCCACTGCCGGTCACAGTCACGTTACATCGCATCACATCAGTGTTATTGGTTTCATCGCGTAACACATACAGTCCCGAGTCCTGGGGTCTCGCCGAGCAGAGCGTCAGACTTGAGCGGTTACAGTGCAGGCACATGTTGTTGCGGGTCTCGGTCATCCTGTAGTTAGAAGTAACACTGCACAGGGTGTACTTTCTTAGGTGTCGGCTGCTATTCGCGGTCAGGTTCGAGTACAGCCATGTCAGAGAGTGGCCCTGCGACACATTGTACAGAAAGGTGACATTGTCGCCCGCGCTCAGCCGCATCTGAGACACGTTGGTTCCCGGAAAACGGGTGACATTGCACAGGAGCTGACGCGGATTCCCGGACACTGCGTGCATCACCATTCCTGTAAGGGTGATGTAGGTGAAAAGTCCCGGACACATGATAGCGCTGGAGTTTCACACTCGGTTTCGATATAGATGTATAAAAATGACGTGCACGGGCTTTCTAATAAACAGTCCCAGCGATCCTCGGAGAATACACTTGGGAGCCGCTTCTGACTTTGCCGAATGAGAGCCTCCGGGGATTCCTGTCGTTTTAACACTCCTCGTTTTCCAAGTGGAGCGCGCAGAGGAAAGTGCGTGCGTTCTCCTCTTCCTTGGAGGCAGCGGCGACCTCCTTTGTATAGTGGCGACAGCCTACGGACGTGTTGTGCGGCGGGAAGACGGGCGAACATGGCACTTGTGCCTTGCTCCAGCGGTACGGAACGGGACGAATTGCTGGAGCGCGTGGAAGAATTGGTGGACGCGTTGGATACGCCTTGGTGGCGTGCGTGCGGCCGAGCGTTCGTGAACACTATGGAATGGGAGGCGACACGGTACATCTACACCAGGGAGAGGCAGAAGTGGAGCAATATTCTACTGAGCTTCGCGGCCCGTTGGCTCGTCGAATATCTCTGCCCCACGAAATACACCTATGCATCTGAGTGCGAGGAATATGCACAGCAGAGTGATCCAAGACAGAACCATAATGTAGCCAAACAGGAACAGCAAGCGAGGTACGAGCCAGAAGCTTGCGTTCAGCAGCCAGTGCGCCGCCGAGATGAAGCAATCGGTACAATATTGTCGGGCGAAGTGGTACGACCAACGCAGCAGTGGAGCGCTCAGCAGCAGGAGCAGGCAGAGCGCAGGCACAGCGCGTTGGAAGCTTGGAACTGGCATTTTGGAGATGCGAATGGCGAGAATGGACAAAAAAGGGATGAATTATGACAACTGCTGTATATGACGGCGGGCAGATGGCTAGGAGGATATGTCGTACGAGAAGACATGGGGGAAGAAAACTGACAAAGATCATAACACTGGGATGCAATATCTGTATTTATTAAAATAAATGCTATTTATATGATTACAGGCGAGTGGTTTCTGTCTCGGGAGTGGTGGAAGTATGAGATTCAGTATCGGGTTGAGAATGTTTGCATGTTTCATCGGGAGGGATGTAAGAGGCGTCAGGTGTGATGGGTACGGTGTTGTCTTCGTCGTCGCTGTCGTCCGTGTCCGAGCTGCTGGTAGATGAGTGGTGACGGGTATGGCGGCGTGTGCAAGGGTCGTAGAAACGGTTTGGGGAGGTTGGGAGGAGGACACCGTGCTCCATGTAGTCTGTGGTATAATTACGTTGCCAAAATTCGTCGTGAGGACGAGTGTGGCAAGTGTTGCGTAAGCCAGGTGCTGTAAAGGTGTCCGAGACGATCCAGGCGCCTCTCTCTGCGCGTTCGGCTTGGCGGCTGGTACCGGTATGGGACAGGGCGAGGCGCGCTGTGTGTTTCTGAAGGATGCGTGGCAGGTGGGATCGCGGAATGCTTTCGATGGAGCTGTCGGATTCGGTAGCTGAGGAAGGTTTTGTCGAAGGTACAGGCCAAAAGGGTAAGAGGCCCCGGGCCTCGGCTTCTCGCGCGCAGGCACGGTTGAGTTGCAGCCGAGGGCCGTGGCCACCGAGGAGAAAGACGATGTGTTGTGTCCAGACGGGGCGAGATTCGCCTTCGGGACCTGGAAATGCGCGGTAGCCGTAGCCGCGACCGTACAGAACATCCCAGCCGCCGCTCTTGATGGGGCCGTCGCGGGCGCGTGCTGTCAATAATGAGATGATAGGACGGTGATTTTTGTGTGCGTGCACTCCCCAGAGGCACCAGCAATTGGGTTCGAGTGGGCCTCCGCGGTCTGGGCTGAGGCGGTCAGCGATGCCGGTGCGCATATCGTAGCGGCTGATAGGGTAGCCGTAGATGCGGAGCGCTTCGTCGGCCTGGTCGCCGAGGGGATCGTATGGTTTGCGTGTGTTTGGGGGTGGGGGGTTGCGTGGAGGTGTTTGCAGGTGAGCGAGGGGACAGGTGTGTGTAGGAGATGACGAGGTGTTGGAGGTAGACGAGGAGAGGGAGGGCGTAGGTAGACGTGGGGCAGGTGAGTGGGGGGTGCTGGAGGGGGGTCGGCGGCGGCATTGGCGATGGCGCGTGCGTGAAGAGCGGGAGCGCGTAGAGGATGAGGACAGGTGTTTGGCGTAGGAGGGGTTGGTTGGCATGCTGCGAAGGGCGCGAGCGTAGGCTGTGACGGCCTCGTCATCGGAGGTGGATCCACCAGAGTAGTCGGTCAGGTCGGCATCGGGAGCGCGGCAAGTGCCGGATTCGTGTTCTGCGGTGCTCCAGTCGCCGCATGTGGGACAGCGCTGTGCGGGTAGGAAGATGGTGCAGGCTCGCCAGCGGGTTAATGGTGACAGCGAGAAAGGCGAGGTTGTGTTAGCGCAGGCTCCGGGAGTGCGCGGCATGGTGGGCGATGCGAGAGTGAGTGCGACGCGGAGGAGGCTGGAAGGTTTAAGAGTGCGTGTTTGGGAGCGCTGCATGGAGTGTAAGGGAAGCGCGAGGGAGGGAGGGACGAGGAGAAGCATTGTGCGAGAGGAGGTGGAGGATGTGAGGAGAGCGGGCTGAGGAGTGAGTTGTGAAGTGTCGCGGCAGGAGAGTGCGAAAGGGCTGAGAAAGTGGTAGGAGACGGAGAGTGAGGTGCGGATTGTTGATAGTGAGGAGTGCGGAATGGGCGTGCAGACGGCGAAGTGAGGGTTCGTATGGCGAGGAGTCGCAGCTGATAGTAGGAGAGGCATAGCGGACAGCTGATAGCAGGAGACGCATAGCGGACAGCTGATAGTATGCGGCGCGGGCGCAGCGCAGCGCCGCCGGCCGCTAGGGGGCCATGCAGGCGCCACATCACCCCCGGGGGGAAGTCCCTTTCTGGCCGTCTCTCAGTGCTATGGTTGGCGGGGCGCGCCGTTGTTGACTCAGCGTGTGGAGTCGAGTGGCGGGGTAGGGTGGCAGTGTAGACGAATGAGCCGGGTAATGGTTCAACGTTGAGAGTGCGAAAGCGGGTTTTATTCCAGCGTGTGCCGTGTGGCGCTGCTGGCGGTGTAGACGCGGCTCCGATGACTCACCGTCCGAGCCGGAGCCGCCGGAGTCGGGTTTCGCGGCGCGGGGAAAAAAAGCAAGGAGGGAGCGGCAGCGATCGAGCGAGCGAGCGAGCAAACACGGCGCAAACACCCCAGACGGACGGACGGACGGCCGGACGGACGGGAGACGGACGGCGGATTTTTGACGCCCCCCGCCTCGACCCCCGGCCCCCCCTCCCGGGACGGCTTAACAGACAGAGGGCCGAAGGGCGCCGCCGCGTGTGGCGCGAGGCGCGGATCCGTTCGTGTCCCTTCGCCTCCGTCGGCGGCGCCTATGCGACAGGGAGGAGGGCCGGGCGAGGGGGTTTGGCACACAGCCAATTTCGGGGTCTCGTGCCTCCCGGCCTCGAACCGACGCCAAGGGGGAACGGGGAGGGGGCTCCGGGCCCAACGCTCGCTCCTCGTCGTGGATTCCTCGTCGTTGCTGTTCCTCCGCATGCGTCCATCGCCGGCAGCGCGGGCCCGCGCTCCGTCCGCTCTGCCGCAGGCTCGCAGGGGTCTCTCTTTTGACGAATCTCTCCTCCCTGCGGGCCTGGCGGAGCGCGGACGGAGCGCGGCCGCTCGTGTCTCTTGTCGTTTCTGATTCCCGCGCTCCTCCCGACACTTGGCACACTGCCAATTTTTACCCCCCCGCCCGAAACACCCCCCCGCGCCCGAAACACCCCCCCGCCCCTCGACAACCACACGGAACCCCGGAGTG